GCCTCAACTTGGGAAGAAAGAAGAGATCCACCTGAATTCATTCCACCACCAGAACTCTATCAACCCGGTGGTGAAGTCGACTTAGACGAACACAATTCTGATCAGACAGCCCACCAACCAATTAGACAATTGATTTCTGATTTAGACGGTGAAACTTTGGTCGCTTCAAAACGAGATAATTTTGAGTATAAAAACTTAAATGAAACTCCAATGACAATAAATCAATATGCGGATAGAGCACCTAACGCGTGGCAGGGAACTGGAAAACAATTTGGTAGAGAGGTTCTTAGTAAATTAAAAGATTTAACTAATGAAAATAAAAGACAATTAGACGGCACATATTTTGTGGAATAAAAAACTAAATATATAAGGAGATATAAATGGCAATATTTAGAATTAAGGAAGGTAAAAAAACTTTAATGGCAGAAGTTAACAAGATAGAACTTGTTAACGGTTTACCAGGAGAAGGTGATGATAAAAATGTTATATTAGATGCTAATGATATTTCTATCAATAAAAATATTGATATAGATAGTGACGGCATTATAACGAAATCAATTAAAGACGCATTAGATAATGATTTTGTTAAAATAGCAGATATAAATATGGGTTCAGAAACAGGATGGCCTGGAGTTGATGATGGACAATCAAAACAATGGAAAGCATTAGTAACAGAATTCCATAGACCTGAAGAAATCCCTTGTATCGAAGATGGTAAGTCTTTATTAAGAATGAAAACAAGTTCAACAATCGTTGATCATCCTGACCCTACAAAAATTGGTACGCAACAAACGGACCCTTTTGATTTAAAAGCTGGTACAAATGTAACTTTTGAAATGGAAGACCATCCAAATGGTTTCGTTGGAGCAGCTACAATTAATGTAGACACTTCAGATAAAATTGATATTCTAAATATTAGAAGATCTAATATAGATAAAGATAATAAGTTCGTTGATAATGGCCCAGATGGTGATCCTCTTGATGAAGGAAGACGACAAGTTCTTACTGGACTTGGAACAGCAGTTAATGGTGATGTTATAAGTATCGCAGCTTTTGCGTCCGATGTTGAAGAAGGTGATAAATATGTTAACATGTTATCACTTGTTGCAGGAAATGGTTTAAGTATTGACGGTTCAGGCTTAAATGAAGTTGGTGAAGGTGCAATTATTATAAATAGCGATGACCATGGTTTCATGATTCCAAAAGCCGCAATTCATAAATCTGCAGTTAATAAAGATGGCGTTGGAGTTTTATCAACTGATCCTACTGCAATACATCAAGTTCTTACAGGAATGGCAGTAGTACCAACTGATAACAGCAAATTATCAGTAAAAATATTTGGAAGTAATGTTGATGGTGATGGATCTGAAGAAGATGTTTATGTAAATAATTTTGATTTGGTTGCTGGTGCAGGTATATCTTTTGCTGATATTAGTAAAAATATCCCTGGTAAAGGAAATTCAAGTTCTGCTGTTACAGCGACTATAGTTAATGCTGATCACCAAACTGTAAATGAATTGGTTACTAAAACACAATTAAGCGAAAATGAAAAAGTTCTTGTTTGGAGAAATAATGGTTTAAGATCATTCCTCGAATTAAAACAAGAAGGAAATATAATTAAATTATTAGGTAGAGCAGTAGAAGGCAGACCAGGTAGAGGTGACAGAGACCAAATTGAAAGAGAAAATCTTGGACAAGTAGAACTTACAATTGGAACGTCAATTGCATATACAAAAGTTCTTAAATGGTCTACTGGAAATTTTGTTGGATATACAGGTGAACCTGATAGCGTAAAAGAAAATATCAAAAAAGCATTTACTGATAGTGTAACCGCTAGTAATAGAAAAGAAGGTGGTTATCTTGTTATTGGTTTCTATACAAAATCAAGTGCAAATCAAGCAGATTCTGATGCAACTATTAATTATACTTTTGCATTCCTTTCAGATTATATTGTAGACCTCCAAGGAACTGATGGTATTGAAATTGAAGGTGGATTTGTAAAAGTTGATATTGATCCAGATTCAACTGGTGAATTAACAATTTCTGAAGATGATAGAAAACTTCTTTATAAACCTCTTTGGGACTTTAGTGTAAATAAATTTAATTCAAAATTTGATGATGACGGTTTAGTGCTTGGATATGAAGAAGGTGAACCGGTATTACCTGATGGTATTTATTATTGTGATGATGAAGACGACGAATAATTAAAATATAATTTAGAAGAAGGCAGCTGAAATATGCTGCCTTTTTGATTTTAAAAACTAATTATTAGGAGATAGATATGAAAGGAATTTATCAAGTAAAAGATGGTGTAAAAAAATTAATGGCTGATGTTACTGATGCCGACGATATTATAGATAGAGCAATATATGCAACAATAGAAGAATTAAAGAAGCTTCCAATAGTATTACATGGACATGAAGAAGGAAGCCCAGAGGGTCAAGTTCATTGGAGAGATATAGAAGGCGCGCCTCCTATGGGTCCTGGAGGACCTATTGAATTGATTGACCATAATCACTCTGAAACACAAGGTGGATTTATTCCTTGGGAACATATTGAAGGTCGACCAACTTGGTTAGGCGGAGGCGGGATGTCTGAAGATGAGTATGAAAGAATTGCTGGAAACTTTAGATTAGGACAGATTATTAATACGAATAATTCAACAGCTCCCGCGACTAATGGTCCATTTGGAAATAATATTTGCTATATAACTAGAATAGAATTTTTAGTTTATGTTACTCATATTAGAACAGCAACATCTGGTCTTTCAAATAATATGATTTTTGGAATGATTCCAGAAGGATATAGACCAAATCAAGATATTTTAACTAATGCTTCTGCACAAGGACAGAGTGGAAATATGACAGGTAATGTTAGAATTAGACCAAATGGTGAAATGAGATGGGAAGGTGGATCGACTCCAACAGGTGGAAGTGGAACCACTGTAATGTTTTCAACAATTTGGCTTTGTAATACTATGCCGCTCCCTCAACAACTTATTAATCCACTTTCAACAGGTGTAACTATTTAATGAATGTAACAAGCCAAGTTGATGGAAAAACTATATTTTACAACTCTGAATTAGTTAGCAGTGCTAATAATGTCTGGCGATATAAAATAACGCCAGTAGAATCTAAGTTTAAAGTAAATCTTAAATTAAGAGACGACCCGATTACTAATAAATATCGAGGGACAGTTTATGAAACTTGGTTAAACGATGTAGCTAGATTTTTTGAGAAAGTAATAACTGGTCCAATACCTGAAATAGAAATCACTGTCGCGTTTGATACTGGGATGGATAATATTTGGGGACAAGGCGGACCAGGAGATATTGCTTTGAATGAAGGTGAATTTGATGTTTCTAAATTACCTGAAATTGTTGATGATTTAATAATAACAGATCATCATATGTTTCCATTTAAGTCATCTTGTAAATTTAATGCGGATGTTCATAAACATAATGAAAAAATTGATTCATTTTATTATTTAGCAATTCATGAATTTATGCATGCTTTTGGTTTTGGAGCATTATGGAATGGTGAACATATTATCTTAATGAAGGTACCAAGAAGTATTTTAACTGATTGGATGTTACCTGATGTTATGAAAGGTTTACCTGGTGATTTAGTCAGACTTCCATATTTATTAAATAATATAAAAGCTTTTTCAGATTTTTTTAATGGTTCAATTGCCGGAACATTATTGGGATTAATTGATCCTATGATAGTAGAATTTGGAAAAATGTTGAAATATTTACTTAATTATAATCTTCATGGTAGAATAAATTATATTGGAAATCATACTAGTACTTCATATCCTAGATATACTGGACAAAATGGATTACAACAATATAGATTAGATGTTCAACAAAATGCAACTCACATACAAATATATCCAACTATTACAAATGGAAATAGAGTAGAAAATAAACCATTACCAGAAACAGGCGGAACTGAATTAGTCCATTGGGATAAAACAACTGGAATTATAGATAAATTTGGTAGAAATCTCAATGATGAAATAATGGGATCTACTATTGAAGAGGGAGTTGGAAAATTAAATTGTTGGATGGGAACTTGGACTTTAGGCTCGCTCGCCGATATTGGATGGACTGTAGATTATACGCTACTCAATTGGCCATTATCCAGATTTAAGTCAGTGTAATTTTTTGAGTTATATTTATGACTTCCAATATAAAACCATTTTTCATTATTATCTTCCCAGCTTGTTTCATAAATTGCAATTCCGTTTTCATACCAATAATTTTCTAACATATTTTCTCCATTAACTAATTATTATGATGTATATTTACACTACACCCTTATTATTTGGTATAGATTGGTGGGAGGGATAAAACCGTTAAAAGATTTGATCAATTGTCATTGACCCAGCGAATGATGCAACGACTTCAAATACAAGAAGATTGGGCAAACATATTAGGCGTTGGAACTATTGGCAACTTAATTAACGTTATTGCAGAAGGTAATGCAGAGCTTGCTCGTTATCTTGAGTATCTATATAACGAAAAGAAATGGCGAAATGCCAGAAATATGAGTTCGCTTACACACCAAGCTGATCTTATTTCTTATAAGAGACAACTTCCTAAATCAGCTATTGGTTACGTAGTTATTTCACACACAGACTTAAATGGAATTACTAGACTTCCAAACTTTGGAACAGTATTTTTTGACTTAGATCAAACTTCTGACTTTGATGAATTGATTCAAAATCATAATGCGTCATACATAGAAAAATCTGCTCTTGTGCCTTGGACATCTGATCAAAATTATATTATACCTGAAGGAACTACTTTCAGAACTTCTAAAGGAGTGTCTTATTTTTCTATTGAGACAGTAGAATCGAGAGCATTAAAAGAACCATTTAGCGCTATTAAATCTAATCCAACTAAGTACGCAGACTTTATTAAAGGTGGAGGATGGAATGGAATTAAATATATTAAAGTTCCAGTAATTCAAGGTAGAAAAGTAGATGTAAATTTTGGTAGGGCTAAAGGAACAAGATTTGAATCATTTTCAATAGACGCATTAAATATAGAGAATGCAAGCAACATAATCTCAGACAGATATTTCAAAGTAAAAGTTACGCCTATATTGATGCACCAAGGACAACAATCTGACCTTGTAACTGAAGTTTGGGAGAGAGTAGAAAATATCAGATTAGCTGGACCATACGATAAAGTATTTGAATCTAAAATATTGAATGATGAAAATAAAGTTTTAATTAAATTTGGTGATGGTATTACAGGGCAAATGCTACCAAAAAATGCTAATGTTACTGTAGATTATCTTGAAACTTTGGGTGAAAGAGGGAATGTAAATGAACGCTTCCAAATCACACAAATGATACTCCCACCTGGAATGACTCAAGTAGACCCTAGAATAAATGTGCAAACGAACTTTTTAGGAGTAACAAATATTGCGCCTATAATGGGAGGAAAGGAAATAGAAAACGAAGATGAGATTAGAATGAATGCTCCTCCATCATATCTAACTTCTTACGCAATCGCCACTAAAGGATCTTATTATGAACAAATACTTAAAAATAGTCCAGTAAACTTATTGCATTGTCGCATATTTCAATCTAATATATTTACTACAGATTCTTATGGTGTGGATGAAATAAAACAAACATATGTTTCTAATATTGAAAATTCAGTATTACAAGAAATTAGCATGAATAAAAATGCATTGCTTATAACAGCAATTAGATCTAATGGAGAAAAATTAATTGATGCTAGAAATGAATTGATTGAGCCTCTTATTAAAGCTTTTCAAGATTCTAAATCTCCTAATGATAGTTTTGATTATATTGAACCTAATATGATTGAAGTTAGACCAAATATTATAATAAACACTACAGAGACAATTACAGAGAATGAAATACAGCAAAATGTTGTGCCTAAAATATTAGAAAAATATAGCATATTTAATACTGGATTCGAAAAGCCATATTTTAAATCTGATATTATTGATATAGCTCAATCATTTGGATTTAACAAATATTCTGAAACTTTTTTAGAAGCTAAAACTACTGCAAGTAATATTCCAATAATTTTAACAAGAGATAATTATGATATGATTTTATCTGATAGTGCTATTAATGAAAATAGAACATTGTTGGCATTTCCATTTAAGTTCGACAGACTTTTTGCGCAAAACAAATTAAATCCAGGATTTAAGAATTATAAAGTTAAACAGCCTTATGTAATTAGAGCTGATATATTATATAGAGAAGACCCAACAAATAATAGAACATTTTTCTTATTTGATGAAAGAACTGATTTACAAAAACGTCTTACATTAAAAGAAGCTGAAAGATATGGAATTGATGAAGAAACACAAATACCAATTTTTGAAATATTAAAATATTCTAATTTTTCAGATGAACTTTTATTTTTTAATAATTTTTCAGAGTTCTTTTATAATCAGCAAGTTAGAACCGCACAATTTAATTTTATTGAAAGAATTACCTCACCTTCTTATTTATACCAAATGAAACAATTTAATATTGAACCTTATGAGTTGAGACCATTATATATTGATGAGTTAGGTAAAAATAAAATATTTGATATTAGAGAAGTTCCGAATGGTGAAAAAGTTTCATTTAATTTAGAAACTAGAGATGATATTATTGGACAACAATGTTTTAGAAAGAATAAACAATATGTAGATAAATGTAAACTTATATTTAATGAAAATTATGATGATCCAGATAGCTCACTCTATGCGAATGGATATTTAATTCTACCACTTGGAAAAGTTTTTAATAGCAGTAATATCAATACTTTAAGAATATTATTTCGTAATATGATTGAATTAGAACCTATGGCTTTAGAAATGGCGAAGCTTCTTAGTGATCAATTTACAATAAATGTTTATGCTCAACCAATGGAAGATAAATTAGAATGCGAAAATCCATTTGATATTATTTATAGCAATAAAAATAACATATTAGTTCAAAAGAATTATCTCAAATCTTAATTGCATTACTATTTAATTATGGAAGATACTCTAATTGTACAAGAAGAAAAATCTCTATTCCAAAAAAAGATAAATAAAATCTTGAAAGAAAATCCGGTTGAAGAAGTTATCAAGGATTTAATCAAGTTGCATTATTTAAGGCTCGCTTCTAAAAATGAAGATCAATATGTGTTGGTAGAAATTTATAATTTATTAGGCTCGGAATTATTTGCCGAACTTATTGAAGTCGTTAATGGAAGAAACGTCTCATTCCCCGATAGGGAATCCTTTAAAGAGACAGTTCAAATAGCCTTATGTTATTACTTTAAGTATATCAAGCATAAGAAATGGGATGAGATCAAAGAAATATTACAAGATGATGAAGTATCATCAATAAAATATGGTATAAATTGTAATAAAATGAATCAATTCATTACTGAAATGGCAGATAGAATCAAGAATGGAAAATAATGAAGATTTATCTGACAGGGGATTCCAAGAACTTTGGCAAATATTAGAAGATTTAGAAACTGTTCCTGAATATAAAAAAGAAAATATGATGAAAATTATATTAGAATATGTCGAAAGTTTCCTTATTAACGTTACTAAATAATATGAAAAAGTTTTTATTTATTTCTATTTTAATTTTACTCACGACATTCGCATATGCACAATATACAGTAACGGTGATTCATGGCAACGTTCAAAAAGAAGTTCGCCCTAATCAATGGCAAGCAGTAACTTTAAATGAAGTTTTAAATGGACAAACTGTTTTACAGGTTCCAGTTGGCAGCAGAATTACTGTTAGACATAATAGTACTGGTGAGGTACATGTATTTCCAGCATTATCAGTTGGTATGATTATTGACCTAATTGAAACAGCTCCCCGCGTAAGAATTGGCGGAAATATTTCTACTACTAATACAGATGCTATTCAAAGAAGAGGCGGACAAGTTCAAACTGCTAGCGCAAGAGCTTCAGATGCAGCTGCTGATGTAGAATTTGAAGAATAAAATCTCTTATTTTAACACCATATCTAATTAATATGGATATAGAATTATTAGAACAGATCAACGAAAAACTTGGTGACATAAAAGAAGAATATATTGTAAAGATGCTAACAATGCAATTTTACGCGTCATTTTTGATGAAGTATAAGCATGTTGTTGAGCAAGACGGGGAAGAGATTATAACGAATTTTCTCTATAAACATATAAATCTTTTAATAGAACAAAAAGAAGATAATCCGGCAGATTTAGAATTCCAAGATCATTATATTGCGTATGTAGCAGCTATCATATATGACTTCGAAATCATTAATGATGAGGCAATCGCTGACTTTGTTATGAGACGATATATGGAATATAAAGTCATCAATTTAGAACAAGGAATATCAGAAGAAGAAGCCTGGAAAAATTGTTTTATCAAAGAATATGAAACACCCGAACATTTATTAGAAAATATGGGTCTTCTTTATAAAGAAATTACGCCTAGAATTTACAGAGATGCAGTTAAGTTTTTATTAAATAACTTAGAATATTTTGAATTGTGCAGTCCGCTAAACCAAGATTTGATAATTGAGCTCATAAAAACTCTTTTTACGCCCAAAAATAAAAGATTTACAGCGCTATTTCATACAGAAATACCTCAAGTTCTTATTAAAATAGAAGGTGAATATAAACTCTCTGTGCCCAATTTAGTAATGGCTTGTATTGAATTATTTATAGAATATCAGCAAGAACGTATTATTGTTAACAGTTAAGACTAACTATATATGAAAACTGCAATTATAAGCTTTTCAGGTGGAAACTCTTATATAAAAGACAGACAAATTGGACAAATTCTCAAAGAAGACGATGTAGTATATTTACATGAATGTAAAGATTATGATGAGTTAGATTTAGTTGCGCCTATATTGCGAGAGTTTAATATTCAAAAAATAGTTGTTCTTCATGAAGAATATAATATTGATAGATTTGAACAAGCAGCAAGAATTGAATATGGTAGATTATTTGAAAAAATAGAAGTTATACCAGATTTTAGTAAATTAAGAGAAAATGAAGGAGCAGCAGCTTCTACAAATACGGAAGAAAAACCAAAAAAAGTTATTCAACATGTCGTTATTGTGCCATTCAATGCTCCGGTGAAAGGAACATTTGAAGCTTCTCCTCAATTTGAAAATATCATTTCAAGTAATGGTTTAGATTATAGAACTAACACACTTTTAGCAAGTCTTGTATTAAAACAAGGGGATTCTTCTTTTGAAGGATTTTGGAATCGTAATCCATTATATATCGCAGGATTTTTAGGTGGGAATCATGGTGAAGCTCCTAATTCAATGATTTCAGGTGGAGCTGAATTAGAAAATATTTTACAGCAAAAAGAAGCTGTTAATTTACAAAATGTTACTTTACATATTCCTGGAAGATTAAAAGATAAATTAAACTTAAAATATATTACTAAAACAGTCCCTTTACAAAATATGGACACAGATGCTGGAATTTGTAATGAAGCGTTGGCACTTGGAAAACAAATTATAGATGATGTGATGCCGCTCATAAATGAAAAAGATTTAAAGAAAATAGAAGAAAAAATAAAAATAGATGATAATAAAGTATCAGAATGGAAAGGCACTGATAAAATGAAAATGGTTACTGCTCTCCTAGAAGACGTTCAAACATTTTATGCTATAAAGCCTGGTGAACACGTCCCTGCAGAAAAAAATAATGGAAAAGGAGATTGGAGAAAAGCTTTTTTACAAAATATCGGTGCAGCAGATGACGCAAAATCTATTGCAAATTCTTTAGAAAATATGGGTGTTCCTGTTTCTTTCTTCGCGGCGGTTGGTAAAGCTGTTGGAGATGCAGCTAAAGACTTAAAAAATAAAAATAAAGAAGAAGAAATAGATGGTGAAGCTTTATATATTTGTCATCCAAGTTTTGATGACTTTGTTAGTAAATTTGATGTAGATAAAGTTCAAAAGAAGGAAAAAGTATAATGAAATATTGGAATGATGATTACGCTACAAGATTACAAGAAAGTGAACCGTTTGGCGGGTATAGATTAAGAGAAGAAAATCCTCCTCAAACAGGGCAACAACCAGCAACTTCTCAAAATAATAAACCGCAAGAAAAAAAACAGCAAACAAATGAACAACCAGTTCAAAATCATTTCTGTTTTTTTATTGTAAATATAAAAACGAATAAAGTAGAAAAAGCGGGTGAAATTATTGGCATTGAAGAAAAGAAAATTACGTTAAAATTATTTGATGATGCAAATAATATAAAAGAAGAATATAGTAATCCAGAAGGATTTAATATTTCTAATATAAAAGGAATTAGAAAAGTTAACATTCCTAATGCAACAGTTCGTTCTCTTTATATTGTAGAATTTTCAGAAGATATAAAAAATATGAAACAGAAATTAGGTATTAAATCTGTTACAGATAAAAATAAAATTAAAGCTTCTTTTAAAGATTTAGAAAAAAACTTTAATAATGAAAATTGGGCAAATGCGATAGCTGATACAGCTATAGATGCGGGGCTCGGAGCAAGATCAGGCGGACCAGCCTTACAAAAAACTTGGTATTAGGAGGATTAATGTTTTTAACAAGTAAAGATTATAATATAGAAGATTTTTTACAAAGTCTAGGCTTTATATGTCCACAGGGATATAACGTAGCCTATTTCATAACGCCGCCTGGAAATGAGATTGCGCTTCCACAAGGAGCTCCATTTACAGTGCAGCAATTAAAAGACATGCCTCCTGATGAGTCACAAGTATATATGCAAAATCCTCCAGCTCAGAAAATAGATCAAGCTGTAACGCCTGCAGAGTTCTCAGTTTGGGAACCTGGTGAATTAGGAAGAAGACAACCAACACCTAACATATTACCTGACATTACTGATCCTGGTGAACAAGAATTAGGAAGTCCATTTGTTAAGATGCTTTCTGAATCTAGGACTTATGGCACTGATGTTCAACTTACGGAGAACTTTGGACCGTTTCCAAAAAATACATTGTTTCATTGCGTACCTAATAAATTATTAGAGTTTGGTGGAAATGAATCAAATATTAAATGTGTAAATTGCTTAAATGGTACAATGTTCAAAATGGTTAAAGGATTACCTTTATGTGAAGAATGCTATAAAAGAAGATTTTTAATGACTGAAGGAAAAATTGGAGACGCATTTTATAATAATCTTCCTAGTTGGGTTAGACCAGAACGCACAATACCTGGAACTATTGGAGGGGCTTTATTTGGATCGGGAGGGATTTCTAATTTAGTAGATGATTTAGGAGACCCTAGAAATGCTGGTTGGAATAGTAAAGATAAAGCAACGAGAGATTCTGTAAATATTGTAAGAGGGCGGCCAGAAGGTTATAGTCCTGCTGCATTAGCTGCATATAATAAATATAGAGACAGAGAAGACGCTTATGAAGCTGAACAAGCGGAAAAGTCTAAGAATAAAGCGATTGCAAGAAATGCTAGATGGGAAGAAGGTAATCCAACATTTGGAGATAAAGTTGCTAGAACATTTAATTGGGATGAAGACGACGCAAAACATATGTCAGGAAATGCCAGAAAAAATAGAGTAAAAGTTTATGATAGACCGGGATTTTTTGGCTCACAACAAGCTGATATGTCAGCTAATTTTGACAGAGAAATGTTAGAGATAGAACGAAAAGAATCTGGTGGACAAATGGACTTATTTGAATCCCTTGAAGATTTTGAACTCAAAGATATCGGCAAAAATCTTAAGAAAATGTTTACTGGACACGGTTCAGATAAATGGCGAGTTAAAATGTTTGATAAAATTGAAGAATTATCAAATAATAATGAAATTACGCCTGATCAAGCTAAAGAGTATTTTGACAGAGTTAACGCAAGGGATGAAGAATTAGAATATGAACTTAAAACTTTATATGAAGCGGGATTTTTTGTGCCAGAAAAAGATAAAATTAGGGCTGAAAAAAAAGCTGAAAAACAATTAGCAAGCCGAAGAAAAAGAGGTGGAGGATTTGTTCCTGGGGATATCGTAAAAACACCATTAGGAATTGGTTACATTTGTGGAGAACCTGATACTTTTTTTGATAATTTTCCAGTTCAATCATTTGATCCAGAAACAGGAAAAAAAGGTGAAGCTGGCTTTTTTAAGAAAAGACAATTAGAATTGATAGAAAAACGTGACAAGAAAAAAGAATGGTAAAGATATGACATATTGCTTTACTAAATTATATATAGGAGAAAATAATGGCATTTAACAATCGAAGAAGTTGGAGATTAAAATTTATAGATATTGACAACTCATTTGTTTTATCTACAAATGAAAGCCAAATTAATGGATATATCGTTGCTCGAGCACCAAAAGGAACTCAAAGAGCTACGTATTTCCCACAAGGAAGTGCGCAAGCGATTGACGCGCTTATGGGTGTTGGATCAGCACATTGGCCTGATCTATTAGAAGCTAAATCCTTCAATGCAGAATATCCGTTGTATATATCTGCGCCTCCTGGAACAAGTAATGCTTATCCATCTGAATTAGGTGGATTTTATGTGACTAAAAATGGTATTTATAAGTTTTACGGAATCACTGATAAACAAGAATTAGCTGAAAATGTTGGCAATGCATTCAAAGTAAAAGTACAGCCTGGTAGGGAACAGTATTTTGACAGCAGCTTTGTTGGTTCAAGAAAAACACAAATAGTTATACAATCTCCTGAATTAGAAGATTATGAACCAGTTTTAGATGAACCTGGGGCAGGTATTTTTAAATTAAAAAAAGGACCAGCATTACTCTCTATTCAAAAAGACAGAAGACTTCAAGTAACAGATTTAGATTATGACATGATGAAAAACGGACAAGTTTCTCCAGTAGGTACGATTAAAACTTTCTGGGGTGATAATAGCTTGCCTGTTAATGAAAGACTTTGGACATTCAATGGAAACTTAGCAACAATGAATGATTTTGGTATGAAATATGAAGGTGATGACGAAAGAAATCCATTAAAAGATTTTATCGGCGAAACTAATTACGATTATTTCTTCCCAGAAGGACCAGACTCAGTAGACATAAATAAAGAAGGTTTTATGAAACTTATGGTAGATGGTTTCTATCAAAGTGAAGATGAAGATGATAATAGAACTTTCTATATTCCATTTGGAATTCAAGATAACTTATCATATCTAGTAACACTCAGAAATGACACATATGCATATTTTATGCAAAAAGGTTGTACAGAAGTTCCAACATCTATTAAGTTGTCAATGATTGGCTATGACAAATATAGATATGATAGTATTTTCGCATTTGCTGCTTATGACACTGCGATATTTAAAGCTAATGACACTAAAGGAAAAATCAGAATCGTAGCAGATGATTTAGATGCTGCAGATCAAGCAGCTCTTAATAAAGCAATGGAAGATAATGAATATGTAGCATTTTTTGATCCAGTTAGACCTGGAAAAATTGAAATGATTGGTCAATATGTTGACGGAGAAGATTCAGATGATGCTGCGCCTTATTATAAAGACGTAACTGGAAACTTCACAACAAGATATTTTACTTGTCAAACTTTATTAGGAAAAGGCGAAAAAGAAGTTTATCATAAAATATTCTATGTTGAATCTGCAAGTTCAATAAATCACGTTCTTACTGAAGAAGAAAACGTAGCTCTTTATGGACAAGATGGACTTGACGCATATGTAAAAGGTATCGCACAAGGTAAATCTGCTCCAAAAAATATTTGGTTCAACGCGATGACAATTTCTTGTTCAGAACAAGTATACGTTGGTAGAACTACAAGCGGCGGAGAATTCACAGGTTCATTAGATGAAAGAGGAACTGACTCATTTGGCGGTGGAATATTCTTCCCAGAAATTTTACAAGATGACGACGTATCATTTATTGAAGTAAGAGTGCTCAAAAAATTCGGTGATGATCAAGAAGATTTAGATGAAACTGGTTTCTGGACACACAAACGAATTGTAGATCCATTTGATATTTCAGGAACTGGAAGTTCAATTTCAGAAAGAAACTTTACAATAGAAGGCGATAGATATTGCACACTCGTTATGACAATGAATTTGTTAGAACAAAAAACTGGCGGTATCTGGAGACAAGAATATTTCCAAATTATTAAAGACGGTATTATGGAAGGTATGTTACCTGAATATGATGACGTAATGATTTATATGGAGCCAACTGGACAAGAATTTTATAAAACAGATTTAGCAGATTTAAGCAGATCTAATGAATTAGCAGCAGTTATATCTCCAAAGATTTTAACACCAAATAGTCGAGGTGTATTTACTAACCAAATGGCAGAAAGAGTAATAGTTAACGGCAGAGTATCTACATTATGTAATGCTCAGTATGCTGGTGAGTTTGAATTCTATGATGCGATTACATTTAAGAAATACTGGTGCCAACCAATTGGCGATGTCGGTTGTAACTTAATGAGAATTATTGAAAAGAAATACGGTGGTTGGGCTCCTGCTTGGACTAATATTGCTGGTGATCTTGGTGGACAACTTAAGAGATCAGTTATTAGATCAAGATATCAATTTGAAGATGAAGCAACAAAAACTTTAGACACTAAAGGTATAAATCCAATCGTATTTACTTCAGATGAAGGACTTATGATAGTTTCACAAAAAACTACACAAGATCCAAACTTTATTTCTGACTGGTCATATCTTGGTCACGCATTATCTTTTATACTTGTAAAACGAGAAATAAGAGACAATGTAATGAGACCACAAATTATGAAACCAATCAATGAATATTGGATGAGCTTAAGACAAACACAGGTTGAAAATATTCTTTCTAAGAGAACTGGCGGAGCAAGTCCAATTTGGGCAGTTGCAGAATGCGATATTCTTGGACAAAATAATGCCATGACTAAAGCAGCTAGAAACTTCGTTATTAAAGTAAATATCAAAGTTTATACATTCTCTGAGACAGTAACATTAGTAATCGAGTATATGCCACAGAGCGCATAATTAAAAATTACAGCCCTTCTTCGGAAGGGCTTTTTTATCATTAGATAAAATCACATCTAAATAATATGGAAAAATTAACGGAAAAAGAATGGAAATTCTGTAAAAAACTTAGATTAGATATAATGAAAATGTCGTCACTAACTGAACAATATAGACAAGATATAATAAATTATATAATAAAGAAATGCAATAAAAAATATAAATGTGAAATTCAATTTAAAATGGATGAAAAAGATTACAAGATATATGAGTTTAAACTTAATGAAAAGATAAATTATCTCGTATTTGATGTATTTGGAAAACAAACTGCAAATATAGTTCCAGCCGGCTGTTTAAAGATTGACTAAATAATATGCAAAATGCAGCAGTACAAATCACATTAAATATGGTCACTGAAATACCTGTTGATAGGTATGATGGATTTTTTATAAAATCATCTATTGAAGAAGGACTTCCTTATGGGTGGGTTAAAATTCTTGATCCAGAAGGAGTAACATTAGCTCAATTTGAAAATCTGCAAATTGGTGCCGACATTAATCTTAAATTAACGGACACACAAAATGACTTAAATATATTTGATTTTCCTCAATTTAAAGTTTTATATATAGAAGATGATTGTGAACTCAATTATTCTATGTTTGCAGGCAGTATTACTATTTGGTTTGGACACCCCTGGTTTCTTTATAAAGATATTAAAAATCACGCATATAAACCTATGGACGCTTCTGAACTTATTAAGAAAATTTTAACTGATAGAAGTCGTGGAATGAGGTTTACTGTTAAAGATGAAAATTTTGATGTTTGTGATGAAACAGAAATTGGTTCTTTTAAAATATGTGAATCAGATTGGGATTTTATTCATAATAAAATATTACCATATACTTCTATAAATCAATTACCTGTTCATTTCTTTTGTAATCATGATAATCAATTCTTTTTAAGATCATTTGAAAATATGTTTAAACAAAATCCCAAAGCTCTTTTAATGCCTGCTGAAGAATTAATTGCTGATGAAGATAATGCCAAAAATATGAAAAGTATTATTGATAATAATAATTTATTTTCTACATTTCAAATTAATGCAGCGTGGATTAAAATTGGAAATGAAAAAATTATTAAAGAATTATACCCTTCTTTTTATTTTGAAAATCTAGTAAATAATTCATTCGTTAATGGAAATAAAAAGCCTGCAAATAAATTAATGGAAAGAAATGGGGCTTTATTTGGTAATATACTTCCTTTAGATAAAAAGTTTATGGATTTTAATGAAGGAACTTCAGTTAAAGTAATTCATAATAGACCTTTAATAAGTTCAATGATATTATTATTTCAAACATCTAAAATTATTGATAATATGTTTGAAATAACAGTATCAACAAATTTTACTGGTGAAGCTTTATCTATAGGAGACACCGTACATATTTATGTACCTATATTTCAAATCGAAAATGAAAAAAAGAAAAGTTGGATTAATGGTAAATGGATGATTAAACAATTAGATTTCATGTCTAGTGATAATGATAGATGTATGATTATTACTCAAATGACTTTAATGAGACCATCATTTGTGGGTGATACTCAAGACACAACATTATCTATGCATCGTAATTTATATGTGTCACCATAGGAGGAATTATGTTTCAAGAATTTAAAAATGATCCTTTAGATATGCAAAAAAGGCAACAAATTAGTTTCTCAGATGAATTTGTTTTTCGCAAAGCTAGAATTTATAAATGCATGGGTCCTGAAGATGATAGACTTCAAGTGCAAGTATTGCCTGAATTACAAGGTATAGATGAAGAAGAAATGGATGACATGCCAATTTATCCATCATTTTATAAAGGCACTGTTATTGTTGGAAAAGATTATGTAACACATGGTGATTCAGCTGAATTTGTTTGGGTTATTTGCACTGCTGATTTACAAGTTGGATATATTTTAGGTAAATCTAACATATTTGGAAAAATGAATGAACCTTATGCAGGTAGTTATTCTTATAAAGATATAAGAGATTATATAGCTCAAAGACAAGCATTACCAGCTGATTTTGATTACAAGCATCTTATGGTGACTCAGTGGACATCAACTGATCAGGGTGGGATGTTTCAATGTTATAATTACATGACAGGTGATTGGTTCTTATTAAACACCTCAGGTTCAATTATTACAGTTCAACAACAAATGATTTATATGAGAGTTGGCACCCCACCTGACCCGCCAGAATCAGGGCCTGCTGCATTTAGCGCAATAACGATTACATCAGATATTTTAACGTTAAAATCTCCTAACATAGTTCTTGACGGACAAGAAGTTTCCCTCGGTAGTCACGGATTAAAATTAGCTGCGATGTTAGGATCAATACCGGCAACTACTGGAAACGGTGGTGGAATGGTATTCCCAATAAGCAATATTTCTACTTAAGAATTATATAAATCGCTATTTAACTCTTTATTTAAAGCAGGTATATTATCTAAACCAATTCCTGGGGTTGGTGCTTCTTGTTTATTTGTAATTGGGTAGATAGTGTGAGCCATTGGACCTAATAGTGAAACCATTGAATCAGTTGGAGGTTCAAACTCTGGTGATTCACGTTCTTCGATTCTTTTAATTTTTAATTTCTTTTTATATCCTTCTGCTCTAGGCCAAATTGATTGTGGTATTTCTACTGTCCAAAAATCTGCTCCTTGTTCTACTAAACATACAAGTTCTTCTGGAGCTAATTGTGCTTTACTATATTCTAAAAGATTTGAAGTATTCACATTACCAAAAACATCCCATCTAATTGGCGTTTGTCCTATGTTATCTCCCCATTCAATATTTAATTTTAATGTGTCAAAATCTTTAATTGGACGCGCTCTCTTATCTGTATTTAATCTATTCCAAGTGATATTTTTTTCATTCTCAGTATATTCTTGAGAAAATAATTGATATAATCCATCCTCTGGTTTATGAGCATATTTAGCTTTAAATTTTTGTCGACCTTTTTTACCTTTAACTTTTTTCATTATTTTTACATAGTTATTACCATTAGGATTTTCAGTCTTATATTTTGTATAAACATCTTCATTTACCCATTTTATTTTTATATAAAGTTTATTTATTCTATCATCTTCAAGACCTGCATTAGTTAAAACAGCATGTCTTTTAGCTTCAGTAGAATTTTGTAATTCAAAAAATGCTACTCTATAAATTGGATTTTTATTAAATAATTTTAATATATCAGGAGCTCTTCCATCTCCTACAGATTCATTACAAACCATATCCATAATAGATTCGAGACATCTCATTATCCACATAGTGCCGTCTTCTTTATTAAATCGCTTTGCTACAAAGAAAAATCTATAATTATATAATATGTTAAGATATGCAAATAAAAATTCATCAATTATACTAACTTTTGTTGTTTCTTTAGTTAAGTTTATCAAATTAAATATTTCTTTAACATCATTATAACTCCATTCATCTACATCTTTATAGCAATAACTAATAAGACCTAAAGTTTCAACATCTTGTCCATTTACTTTTTTAACTGAATCTTCTAATATGCTATTTAATATGCTTATTTTAGATTTAATTGCTTCTAATATTTCATTTTTTGTGCGGTCTAAATCATCTTGTAAACCAAATAAATCTACAGCACATTCGGTCCAATAATTATATAAGACATGCTCATAATCAACTGCGATAAATTCGCCAGTATCTTCCATTCCATTAGCTTTAATAACAGCTTTATCAACGCATTCAAATAATGCATAATGCAAAGTATTAAAATCTATTCTCTTTACTAAATCTCTTAAAAACTCAAAAGATGATATTTGGCCAGCAATAATAGATACTAAGTTTCTAATTGGATAATCTAAACTTATAAATGTTGCTTGAAATTGTTGAGGTGAATAAAACTTAGCTCTTAAATAAAGATTCATTATAGAATTTTTTAATTCAGGACTCATATCATGTCTCGTATATTGAGCATTTGTTAAATTACTGATTACATCTAAATCTCTATTTAAAGATGATGGAATAATACTTTTAGTTTGAAATGGAAGATTCCTAATTGGGATATCTTCACAAGTTTCATTTCCCATTAATAATTGTAAATAATATTTATAATCTGTTGTTTTAGCATATTCACCATCATATGTAACATCACCCCAACTATCTTGAGGCATACCAATTGGATGAGATTTATCTTCTACTCGTGGATAAACTCCCTGTAATGTAGATAATAAACCAACCCCTCTAATTAATCTATTTCCTAAACCAGACCAAGTTACACCGATATTTGCTTCTTGATTACTTCTAAGAGGTGCAGTTATAGTCGCTGCAAATTGTGCGTTAGCATTTTGTGGAGAATTAGGTACTACCCCGTCTCCCTGAGGACCCCATCCACCACTTCCTAATCCAGTTAACTTTGTAAAAATGTCAGCAGCGCTACTCGCTACTTTAGCTAAGAAAGATTGTTCATGCGTTATTATTTCTCCTGCATATTCTGTTTCATCCCAAAAAGAAGGCTCTTTAAATTTTTGAATAATGTGGTCACAATATAAAGAAGATTTTCTCGTTTCAGTCATATCTTGAATATGAAGTGGAACATGTAAACCTGTTTTAGTTTTATTGGTAAGAATTTCTTCATCTAAACCATCTTCAAAAAAATCAACATTAGATAAGTCTACATTTATAAATGGAATATCAAAATATTCAATTGATTGTAAAGTTCTAACAGGACCTAATAATAATCGTTCTTTATATTCCCATCTTTCTATAACATCTTGATAATTTAATACTTCACATTCAGCTCTGAAAATACTATGAGGTCCGCCGCCGCTTGAGTTTCCTTCACAAAAAATCATTGATACTCTTTTTTTATTCGTATTTTTATCATGATCAAGATTTATATCATAATCAAGAATATATTTCATAAATTCATGTTCTTTTTCAGGATCTTCAAAATGTAATACGAAATGATACATTCCAATTTTATCTCTAAATCTTTGAGCTATTCCATATCCCTCTTCTTTCATTAATGTTGAATTTGCCCAATTATGAAATGCTTCAGTTTCATCTGCACTATACATCGTATGTAAAGTAATTCTCCAAGCTGCATCGGGCATATCATGGAAAATGTGATTATTGTAAGGGTCAACTGCTCTATACATATAAGTTCCCCATCTAACAGGCATTGGAACTCTAGTAACATAAACCATATTTCCATTTTCATCAGGTTCATATTCTGATGTATGCGTTACATTAAGATATGAGGTGTATTCATACCACCAATCTGAATCAGTCCAAGGACTTTCTGTTCTGTTAATTACGCGATCAACCATTTTTACTTCACCAGAATAAGTTATTGGAAGTCTTTGAACTGTATGGGTTGGAAAATGATAATTATATTTTTTAGGTTCTCTAGGTTTTATTGGTTCAGGAAACTCTTGTCCATTTAAACTATAAGGATTATATTTATCATCATATAAAGTGCCTGATCTTAAAACTGAAGAAAGTTTTTGACTTGTTCCATGAACTACCGCACCACCGATTATAAGTGGCCAAATAAATGGGAGTATTGGCAATAAAGAACCTAATACAATAGGACCGCAGATAGCAATAATAGCTGTTTGAATAATCCAATCAGTATCTCCCCAAAGATTTTTCATTCTGTTTTTAATTTTCTTTTCTGCATCCGCAATAGTTTTAAATATTCTTGCGATAGTACTAAAAGTATTTTTAAAAAATAAATATTTTTGGCGCCGTTGTGCATCACTATAGTATTGTGCCATTCGAGCTTCGTAAGTTCTTTCTTCTTCTTCAAAAGATGTATTAAATGCTACTGAGCCTTCTATAAAATCAGATTGTTCTTTTTGTCCTGCATTATATCCAATAAAGAAACTATTGATTCCCTGAGTTAAAACTTTTAAGTTAGAATTAAACGAATTACCAATAGTTACTTTTTGTTTTGATTCATCTAATGTTGTAAAACTTAATTCATAACAATTATCTACATTAGAAAATTCGTCTTCTACATTCGATGATGTAAAAAATATCGCATTTTCTTCAGTATTTGATTCATTCCCAGAAAGTCTTGGAATATTTCTTAAAAAGATATTTTCTCTTTCAAAATAACCTTGGATAGTATTTGGACTATAATTTGCTCCATGAGGTCCTCCAAATAATGCCGGAGCAAATCTATTTATTCCAGGAAATTTAGTTGCCATAGATGCGTCATTATTAAACTCATCTGCAAGCATTGCTTCCGCGGCGGACTGACCTGGGTCTCCAATTACATCTAAATCTGTATTATTTAAAGTTTCATTAGCTTTATTTTTTCTTTCTTTTTTATCTTCTTTTCTTTGTTTTTTTGCGCATTCTTCTGATCCATCCCCACTATCATCTTGTAATGCGTCCTGAATCGCGTGTCTTCCAGGTAATCCATCACCCCAACCTGCTGCAGCTGGCTGGCCAAAATATCCACCATTTGCCAACATTTCTTCTTTAGCTAAAGCAAGAAAATCATCCATACCAAGATTGTGTTCAGCAGCTGCTCCATGTTCACAACCAGCTGTTTCTCTAATCATCGAGTGAAATGTAATATCATAGTTTGTTAAATAATCTCCGCTCGTAGTATAAAATGCTTGATAATATTTTAAATTGAAATTAGGATGATGTCCTAATATTGTACCTAAATGATCTTGTTGTCGAATTATATCTAATAAATTATCTTTATATTCATATGGAAATGCAGCGTGTACAGTGTCATAAATATCCATATATCTAATTATAAATGGTTGATCTCCCCAACTAACAGCATTAGAATTAATTGATTCACCACTCTCAGCGTCAGATATAATAAACTTACGCATATTCCAGTCTCTACCTTGTATTTGCGGAGTCCACCAAGTTGACATTGGATGGTCAGAAGGCCGCCAAAGTTTTTCATTGTCAAAAAATAATTTTGAAACAGCTGACCCTGCGACATTGAAACATAGTGCTTTACTATTAAAATAATTTTTTTCTGAAGATATTGGATTATCATCTCTAACACGGTGGTTTAAATATACTTTTTTAACGTGTCCTGCTGGGGTATAAGAAAATAGATGCTCTTGCATATATAAACTTAAATCCCATTCTGTAAGATATGTGCTTACAATTCCAGTGCATCCTTCAGTTACCCATTGTAGAAATTGTATATAATCGTTAATTGCTTTAAAACCAGGTCCTCTATAAGTAAAACCTTCTTTTCGAAGCATAAATGTATCGAGATTAAAAGATGCATCAGGTTTTTGTTCATAAATATCTTTCATTATAGAAGTGGGTGTGCCCACAGTACTATCTATTCCGATTTTATAAGGCGGAAAAAATAATGAAGAATAATATTCTTTCTTTTCAATTATTACATCGTTAGGGTTATCTATTAAATCATAGGAAATTGGATAAACTTGAATTATATTTCTGTCTTTACATTCATGTTTATCATTTATTAGGCCTAATTCAGAAGTTCTTAAAACTTTAATATATATTCTATATCCTTCTAATTCAGATTCATTTTTAATTTCTCCGTTTGTTAAATCACTTAAAGAAATCATTAACCATCTAGTATCGCAAGGCACAAAATTATATAATAAAGCATAACTCTCATAAGTTCTTACATACTCAATATAATTATTGCGTTTCTCCTCTATAATTGCAGTTTTTTCATTAAAATCTTTGAAAAAATCAAATTCCTCATCTTCACTTTCAGGTTCAATATAATATGAATCAAATATATTTAAAAGTGTTATTTTTCCTTCCATATATTCTTCAAAATTAAGTTTCATAGAGTTTTCTAAAACGTTAGGTTTTCTTGAATAAAATTCATCTAAAACATCAAAAGAAAGATTTGTCTCTAATTTTTTTGCATTTATATTATTAGTTTTTTCTCTATCGTATTTATTTTTAGAAATTGTTTTGATAAATTTTTTATCTTTATTTTTTATTAAAATAATTTTTAGATCTAAATCAACATTATTTTTTCTCGTTTCTCCGAAAATATAAAGATAATTATCATTTTTAGGCACTATAAATCCCATTGTTGGATCTTTATCATAAATTAAATTTTTTCTAACAGTAACTTCATAAGAGCCATCATCATCTAATTCAAATAATTTTGTTTCTAATTCTCCTATAGAAGCTGGATAAAATCTAATAAAAGTATCTTGAGTTCCTTTATTAGCATGACCCCAAAATTTTCTAAGAGTTTCATCATATTTTACTTCTTTAATATAATTATAATCAACAAATGAAATTTTATTACTGATTATAGAATCATAATTTAAATTTAAAATATTTATATATTTATCTCTATTTCTTATTTTTTTAAGATCATTATAATAAGATTCTTCTTCATCTATAACGAAAAAATTTTCAACATCAATATCAGTTTCAATTTTTTCAAAATTTTCTAATTTTTCATCATTAATAAAAATATACCACCAGTCGCGTGCTTCTTGTTGTTGTTTTTTTGAAATACTATGTTGTTCAGCTTCAGATATATTTAATGAAACGTGATATAAAATATCTGTTTCTGCACCGCCTAAATATGTTTGAGAAGTTGATGGAAGACGTTCATAATCAGAACCAACATAAGCTGTTGAATAATGTGTTCTTACTTTAACTTTCTTTCCATAAATTTTTATTTCAATATCATTTTTACTATTTATTACTATAAAATTAGATAATATATCTATATGCTCATCATCAATAATAATTTCTTCTTGATGTTCTTTTATATCTAATAATAAAAATTCAAACTCTGATGCTGGAATAGTAATTTTACGTACAATTGTTGATTCTTCTATTTCATCAATTTTTAATGCCGCGCGTGGATCTGAAAAAGGTTCAATTATTTCTAAGTTTTCTTTCGTTTTTACATTAATTTTAATTGGAGTAATTTCAATTTTATTTTCTATAATAGTTTCAATTATTTCTTCATTTATTATAATTTCTTTATATAAATTATCAGCATAATTTAATTCTATTATATCAGGTTTATCTATTTTTAAATTTATATTTCCATTATTAAATATTTTTTTAATATAAGGCAAAGCAAAACTTGTTCTAGTAAACATTTGTCCATTTTTAATCGTTCCCATTTCATCAGGAGTTGCATTATCCATAACTACGCCAGTAGTCGGACCTAATCTCCATTCTGAATCGGACATTTTTGGTGACATATATGCGTCAAAATACATTTGAAGAAATTTCTTTTTAGACTCATTCATCATTTGACGTAAGAGTTCTATCGCCTCATTGCCTAAATCAGGAGTTGAAGTAATATCACCTGTTAAACTATCAAATTCTTCTGAATTATGCAGCGTTTCAGATATTATTCTATCTTGTGATTCAATTTTTTTAGATTCTAATATATTAAAAAATGATAAATTTTTTCTTTCTCTTACCTCTTTAGTAGTGAGATATTTTTGAAGTAAATTATAATTAGTGTTAACGTTAAATCTTTCAAACATAGTCGCAAAATTGCTAACATCTGTATAAGATTTCATCCGAATAAAATTTTCTGTATTAAATTTTCTTAAATCCATTTTTAATCCTTAATCATTCACCATAAATGTTAATCCAGCAAATTGAGGACTATCAATCTCACCAGTGGCTGCTGATTTTGTAAGCATCGCTGCTCCTTCTTTGATTCCTTCCCATGCATCCATTACAGACCTAAGAGAATCAGTAAATATTGATTTAGCTTGAGAATACATTTCTAATGCAGCCCCTGCTTCAGGTGTATTTATAGCTCCTTTTAATATATCAATTCCCATCTGTTTCATTTGTCCGGGAATATCAGCAATATCATCTAAGAAATCATTTTTAATATTAGCCCAAGCTTCTTTTTTTGCGTTTGCTTCTTCCATTAATGCTTTAAGTGGACCCAATAAATCTAAATCAAGTTTATCTTTTAACATATTTACTGCTGATGGATTAAATGCGCTCATAATGGAACTGAATGCTGATAATGCTTGTCTAATTTGAGCAATAATACTCATAGTTTGATCACATATACAATCCATATTTAAAAGATTCCAAATATATTGAATAAGCATTGTAAGGAGCATTACAACAATTGCTACTACTATTTGAATAATTTTTTGAATTATAACTCCTACACTCGGAGGATTAATCCACACGGATATTGCTAATTGAATTATTTCTATAATTGGAATTATAATTGATAAAACTAAATCTAAAATCATTTTTAATATTTTAATTATTCTAACAAGAATAAGAATAATCTTTAACCATTTTATTTCTCTGTCAGCACAACTTTCAACATCATCGTCATCATCTCCTTCACCTCCAGTAGCTGATTCATCTTCCTCACAAACACATGGATCCTCACCACATCTATCACAAGGTATAGCACCACAAGTGCAATCAGGCACTAATTTATCACAAACAGAACATCGAGGACAAGTGCATTCTTCAATTGATCTTTCACATTCAGGACAAAATTCACAAATACATGGGGCTTCACCACAAATTTCACAATACGTTTCATCATCGACATCATCAATATCTTCAAAATCTTCAGCGTCATCAAATTTAAATCTAATAAGAATTTCCTCACAATTTAGTTGTGGTGGTTCATCTAATAAATTTAATAATCGAGAAGCTGGAAAAGTTCCAATTTTTAATTCAAGTCCGGGCCCTAGTGGAAGTGGTTCTGTATTCATCGCTAATGTTGGAAATAAAACAGTGTTTCCAAATCCACCAGTTTGGGCAATTAATTTTTGTTTTGGAAATGGAATTCCGATTGGAAGAGATTCTCCACCTAAAGCCCTTCTTATTACTTCTTCTGGTTCTTCTTTTGGGGATATTTTTTTTCTAATTATATCATCAGTGACTTCTTGAAGTCTAGCAACTAATCTATCTAATTGGTCATAACTTATTTCACGTTTTGGATTAAGATTGGTGCTGTCTTCTGAGCCATAACTAAAGTCTTTATGATCATAACTATCATAAACTCGCTTAATCGTTAGATTAGTTTCTTCCATAATAGTTAGTTTTAAACAGAATTAGTTATTTTCTGAGAGATTATACTCCAACCTTTGAACAAATTCTTCTTGTTTGCCGTCGTTAAAGTTTTCTACAGGCCTGTAATAACCAGATACTCTAGTATAAACTTCGGCAGTACCCTCACAAAGATGTGGATTATTTAACTTATCTTGTATTTCTTTTATTTGATTATCAATTTTTTCAATTTTAGACATTTTCTCCTCCTATTCCAAATCCTTCCATTACATGACATTGTGGTTCATTAACTAAATTTAATAATTCATTTTTCTTTGATTCTAAATCACGTAATTTAGTAGTATATCCTTCGATAGCTTCTTCTTTGCAATACGGGCATATTCCCCTCGTATTTCCCTTAATAAAACCATGTATTTGACAATGGCTAAAAGTAGGCGTTATAGTAAGATATGGAAATTTTGTATTATACATTACTTTTTTAACGAACTCTTTAGTTTTTCTCCAATCATCTAATCCGTCGCCGATATAAGTATGAAATGTTGTTCCGCCTGTATAAAGCGTTTGTAAATCTTGTTGATGCATAATTGCATCCCAAGGATTATCAGAAAAATTTACAGGAAGATTAGACGAATTAGTATAATAAGGCCGCATCATTGAGCCCGCGGTAATAATATTTGGATATTTTAACTTATCATGTTTTGCTAATCTGTATGAACAAGATTCAGCAGGACTTGATTCTAAATTATAGAGATGTCCAGTTTCTTCCTGAAAATCTGAACATTTTTTTCGCATAAAATTTAATACGTCTATCGCTAATTGTTTTCCTTCTTTTGTAGAAATATCCCAATCTTTCTTTTTAGTATTACGGAAATAATTTCGGCAAAGCTCGTTCATACCAACTAAACCAATTGTGCTGAAATGATTTTCATATTTAGCTTTAAGATATCTTTTAGTATAAGGATATAATCCCCTGTCAAATAAATCATCTAATCTCACACGTTTCTGTTCAAGAGATTTTTTAGCGATTATCATTATAGTTTCAATACGTTCGAATAATTCTTCTTTTGTATGAGATAGAAATCCAACTTTTGGTAAATTAAGAGTAACGACGCCGACTGACCCAGTATTATCTCCGCTTCCAAATAATGAGCCATTTTTTCTTGTAAGTTCTCTTAAATCTAATCTTAACCTACAACACATAGATCTAGCATCTTCTGGTTTCATATCACTATTTACATAATTACTAAAATAAAAAGAACCAAATTTTCCAGTAAGTCTATAAATGCGTTCTTCAACTTCTGGGTCTAAATGTTCAAAAAATGCGGGTGTGCAATTTAATGTTGGAATTGGATATTGAAAAGTGTTTCCGGAAAAATCACCTGATTCAAAAACGTCAAAAAACGCCTTGTTAAATAAATTCATTTCATTTTGTAAATCACCATATTTAAAAGACATTTTTTTCCCGCCAATATTTGGATGTTTGTCTTTTAAATCTTCGGGCACTGTTAAATCTAAAGTGACATTACTAAACGGCGCCTGGCTCCCCCATCGAGAAGGAGTATTAATGCTAAAACAGAAAAATTGCATGCACTGTTTTACTTCTTCATAAGTCATATTATCTTTGCGTACGAATGGGGCGAGATAAGTATCAAAACCATTTAAGGCCTGAGCGCCATTCCATTCATTTTGAAGTATGCCCAAAAAGTTTACAAGTTGTTGAACAGCAGTATTAAGATGTTTAGGAGGTCCACTATTTACTTTCCCCCTTACTCCGCCTAAACCTTCTTCCAAGACTGTCGCAATAGACCACCCAGCACAATAAGCTGCAACAATCTGTAAATCGTGAATATGAAAATCACAACTCTTGTGCGCGTTTCTAACATCACTTGAATAAACTTTATTCAACCAATAATTAGCTGAAACAGTTCCGATTTGATGGAGCATTAATCCACCAATACAATAACTTGACGTGCTATTTTCTTTAGTTCGCCAATCCGCCTTATCTAAATAAGAATCCGTAACTTTGATAGGATCTATAGTCACAGGACTATAATCGTTTCCATTATCTGCCATTCATTTTCCTTCTAAAATTAGTTAGTCGATCTTCTAAAATTTGTCATGAGCCCTGTTTACTTTTATGAAAGTTGTACATTTTCCAAAATGTTTTATTTCAGACGCTCCAATATAAGTTCCACAGCTTCTCAATCCACCTAATATATCATTTATCACGTTTTGTACTGGTCCAATATATGGCACTTCATATTCAGCTCCTTCACTAGTTCTATATTCATTCATTCCGTTAAAATGTTTTTCTTGAGCAGTTTTACTTGACATTCCATACCAAGTTTTGTATTTTTTTTCAATAATATTTTCTTTAAATCCATAATGAATATCATTTCCGGGTAATCTGATTTTTTCATAGGTTCCATCATGTTCATATTTCGTAATTATCTCGCCCTCACATTCATCTGTTCCCGCTAACATTCCACCAATCATAACAAAATCAGAATTAGCTCCAAATGCTTTTGCAATATCTGCTGGAGATCTCATTCCACCGTCTAAACAAATAAATGCGTTAAGTCCATGCGCAACATCAGCGCATTCAATCGCTGCGCTAATTTGTGGATAGCCAACACCAGTTTTTAATCTTGTTGTGCATGCTGACCCAGGACCAATTCCAATTTTAATAATATCTGCGCCTGCAATAATTAACTCTTGAGTCATTTCTGGAGTGCATACATTGCCCGCCATTATTAAATTTTTTGGATATCTATTTCTAATTTTTCTAATATGGTCTGCGAATGATTGCGAATAACCATTAGCAATATCTACACATATTTTCACATTATCAAATTCATCTTCATCTATTTTAGATAAACAAGCTAATTCATTGCGAAAATAATGAAGTCTGTCTAAATCTATTTCTTTATTACCAACTGTATAAAAACTGTTTTTAAGAAGTTTTAACAAATAATCTTTCTGTGATCTATTTTTTGCTATTTCCATCCATTGTTCATGATAATGTTTGGCGATTGCGACCAACATATTATTCGCTGCGAATCGAGCTGACATCGCAAAATTACCACAAGTCATATTACTTGCGATAATTGGAATGCATTCAAATTCATATTCATGTTTAGTTTTAAATTTTCTTTCAAGTTTCACTTCTTTACGGGAAGACAATGTAGATCTCTTTGGTTGAATAAGCACATCAACCATGTCAAGTTTAGTTTCTCTGATTATCATTTACGACTCGCTTATATTATCTACGACTTTATTTATAAAATTTTCTTGGAAAAATTGTATCATTCCATTATTATTTCCGGCTTTTAAATTTTTTATCACATCTTGAAAATTTTCATTTAATAAGATAAATTTATCAAACTCCGACTCACCATCATTAAATCTAAGTCTAATTTTTCCCAAATATGGAACAAGTATATCGTTTATATTTTTATCTTTCTGTTCTAATAAAGACAGATAAGTATTAAAAAACGTATACATCCAAACTTGTTTTATTATGTCTTGTTTTAACCCGCAAAGCGCTGAAATTTTTGAAATCAATTCTTTTTGTTCAGCATCCTGTATAAATAATTTTTCTATGCTTTTCATTATAGCTATATTAACTCTTTAAAACAACAATACCCGCTTTTCAGCGGGTATTATTTGAAATAATGATTTTTAATTTGATCTTGCGACTGTCAGATTAGTATTATGCAATCCAATTGAAACTATGTTTCTAGATCCGCCCGGAAAAAATTCTCTAACATCCCAGCTTCTTGCAATTCGAGCGGCGTTTGTGTCTCCCGCTTTACTATAAATTGAAATTCTAACAGAGTTAGTTCTCTGTTCAATTAAAATTCCAATTCCCATTTCTCTGCAAATAATTACTGTTTGATAAGGCAATCCAGGAAAATTAAAATCTTCATGCGCATTTACAAAATTGTAATTATAATGAAGATCCCGCTGTGCTGAGTCAAAATCTGACCCAAAAGCAACTCCGCCCATTGCAAACATTGCCGCGAGGAAAAATGCAGCAGCTGCAAACCAAGCCCACATCGTAGCTCTTGTCATATATCTCTCCCATATTAAGATATATTATTATAAGATTAACGGGAAATTCGTTCATTTCCGTTTAGTCGGCAAATTCTTGCATTTCTAAATTTATCTTTAAAAAGGAAAGAAAATTTCCACTAAGAAGTTAATTTAACTAAAATGATAGTTATAGACGAAGTAGAAAAAGAAGTTCAGAAATTTATGCCGGATTATGAGATCTGCAGATATGGAGATATTCTTACTTCTAATTTTGAAATTCAGTACGATTTTACTTTTAAGGATCCAGTTTCTTGCTTTTATTTGAATATTAGAAGCAATAGAAGAAAGGATTTCTGTTATATTAAAGTAGATAAGAACGGAGGCCTATTAGAATTATATCCTTGGGTAGACAGTAATCATACGATAAAAGATTCAATTCCAACTCATATGAATTATATGTTTCAAATAAGTATGCAAGCAGCAAAAAAATCATATTGTTCTTATAACGTTAGAAATAAAACAGTAGAATCTATATATTATCCAGAAGAAGATGAATCAGAATGGAATGGGATAAAGTGCAATTACATAAAAAGATATGACAAATCAAGTCATAATGAAACGAGAACTTATGTTAAAATAGATTCTCCTAATTTTGAACAATTTTTTAATCTTTTAATTGAAGGCGGAGAATCAGATAAAGCAGAATTATTAAGAAAATTAAATCCAAATACGATTATTTTATATATGAATGCTTTGGATAATCCATATAAATACTTATTAAGCTGGTGTGCTTTTAATCCTTCTTATTATGATGTTAAGAAGCAATATATTGCCTAATTAGTGGTGAAATGATATTTATTATTTTGATTATATGATGTATTATAACCCATATCTACATCAGCTTTAACCCAGGCCCATTCTCCAGATCTAATAGAAGTTTTTAATTGATATCCTTCATCATCAAAAATATCTTTTTCATCTAAAAATTCCCAGAGCTCTTTTCCAGTTTTAGTTGATTTTTTTCCACCTATAACTACACTATATTTTTCATTTAGATTGAATGCTTTTTTCATAATAATTAGTCTCTATTAACTAAATATTATGGAAGATAAATTTGAAGGCCAACAAATCTCAGCATTTGTTAAAAATACGGATAAAATTTGGGAAGGAATCCTTATTGTAAGAGATGATGGCACCCAAATAGTCCTCAATGAAACTACAAAAAATTGGAAGAAACTCTCTGATTTAGAACATATTAGACTTATAGAAGAAGAAAACTTAGCTGATAAAATTAAAACTGCAAGTGATTCATGGGCAGGTTTATTAAGTACAACATTCGGTGATGTTGATAAAATTGATCCTTCTAAAATTAAACCAAATAGCGTGCAAAAAGCAACAAAAGACTTAACAGATAAAGCAGAAGCTACGGGCTTAGATACTCCTAAAACTCCAGAAGAGAGGGAAAAATCTGTAATTGATCATTTATCAAATGCATATATTAAAGGCGAAGAAACTAAATCAGCTGGAGATCAACAAAAAAATGTTGAAGCTGAAGAAAATATTAATCAATTTAAAAAAGAAATAGGAATGAAAATAGGTGAGTCTTTAAAATTATTACATCCATTACTTCGAGAATCAGAAGACACTCATTATGAAATGGATGATGAAGATTTAGAAGAAACTAATGAAGAAACTGGAAATATTCCAGCAGAAGAAATTAGACAATTTGCTGTAGAAATATTATCAGATGACCAAGTAGATTTAAGAGACGCAATTGCTGATAAGTTTGATTTAGATGATGAAGCTGCAGAGAAATATGCGATACAAGCAATGGAAGAATATTTATCCTCAATAGATGATGAAATAGAAGAAGATGAAGATGAAATAGAAAAAGATTTTGAAGAAACTATTGATGAATATGATGGCGATACAGATGGTCTTTTAGATTATCTTGTAGACACTTACGAAATAGATCCAGAAGAAGCTGAATTTATTTATGAAGAAAAAAGAGGAAATCTTACCGAGTGTATTTATGCTTTTGTTGATGTAGTGAAAAAAAGATTAACAGAAGATATTGTTCGATTTATAAAAGATAATGAAAATTTAAGTCCAGAAGATAAAGAAGAAATAAATAATAAAGCTGGAAAATATCCAGAGAGATCTAAAAAAATAAATTGGCAATCAAAAGAAATAAAAGGTTGGACTAAAGATCAATTTTTAGATATATTAGATCAAAAAACAGCATCACAAGAAAAAAGAGAAATTAAACAAGAAATTAAAAGTGGTGATTTAGAAGCAGCTTTTAAAAATACTACAATAAAAACTTGGTATAAAGACGATAATATAATTTTAGCATCACCAACTACACATGCAGATTGTGTTTATCTTAATTCGTACAATTGTTTTGGTACAGGCGCTAAGTGGTGCATTGGCACAGAAGATAATTCGGCCTATTGGAATGATTACGTTTTTGACGAAGGAAAAATATTTATATTTATATATATTAAAAATATAAATAAAAAACTTATGACATGTTCTGAATGGAATGGTCGAAAATTTAATATAGACTTTTTTGATGAAAAAGATGACGAATTTAATGCGTCCAGCTTTTCAGATGTTTTTAATCAAATAAATGATCCAGAAAGCGGAGTACAAATCGACTCTTCAGAAGAAAAAGAAGAATATAATTATTATGATGATTTAGATTATGATTCATGGGGATTAACTAAAGAAGAAATTGAAATAAAAGAACAAAAATCTTTCCCATTTCAAAAAATAAAACCGCTTCCCTCAAATTTATTAGATTCTATTCTTAAATCTGCTTATAAATTATTTAAAGAATTACCTAATGAAGTTTTAATAAAAGCAGAAAATGATGTAAAAGATGCTGTAAATAATGCTTTTAATAACAAAGACAGTGTTACTATAGATGATTTTGAAACAAAAGTTAATGATATAAAATGCGGTGATGGTCTTGATTATGAAGATTGGGATAAAATATTTATTAAATATAAAGATCAAATAATTAATTATTATCATTATAGATTTATCAATTATCCTTCTGATTACGAAAAAATGTCATCAGGTCTTCTTTGGAATGATGTATTACACGAAATATTAAATATTAATGAAAAAAATCTAAGAGCATTTTATAAAAATATTTTAATTGAAATTAAGAAAAAATTAAATATGAACTTTTATACAAATAATAAAATGCGTATTGCAGCAGTACAACTTTTTATAAATCTTTTTTCATTACATAAATATGGTATTGATGATGCATCAAGAGCACATGAAAGATTACAATCTGATTATGAAGAAAAAGTTAGATTAGCCATAAAAAAGCGCGGCTCTCGAAGTCCAAAAATTAGAGCTGAAGTTAAAGCTTCTATTCCATTACCTATTGATATTAAAGCCGCAGCATTAAAATTTTTACGAGCTCCAATTAAAGAATCTCGAATAGAAGAATATTTAGATAAAGTAGTTTTACGAGAAGGAGATTTGTTTATACATAAAGCGCTCAAAAATTCTCCATTACACCAAGCAGCTTCCGCGACATTATCAGGGCCTGGCCAATTAGGCTCAGCTATATTTGATAGACAATACGGAAAACAGAAGCCGGTTCAAACCGGTCCAAAATTTACTAAAGGAAGATTAGTTAGAAATGATAAATTTGGCGAAGGCATTATTGAAGATTTTTTAGGCAATGGAAAATATTCAGTTCATTTTTATGGGCCCAAGAAAACTAAAACAATGAAGGAAGGGGATCTTAAATAAATGAAATTGACAGTTAGATTGGGACAAACTGTCTCTTTATTTGATGAATTAATAAGTGAATATGAAACTTCCCAATTAAACGAAAGAATATCAATAGAAGGAAATAAAGCTAGAGTTATTATAGATGATTTTCAATCAGTCCCACTATTACAGAACTTAAAAAAATTAGCTAAAATATCTAAAAACTTTTTAGAAGAAATAGAAAGAAATAAATATATTCAAGGAAAATACTTAAAATATTTTAGGTTGATTTCAGAAGACACGCAAAAAACTTCTAACTTTGCAGCTAAGAAAATGGCTCATGAATATTGGACTAAAAAAATACCTCATAAGATTTTAACTAAGGGAAGAGAAATTATAGATAAATTTGTTGAAGAAGTGAATATAATTTTATCATTTTTTAATAATAAGATTAGAAATCCTTCTGAACAAATTAGATATGTACCAGAAATTAAGTGGATTCAAAAACGCCCACGATGGCAGGAGGAGAGTAAAATGAAAACGTTTGAACAAATATTAAGAGAAACCAAATACGGAAAAATAAATACAGAATGGCTTGAAAAATCTTTAGATGAATATAAAAAGATTGAAACGAATAATGTTGATGAAAATTACAAAAATATTGTAAAAATATTAAAAAATAATTGGCCATTTAAATTTCCAGTAAAGTTTGTTAAAGAAAACCTGTTTGCCAAGACAGCTGGTAGTATAAAAAGAAGACTTTTATTAGGTCCCAAAATGAATTTATCTATTCCGTTTGGAGTTTTAAATCCAGCAGCTGATCAAAAAGATTTTAAATTATATAAAAATATGTATGATACAAAATCTAAAAAACAAGATAAAATTGATGCTATGAATAACCATCGCGCGCAAATGGATTCTTTAAAAGATATTTGGCCACAAGAAACATGGGAAAGAGAAAAAAGAAAATTTATTACTTTATTTGAACATGAATACACACATTATTTACAGATTAAAGATAAAGAATGGACACAAAAATACGGTGTAACATTTCAAAATTTTTGGAATAAAACATGTTTTGAATTATTTTCTAGACAATTTGGTGTTGACGTAAGAGAATCATATTTCTCATCTAATTTTGAATTAGAATCTTGGGCTATTGATGTAACACAAGCTTTATTAAAAGAATATGATTTAGATGAAATAATTAAAATGACTCATAATATACCAAATTTATTTGACGCAATAAGTGAAACAGGTATTGGAGATCATGAAATATCAGAAGAAGAAAATAATTTTTATAAAAGGAATACACCTAGAGGTCATTCTGATGATTTGGTTATAGATATAGAATCAAAATATGATATGCATAAAGATAATTTATTACCGATACTTATTGGTATAAAAGAATATAATCCAGAAAAATTTGAATTATTTATAAATCATATTAGAGATTACATAGAGGATAATTATGAAATCATTTAATCAAATATATGAATCAACACTACCATCATCAAGTGAAATGTTAACAATGTTAAATATGGGCCCAGAAAAACGACAATCACTTCATGTAGGCGGAAAAGTTAGATTAAAAAATAGTCCAGAAACGAGAGCGATTATTGAAGAATTTTTTACCAAAGACCTCGGTGGAACTCCTTCAGAATATTGTAAAGTAAAGTGGTTAATAAAACCTGAATGGAGCAATGTTAAAGATGAGATGCATATTGATAATTTTGAACAAGTACCTTTTGGATTATTTGAGCAAATATTAAAAGAAGGTCTCTTTGATAAACAACCAAAACTTTGGAGTGAAAAAGGTTTCGATTATTGGAGAGAATCTGATGTTCATGATTGGGTTAAGACTGTAATAATGAGAGGCACTACTGATCACGGAAGATCTTATACAGATCAAAGCGTAGGTGATACTCATCTCAGTCCAAAAATTGATCCAGGAAAATCACCTAGATGTGCCCATTGGGTTGGAGTAATAAATAGATTAAAAAAATCTGAATATAGTTTAGAAGAAATTCAAGATGTTATGAAACGAGCTTATATTGGATTAGATGATTTACAAATAGAACGAGTAGTAAAATACGTCAAGGATTCATAATGAAATCATTTAATCAAATATGTGAAAGTTCAATTAAAATGAATTCAAATCAATTTAAATTATATAATGAACGCCTTGAGAAAAGTTTATACGATAAACTTTTTTTTATGAAACATATTTTTGATTTCGATTTATTTGTAGATTTTGGTTGCGCTAACGGCAGCCTCATAAAAGCAGTATTGCCATATCATGATGCAGATTATTTCGGTTACGATTTATCAGAAGATATGGTGTCAGCAGCAAGAAATAATGTGTCAGAAGCTCAATTTACGAGCGATTGGTCAGTTATAGAAAAAAGAGTGAAAGAATGCAAAGGAAAATCCGTATTAAATCTCAGCTCAATAATTCACGAAGTTTATTCTTACGGTGATGAAAGCGATATTAAAACATTTTGGGATAGAGTTCTTAATTCCGGCTTTGATTATATTTCTATACGAGATATGACAATGACTAAAGAAGATTTTGCAAAACCTGAACCAAAAGATTGGGAAGAAATTAAAGAAGTTTTATATCATACTGAAAATGGTAAAGAAAAAATAGAAATGTTTGAGGATGTATGGGGTCCAATTTTATGCCACGGAGAATTTGTTCACTTAATGATGAAATGGAATTACTGGAATAATTACAAACGTGAAGTTAATGAAGAATATCTTGTTACAACAGGTGAAATAATGGGTCACATAAATAGGTCTGATTATAATATAAAATATAAAAAAGCGTTTGTATTAGAATATCTAAGAGATTATGTTAAAGATTTAACGGATGTGACTATAACTACTCCAACGCATATAAAATTAATTTTAGTCAAATAAATAAGAATCTTTTATAAATTCTTCTACTTGTTTTTTAAACCTTTTTAGATTTCCCAAATCAGTAGTTATTTGCTCAATATGTTTTTCTAATTCCCGAATTCTTTTTCCTTGTTCATAAACAGTATTCGCATCTGCATAACTATTTCCAACACCTACAGCTCCAGTTGAATAAGAACTTCCTGTTCCATAATCTATGCGACCAACTAAAGTATCGGGAAAAACTTGATTGACTTGCGCTAATCCATCATTTATTGTTATTTGAATATCATCAGGAGCAGGAACGTTTTTATATGATACAGTAAATTTACTTGGGTCATCTTTATCTCTAACAACACTTGAGATAGCTGTTCCTTCAAAAGCTTTATGTGATTTTAATAAGTCTTCTATGTCCATTAAAATATATTAACCAATAAAAAAGCCCGACCGAAGTCGGGCTTGTATTATCTAATCTTAACCATTATGGTCTGGCTCTATTGCCTCTTTTTTGGTTGTGATCTTTTAAGTTATCAATTGCGATAAGCGCAAGATATCTTCTGTTAAGAACTGCCCAGTCACCATAAGTTGCGATACCAGCTTCTTTGTAGAAGTTCTTTCTTTGGATAATACCAGTGCTGAAGAAAGGAATTAAAGTACCGAATGCGATACTTACGTCATTTTCAACTGCATCGTTTTTCCAGATACAAAGTAATTCGTTCGTTGGAATGATGTTACTTGGTACTTTAAACAATGGAATACCATCGAGTTCGCCAAATTGGTGTGAACCAGTTTGATTTTGTTTACCTTTGTTGCTATAACCTGCATTTAAGTGCATATAAGAACAAGCTGATGGACCAGCTACGAGTCGGCTTACGCCTCCTCTGTTGATTTCATCATAGATTATGTCGCCAACTGCATCAATCGCGTTAACGAATGTTTGTGCGTTGTCTCTATAACCGTCTTTTGTTCCTACTGGATTCATTTCAGGCTCAACACCAACGTTTGTTGTGTTATAAGCTGCATCAAATACATAGTAGTAGTTAGGGTTATGTTTTGCGTTAGTTTTTGCTACCGCGTAAGCTAATCTGATTGCTCTGTAGTCTAATTGTGCTCTGATTTCTTGTGAAGCATAACTTACAAGATATTCTTCCGCGCTGATATTAAAGCTTGTGTCAAGTGTAATTTCAGTTAATTGTGACCAAGAAACACCGATTGAAGTTGGAGAAGGTCTGAACATATATTCATCCATTCTTAATTCTACTTCACCGAGGTAATTACCTTCGAAATCACTTTCTGAGTTGTATCTACCAAATGCTCTTAATTCAGTTGTTCCTGCTGTAAACCATGCTGGTTTCTTTGCTTCGTCAACGTCAATTTTTACAATAAATGTACCAGTAGAAGCTAATTCAGTTGCTAATGCTCCGCCGTCTGTGCCAACTGGATCGTCCCAGTGTGCGCTGTTTCCAGGACCAACTTTTGGAGGTGCTACTAAGAACTTATCTCTTACTGAAGGTGACTTAACAATAGTTACTGTGAAACCTTCTGCTGCAAAGAATTGGCCTGAGCCTTTGTCTTGAAGCGCGATTACTTGTTGTTCTACTCTTTCAGCTTTATCTCCAGGATTATATCCATAAAGATAAGTATATCCGTCCATATAAAGCGCGCCATCTGCACCCCATTTGCCAGATTCAAAAGCTGCTTCTTGTGTGCATCCTGCAAATCCTGCTGGAACTTTCTTAAATAAGATACCTGCAGTTGTAGATACGCCGAGAGGGCCTAATCTTGCTGTCGCACCTTCATTTACGATCATACCGTTCGCCAATTCTTGGTTAATTCGGTCTCTTGTATCTTCATAAAGTGCTTTTCTGAAATCGTCTCCGTTAAATTCTCCGCCGAGTCCGTATCCCCAAGGATCGTATTCTTCTTTGCCGTAAGCTGAGAGTTGTCCAGGTGTGTCATTAAAACCATCATAATCAGCTGATTTATCGTTTAATGGGTGTCCATTAGCTGTTTTGCTGAAGAATGGTCTGATGTATTTAATAGAATCTTTTGTTGTTTCCAACGCAAACTCTGTAAATACCTTGTTACGAATAATGTTAGGCATAGCAAGTCGTACGAGTCTTAACATATTTTCTGGTGTGAAATCATTCAACGCTGTTGCGAGTTGTGATTCTCGAAGACCCTGCATGAAAGCAGTTTGTCTGTCTAAGTTGATAGCGACATTTCGAGCATCTGCGATTGGCATAGTTTTGAGGCCTGCTCCAATTTCTGGAATTCTTGACCAAGCTTCTACTAATCTGTCAGCTCTAAATTTCTTATCTTCTTTATATAATTGCATTGTAGCATTTTCTCTAAGTCTAGCGTCTGCTTCTTTAGCTGCTACTCTTTCTTTTAAAGACATTTTTTTCTCCTATTAATATATCTTTCGAAGAAATAAGTTTAACTTTTGTTCGATCATATTAAAATCTAAGTTTGGCATATTTAACCAAAAGTCGCATATTAATAACTTCTTTCCTTCTGTTTCTTATTTATTTAGTTATTTTTATTGTAACAACTATATAGTTCCCATAATCGTTAAAGTTCCCTCATCAACAGCAATTTCACATTTAGTGATATTTGCTTTACAAGGCTTAATTTTTTCTAACACATAATTTGCGTCATGCTGAATTGCTGTTACATCTATATCCATTCCAATCCAAGATTCAACTGAATACTGGAAAGTAAATTCAATACTAATCTTTCCCTGATTATCAAATGCTGGTTGACATTGTCCAACTGCTCTTTTATACATTGAATTACTTCCAAGTAACTCTATCATAGCCACTTCAATAAGGGGGACTAATGTTTGAGTTAGTTGAGCAGTTTTATCGTTAATTACTTTTGGCAAGCCCATTACTGTTTGATAGTTACCTTGCGCGAACTTAATTTGCGCATTACCTATTGGATCTAACGCGTCATATTGGCCTTGTGTAATACCCTGAGAGTCTTGGGGAACTGCTCCGTCTTGAACGGGCATAAATTTTTCATCTGTAAGAACAGGTTGATTATCTTGGTCTAAAGGTTTATCAACAAAGGAATGATTACCTTGTTCAACACCAGTATCTTCTCCACCTTCTTCTTTTTCTTCTTGTTCTTCGTTATTCTGATCTGCCATAATTATTTAGTATCTGATTTGAGAACGTCTTTCCTACCAAATTAGACATTAAAGTTTTGCCTAATACTGGTTCTCCTGTAGTTTTTATAATAAGTTTATAAGTATTTTTTACAAAGTTTTTAGATGTTACTGAAAGCGCGCACTCATATGTAGATCCTGGATATAGATCTTTTATTTCAAATTGATTAGTGTCTAAAGAACTTATCTTATCCCTTACAATTCCCGGAACATAAATAACGATACTTTCAAAATTATTTTCATATTGTTGTAATACTTTCCAACCAATAGTGATAGTGTTATCAGTAGTAAGTTCATCTATTTGACGATATTCTTCTAAGATACAATCAGGTTCTTCTTCAAAATAACCTTCAACTACATCTGAGATAGTTTCTTCAATAACGTCTTTAGTAAATCTTCCATCATTTTTCAGATGTTCAGATATTATAATCTCTTCTCCATTTATCTGTATTGGAGCTCTAACTTGAGGTTTCTGTGTAATATTTTGTGGAAGATGAATTTCAGCCCCTTCTCCATCTGGTGGATTAAAATTATATCCAGAAAATATTGGATTAGGACCAAACTTATTATCTCCCCAAATAAGAGAAGTTTTGTGCGTAAATACTACTTCATTATTTTTATTATAACCATAAAGTCCACTAAATCTTACAGGTAATTCTAATCCATCATCTATTTGTTCTATAAGTGTTTGATATGACCTAATAGTGAATTCACACTTAATTGGAAATATTTTAGATTTTTCTAGCCAATCTTTTTCATTATATTCTACATTACTATCAAAAGAATCTAAAGTGATAAAAACTGGAATATCAATTGGATGCCCGCATAAATCATGTTCAACTATAAAATATAATGGGAATTTTGGCTGAGATTCCCAATAGAGTAGTTGACTAGCAATATTTACATCATCCCTTCTAGCAAAGAAAACTGTCGCGTTATATTTTATTTTTACAGCTGCAGCTTTAAGAATTAATCCAGTATCTGGGTTCATTTGGCCTAAAACTATTTGTCCCGCTTGTTGAGTCGCACCTCTATCATCAGCTTCATAAGTTCCAGTTTGAGAATATGCGGCAAATGGTAAACCTAAATTTATGTAATTATAATCTTGATTTTTAATATCTCCTTGACCAACAGTTTCTACTCGTCTTCTAAAAGCGATGTCTTCTTTTGAATAAACTACTCTGTTTAAATCACCATTAAATAATAATTGAGAAAGATAAAATTCCATTCCAAATTTACACATTAAATTTGTATCAATGAAATTATTATTTCTAAGAGATTGATAATATGAGTTTACTTTTACTTCTTGTGCCATTATGCTATTTCCTCTAATAATAATGAATAACTTATATGATTTAAATTACTTCTATATTGGGCTATTGGGTGAGTTAAATAAGCTACCAATTCTCCCCTTCTATTAAATAATCCCATCTCAGTAATATCTACAACTCCATATTCTCTATCTCGTTTGTCTAATACATTTTCTTTAGTGTTTAAATAAAATGATAAATTTATCTTATTCTGTAATTCTATTTTTGAAGACCAAATATCTCCATATTCTCCGCTTATACCATAAAATGAATTGAGATACTTAATACCATACAAGAATTTATATTTATCGTATTGATAATCATCTGGAGGACCATTTACTATAAAGTTTATTATTCCCTCAGTATGATCTATAATTTCAATACTAGATTTTTGAATTAGTTTATTTTCTATAAAATTATATTCATATTGTATTGAATTATCTATATCAGATAAATAAGAATTAGTAACAGGCATTTGAATAAAATTATCGCCTTGTTTTGTTGGCACTGTTAAACTTAAAGATGTGATAAAATCTTTAAATTTTTCATCATAATTATCTTTTATATTGATATTAATGACGAATGGATTTATTTCTTTTCCTTCAATATAATATTCTGATTTGAACCAATCAATAGTAGTTTTATAAAGAGGCTCTAATAAATTAAGTCTAGGATCAGTAGTTCCATAAATTTCATTTCGACAATCCCCATATTCATTTCCAACAGGAGACCATTGAATTTGCCCATTTTGAACCCACGGTTTAATAAATATACCATTTTCATCACTTAAGAAAATTTTAAATCCATCTTTATTAGTCCAGTTATTATTTAAATACATTGGTAATGAATTATTATTATAAATTACATTTCGTATAGTAACAGGCGGAGGTGGATATATTTCTGTATTTATAAAAATTCTATCAAATCCAAATAATTTTGTTTCTAAATAACTTACTTCTTGAACATAATCAGGATTATTTAAGTATTTAATTTGAGGATAAATAGTATTAAGAGGTAATAATTTCATTCTAATAAAATGGTTTTCACCATCATTTAATTTATCTTCTTTTTCTCCAATTAAATTAAATAAATTGAAACGAGAAAAATCATTAGCGATATAGGAAATTTCATTTATATCTTTTCCTTTATATTCTCCTAATATTATTCTTTCTTTAAATTCTATAATACTTCCTTTAACATCAGTTAATTCTTTAAAATTTTCAAAAGTAGGTTTATTAAATAAAACATTTCCAAAAAGACCATCAATTAAAATTGGAGTTGTATGAGTTAAGATTTCTTTCAATTCATTTGGTATTCTTGTAAAAATATATTTTCCTGTCGTAAAATAATCTATTTCAAAAGGAATCGCAGTAACTACATTTAATTTTTTAATAATAGTATTTCCATTCATTATTACTGACATCATATTATCATTCATAATCATATATTTTTGTCCAGTATATAATTGATCTTTAGAATAAACTTCATATCTTATAGAATTTCCAATTATCCAATCTTTATTAGTTAAAATTTCTAATTCGTAATTTCTAATATCAAGATTAAAGTTTTCATTATTATTAGTAATTCTAAGATTTCTTAATGATTGTTCATAATTAATCATTGGAATTGATATAGTTAAATCTTCTGGAATGCCATAACTGTCAACTCTAATAGAATCACTAAAACTTATTAAAGAGAAATCAATTGAAGAAAGAACTATGTTTCTGCTTATTGTTCTACCATCAAATTTGATATTTGCTATATTATTTCCAAAGAATTCTTCTCTATTAAAATCAATAACATCAATATCAACTATTTTTCCGATTTCTTTTAAATAACTAACATCTAACTCATGGGTAGTTAATTTATTATTTTCATCTGTTACGTGAATAAATAATTTATTATTTTCAATAGAAGGAATATTAAAATCTTTGCAGTTAAATAAAACTTGTTGATTTTCTATATCATATTCGAATCCTTCAATACTATTATCTAAGAAATCCATAAATTCTATATTATAAAAATCCCTAATTTTTGTTGAACTTATAGAAATACCAGCTTTACTTAATCTCATTAAAGTAAGCATAATTTTATCTTCATTAAGTTGGTCTCTTGTTATATCTCGATATAAATAAACAGTTTTCTTTGGAGTATATATATTTAATGGAGCTGATTCTAATTTATAAAGATTATATTCTACGAAATTATTTTTTTCATATTCTTCTTCAGTTTTATAAAATTTAATTTTATTTTCTTTTTTAATTAAATTTCCATAATCAAATTTCGTGTCTTCATGTGGGTTAAGCCAAAATAATCCATTTTTGGAATTCATTTTATTACCATACTTATCTGTTAAATAAACATATTCATCAAATCTATTTTTCACTAATTTTCTTTTAAATGCATGATGGTCTATGTGTTCTGGTCTTTCTAATACGAAATTTTTATTTAAAAGCGAGCCACCATATCCTTTTGGTTTAATATAAATACCATTTATTTCTAATCCTTCTTCAACAGGTAATATTATATCTTCAAAGAAATTAAAATTTTCATTATAAAATGAAGTTTGTTCACTATTAAACTCATAAGGCATAGATATATTAAGATAAAAATTAATGTTTCCTTTTATAAATAAAGTTGAATTAGAAGTGTCTAATACATAATATTTATTATTATATAAATAAGGAGCAAATCTCATACTTAAATTTTTCTTATAATACGGACCAAACGGACCATCTTTCCGCTCAATATCACTTACTAAGTCAATAAAAGATTGATTAATTTTAATAGGATTTAATTCTTTTCTTCTAATTCTATAAGGATTTAATTGAGGATCATCAGTATCTCTGTCCATTTGTGATGCAGTAATAATTTGGTTATCTTCAGTTGGCCATTCATATAAAAGATTATTATCTATTAAGAAATTAATTACTTTAGAAATATCATTATTAACATCTATTTGTAAATCTGGATTATTTCTATTAAAGTTTAAATTATGAATTTGTTTAACATCAATTTCAGCCATTAATATTTGGAAATCATCTTGATTTTCTTCTGGTTTATAATCACTTTTTAATAATGGAGCTCTTAATAATGTTCTATAATCTATATTTTCTGTAATTAGGTCCTTCATCGTAAAATTAGTATCTTGATGATACCAAGGATCTAACATTCTCATATAGTCACCTTTTATATCACAAAGATAAATTGGTTGATTTTCATAATTTAAGGATTCTCTGTAATTATGAACTTCTTCATTATTTGCATCTACAAAAGTATCATACTCATATGTATATCTATTAGTATCTTCAGAAATTGCAGGGATTCCGCGTTTATCTTCTAATCTTAATTCAGGCGTTAAATTTTCTCTTGGAGAATATAATCTATTAGCAAACTTAGGATCATCTACTTTAATAAATGATCTTACTAAAAAATCTCCATTTGAATCTAAATATTCATTTTTGAATTCTAAAAATCTTGTTGGATTTTCAATTAAATTAGAAGATTCAATAGATACTAAAACGTGAACAAATTCAGAACTATTAGCTGGTGTAACTGAGGAAACATATTCAATTATATCATCTCCAACTTTAGTAATTCTCGTTCCTCGTTCAATATTAAAATTAAATGGAAGTTCTAAACAGAATTTTTTACTATAGCTTATTTCTAAATTATCTGAATTAAGATATCCATTGCATAATACACCATTGTAATTTTCTAATCTAAAATTTTTCCAAGTAGCTTTTAAATCACCAAGTTTTACATTAGACATATTTTTAAGTTGTCCGTCATTAATTATGCTATCACCAACTAACATAAGAGTCATAAAACCTAAATCACTAGATCCATTATTAGTACCGCTCTTAAACATTATTCTTATTTCATTGCCAGTTCTATATATAGAATCAGCAAAGATATTTAATGACCCGATTGCATTTAATGAAGGTATAGCTCCAGTTGTTGGTATGTTTACTTCATAAAAAGTTTTTCCTTCGTTATCACTAAAGAAAACTACTGGATATTTATTTGAAACAATTCTTGTACCATCACTTGGTAAGAAATTAATTAAAGTTTCTCTTTCAATTCTTCCATCTTCAGTATCATTTAATCTATTACATTCACTTATTGGAGCTGAAATATAACCTGAGTATATTTGGAAATTATCATTTATGTATTTTCCCATTATAGTAAAATATTTTGCTACATTTCCAGAAGGATAAACGCCAAAAGGTCTATATTGATTTCCAAAACCAACTGTTTGAGTTTTAATATTTGTAGAAGTTAATCCGTAAACATAATTAGTTCCTAAGTTTGTAATATTCCAATTATTATAATTTTCAATATTATCTCTTGATGTCGCTTTTTCTAATGGAAATGTTATTATATCATCTTTATTAGTTTGAATAATTAATTGCGTATTTGTTAACGTTACATCTTTTATAGTATCATGATTAAAGAAATAATCAACACGTTCTCCTGAACATATAGCTGAGTAATAATCCATTAAATATCTGATATAATTTTGTTTTACCATATATTTAGAAACAGTATATCCTAATTCATAAAAAGTTTCTTGAGGACTTGACCATTTTGTTATTGCAGCAGTTCTAAAATTAGGAATTTTTCCATTTTCTGTATGATGGAATTCAATTCCATTTAAAGTTATTTCTCTAGGAATATTATCTTCTACAGGGAACTCCAAAACATCATTTGCTGTTATCCAAGCCTTAATTGTTTGAGCATCTCCAGATCTATTTCCTAAATATTTCAAGTAAATATCTCTTTGTAATTTTACAAACCTATATGCTTGGCTTAAATTTAATTCATCAAATAATTTATAAGTAACATTTATACTTGATGGTAGTCTTGCTCGTTTCCAGTGATAATTATCTGTTAATCCATTAGGCAATAAAGCTCTTTCTCTTCCGTCAGTAGTTGGATTTTTTAAGTCCTTTGATATATAACAATTTGTTTTAGTATAAAAGAAAATATCTCTTCCACTTATAATTACTTGATTATTAAGTGAATTATATGCGGTCCATTTTTTAGCTCTATTCTCATTGTCATTTCCAGTTAATATTTGATACGGTCCTTCTGTATAAAATTGTGGGACATTTGTAATCGTATTTGTTGTTCCATATTCAGGTATATTATGCGTTAAAATTCTTTTTGGATCTTTAACAGAGAAATCATAAATATGATAACAATTAGGTGTGGCTTGGGCTATATTTATTTCAAATCTAGCACTTGTCACCCCAGGCGCGAGTACAATTGCCGCGATATTTATATTTTGAGATATTTCTGCTCGAGGTAATTTCCATAAAAATTGTCCAGCAATAAGACTATTATAAATATCAGTATGACTATCTTTTGAAAATCTACCAAAATTATGTCCAACAACATAAGTTGTTACTTTCGTTTCTTCTAAATTTGTATTATTAGTAATAAAGTTTGTTGATAATATTGGATTTTCTGATACTATCCATCTTTGAAGACTATGATTATATATCCAAACTTGATGAACTTGGTCTGTTCCATTAGTTGACAATCTGTTTAATATACCAAAAGAAATTGAAGTTTCTTGTGTTGTCGCAACTTTTTTGAATGAAAAATCAATTACTTTATAATTATCTAAACCTATTCCTGTTATATTAAAATCTCTTCTAACGGAAATATTATTAGTTCCATTTCCAGTCCCACTTATAATAAAGCTTTGTTTTTGCGGTCCTGCATCTCTGTCATGGGGTGTCTGAGATCCAGTTCCAGACCACGTAATAGCTTGAGCCGGCTCAACATAACTTATCTCGCTAAAAGCGACGTCTCTTGTTATTACATTTTTATAATTTTTTATTAAGTTATCATGTCTTTCATCACCAACATAATTATCTCTAATTTGTATAGATTCATAAGTATTTAAGTCTCCACCTTCGAATGGCGCAGCATATATTCTTTCAAGTTTATAATCACTTGCATCTATAGGATCTATTCTCACTGAGAATATTACAGGAAAATCTTGCTGATTAGTAACAGCTTCTTTTTTATAAGCGCCTATTATCCATAAGTTCTTTTTTAAGTCCCAAGATAATGAGTTGGCTGAATATATATTGTTTGTTCCGGTTTCCGTTAAAGTAAAACTTGCTCCAGGAAGACGATTTTCCCCCGTTAATTCTAATCTATCAGGTATTCTTAATAATGGCGTTTTATAATAGAATATTTTGTCTTGCTGGTCTATTACGAATAAAATTCCCCTTCTATAATCCATAAATTTAATATCACTTGGAGTAGTAGCTACTTCTCCTGAAAATTCATAAGTTTTATAATCATTGAATGTAGAAGATGAGATGCTAATTAAATCTTTAATATCATCATTTTTTCTAACATAAGTTAATGCGTCTCCTAATTTTGGATTATTATTAAAATAAATTTTTGATGGTTCAGAAATATCAATCTCACCTTCTAATACAAGTAAGTTTCTAAAATATATAAAAGTATTCATTCCATCTGTTAAAGACTTTGTTATTCTCATATCTCTTATATTAGGAGTATAAATTAATGATCCGTCTTGCCATCTTGATTCACCAAAATTTATTTCATTTTCAGGATAAAGAATACTTTCATTATTTATAATTTTAACTGGTTGTAATTTTTGTATTTCTGTTAAAAACTTCATTTTGTTAGAAGTATGTATAGGCTCTCTATCATATTTATAATTAACGCTTAAATATTGTTTATTATTAGCGAAATCAATATAAATGCCTTTAAATAATCCTTCAATATTACAATAATTTGAAAATAAAACAGATTCTAAGTTAACATTATATGGAGACCTAACATTTACTTGTTCTATTTGAAGAATTCTATCAAATAAACTTAAATCGTTAGAATTAAATCTAATTCCTTCAATACCGGAAATAACAGCTTGATCAGCTACTACCCCATCAACCATAGCTTCAATTTTTTGATATTGTCCGTAAATATATAAAAGATTTTTGAAATATTTATTATTTTGCTGATCAATAGCAAATTTTTTTCTTTCATTATTTATCGTATTATATGAATATAAAGTATCATAATTTTTATCATAATAAATTTTATCTTCAGTAATGTCTAGGAAATGTCTTATTTCTTCTTTCGCAATATCATTTAAATTTTCCCATTCTTCTAAATCAACTTTTATTATATTTCCATCTTCATCTTCCACTTCTTTTTCCGGGTCGAATTTAATATCAGTTCTTTGGCCATCTGTTCCTAATTTATAATAGTAACTAATATCTTCATTATAATCTATTTCATCATTTTCATCATAAAAATAACCTTTCACTTTAAATTTTGGTATAACTGAAAATTTAATATCAGTAGTGCCTCTTAATATATTTTTATACCCCAAATCAATTTTATTTTTATATTTATTTATAATCTCTATTGGAAATATATTCTTATCTTTAGTATATCCATATCTTCCTACAAAAGTAAGATATTCAAAATTTCTAATTGTAGCCATTCTATAACTATGATCAATTAAAAAGAACATCTTATTAGTATTTATAAAGATTAAATTAAACTTATTATTAATTAAAACAAGTCCCATATTTTGACCATTTCCAATAAAACATTTATTAAAATGATCTTGACCATTATATTTGTCATAACCGCAAGTGTAATTAAACCAAAGTATATCGTGTTCATTAATATTATAAATATTATTAAAATTAATTGGAAATGCGTCAATTTTTTCTTGAGAAGGATTATTATCTAAGTCACTAATTGTAATTTCAGTGCCATTTATTACGTTTAAATAAATTTTCGTAAGTTCATTTTCTGAATATAATGCTAAATTTTGTTCACTTGATTTTATTATACCTAAATTCATTATTGTTTTTACAAGAAGCTTGTGTAATAATGTTTTATCATTAAACATAACACCAGGTATAATAGAGTTTCCAATAGTAACTCTCGTTTCTTCATCTCCGGGAGGTGGAAGAACTATTTTATTAAGTTCAGATTGTAACCCATAAAGTCCATTAAAGATAAAATCTTTTATTTCCCATTTGTTATTAAAATTATTATATAATAATATTGTGCCGGCTTTATATGAAAAGTTTGCTATTTCTCTTCCATCGATAGTGTAATTTGTTCCTAATCTTTCATCAAGAGGAGTAGGACATTTTTGCATATCAATTACATTAGTAAGATTTGTATTTTCCGTTATTACGTAATAATAGTTTGCATCTAAAAATTCTGGAGCTGGCGGATATCCTATAATATAATCATTTTCACATTTAACACTTTTAGGAATCCATATTCCTTTATAACTAAACACTGAAGTTTGTTCAGGTTTAATTATTTCTACATCACCAATAAATCTATTATTATTTGCTATATTCTTAAATAAATCTAATTCAAAAAATCTTCTATTTAAGATATTTATATCTTCTTCATTCATTTTTGAAAGATCTTTAAATACTTGTTTTATTATAGAAAATTGAACAGTTGTAAATACTCTATTTAAGTAACCATCAAAATCAATATTTTTTTGAACTTCGTATTCTCCAAGATAAACTCTCATTATTGGTTTATGAATACTATAAATTGGATCATAAGCTCTTTCATCATTTACATCAAATTCTTTTACAAAATAAGTAGACCTCTCTATTTTAGATGGATCTAATCCTCGAGCTTTTAATTCTTCGTTGGTCATTGAACTTATATCAGTATTATCATACACATCATAATTCCAATAAGCCTTTGGTTCCATACTTTCATACTGAGCTTCCAAGTCTTTTTTTCTGAAAATATCATCACTCAATTTTCCAATTCCAATATCAACATAATATGGCATTGTTCTAGAATTCCAACCATAAGTTCTAAATGAAGAATCTATATTATTATCTCTAGTAGCTACTCCATTAGTATAAGTAAATGCATTTATATTTACTCCAATACTTACTTCATCTGAAGCCCTAGATATTTCTCCAACATAATTTTGGAAATAATCTAAGATTTCTTTTTTCATTATATATTCTCTACCACGATTAAAATTAAATATACCTTGAGGACTATTTAATTCTCGTTGTTTTAATCTATCTAATTCTTTGTAAGTTCTATGGGCTGTTAGTTCATAATATAGATTATTATTAGCATTTATAATTGATGGCATTACATAATTATCTGCCAAGTTAATATTTTTTGCATATAAATCAACCACATGCTCATTAAAAAATCTTGTATAATCAGTAGCTTTTTTAAGATTTTTCGTCAAGTTATCTTTAAATTTAGAAACATCAATAGTGCTATTTACAAATGTTAAAGATGGCCATTGTCCTTGTAATATATGTTTAATCATTGAACCGGAATCTATAACAGAATTTCTTGAAAGTTCTTTTCTATATTTAAAGAATTGTTTACTATTATCTTTAGCGAATATATTTAATTTACAGAGATAAGTTAAAACTATATCTACTGATGTATTTAATTTTTTATTTAATGTGATACAATTTTTTTCAGAGTTTATTTCCATTATAAATGTGTCATTTTCTATAGTCGGACCAATTACTTGATCTCCTGTAGATAAACTTTGCATTCTATACATTGATTCACTATCAATAAAACTTATAACATCTGAATCAGCCACGCATATACTTCTAATTTCTACTTTATGAGTTTGTCCAACTTCACCCATTATGTTATTTATTTTATCGTCAGGTAAAAATATTTCTAAAAATTGAGGTGTAGCATATGCGAATTTTCTTGGGTCAAAACTTCTATCAATAGCAATATAAATATCTCTATTAAGGGCTTTATATTTTAAAGTTGGTGAATAATCATAAATTTCTAAAAATTCTTTTTGTAAACATGAAAAATTTTCTTCTGGTACTGTATCAACATCTTTATCATTATTAATAATTGACACTGTATTAAGAGAACCCATGCTATACTCTTCAATTACACCTTCTTTTCCATAGTAAGCTTCATTTTTATAAATAACCATTTCATCATAATTATCTAAAGAAATAGATAATATATTTAAGAAATTGTCCCTATTTTCTAATATTGAATAAGAAGATTCTTTATCACTTGAAGTAGTCATGTAAATATTTTCTTGATTTAAAGGTTTTAATAAAAATCCTCTATTAGGTAAATAATCAGCTAATATGTTATCAGTTCTTAAAATATTATTATATATAAGTCTTTCCTCTGAAGTAAGGCCGCCTAAATTTCTATAATAACTTGTATTAAGGTCTGCTGCTAATTCTAACGCTAACCATTTAAAATAAACTGTATTATATTCTTCATAAATATCTATAATTTCATTGAGATTTTTTACTATTTCGTCTTCTTTAATAATTTGAGTTAAATTATTAAGTCTTGTATTAAATATAGATAATTTTTTAAATTTTTCTGGGGCAAGTTTTGAATAATTAGAGGCAATAATTTCTGCTAATCTCATAGATTCAGTGAAAGCAGATGCAGCCTTACCTAAAAAAGTTTTTATAAGATTTTGTAAATTTGTCGTTTCTGCAATTAATTCATTAAAATATGCTAATATAACTGGATTTGAATTTATTAAATCTTGATTGGTACTACCATTTCTAAAAGATGTAACTATATCAATTAAAACTCCAGGCTCATTAGAATAAGCATTTGTTCTATGTGTATCATTATTAAAAAATGGTATAATTATATTAAGTTGATTTTGAAATGATGTTCTAAAACTATTAAATCTTGAATTAAAACCATCTAAATTAAATTTTTCTGCTCTTATAAAATCCATTTCGGTAATTATTTTAACAATTACAGAAATAATTCTTTCAAGTAAAATTTTATTAACTTCAGAATCCTTTTCATCTGATAATCTTTTAAGAAGTTTATCATAATTATTTTTAACAATAGATATAAATTGGTCAAATGCAGAAATATCAGATGTTATATTTTCATCTATAAATCCTCTTATATTCAATCTTAAACTTTCAGTTATTTGTAGAAATTCTTCATCAATAAATTCTTTTTCACTGATTATATCATTTGAGAAAGTTATTATTTCCTCTGATATTTCTAATATTGGATTAAGTAAATTTATATTTAAATTTTTAAGTAATTCTTTATCATTTTCAAAAGAAATTTTAATTTCTTTAAATTTATCTGTTTCATCTAATATAGAAGTTAACCTTAAATTTCTTAAAGTTATAGACATTCTTTCTAATATTCTATTTATTTGATTTAAGTCTGACCCGGTATATTCGTGTAAAAATCTATTTGATGCAGTTACAAAAGTTCCATAAAATTTTTGAAGTTCTACAAGTTGTTTATCTCTTATTGCCTCTGTTGACAAACTTACGCCTAAAAATTCATTATAAAGTGTTTCTAAGCCTCTTTGTCTAATTCTTAAAGATTGATATATATCTAAGTCTCTTGAGAATATGTTTTGTATTCTTTGTAAACTTGATGTAGAATTCGTATTATATGTAGTTATATCAGATAAAATGCCATTATAAATTGGAATAAGTAACTTAAAATTAGTGTCACAATTATTCCACGCGGCATAATGATCTACATATTTTGGACTTCCAACTCTCCCTGTAGTTCCACTTCTAAATAAACTTACAAGATCTTTAAATTTTTGTGTAGCTAATCCAGAAAAATCTGAATAAATAGCATCTAACATCATACTGTCTTTAACACGTGGAATAGCGTCTATATAAAAAATAAAATTATTTAAGTTATACATTGATCTGTTATCTGGACCACCAAAATTATCTTCTACGAGCGGCTCAAATTTTCCAAAGAAAACTACTTTTTTACCAACATAATCAGGACTATTATTTTTTCCGAATTCCATAACTAGACCATAATGTTCAGCTAATTTTCTACCTGGCGTTCCAACTGGTTCATCTGTAGAATTATCAATAAGTGCTCTCATTCTATTAAAATCTATTTTTACGATATTATTGATTTTAACTTTTAATTCTCCACTTCCAATTCCAACTATTTCCGAAGCAAATAATTCACTATTTTTAGTGTAAGATATTATATTTCGTTCATTAACATATCCATCATCAGGAATTGAAATTGGTCCATATTCTATAACTCTATGTTCCGGAACTCCAGTTTCTTGATCATATTCAATTGTTTTTATATTTATATTTAATTCATCTTGATATAAAGTTAAAAATTGATTTGCTGACATATATAAAGTTCCATCTTGATATGGATTTAAAGTAAATTTTCCTTCTTTAATATTTGAAGATTTTAAGAATTCTTTATAAATTGTTGTTAACGCATTTGGTTCACCTACAGCGTCATTAAAAAATTTATCTGTAAAAGTAGTATTTTTTATTAAGTTTTCTAAGCTATCTGTAATTCTGAAACTCATAAAAATTGGATTTAAATTTTTATCAATTTTTACTTTAGTTATTAAATCAATAATAGGATCTGTAATACTTTCTGTTTTATTTAATTCAAGTCCAGAAGGTTTTTCTAAATATTCTAAATCAATTCTAACTTTATAAGCATTTTCTTTAATAATATAATTTATATATGATGAGATAGTTTCAGCTTGTCCATTTTCATTTATGGTATTAAGATAAATTTTTTGTCCTGCATAAAAGTCATTAAACATCGTAGTTGGTGTTCTATGAGGATATCTGCTAATTGGATATTCATATAAATCATTGAGTGAAAATGGAGTTGGATATGCAGTTCCGTGAACTTTAACCGGCGGCTGATATTCATTTAAATAATCATAAGAAGAATTATCCCAGTCAATTAAGCGAAATTGTTTTCTAAATAAATTATGAAATTGATTTACTGATCTATCATCTATAGTATCTGGTTTTGGGTCTAAATCACTAAACCATCTAAGTTTTTTACTAGCATTTAAATTTTTTATTACATTATTTTCTCTTTCATATGGAAGAATTGGAAGATATTGCGCGACTGGATGAACAGCGACATGCTGAAAAATTTCACTTCCAAATTGTAAATAACCAGATTTTGCGCCATATAATTTTCTTCTAAATGCGTGATTAGTAAGATTTCTTACTTTCATTTTAAGAGCTTCTTCTTGATTAGCTCTCGTTTCTTCGTCCATATCTTCTAAATCAGAATTAAGTTCTGTTACTATCCAATCAAAGAAAAGACAATCTGGGTTATAGTGTATAAGAGAACCTGCATGAATTATTTCATCATTTATTTCATTAGTTGTTAAAATTTCTGTATAGTCTGGATGGTCGGGATATAAAACGTTAAGATATCTATAACCTTCATGAAGCATAAAATCTATTTCAGGCAATAAACAACCTTGAATTTCAATTCTATGATATTCTGGATTTATTAGTTCTATACCATTTTTAGTGTAATTATAATACGGCACAGGTCCATAATCTTTTGCTCTAACACCGTTCACATATTTAGTAATAGATGGAACTATAACAATACCATCTTCATCAAAATATTCTACTCCATCTTCTGTTCCATAAAGAGGATCTTTGGGATCTTTGGGGGCGATATAATATTCTTGGTCATATGAAATGCTTGATGATCCTAAAAACCATTTCCACATGTCATTTTTCATTTTAGAATGCACCATATCATATAAGTCAATAGGTGGCATTTCATTGTTAGAGTGAACTCTTTTATTGGCTACAAATTCATCACTTGATGTGAAATTATTTAAATTCTTTTTATAATATCGTTCGTTTGGAGCAAAATATTCCATAATAATTAGTTAAGAATAGAAAGGACCGAATTTAGATGATTTTTAAATCAATATGACCAGCATCTCTGGAAAAATGGGCGTCTTGAATAGCGATTCTAAGATTCCGCGAATTATCAAAATAATTCTCTGATAATTCACATCTTATATTAGTGTGTGTAATTCTTTTAGCTGTATCAACTATTCTATTTAGCATATATTCACAATTATACATTAATCTAGCGTCTTTTCTCTGAAAATATAAATGAGGAATAATGTATAATTCAAAGATTATCTCAAACGTTTCTAACATGTCATTAATAAAATCTCTTTTAGGAGGCAATTCCATAATATCTTCAAAGCCTCTGCAAATATTTCTATATTCTAATTCCGATAACATATTAGTATATTAACTATTTAATATGGAAGAAATAATTACAACCAACGAAATTGTTGCAGTCGAGACTATTAAAGAACTCGCTAATTTAGATAAAGAAGAACATTCTTCAGTTAAACTTATAGAAGATTCGCTTGCTGGATTTTTGGGTAAAACTTTTCAAATGGCTATTGATGAAGATGATTATCAAAAACAGATTAAAGACGCTATAATAGCGAAGTTACCAGATATGAAACCATCTGAATTAATTGCTTTGGCGACTAGCGCATCAACTAATAAAAATGATCTCATATCTAAACTTGTAACTCCAACGATGCAGCTTTTAACTGCTGCCCAACAAAATGAATTATCATTAAGACAGCAGGAAAAGCAGCCAGTATTATCACAAACTAATATTCGTGAAATAAATCATGCAGCCCCTGGAGAGATACTCCAAGGACTGCAAGCACTTTTTCATGTAGCAACTACACTTAAACAAAAAGACGATTTTATAGAGACGGTGTCCTAATACTACCAGATGATGGCATGCGCGGCATGCTTGATTTTGCTTGACTCATCATTGAACTCATATTTGGCATAGATGAACTTTGTCCATCTTGTTGTTTCTTTTGTTCTTCGTTTTCTTTTTCAATTACGCCTTTCTTTGCATTCCATAAGCCTATCAATATATGAGTAGGCATTTTCATCATTTCATTATAACCAAAGCCACAATCCCTAGACAAGAGAAATAGTAGTCTTAGTAGTTCCTGTGTCTCTAATGGCCGTGAGTAAATCAATGAGTTGAAAGGTATATTTCCGTGTAACGACTTTTTCTAAAATGGGGTCGCGTACGGTTATATCCTCCTTATACCCAAATTGTAATTCACTAAATTTATCTTGAACCATCTTAAATGTAGTATAGTCCAATCTTGCATCTTTTGCTAATTGTAATTTCCTTTCTAAAGTCCAACCTGAAACATCTTCTCCGTCAAACTCAGCAAGATATAAAGCTTTAGAAGCTGTAATGCTAAACAAAGATTTTTCCGTTTCAAATTCTTTAAATTTATCATATTCAGTTTTGGGCACTTGAGGAATAGAAGCAAGATTTACGTTCTCACCATTCTGTAATTTTTCTTCCATTTCTCTTCTAAATTTAATCATTTCTGCAATTCTTGCGAATTTTCTATCTTCTTCTTTGTAAATAGAATCTATAAAAAACTTAAGCGTGATAAAATCACCAAATTTTGGAAGCGTAAATACTGCGCTGAAGTTCTTACCGGCAAAATCCCTATTTATTTTAGCTCTAACTTTAAAATCATCTGGAAGTTCGTGGAATTCTAATTTAGATATATCAATATCAAAAGTTGGTTTCCAAACTTTAGTTTTAAGAGCTCTTTCTCTTTCTCTGAATTCATCTGAATCAGGCCCACCATGTTGAGCCTTTAAGAAATCCCAATCTTCCTCAGTTAAAATCCATTCTTGATTTGGGAATATTGTCGTATAAAAAGTTTCATAGAGTAAAAGCAATAATTCTATTACTTCTTTTTCGTGAAAGTTTTTAACAGATAATGCAGGATCATTACTTGGATTAAAAATTAAACTGTCTAAGACTTTAATAAGCTTAATTGGAACATCTTCTTGATCTGATAATCCTAGATTCATTAAATCTTCTGGACTAAAGTTTCTAATATAGAATTTTGAGGGAGCTCCAATTTTTCCTTTAGTTGATAAAACAACTTCTATATATCCTTCCGGCGCCGACATTTTATCTTCAAATTCTTGTCTAGCTCTACTTAACTTTTTTTCTAAGTTAGGATTGGTGCCTTCTCCACCAATTTCGTTAAATTCTGCCATTTTTTACTCCTTGTAATTTTAGAATTATAATTTTGTTCATAGAAATCTTTTAAATCTTTGATATTCATACCGTAAGAAAAATATGCGAACATAAGATCATTAACAGGTATTTTTTCTTCAAGACTTCTTCTTATGTAATATCTTGAAATGTTTAACATCTTCGCTGCGACACTCTCATTAATAAAAACTTTCTCACTTCCGAGTTCTATAATTTGAGTTCTTATTCTATTTGTCATCTTATACCTCTTAAAGCATTTCCAACAATATCTGACTTATTTACAGAAAAACTTCCAACATTTATATCATTTTTTGGTTTTTCATTAATAAATATACCTACATTATTAAGGTCTTCTTTCCAATGAATATTTGAACAACTATCCATTTTTTCTAAACCCTTTTTTATAGCTTTTTCAAAAGTTAAAATAAACTCTTGTTTATAAAAACCCATTGTGTAAAGTTTTCTTTTCTTTTCCTTAAATTGATTAGACTTAAAATATCCACCATATCCTCCTGGAATTATATTTAATAATAATGGGTCATTTTTTTCAAGCAAAGGACTAATATATTTCTCCTCTAATTTTCCTAATTCATATCTTGAATAAGCCCATTCTAAAATTTCTATTGATAATAATGATTTATCGAACCAATATTGAATACACTTACCTGACCCAAAATATTTTGGATCAAAACATGAACTTTTATGTAAACCAATATAATATGGAATTCCTATTCTATCATAAGCATTTTCTGGAAAAGTAGTTTTATAAATATATCCATAAGGTGATTTCATATTATTTAGTTACATTTGTAAAAATCTTAAATTTCTATGAAGATTTACAATTATTTACAATAAAAATCTTATACTTTCCTTATTGTAAATTACTAAATAAAATAAGGAGAATAAATTATGCAAGCAATGACGCATGTTAAGTTTCCTGGACCTCCAGGATTTCATTTGCCAGGACATGGCGACCCAATAAAAGACCCAAACGATTTAGATGCTTCTAATAATAAAAAACCACCAAAACATAATGGTGCGGAAGAGATTAGACACTTAAATCAATATATGGGTTATTTTACAACACCAGAAGGAGATGTTCCTGTATCAGTAGTAGCTGACTCAATTAAAGAAGCAGCGAAAATATTACAAATGCCTGGCGTATATGGTGAAGACACAACTGAGCCATCAACAATTAAATTAGTGAAAGGAAGAATTGCAGTTTCCGTTCCAGTTAGAATGTCTGGATTTAGAGTTAGAATTAATCCAAAAGGCGCGGAGGAATCAGGCGCATATGCAACACCTGCCCATGCAGACGTAAAAAATGGCACTGAAGTTATTTTTACAGCCCACGAACCATTCGCTTGGAAATTTAGAGGTTGGTATAAAAATGGACAATTACTTTCAACAGCAAAGGTTTCAACAATTGAAGTTTATGACCCGTATTCTTCACTCATTGAATATGAAGCAAGATATGATTTTGACCCACAATTAAGAAACGGAAGATATCTCGAACTCGGACACGGTTGGTATTTTGATTTTAAATTTGATGGATGGGCAGCTGATGATATGGGCAATCCATTTAAAGGCAAAGTAGTAACTTATATGAATTACTCACCTGGCCTTTATTATGATCCAAAAACAATTCCAGTTCCGGGCGGCGCGCCTCACGAAAATCCGCCGCCAAGATCAGAATGGCTTCCAACAGCTGATTATCATTACGTAATTAATGATTATGTAGTAATGGAAGATGGTAGATCAAGACTTACACTTATTGCTAATCCTTCAATGGTACAAGATCCAGTTGGATGTGGAATGACTTTAATTCTTACACCATCTGCAATTGGATTTAACCTAGCGGTCGAGCATATTCAAGTAGATAATCCATTTGGTATAATTGCTGGACAACAACTCGCTCTTAAATGGGTTGGAGATCACAACAAGTTAATGAATAACTTATAATTTACAAGCCCGGGTAACACCGGGCTTTTTATTTACTAATTATTATGTCAAAAGATATGCATTCATATTTAATACAATGTGACCCAGATACGATATACCAGCACTGGCAATCAATGGGAAATGTTGTCGTTAATAAAAATACAAAATATTACGCAAAAGATTCTGTAATTAGAATCGACTGTTCTAATGGTGATTGGAGATCTCCAGCGCCTTTGCATAATCACTTTATTTATGTCGCTCACAACTATATCGTCGATAATCATTTAAGAATGCCAGTTGATTGGTCTATAATGCAAATTGACGACGTAAGAGGACAATACACCGCTATAGAAGGAGTAATGGTTCCTTACTTCGTAGTATTGCCGGCTAAATGGCTAGCTTCTTTTATGCCTGATCCTAACTTTATTCCATTCAGTAATAATGAAATAACAGTTGATAATGGCTGTATAAATATTGATGATGATGAATTGGAGACAATACTTACAGCAGTTGGTTTTCCATTTATTACTTTCGCTGATTCTGAACTTGCAAAAAATGAAATTATAAAATACTGTATTAAACCGGCAATGCAAAGATATTTCACATTCAGACCAATCATAGAAGAACAAGCTGGTATTCATATAGCTCGAGGAGCTCAGTTTAGCGTGCCTTATCCAATAGACGCATATATGTGCGTTCCATATTATACTGTTCCCGGAGGAAGTGCGGGATTTGGAGGAACATCAGGTTCACCATTCGCGTTCCACAATGAACAAGTCATGATGGGCGGCATGTCTATGGGTGGAATGGGTGGAGGAAGATTCGGACGTGGTGTTAGATATCACGGAAAGCAAGTTCCAGGATTTGTTGGATTAGACAATAAAAATGCGATGATTGACCAAATGCTTGCTAATCAGGGATTTCTTAATTTCTTTAGAAGAGAAAAATATAGTCGCAGAAAAATTGACGGTAAATGGTATGCTGAAGGATTTAGCTCTATTGGCGGAAATCTCAATTTTAAATGGTTAAAAACTAGCCGGAATTGGGATGATGTGAAATTTGAAGATCTTGAAACTATAGCAAGACCAATGGCAAGAATTGAAGTATTAAATAACTTTGCTATGATTAGAAGCTTAATTAAACAAGATATAGCGGGACAACTTGACCCAACAGTATTACAAAACAGAGCTGAAAAACTTGAAGAAAAAGTTACTGCAATCATTAACAGCATCGGAATTACTGGCGTGCTTGCAATGGGTCGCGGTGGCGGGAATTAGAGTTAATATATTACTATGTCTATGTCTTATGTAAAACGCAAAAATAAAGCGATTAAAAATGCTAAAGAATTAGGTATCGTTTTTAACGAAGATGCCATAAACTCAGTAAGTATGTCAACATTAGAATTAGCTAATAAATTAACAAAAAAACATGGTCCAACTATTTATGCTAATATGGAAAAAAGAAGACAAGCTCAAGCATTAGGAATAGACACATCGTTGATGTCGGCTGAAGATATTGATAAGGCTTTAGTTAATTTAAAATAAATTATGTTATACACGTGGCGAGATATACCTACATTATCTCAATATTATCTTGAACAATACGCAAAAAATCTCAATGGAAATTCTCAAGAATTATTAGACTTAGTTGCTGAAATTGGACAACAAATGTATGATGAAATTTATAAAGAAATTGATGAAGAATTAAAATATGAATTAGAAAATGATAGACATGAAATTCATTCTAATGGTTATGATGAAGGATATAATGACGCGAAAAATGTAGATGAGGATGAATTAATAGAACGGGCAAAAAGAATGGCTAAAGAAGATGCCGAAAGAGAATTGCGAAATAAATTAAAATATAATTATATTTATAAAAGTACTGCGAAAGAAATAGTTGGGACTGCCTTTGAAAAAGGTTATGAAAGAGGTTACAAAGTAGGTGTAAATTGGAATACGCCTGAGTTTAAAAACGTAACAGATGATATGAAAAAATCTTCATTAGAAGATGATATAGAAAAAATAAAATATTTCATTTACAAGGAAGAGTCTGATTTTAGAAATATTGACGAACCTATAGATGACATACCATTTTAAGGAGAATTATGAAAACTTTAACGAATGATGAATTTAAGATTTGGGTAAATGGCGGCAACATCGATGAGAAAATATATTTTGTAGTTATTAAAACTGCGTCTTGTCCAAAATGTGAGATATTAAAGAACAATGCTGAAAAAGCTTTTGGTGAGTTAAAAAACAACGTTGGTTGGTTTGTTTTCGGTCCACAAGCTGTTAACGTAGCAGATATCTTCGCAAACTTAAATATTACAAGCGCGCCCGCTTTAATCTATCGTTGTCAAGTAGAAGGACAGTGGAGAGTAAATACGATATATTGGTCTGATGCTGATTATACAGATCTTCGATGCATAATGGATGCTATTAAAGACAATGATCAATCATTCTTTGACTTTAATGAGTTTGATGAATATATAGGCACAAGTGAAACTGCTGATTTAGGAATGAATAGATTACTACATTTAATCCATGGTGAAATTGATCCTGATAAACTAAGAGATCGTCGGGCTTTTAAGAAAAATATAACTATTTAATAAGGAGATAAATATGGTACTAAGAGAAGTGAATGGAGAAAACGAAAGATTAAATAGTAATAATGTGCAAGCTACCTTGGCTCCACAGAGATTAGTCGAAGTAAAAAATGCGGGAGCAATATCACAAATGAGCCGCGAAGAAGTAGACGCATTAAAAGAAAGAAATGATATCCGTATTCATGATGAAGGCGACAAAGCGACAGTTTTAAATCGACTTCGATAACGAAATAAAAAACTAAGTTAATATATAATAAGGAAAAGATATGTAGGACACATATCTTTTTCGTGTTTTAAAGGAGCGATATATTGACTTACGACAGAATACTTTTAGATTCAGCAAACTTATTTTATAGATTAAAAAAGAACTTAAGAACTTCATTAGAAATAGTGAAGAGAATGATCAATTACACAGAAGGCGAAATTAAATCACGTCTCAAAAAAGACGGCATCGTTTATATCTTATTTGATCCAGTTTCATATTCAGATTTAGGAGAATCAAAAAACTTCTATTTTTCTATCAATGAACGAAAAAAGATATTATCAGATTACAAAGCTAACCGTATATATTCTAATCTCTATTTAGAAACTATAGAATTATATAGAAAATATTATATTTATAGAGGAGATCAAATCAAGCTTATCTATTCAGATGAGCATGAAGCAGATGATTATGTTGAGCCTCTTATTAAATCTTTTAATGGAGAAAAATCAGTCGCAATCGTGACAACAGATTATGACTTAGCAGGTTACATGTCTGATAAGCCTAAAATCCACATGATCAATGAGGGGTGGGACAAACCATTCACATCAGCTGACTTTGAAAAATTATTTCAATTTAAACCCACTCCAGGCGCTAACATATTATATAAATCTTTATTTGGTGACAAAAGCGATAATATAGTTGGCGCAATATTTATGAAAAAAGCTAAATTTAATATGAACGTTAAATTATTATGCAGAGATTATTTGAAATATGTAGCTGATAATAATTTAACTATTGACGAAATAACGAAAGAGTTTAAGACAGGTAATTTTCAAGAGTCAACCAAAAGACAAACGAAGACTCCTTTTGATGCGCTGTTCTTAGCTCTGTCTATTGTAGACTTAAAAGTTCCAATAATGGAAAAATTATATACGAATATTAGAGTAATTAGGTCGTCATTAACAGATAAAACTATTGAGCCATTTATTCACTGTAATGCTGAAAATGCAACAATAAATGATGTGATTCATAAGGCGATATTTGGCCAGCCATTTTCTAATACTTTTGGCAAAGTAAAGTAAGTTTTAAAATTCCGTCTTTTAAACTTATTATTATGACGGAATTAAATCTATATACATCTAATATAAAATTATATAATAATGACAGTTTATCATTACTTAAAAATATTGCAGACTGTTCAATAAACTGCATAATAGCAGACCCGCCGTATGGCATAAAATTCAATAATAAGTTCCACAATAAAAATGAATCTGATTGGGACACGTTCAGAACAAGTAAAGATTTTATAAATTTTACTACTGAATGGCTTAATGAAGCTTATAGAGTTCTTAGTCCAACTGGAACTCTTTGGATATTTTTTGGGCCGACCCGAATTCATGAAATGTTTGAAGCGATTGCTGCTACACAATTTATTAATCATCTTGAAAACTGGGCAGTATATGCAAGAGAGTCGGGCAGGGGAACAACTAAGAAACTTAAGTCATTAAGAGAAGACATATTTCACTTAACTAAAGACCCAAAAAATTACACTTGGAATTCAGCTGAATATCTTAGAAAAGTAATTGCGCCTTACAAGATGGCTGGCGGAATAAAACGAGGTTGGGATTATGGCCCTGATGGAAAAACACCATTACGATTTACGTCTCTTGGAAATATAATGGCATTTTCAAGTGAGTGTCAATTTGAAGAAACTTCTGCTAAAAAGGGAACTGTATGTGATATCGCTTCAGGCCTGCCGCTTAAATTTGATGGTTATCCTTCTGATGTCACATTTTTCGTAAACCCAAGTTACAACAATAAATTTGACAAACAACAGCACAGCTGCCAAAAACCTATTTTATTATTATCAATGTTAACGATGATTTCTTCTTTAGAGGGGGAGCAAATTCTTGATCCATTTATGGGAAGTGGAAGCAGCGCAATCGCATCAATACTTTGTAATAGAAATTATATTGGAATTGAAAGGGAAAAAGAAACTTTTAAATCAGCGACAAAATGGATAAAAGAATTTCCATACGAAACTGCTGAAAAATATATTAAGGGACATATTAGTTCTAATGAGAAGGGTTTTAAATTTGGACAGGAAAATAGAATAGTTTGTTCTAAAAATTAAACGTCATTTTCATCTAGAAGATCGTCGTAATTATCTTCTACAAGTATTTGCGCATCGTTTTCTTCTTCTTCAAAAAGGTCATCATCAAATAAATCTTCTTTATCTGCAAGAAAATCTAAATCATCAATTAAATTCAATACAGAGTTGTAAACAAATTTGAATGCTTTCGTTTTATCAAAAGAATCTTCATTCATTCCTTCTGCTTGATTTTTAATAGCGAGAAGTTTTGTTCGCATTTCTTCAATATCTATTTTTTTTCTTTTCATGTTAAATCTTGAAATTCGTTTTTTCGTGGTAAATCATTCCACGCTTCTTCAGCTGCCTTCTGATCTACATGATCACAATGAGCATCAATTCTCCCACCATTCATTTGAGGGCCCGTCATTAAACATTTATTACATTGAATGTAAACATACGCATTTCGTAAATCTTCACTTCCACAATTTGGACATTCTTTTAATTGCATATTCCCTGCCTTTCTCCCCACTCAATTTCCGTTTCGTTGGGGAATTTTTTCCTGTAAAATATGTTTTGAGCGGCTTCAAGAATTTCGTCTAAAAAGTGCTCGATGTCATCTTCTCCAAAACCAACATCTGGCATTGATTCTTGAATTAAGATTGATAATTTTGACTGCATTTTTCTTTCAAGAATTTCTATTCTCTGTTTATTAATCATCGTCTTCCTCATCAAATTCTAATCCAAACTCTTCATTGATTTTCATCAATTCAGTTTCGAGCACTGCAATCAAATTTTCATAATCAGAAGATCTTGCTCTTTTACAAACTTCATCTGAATACACTCTTGAGCGATTTGCATTATTCATTGCTCTTGTCGTATATGCAAGTAAATTGAAAGCATTCCCATCTTGACCAGCAAGAGTATAAGCTTTTGTAATTCTCATTAAGTCCTCACAATTAAATTTGATTTTTTCAAATTAAAATTATTTTTATCTTCTTTCCAAACTCTTTGATTTGAAGCTAAAATTGCTTTGTTATAAGTTTCATATAAATAACGATACGGTGAAGTTGTATCAGTTTTCTGACCTTTATAAGTTGCGTTTTCTGCTAATCGGAGTTGTGGCTTAGTTGTATAACCTGTTTTCTTATTATGATAGGGCGCTTGGAATTTTAAGAATTGGGGAAGTCCACGCGTAACCATATCATCAATATTACCTTGAATAGTAAATGAATGTTGTGGATATTTTCCAGGTGTAAATAATGCTTCATTATCATTAAGTTTTATAAATGAATTTTGCATATTATTTCCTCTGTAAAAGTGCAATTATTACTGCCGCGATTCCTATTACAAGGAAGAACGCAAAAATTAATCCAATAAAACCTAGAACCAACGCAGCGCCAATCCAAAGCGGTGAAGTTACCCACCACCATGACCAAGAAATTGCGCCAGTGAGTTTTAATATGAGAAATATACAGAATAGGATAAAACAAGGTGAGCCGATGTTTATCGCATATTCCTTTTTAACTGTAATCTTCGGTGTTTTATTCATAATAATATATAAGAATAAATTAACTAACGTTCAAATTAAGATTGATCACCTATACAATTCATTACTTTGCGTTTTCCGTGTTTAGAAACGGCGTCTTTTAAATCTTTCTCGCTCATTCCGTATTTACTGAGAAGTTTTAATGCTCTATTCATGAACCAATTGATATCAACTAATTTTTGTCCATATTCATCAGCAAGTTTATTGTATTTTGGGAAATCTTCTTCAATCCACCAAAGTAATACGTTTGCGGCGTCTGTTCCTTTTAGATGAGGTTTCCAAAATTTATCATCTTGGAAGGCTGCTTCAAATTTATCTATAAATGATTTAGAATCTTTAACTTCTTGTTTAATACCTTTCTCATCTTTACCAGCAGTTTGTTCTACAGTTTCTGTGGCATAATCTTTTAAGTAACTAGCTACTTTGTCATTGCCAAAATATTGCATCGCTGTCATTAATTCTTTTCCGGCGATGTTATATTTTTCCATTATTTCCTGGGCATTTTGTAATAATGCCGCAACACTATTTCGCGCTATGCCAAATTTTTGCGCCATTTGTGGAAATGCTGCTGCTGAATTATTTATCGTTTCGTGAAATACATCAGCAACAGTAACATTTTTAGTTCCTTTTTTAAGTGCAGGATCTTTTGTGAATTGTTTCCATTTAGATAAAAACTTTTCAGCATTTATTTTATCATCGACGTCATCAAAAGTGGAGTCATGATATCCTCCTCCGCCAGATGAAGTATCATCACCATCTGGATTCCAAGATAATTCTTTATCTCTTTCAGCCCAAGATGGATCATAATTATTGACTTTTACTTCTTTATTTTCTATTGCTCCGCCTGACAATTCTCTGCCGGTCATTCCACCAGCCATTTTTGTCACATTAGAATTTCTAGCTGCGTTAAATAATTTACTAGCATATAATTTAGCAAATGCGCCATATAAATTACCTTTATTTTGTTCTATTTTAAATGCATCAATAACAGAAACAGTATCAGCTCTCGTTTTACCTTCTAATTCAGCTTCCCAAGAAGTGTTATAACCTTCGTTGAACTCATCAAATCCTTCAACCAACACGAACCAAGCTATTTCTAACCAATCATCCCAAGCATTTTCATTATTTATTCGATAACTTTTTATTTGACTATTTGAACCCATGAAGTTTTTATCAAATACATTGTAAATAGTCCCACCCATTTGAACGAATAAAAATTCTAAAGCTGTTTTATCTTTTTTCTTTGCTGCTTTTATTACATCTTCAGCAGATCTATTAGCCCATTTTTTTAAAGAATATTGGTCCACTACACTAGCCACATCAAAGTTTACGCGGCCTTCTTTTAATCTATTTTTTCTTAATTTATCTCTAATCTGGAGGATCATTGACTTCATTATTTCATTCATAATAGTTAGTTTACAATAACTAATTATTATGAATAGTTTCTATAATGACTTAATCAATAACAATACTTTAGCGCCTCTTCAAGAGGAACAGCTAAAAGAATATTACAATCCAACAAGTTTAGGTGAGCATGACATAAAGATATTACAATCTATATCACATTCATCAATTCGTGCTATTGAAACGACAATCGGAGCCTTAACTCACTTAGCTTCTAATCTTAAGATTTACAAAGATTGTATGATCGCTTCAATTAACTTACAAGCTGAAAGCGCGGACATTGCGACAAAATACACAAAAGAAATACCACAACAAAGCAACATATTACCCGGCATCGTTTCAGCCCCACAATCATTTGATTTATCTGCAATTAGAACTGATAATGAAAGGATGATGAAAATTAAGAAAGATAAGGATAAGATCCAACAGCAAAAAGACACTTATTTAAGAGTGGCTAAAGAAGACGTTAGATTATTTTTATCAGCTTGGAAAAAATTAAATATTAGCAATGCTGCCTTTGACGAGTTCATTGATAGCTTAAATAAACAGATAACAGATGGGGGTTATTAATGAGAACGTTTAAACAAATATTAAGAGAAGCAGTAGATTATAAAGATGCAGAAGGTTTTGATATAGATAAACCTTACGTTATTGATAATGAGGGAAATAGGGGAAATATAACTTTTGATGCGAATGATTATTTTGAGGCTGATGAAGATTCTCAATTCTATGAAGATGATGATGTTATGTTTGGAAATCAAAAAACTGAAAAGTTTAGAATGGAACACGATGATTTAGATTCAGATTACTGGATGCAGTGCGGTCTTTGGGAACAATTACCTGAAAGTGATGAAGCTGTTTTTGAAGCATTTATTGACGGTGAAATTGATCAAGAAGAAGCTACTAAAATTCTTGTATTTTCATATCACTGGGAATTAGAAGATGCTGAAAGAGAATTAAATGGTGGCGGTGACGCTCTTGGTGACAATTATATAAATCATATTAAAGGAAATAGATCACAACAAGCTACTTGGAAAGCTGCGGGCTTAGATGATGATTCTATTGGAGATGGTTCTCAATTTGATGATGATATTTATGAAGATGAAGATGACGACTATGATGATGGAACACAATTTGATCCAAACCCAAGAAGTCCAGCAAAATATGATTTGATGGACGACGCGATGGACATTGACGATATGGAAGATGACTTTTATGATGACGAAGAAGATTATGATATAGGTTCACTTGACAGTGGAGATGGTTGGGATGAATATGACGATGACGATGACGATGATGAAGACTGGGACGACTAATGGCGATATTTAAGTGTGAGGGTTGTAAAAAATCTGAATCCTTTTGTGAAAATGTATGTTCAGAATTAGATGGTTGGACTTGTGATATTTGTGAAGATGATTTTCAAGCTCATGAAAATGACGTTCCATCTATAGGCGATAAAGTTTTTTGCAGTGAAGAATGCTATGAAAAAGGCGTATATAAATATAAATTAGGAGAAAATATGAATAAAGAATCAATGTTCAATGAAATATATAAAGATTCTCTAAGAGAGGGATTTTTTAAAGACGCGGCTGCGAGTATTGCGCAAGAACTTCCATTTGATAAGCCTAAACAATGGGCGAAAAAACATTGGAAATCTGCTTATCCAGAAGAATATGCAAAATTTGAAGCTGATAAAAAAGAAAAAGATAGATTAGAAAGAGAAGCAAAAGAAGCTGAATATGCTGCGCTAGAATTGAAAAGACGTGATGAATATGAAACAAAATATCCAGGTAAAAAAGAAGAAAGACTTAGAGATGAAAAAATCAAAGAATTTTTAAAAAGTGGAACTTGGGATGGTTACTTAGGATATAATAAGCCTAATGATTGGAAAGCTTATTTAGATGATCATTGGAAAGATCTTAAAGATGAATTTAATCTATCAAGTGAAAAAGCTGTTAAATCAGCATTTGTACGTTTTATGAAAGAAACTGGTCAAATTTCATCACAAATACATGCAACAGCTTGGAAAGCAATTGCGAATAAAGAACCTTTATATAAAGGCAAGAAACGAGTTAAAATAAATGATTATTTAACAGGTGAAGAGCCAACAACATTATCAGAATCATTTGCATCAATTTACAGGAGAAGCAATGGATAAACAATTTTTAATTCATAGACAAACTATTGGTATATTGGGAATTATATTGCCATTCGCATGTTTATTTTTTGGTATGTTAGATCCGGCAGCAACAGGCGGGTGGTTTCACAGTATGTCAGCTACATATTTTACTAATGCGAGAGATATTTTCGTAGCAGTATTAATGATGGCAGGCGCTTTTATAATTACTTATTCAGGTTATGACTGGAAAGACAGACTTGTAAATATATCTGCTGGTATTATGGCATTTGGAATCGCATTATTTCCAACAGCACCAAGCGGGTTAGAAATTGCTAAGATTGGATTGTTTTCCGTTCCTGTTGGTATATCTGCTGTATTGCATACTATTTGTGCCGTATTATTTTTTGGATTACTCGCGTTAAACATACTTTGGTTATTTACTAAAGGCGAATCGGGAACTCCTAAAAAGAAACTTAGAAACTTAATTTATATGATATGTGGTTGGGGGATTGTGGGATCATTCGCACTAACTGCTATTGGACTTATATTTAACTTCCACGATATGTGGATTTGGATTATGGAAGCAGTAATGCTTATTTTATTTGGTGGAGCGTGGTTAACAAAAGGAAAAGCTATTAAGATATTGAATGATATCTAACTATCTATTATTAAAGGAGCGTTGAGGCATAATGAAAATTCGAGAACTTTTTAAGAACAAAAAAACAGCTCTAATATCAGTCGTGGGGATTGTATTAGTAATATTGTTTTGTATATGTTTAACTATAATGTATAACATAATGACTATTGAGAAGGATTCTAATTTTGCTGTGCACCAGATATTACAAAATAAATGGTCATACACCGAATCCTTTATGAGAAAACTGTTGATTGAAAATGCAGAATTAGCGGAGAATTTAGCTGACCAAATTATTTTAGATGCAAGAAGATTCTCAGATGAACAATTAACACATTATCTTAATACGATAAACTTAGCTGATGAAAATGCATTTAGACCTCTAATTGAAGACGTAATAAAAGGAGTATATTTTAGAGATATACCAGCAGATTGGAATGATCCTTTCGTAATGATAATCGGAAAAAACAGAGAAGAAGATTCTTTTATTCTAACGGATTTTTCTGAAAATTGTTCAATTGAAGATTATGCTTCTGAAGGTGAAATCGTAAGATATATGGAAGACGAATACAGATTACATGCAGACCCTGTTTTAGCAAGACATGCATTTAATAATATAATGGATTTTAAATCTGGAGAAATTTGGGAAGGCGTAAATTTCTTCCAATTTTTGGACTGGTTACCCAGTGCAGCGAGATTTGAATCCTATGACTACAGAGGATTAAGAAAAGCGTTCTTTGATAATGATGGTGATTTAAGAAAAACTTTTGGAGCCATTGAAATTTTGACTCCATATTATATTTATAGAGACAGAGATATTGTAGGGAATCCTAGAATCGTTAATAGACAAATATCAGATACAAGAATTATTGTTGTTGTAAGCGCATTTAATCCTTATGATATAATGGTACGAGATTATGATTTCAATGCAAGGACGCGACAATATTTACAATCAATCGAAAATATCAGACTCGAACATCAAAAATCAAAAACCTTCTTATTGAAACTTAATCTTCTTTTACTCGTCATTGATATACTTGGAATCGCCCTAATTTATGCAGTTTTAATCAATTTACGAAAGAAGAGCGGACAACAATAAGGAGTGTGATTTAAATGGAACAAGAAGCAACGGAGTTACTCAATTTAATAGTAGAAACTAGTACCACTGGTGACATTTCTCAAACTATTATAGTGATTGCACTTGAATTATTATTCTTTCTCGCCGCATCTTCAATAGGTTTAATATTTAGAAACATGTTGGGAGATAAAAAGTTTAGACCTTGGAAAGATATTGGATTTGTAGTAATCACTACTATTATATTATTCACTATCGGAAATTGGGTTAAAACATTAATACCAGACTCAAGATTATTCTTCTTAGTAAGCGCAGTTATTGCAGCATATCTTCCAAAAATATTTATGGCTCCAAAAAAGGGAAGTATATTCGCTAAAATCGTAGCAGTATTTAATCCTCGATGGGCAGAAGTTATAGAAGAAATACATAAGAAAGACGAGATAAATTACGATTGGGAAAAACAAGGTGATAGAAGGGGTGCAACATCAGGTACTATAAATAATAGGCGTGCTGAAGACAAAAAAATCACTTTTGATAAAGAAGATTTCATATTAAAAGAACCTCTCGAAATAGCAAGATATCTTGAACCAACTAATCTCTTTGGAAAAATAGAAGGTGATTGTGTAATATTAAAAGATAATATAGCAACTTTTAATTTTTATGGTGCGGAACAAATGGATAATAATGTGTTCAGAATCGCAATACCTGATGAATTAAAAACTTATAAAAATGTAAGAATCTCTTTACGATTAACAGAAAAGAGAATGATTGAAGCTGGAAAGAAAGTTAAGATACAATTCAAAGCTGGACCTGATAAAGACTTATTACCTTATGATAAGTTTGAATTGCATTTTGATGAAGTCAATGATTCTAACAGCCAAGAAATACAGATGAGTAAATTACCTCATGGTGCAGTATACTTTTGTCATAATCGTTATGGACACGGTTCTGGAAAGCCTGTAGAATATTCTCTTGAAGTTACAATGATACATTTCTTTGACAAAGAATAATTCATTAATATGAGCTCTTAAAACTAAATAATATGGCAAAAGAGAAATTAAACGAGTCAACATACCAAAGTGGACAAAGACCAAAATCAGAAATATTCAAATCAAGTTTTAATAAAAGATTATCCTCATTGTGGGGCTGGCAAGGCGTACAGAAAAAAGACGCTCAATCAGAGTTTGAAAAAGTAAATGGACTTAGACTTGTAAAAGTAGATGTTCAAAATGATTCATATAGAGTTAAGCACGCAGCATTAGGTTCGATATTTAAGTCTGCGCCGTTAGCTACATCGTTAAATAAGTATTTCAACGCTTATGTAAATGAAACGACGCTCGTGTATTCTGACATTGCAGAAAGACAACAAAGATTAAATGAATTAAGATTTGCTGTTTTAAATGATCCATTTTTATCTCGAGTTTGCCAACTTGTATCAGATGAAGCTACACAATTAGATGACCAAAATAGATTATTATCAGTAGAGTCACCATCAATACCATTCGTAAATAAATGTTATGAATTATTTTCTCAATGGGGTTTAACGCAACAAAGAATTAGCTCAGTTTGTTATGACCTCGAACAATATGGTGAAGCACTTTGGTCACATAGAGTAACGGAGAAAGGCGTAGAAAGCATACAGCCTCTTAAAGTTCCAGCATTAAAAGAAAGATTAGAATTTAGTGCGGCCCGCATGGCTGAAGTTGTATCTCAAATGACAGGCGAACAAGAAACTATGAAGAATCGTTCTACTAAAATTGGACGATTAGTAGACCTAATTACAACTCGATCAGGCAGAGATCAACTTTCAGATCTAGATGAAAATTTTGCTGATATGTTTAGCTCAAAATTATTAGGCTTTGAATTCGCCGATGGAATAATAGTACCACCTTGGTTAATTTCTCACTTCAGATATAGAGCTGATAACTCAGAATTTTTCCCTTATGGAACGCCACCTCTTTTAATGGCGCTAGCTCCATTTAAGATGTGTTATTCAACAATGCAATTACAAGGATTAGCGAGAGCGAGTTCTTTCCCAGTTCAAATATATAAAGTAAAACAAACAGAAGGTGTTGGTGTTGCAACCGCATTTGAAACAGTAAACTCAGTTCGAGAAGATTATGAGAATATCGGAGTAAGCCCACTTTCTAATTCACTTGAAGTTTATACTGTCAATACTAAAATTTGGGTGCCAGATGGTCTTCTAGAATTCGAAGTGCAAAAATCTGAAGTTGATATGGACTTTACTGGCGACTTAGAAATGTATCAGGACAGGGTAGCGACAGCTTGTGGTATTCCGAAAGGATATCTTGACCAAGAGTTTGGTGGTTTTGGACAAAGTGGTATCGCATTAATGGAACAATACAAACCATTTGGACGACATGTCTATACTATCCAATCTAGTTTCTTGGAAACGCTCGGACAACTTATAAGATTACATTTCGCAATTACTGGCGAGTTTGACTACAATATCCCATTCGTATTATCAATGCGTTTCCCTGCTGAAGATATGGGTGATGAAAAACGAGAAGCAAGATCAGCTTCAGTTGAACTTGCTAACGGTATTATTGAGATGTTACAAGGCGTTCTCGGAATGGAAGAAGGTGAACCACTTCCAGAAGATGTAGTAGCAGATATTTTAAGCAAATACACATTCTTAGATCCAACAGATTTACAACGATGGATCCGATTATCAGCAATAGCTAAAGCTGCAGCTGCCGCTAACTCAGAAGGAGAGGACGCCGATGATGATGGCAGTGGAGGGGACGACTTCGGCGGAGATATGGGTGGAGGAGATATGGGCGGAGATGATATGGGTGGCGATGAAGGCGGTGGAGATGAGGGTGGTGGAGACATGCTTGAATCTATGTCAAAAGAAGCCAGAACATATTATCTTAAAACGAGAAAATTACTCCAAGAAAAAGAAAATAAAAAATTAAAAGAAAAGAAATTAAGACGATTAAAAGAAATAAGTGAAAGATATAATGAAAGTAAAAATGAGATATATTTTAATTTCTTAAAAGAAAATCACTTTACTGAATGGCAGAGACCGGGAAAAGGCCACGAAATGATGATACCTAAAGTATTACCAACTGGCGTATATAAACATATGTATGAGACTTTTAAAGTATTAACTGATGATGCGTCTAAAAACTTATTAAGCGGAGCAGGCAGATTACGAGAAAGAGAAATGAGCGTAACTGATATGTTAAATGCGTCTAAACAAGATAATATGACTTTAGATGTTATGTTAAGCCAGCCTCTTCAAGAAAAAATGACTTCTGAGCTCGATGAAAATCTATAACTAAATATCTAATGGATATTTTACTTCATGAAACGCAATTAAAGCATTTCGTAACATCTGGAATAACTAATAAGTCAATTCAAAAAGAAGGCACGGGGGATGTCGACCTTAAAAGAGCTCTCTTAAATTATCCCTCATCATTGCATCTCGTATATGAAGTAGATTCATCAAAGGGTGGCGCTACTATTTTTACTGCAAACGGACAAGAATTAGCAGGCTTAAATAGGGGATATACGGTCCAACTTTACTTTGAAAATATAAAAAATATAATGCCAAATAATTTTACGTCTCTTCCATATAGCCAACAAGCTGCTATATTACAGAGAGTGTTTGATAAAGCTGATGTAAAAGTTCAATGCGATTGTGGAAGTTTTTACTGGCAAGGCATGTCTGAAAAAGACAGCGATAAGGGAAATACACGCCCACCATTTAGTGGGCATCCAGGAAAAGATATTTGGGCAAGCAGGCATAATGCAAGCGGGAATGTCCAGGGACAACAATTGTGTAAGCACCTTTGGGCGGCTGTAGAACATATAGACGGGGATATCCCAAATATAGTAAAGAGCTTGTCTGGCACTAAGGCTACTACCTCAGCTGCAACTGCTACAACACAACCAACTGACGCATTAGAAGCTCCAGACCAACCAGCAGGATTGCCGGATGAAAGAGTAAAATCTAAAGGTGGAATTAAATCAGATAAGGCTGCGGATGCAGTTCAAGCTGATATTGATGAAGTTCAATCAAGATCAGAACAGAATGATTTGCCAACTTTAGACACAACTGAAACAGAAGCTAAACCAGTTGAAGAAGAAACTGAAGCTCAAGAAGGACCTGAAGACGCAGAACCACCAATTGAAGAACCAAACGTTAGCAAAAGTTTAGAACCTGAATTAGAAAAAGAAGAAGATGATTTGCTTGAAGAACCTCTAGACACTAAAAGTAAGCCTGTTGGACTTGTAGAGTCATTTGAAAATATATATTCAAATTCATTAAAAGAAATGATTGCGTTACCAATTCTTAGAACAGGTGGATATTATGATGATATAGAGTTAGAAGCTGATAATGATGATGCAGATGAAATAAGAGAAAAATTAAATAATATTATAATTCCAGCTAAAAAATGTTTATCATCAATAGGGGTTGATGATGATTATTATGCGTCTGAATTGATTTCAATGTTAGGGAAATCAAAAAATGATAAATCATTTGTAATTATAGATACTGATATGAATCCTGTAGGTTTTTCAATATTTAAAGTTCGAGGAAAAAAGAAAATAAAAGACATTTTAGTTATTAGTTTTTTAGATACTAATAATATGTCGATTGCAAAACATATTATTGAAAAAGTTGAAGAGTTTAGAAAAAAAGGTTTTGAACTTGTTTGGGACGTATTTTTAGATAATCCAATCAAACGAGCTTATGATAGATTTGTTGATAAATTAGGCGGGGAAAGCTGGGATGAATATTTGCATGAAGTTGATCGTCCAGTAAGACGATATAAATTAAGTCCATTAACAGAAAGACTACAAGAAATTTTAGAATATGTAGGCGATTGTACAGATGATAATTATGCCGGCTATAGAGATGAAACTTGTATGGCACAAGACTTAGGTTATTATTCTACATTTAATGAAGATTCAGATGGTAAGGAAAAAGATAGTAATTTTTCTAAAATAAGTGAAAAAGAATTTATTAAAATGTGCCCGGACTTTAAAAAAGTAATCGGACAAAATGAATGGTTATTCCTCAAAAGATTTGATGACACAGTTTATTGTGCGTATAATTATGATGATGACATTCATTATTTTTGGGCCGACTAAATGGAAGCACTCGTATCCTTTTTTGAACCATTTATGGTAATGGTTTGGTTCGCAGGAGTTTATGGAGTCTTCATTGGATTAGCTTGGTGCATTCATCACGCCTATTGGTATATAAGATTATTTTTTCATCATTTATTTCAAAAAGACTAATTTAAACTCATTAAATAAGGAGATTACTATATTGAAAAGAGTAAAATTATTAGCACAGGCATTCTGTATGCTTGTCGTCGCGTTTTTCATCATGAGTTGTGGTGGAAAAGAAAAACTATATCTATTCAACTGGTGCTACTATACGCCGGAATCAGTTATTGAATTATTTGAAAAAGAATTTAACGTTAAAGTAGTTATAGACGAATTTGCGTCTAACGAAGATATGTTTGCCAAATTACGCTCAGGCGGCGGCGGTTATGACATTATTTTCCCTTCAGCTGATTATGTTTCTATTATGATTCAGCAAGACATGCTTGCTACAATTGATCCTGATAGAATCCCAAATGTTACTAGATACTTAAATCCTGAAATTAGCAAGTTTACCGGCAAATTTGATGAGGGAAATAGATACAGTATTCCATATTATTTCGGCGCTGTAGGCATTATGGTTAATACGCAACGAGTGCCTAACTTTGAAAGAAGTTGGAATATTTTTGAGCGAACAGATCTTGCCGGCAGAATGATTATGTTAGATGATATGAGAGAAGTTATGTCAGCCGGTATTCTCAGATGGAATGCGAGGCCTGATATAAATACAGCTGATCCTGATATAATTCACTTTACGAGAAATCTAATCAATCAATTCTGGAAGCCTAATTTACTTAAATGGGATTCAGAGGCTTATGGTAAAGCATTCGCTAATGGTGACGCTTGGGTAATTCATGGCTATCCTGAAAATGTGTTTGAAGAAATTGCTGGAACTCCGCTCGAAGAATATACAGTATTTTTTATGCCACAAGAAGGCGGGACTGTATTTTTAGACAGCATGGTTATTCTTAAAACTTCTAAGAGACAAGATTTGGCTCATCAATTCATAAATTTTATTTATAGACCTGATATTTATGCGTTATTTGCAGATGAGTTTAGATTTCCAACTGAGCAAATTCACACTGAAGCACACAATCATACTGAGTCAATTCCAATGTATTCTGCGGCGGACGTATTAGGCGGACATATAATTATTGATGTGGGAACTGCATTAGATTATTATAATGAAGCTTGGTATAATTCTATCAGAGTAGGCAATTAAGTTTTTGATCTCACTAAATAATATGCAAACATTTAGTGAGATACATAAACAACATCTTAAAGAATTATACATACCCATAGGTTGGAAAAATCCTCAAATTATAAATAAAGACACTGGTGACGTTTTAGATATTAAAATAAATAAAAAATTAAATAATATTCCATCTAAGCCAAATTGGGATCATGCTAATCGTGGAGGTTTTACTGACGCATATCGTCTTGTAAAGGACGCGGCTATAGACACAACTTATGGGTTTGAGTCCTTTTTAATTTTAAGCAATGAAGAAGATGATGAACCAATTGGAGTCATTTCATTTAAGACGAGTGATGAATTAAATGGCGCGATGAAGCTTATATTAGACGAAAATGTTGATTGGGAATATGACCCTATTGCTGATTGTATAGTTGAAGCATATTTAGTTGGATTTAAAGAAAATAATTTTACTTTAGTAAAAGACATGTTTAGACTATTAGATCAAATGATTGAAAAATATGAATATATTGGTTGGTCAGTGCATAATAACGCGCCTGTAAAAAAGATATATGATAAAGTTTACAAGTCTAAAAAATATGAGATGTTTACAAGCAATCCTAGTTGCGATAAATATTCAGGTGAAGCATATACACAATATGTAATATTAGGAGATGGAAATCTATAATGAAAAGTTTCTCAGAAATATTACAAGAACAAAAATATAATAATACGAATAGAATTTATTATCATGGATCTAGAGATCCAAATCTTGATCTAAAAAACTTTTTCAAAAGAGGAGAAAATAATGCTCAATGTTTTTATTTAACTCCTACATATGATTATGCAGTTCAGTATGCTCGAAACAAACAAGAGATGGCACTGGCTTATAGATCAGATGCAAGTGTCGCTTCTGGGGATGATTCTGCTGTTTATCATTGTAAAATAATTAAACCTCTAAATATTTGTAATGCTAAATCTAAAACTGACTATGAATTTCTATTACATGAAATAGAAAAATTATTGTTTTACATAAATGATAATGATAGAATTGAACGACCTGAGGGTTGGTTAAAAAGAGCATGCAAAAGAGCTGCAGATCAACTTGTTTTTAGATTTAAGGAAGAAGATTGGATTGAAGTTATTCATGATGAAAATAACAGAGAACATGAATTGTCTTTTCCAATGAGAGATAAAATAATTGACGCTATTAAAAAAGGTGGATATGATGGTTATTATAATTTTGAAACGGAAAAGGATGAGTGCGGTCCGTCAATTGGAATTTTTTCTGGAGACTTAACTTCAAAAATAAAAATATTACGAAAACAAATAATTAGATATAAATTATACAGTGACCCAGACGAGGATCCTAGATACTTTCGCCAGTACGGAAATTGGCAATAAAAAAGCCCGCATTGCTGCGGGCTGGATATTTTTAAATAATTTTAAGTTACACGATTTCTGGAAGGTCGGCGAGTTCGCCATTGCCATCAACTGGGTTCACTTCTTCGACAGTGAAAAGTTCCGGCTGGGCATTTTTCTTCGCTCTGCGAGCTGATACCTTGCCGTTAACCTTGATTGAAAGGGCCGCGGTAAACTTTGCCTTTGCAGCATCGCGTTCGGCACGTGCTTCTGTGATAAGGGCGAGCCTTTCATCGCGTTTTGCCTGGCGTTCTGCCTTGCGGGCTTCAACAGCGGCGACGTAAGCGAGCTTGTTTGCATCCTTGAACGCATCCATCTGTGTTTTGAGCAGGGCGTTGATTTCCGCGCCGACCGCAGGATTCTTTGCCATTTCTGTAGCAAAAGCCGCAAACAATTTTTCTGTTCTGTCTCTAAGATCTTTTCTCATTTTTCATTCTCCTTGAATGGTTGTTTATATTAGGTTTCCCTGATAATAATATATAAGATTTTTAGAAAAGCCGTTCAAAAAAGAAGTTTATCTTCTAGCGTAAAGCTGCCGCCACATTATCGGAATTTTGTTTAGTTTTGCGTTATTGAAGCCTAATTTTGCATAATAAGTCTTAAGTTTTACAGTTCTGGCTTGAAGCGTACAAGACGTCTTGCCCTCAGATTCGGCTATAGAAATGAAGTCAGTTATTATCGTTTTTCCAATACCTTGGTTTTGATATTGTTTAATCACTTCTAAAACGGATAAATGTATTGAATTAGGAAAGTAATTATTTTCACACACACATATAAGCGCCAAAGTATTTCCGTTATCATAAATTAAATCATTATTTTCTTTAAGACATTCATACCAAGCATATTTAACTTCATCGTAATATCCGTCGCCATGAGTTCTATTTGGACCAATATATTGAAATACGAGCGGGAAATCCGTTTCAGTGTATTTTAACTCAATATCATTAGGAGTCGTTCTTATGTACCGCATTAGCTCTTTTCACCTTTATTCTTTGTAAAACGTCAATTACAGTTTGTGGGTTTATATTTTTATAAAATGGTTCTTTTTTAAGTAATTCATTTGCTTCATGAAATTTATATTGTTTTTTATTTTTATTTAATATTTCATGTATTTGTTCTGGGTCAACTTGTTCTTTTTTATAAAGTTCAGCAGCTGCCTTCATTCTAAATAAGTGATTTTCATTTTTAGTTAAATCATGCATTTGTTTCTGATTATCTGCATATTTATAAGCCATATTAGATATGAGAAAATCTTCTGATAATTTAGGTCCTGAATAATTTTCACACATTTCTATTATTTCTTTTAAAGCGATACCATATTCTTTATATTGAGATTTTCCAAGATTTAGAAAGCAAACTTCCCTATGTCTCAACTCTTTTAAGTTCATAATATTTAGTTACTAACTAATATGAATACAGGAAGAACAAGAACTTCATCAGTGCAAAGCAGATTAGCAATGGTTAACGATAAAATGAGAAGAAAATGCATTGATAATCAATTATATTGGATTAGCAATCCAGTAGACTGTGTGAGAATGAGAACTAGAAAAACATATGAAGGAGATGATGAAAGTTATATTGTCGAAATGTGTGATGTTGTATCAGCAGTATTCCCGCCATTAGAAGACGTTCCATATCGCAAAGTAATGGTTGATGAAAAAACAAGGGCTTGGTCACTTACAAGTTTAGTTTCTACATTCGAAGAAGACGCAAAAGAAAAATTTTATACGTTACAAATACCTTATGAATTTGATATAAATGTTGGTGATATGTTATTTCGTATTATGTTAGATGAGTCTCAAAAATATCCAATAATTATTCCAATTCAAATACAAGAAATGTTAGGCACATTTGGTGGGATGATGTTGATAATGAATAAGTTTGTCGCGACTATTCCCACTGACAATTTTCCAGATGAAATTATTAGCACAATTCAACAGATGGCAGAAAGACGTCAAATCATTCGTTACTAGTCATTATCAGGATCAGCAATCAATCTATCTGACGGGCCTTCAATTATTGGATCAGTATATTCAGTATAATCACTACCAAAATATTCTGTCTGAAGATTTTCTAATTGATGATTGCCTAATTTAGTAACGTAATCAGATAATTCCCAACAACCTTTTCTCCATAGAATAATTTCTTGAATTGCGTAAGCGCCTTTTAACTTTGATATATCAAAATTAGAATTACGATATAAATCTCTGTAATCTGTTTCATACCGAGATTTTCTGAGCGTTTTAATATCATCAAAATAAGATGATGTTACAATTTTTTTATTCCGTCTTGTTTTCGAAAGTATCAACTGTCCCTCCTGCATTTAAGTGATCAAATATATTCCCATCTAATGTTTTTACTAATTGCCCATTTTCATAAAGATATGATTTACAAATAAAACCATCGGGTCCGCTTGAAGATTGCACTGTCCAATATGGTTTAGCCCTTTCTTCGTCATATCGACCATAACCTGATCTCGCATACCAAACTTCGGCGCCGCCATGTTTGTGGCCCATATCATAAACTTCTTTGATAAGCGCTCTTGCGCCTTCTTTTGCTGCAGTTGTTCTAGCGAATTCTTCTATAAGACTTACTATTTGTTCATATCGAGGAGTGTCCTCATTCATCATTTCTTCCCATGCTACTTTTGTCATTTTTATTCCCATGCACTATTATTATATACTATAAGGTCATTTTCTTTTATATCGAACTTAAAACCTATATTTTTTTCTTTATCGGCTAAACCAATAGATCCGATATTTTCGATATCAACCCACTCCGGAACTAACAAAGTATGTATTACTTTTCCCTTTTCTTTACCATATAAAACTATTCTAAGTACTTTATTAGTTTCATCATTTTCATCTAATTTTCTAGGTGCTAGTCCTAATTTACAATTATTCATTTTTTATCTCCTTCTGAACAATGTTTATTTGTACAACAAAGTTTACATACATATTTTTGTAAGGCGCTGCCCTTTAATATTTTATTTATTTTAACGATACAAAAATATAAACTATGAATCATTTCTTTTTGTTAAACTCCGTACATTCTGTTACTATTACTTCAGTAGTTTCTTCTATATCATCTAATTTATTTTTCTTATCACAAGAATATTTGCATTTATTACAGATACTATTTTTCATTTTTCACTTCTATCCTTAAACTTACAATTTATATATTTACATTTATCTGTGCATAATTGTTTAGCTATTTCAACTACATCATTATCATATTTATACTCAACTTTTCCAAATAATTCTTTTAATGTCTCATATTTTTTACAATTTGGCGTTAAATTCATAAAATCCTCCAGGAATGTTCATAACAAATTCTAAATTAGTTCCGTTTTCAACATTCCATTTTTCTAATTCTTTTTTAAGCTTAAACTTATTTATATTTATTTCTCTTCCGTCAGAATATGACTCGCCTTTAGTTAAATCTGATTCATTTAATTCTATTTCCATTCCAATTCCAAAATAAGGTTCGCGATGGATTTTAACTACTTCATTTAATAATGCGTACACTACATCTTTTTCTTTTTTGAGCACATACATATCAATTGAGTCATGAACATAATTAAACACTCTAGATCTAAATCCCCATTTTTTGAGATGCATATTTATACAAGTAACGTCAGGCATTGCGTGAACGATTTCAGCAGTTTGAATAGATGTATTACTGGCTACATTTTTTAGATTAGAAAACATTTTAGAATATAATTTTCTGTCAATGCCAATTAAATTACCTTGGGCATTTTTAGACATTAATCTTAATTCTGGTAAGTGTCGAACTGGACCAACCCAAGTTCTAACGTAACCATGTTTCATCGCGAACTTCTGTTCTCTTTCTACTCGCTCTAATAATGATGGATAAGTTTTGAAAAATAATTCTCTTAGTTTATTTCCCAATATAACGTATTTTAATTCTTTTTCGCTTAATTTATTTGTGGGATTTAATTTAGCTTGATTATATGCTTGCCAAAGATTGAAACTATCAAAAGCAGTTTCACAATCATCTTCAGTGAAACCTGCAGCTTTCATTTGTCTGCCTAATGTCGGACCTTGACAAGCAAATAATGTTGCAAGACCTACAGTTTTACCATTAAATCTCATCTGTTTAAATGGACTAAATTTTTTCAATTTGAGAAAGTCTTCCATTGTCATATCACGTTTTGTTATCTTATACATTTATAATAAATTAACCTCAATCAAATAATTCACAAGAGTCAGTCACATAATTTTCATTTTTGAGCGTTGCGACTTCATGTTTTAAGTTTTCAATTTCTTCAATTAGATATTTAAACATTGGAAAAATATCTTCATTACGAGTATAACCACTCGTTTTTGGACAGCCTTTTTCATATTTACAATTATGACAATCTGGAATCATCATTCCACAATGCTGTTTATATTCTAAACAATATTCTAATGGTTGGCTCATGATAACTCACTTAATCCTTTGAAATAATCTATATTTTTTTGCATACATTCCATTACGTATTCTAAATCTTTAATTTTTTCTTCATATTTTGATTTCATTGCCTGTAATTCAATATCCTCACAAGAAATAAAATTATAACAAGGTCCTTCATTGGGATATGAATCAGGAGTCGCGACATTACAAAATGAAATAGATTTAATATCTCCCATTTCAAAACTTATATCACAATCATGTAGTTTAATAAATGGAGTATTTGCGTTTGCTGGATTTCCAAAAAAGATATTGTAATGTTTAAGCATAATCAATCCACTCATCTGTTTGTTGGAATTCCGCACCCTTAATTATAATTTCATCTTCCTCATCAATCATTCCGTATCTTTTAACTTTTATTTTTTGTGTTTCACCAAAGATAATTTTCTTTCCAGTTTCTTCACATTCAATTTCAATTACTTTAGTATGAATTGGTTTAACAAAAGTTCCAACAGTTGTAGCTGAGTGAGCATCTTTATGTCCCTTTTCACCGTAGATTTCATAAGCAATTTGATCCACTCCGCCTTTGCTAATTCCATTATCAGCGAGTGCAAGACGAAATTGAAGTGAAGCAAAGTCGGCGGAAATTACAAGCCACTCGTCACTGTTATGTGATTCTGGTTCTCCAATTAAATCATCTTCTAATTGAGTAAGATTAGGCGGAGCTTCAAATAATTTCTTAATATGTTTAGCGATAGTTGAACCTGATGGTATTTGTTGAAAATTTGGATCATTCATTGCGTGGCGGAAACTTTCTGTACCGAATGTATTACAATTCGGATGTATTCTCCAAGTTCCATCTTCATGTTGCACCATCCATTTTCTCCAACCTTCAATAAATGTTCCTAATGCAACGTTATATGATCTAAAGTCTTTAAGTGTTTTAATTCCCGGAAGATTCAATAATTCATACTCATTAAGAACTGGGTCACCTGTTCCATATCCTCCGGCTTTTGATTCTGAGACTTTTGGCCATTTCATTTTCTCAAATAAAGCGCCTAATTCTTTTGGAGATTCAAATTTATAATTTTCATCTACATTCCAAACTTTGGCTAATTCTTTTCTTAATTCTATTATTTTATCTCTAATTATTTTTTCAGACGCATCAAATTTTGCTGGACTAAAATATATTCCTTCATATTCTACTTCAGTAACAGTGTTTGCGTTTGGTATCATTATTTCTTTATAGAAACGATTTATAGTCCATTCGGGTTGTTTCTCATTTGGGAATTTTTTATCTAACCATTTGCAGTGTTCATCGAGCGCTAACTGTAATCTCCAAGTCACTATTGGATCTAAACCGGCATATTTACAAAGCACCCCTCTCGGAATTTCGAGATAATTATTTACTTTTAATTTCTTTTTAATTTTATCTAATTCGTCATCATAGCCTATAAACTTTCCACAATAAAATACTGCCCCAGTTTTTAATCCCTTCGGCCTTCCTGAATTTATCGCATGAGATAATAAAGCCGTATCATCTGTTGGAAACCAACCTTTAACACCGTTCCACCAAATAAACTTCATATCGAACTTTGCGTTAGATAAAGTGATTCGTCTAGCAGAAGTCAGTACTTGTTTTAATATTCTTTTATCTACAAGTTCCCAAGGTAATACGAAGCCGGTATAACCATCATTGCTAAATTGAATATAACCTAATTTATCTCGTATAAAATGGAAACCGCCTGTTTCTGTATCAACTGCCAATAATTCAGAATTGACAAGTGATTTTAATATATCAGAAGCTTCTTCTTTAGAATTGGCCAAGACGATACTATAATCTCTATCATCAAGTGATTTAGTAGTCATATCATCATTTTGAATTAATTTTAATCTTGAACGAAAAGTTTTAGTAAAGAAGTTAGTTGGATCATTTCCCAATTGAATCGGATATAAATCTTTAATGTTTGCGACTGGATAAATCCATTTGTCGGGACCGCCAATAAATTCCGAACCGCAAAAATATCTTGGACTATTCAATTTATCATCAATAAATTCATAATAGTTTACGTCACCTGATTTGTTTAGAATACGAATTGTTGATCCGAAAGCGATTATACATTCGCATTCTGTTTCATCAAAACTTAGATATTGTCTCCAAGGACTTTCAATTGAGAGTAAAAATGTAGTTGAATCTTCTTTTGGATTTTTTACAGATATTGCAGATACAATATTATATGATTTAATACCTGCTTTAATTATATCTTTTTCTAAAGTGTCTAAATATATTTTTGATAAAATATCATCAACCAGAAAGAGATAATATTTCTCCCCTGGTTGATATTTTTCGCGTAATAAGCAATCATGCTTTTCTAAATTTTGTTTAGGTTTTTCCGTTTGTCGAACGCCACCAAAGTTAAATGCCATATAAATTAAATTAACTTAATTGAATATTTTCTTTTTTAGATTTTGAACCTTTAACAGGAATTTGATTTGGAATAATTGCGCTCTTTTTTGGAACAGTAATAGAAAGCATTCCATTTTCTAATTCAGTTGATGCGTCTTGCAGAGAATATTCATCTGAGTCTATATAAATATTTATCTCTTGAGTAGTTTCTTTTAAACCTTGACAAATATAGATATAATCTTCTCCAATTAAATCATCATCTATATTTCGAGCAAATAATTTGAGCATGAAACCATCTTTAATTATTTGTAGAAATATTCTATCAGAAGTGTAACCAGCAATTCCAATTTCGTAAATAATATTTTCATAATTGTCTTTTTTAATATTATATGGCAATTTTGAGTCTATTAAATCTTTATCTAGTTTATTTGGAACATTTTTTTGTCTGTGATAAAATTTAATTTCTTCTTCTGTTTGAGGTTGTATGTTTGGAATGATGTGAACCGCTGGAACTGATTTTACAGTGCCTGGAATTAATTCATCAGTGTTCCAACCATTATTCCAATGACCACCAGTCGTTCCATTTCTTTGATTATAAAAATCATCGATATGCATTGGATTATAATCTACAATGTGATTATTTTCTGGACGATAAGTCCAATCAGTGTTAGTAGTTACACGATAGTGACCTGTTACATCTCCAGTAGTATTTTGATGATTAGACATCGAAACATTTCTACCTTGAGATCCGAATACTGCTTTGAATTTTTCTTTTGTGTTCATAATTCCTCCTAGCGAATTACTTATTTGTGTGGTCCATTTTACTGCGACCTAATAGTTAGTTAAAATTCGGGTTACCGCGTCCAGATTCCGCCTCGCGATAAATTCCCCGGACAGATTTCTTCATCCGTTTTTAAATACATCTCTTGTTAACCTTGCTCCCAAGTCGATCGAGAAGTTATTATTATATTAACTGAAAATATCGGGCAATTCTTCCCTGCATTTATCTCGTAACATATTAAATACTGCTTGAACATCGGGATGTGCTTTTTTACTGCATCGTAAATTAAACATATGAAATAATTGACGCCAGTTACATTTCATATAAATATCACACTTAGTTGCAAGTGGTAAAACAGACGCAGCATTTTCAGCATTTAATTTATTATCTAATAATTCAAGATATCTTTGTTCTGATTCAATCATTGAATGATACCAAACACTATATTGTTTATTAAGTGAGCCATCTTCATTTTCTTGTTTAAGAACTGTCGGTTGCACTACTGTAATTTCATTACCAAATTTATCTTTACTATAATTACAGTAACGTGTAGATTCAATTGCGAATGAACAATGACGATGTCGAGTAATGTCTCGCTTTGATCTAATATCAGTTGTGATTTTACAAATAAAATTACCAAATTCAATCATTGCACCATGGTCTTCTTTTAATAACATTTGATCAAATTTAATATAACTTGTATCAGTAATTTTATCACCTGATTTCCAACAATTGCGACCAGCTAATTCGATAAATTTTGCTTCCATTTCCCATTGTTCTTTAGTTGCAGGATAAATTATTTCTGCACTATGTTGTACTATTTTCATTTTAAATGCTCCGATAATAAGTGATATGTAATTAAAACTGCTGCAAAAACTCCAGCGTTTCCAAAAAATGAATCCATAAATGAAACTGATATTAAACTAATCATAAAAATAACGATTTTATCAATTATTTTTACGATTTTCTCTTTCTTTGATTCTTTCATTTTCATAGATTAACTTTGCTTCCATTTCTTCTCGAACTCGACGATATAAAATAAGAAACTCTTTCATCTCTTTGATTTCATCCTCGTTCTGTTTTTCTTTCTTGTTATTCATTAGAATCTAATTGTATGGACTTGAGGTCCCTGTTGTTGCATTCTTTCCATTTGCATTCTCTGATCTTGAGTAAGTTCCATATCTCCCCTTACACCACATTTTTGACATGCAACTGGGAAACCTTCGTGAATTTTATAAACTAATAACGATTGGCATTCTTGGCATTGAGCCACACTGTAAGCCATTGATTTTAATATCATAATTTTAAAGAAATGGCGATAGAATTTTTGGATATTCTTCTATCGCCGTTCTCCTTTTACGGAGACCGATGCCAGATATTTATAGAGCGCAGCACCTCGCTCATATATTTAGTATATTAACTACTCAAAAAAAAATACTCTCCTCGAAAGGAGAGTCAATCAAACTGCATTTTTAATTTTAAGCCAGGATGCAGTAAACTAGGCTAATCATTTCCAAGTTTAATTAAAAATGACATTAATCTATTATGTTTGGTTATTATTGGTCCATTTCTTAAATCAAGTTTTTTAGGCCAAAATAATTTTCTTGCCAAACGTTTAAAAGGGTTTTTTATTGGTTCAAAATCTTTACAAAACATCAATATCCTCCTTCTTGTTCTATAAACAGTTCATCGTCAGACCATTTAATTTCAGCATTGCATAAATAAGCATCAATTGAGTCACCGCAATCATCACCAAAACCACCTGTATAAACAGTCCAATCTTTTTTCAAATAACTTAGAATAATATCATCAATTTCAGTTTCATCTTCTAAACCATATTCTTCGCAATATTCTTTGATGCCTTTTACACCTTTATATTCTTCTCCATTTTCACATGCCGCGACGAATGTTTTACCCCAACCTTTAAAAGAGTTTTTAATTGGATAATTTTCTGGCGTAACACCAAATATCTCATCAATTTTCTTTTCAAGATCTTTTTTATTTCCATTAAATGCTAACACAAATGATGATGAACTTGAATTGCTCACGAATCCATTTCTAATTTTCATATCTGTTTCCTTTTTTCTTTAATTTTTTCTAATATTTCTATTTCTCTTTGTATTGCGCTAATTGATCTATCTTCAACTGTAAGAAAATTATCAGCTATAGCGATACATTCTAATTTTTCACATAATGCTGTACAATTACAAGTATCATCTTTATTCAAATATCCACATTTATCCATTTTTTACTTCCCAATCTTGTTCGTTATTTAAATGTCCATTTTTATCAATAGTTTCATAAATATCTGCTTTGTATTCAAAGCCATTTCTTTCTAAGTTTCTTTTTACACGTCTCAATAAAGTTTTATCCATTATTAAAATACTTTCTTCCAAAAACATTAAAGCTTTAATTCCAGTAAACCATAATGGGGGAGTGAGTAGAATTAACATTCCGATGTGATGATCAGCACCAAAATAAATTATAAATGGTATCGCAAAAATAAATAATATTACACAATAAGAAATAAGTTTAATGAAACAATAAATTAAATCTCTTGTAAATGATTTAAACATCTATATCCTCGATTAAGTTTTCTATTCCGTCTCTGAAAGCATCAATCATATCTTGATAAATTTCTTCTTCTGTCAATTCTCCCGAATCATCCATTGACATATTTTCCGTAATTTCCAAAATAGATTTTAGTCGTTCAATAATTAATGCTTGTGTCATCATCCTTCTCCATCACCTGTGACGATAATTAAGTCGTCTTTAGTTTTTCCAGTTATTTTTAATAATTCTTTTATTTCTGTTTTCTCATGTATGTCTTTAATAGGAAGCACCATTTGCCCAATGCAGCAGTCTTCATAATCTATATGAAGCATTGTAGCTCCAATATATTCTTTATCATCAACCGTTTCATGCTGTAAATTTAAATGGTCAGAAAAAACATAATATGGCCCACTGTTAAATTTATCTTCTAAATTTTTATCCGTATTATATTTTTCAATAATGTCTTTTATATCGTCAACTTGAATCGCAACTAAAATAAAACTACTTGCAGAACTATTAGATACGAAGCCATTTCTTATTTTCATATTATTTCCTTATGGAAGCATTTTAGCTACAACGGCTTTAATATCAGGATTTTCTATAATTATAGAAATACCATTAGGTTGATCCATTTTAGTAGACGAATATTTAATAGTAAATGTTTCATATTTATTTAACATATTTTCTAATATCTTAAAGTGTTGCGTTGGAATAATGAACTCAAAATCATCTTTTCCATCTGTATCAGCAGTAATCTCAACAGGTAATACAGTTCTAATTTCTACTTCCATATTATCATAGAATAATTCTATTTCTTTATTTTTCTTAAATCCTTTTGGGGTTCGGAAATTAACTTGAGAATATCTCCAAGATGTAGAATCAAATACGCCGTCAAATTCAGATATAACTTCAAAGAACTTTTTCGTATTTATTTCAGTTGTGATTAATTTTGTGTCTACTGGGCAAATTGCGTCTAGATCTTGTTCAGTAGGATAAGTCCAACTAAAAGTTTTCGGCACAAATATAATCTGTATTCCATAATTTGCAATATCAAAATAGAAAAATTTCTTATCAGATGATATCTTAAATGAATCAACGTTCTTAAATAACGATATAATATCTCTATCAATTAAGATTTCTTCTGTTTTTGGCACTGATTTTTCTTTTGCGCTAATAATACAAAGATTATCAGCCGTTTTAATATAATTTTTACCAATCATTATTTGATGATTAGTGTCTTGAAGCTTTGTAACGTTAGCTAAATCAGTCATTACGTCTTTTGACGTTAAGCTTATTTCAATAGGCGCTTTGAACTCAGGCAACGCTAATTTAGTTTTTATATTGTTTTGGATTTCTTTAAGAGCAGCTGCATCTAATGATGATGATATGAGAGCTTGATTTATTACTATTTTACTAGTCTTTGATTTAACTGTCATTTTATCATTTGCGATAGAGATGTTGATTTCATCAGACTTAGTTTTCTCTAAATAAGTAATAAACTTAGATAATTCTAAACTAAATGATAATTCATCTTTACTGTCAACATCGAAAGCAGCTTCTATGTGGCCCGCTCCTGCCGTATCAGCAATTCCGTAAATCAGTAATTTATTCTTGTTAAGAATAAAAACGTGCTTTTCAGCGATTGGAGAAAAATTCTCCATTTTTTTAATGTAATCTGATAATACTTTTAACCGACTTATTTGGTCTTTTTTAATTATGAACTCTGTCATTTTAACTCCTGTTTTTATATTAACTTAAACCTTCTAGGACCATTTTTAAGTTGTCAAGCAAACAAGGTCCATTTTGGCCTTGTCCATTTATTCCAACTGTTTCGAGATATAAAGTTTCCTCATCTTTTCCGTATTCCCATTCAATAAGAACTGCCCACTGTCCAATCATTCCCCTAACTTTACACATTTCTTGATCGGGAAAATCAGTTGCAGTGTCAATTACAAATTTTTCGGACAATAAATCTTTTAATTTTAATCTTAATTCATCTTTCATAGAGTTATATTAACTAATTATTATGAAATGGTCATTTAAGATTGAGAAGAAAGTTCTTAAGACATTGTTAGAATTAGCTGCTGATTATGATGAAGCTAATAAAATTATGGAAAAATATACAGATGCTCCAGCTATTAAAGATAAATTACAGCTATTAGAAGAACTTTATGGTGACCAAATTCAAATACTAGATGACCATAAACATGACGGAAGTAATCCCAGAACAGATTATGAAGTTATGATAGCAACTATAATAAATAAGAAATGGTGGTAAACAGTGCACTCAAGATATGACTATTTTAAAGATTCACAAGTTTTAGATGTTGATGGTCAATTATTTCCAGATCCTCTTTTTAATTATAATATTGGCGCAATTTCTAAATTACCTACTGAATATAAAATTACAGTAAGAGATTTAACTCGTTTTTGGACTTTTATGTGGGAACAGTATGGAATGAATGAAAAAGATGACCAATTTCTAAACATTAATGGAATTAAATATATAATGGACCTCAAACCAGGTGACACAGTTTATAAAGTAGTTCCTGAAGATTTAGATGGATTTTTTAAGAACAAACAGATCGGAAAAGAAGAATAAATTATTTTTTCATTATATCTAATAATTCGTAAATAAAATCCCACTGTTCATTTGTAAAAACGTAACGTTTATCTTTCCTGCATTTATCAGCCCAACTTTGGGGTGTATTTCCTCTTTCTTCAGCAGTTGCACACCAATCTGCAGCTAATTCAATAAGCGCTTCATCGTCCATTTTCTCGCCATTTACAGATTTTAATTCTGTGTTGTCTCTATCATTAAAATCTGTAACTTGTCTTGGAGTGAAGTCATCATCCCAATATTCAGGGTGATGAGAATTATTTACAATATGACTAACAGTCGCATCATCTAAATCAGAAGTATATTCTAAATCACATTCTAAATTATTTAATTTACAATGATATAAATAAGATATAACGCAATATTGGTCATAAACTGCTCCACCTACACATTTATCTTTATCATGTTTAAAAGCAATGAGTTCAGCATCATTTTCTGAAAAATCTAATTCCTTAGCTAATTCAGATTTGGCGAATTTTTTAAGATATTTTTCAACTCTTTCACGATGAATATTTATTCTTTCATTATGAATCTGTTCTATTTTAATCATTAATCACCGTCAAAATGATGATCTAATTCTTTTAAGTTTTGTTCTTTCATTAAGGTCCCCCATAAACATCTAAATATTCATCATGAAAATTATCCATGATATGACTTTCAAGATGTCTCATATATCTAAGTGAAGGGACACCAGTTTTTTGACAATCACCACTAAATCCAGTTTCAGATCTAATTTCATAAACTTGATAAGCTGGTCCAGCCATTGGGCCAATACCACCGCCTCTATATCCACTACCATGTTTACTTCTACTTGCCCAATTATCAATTACTCTTTTTCCACCAGGACCTTCAAGTATTAAATCGAACCAAGATTCATCTAAACTTGAAGCTGCTCTTTTTGCATGTCTAAGATAAGCATAAACACCATCTCCAATTTCAGCAGCTCCTTTTCGAGCCATTGATTCTGATTTTGAAGGTTTAGGTGGTCTCATACAAGCAGGCATACTTGCTTCTCTTATATTAATTAAACTTTTACCCGCTTTATCCCATTGAAGATTCCAAGTATCTCGTAAGTATTCACAGCCCGCCCAAGATTTATATGCTACAGGACTCCAAGTTGCTTCCTTTTTAACGACATCTCTTACTTTGTAATAAAGTGATTCAACATCATCAATTCCAGTAACCCATTCGTTTGAATCTGGTTGGTTGCCGCCTGCTTTAGTAATTAAAGCGTCTACAGAATCGAACTTGCCATAAGCTGAATCAATTGCGTCTAACATATCATCTTCAGACATGTAAATATGCTCATTTAATTTATTATCAACAACAGCAGCTTGTTGAGCTGTTTTTTTCATATCTTTCGCATTTTTTTCTTGAATAATTTTTAATACATCAGACCATAAAGTGTTCCAAACTTCTTGTCTTTTTGCTGGATCTTTTATTAACCACATTTTATGCGCTATTTTTTCTTTAAAATCTTCTGGAAAAGATGTTCTATGACCACCTTCTTTCAAAGCAGAACTAAAAATATTTTCAAAAGATTCTTCTAATATTTCCCAATTACTTGGTCCACCTGAATATGTTCCACCGATTGCACCATCAACTTTATTTCTAGCAATTGACATAATTTTTCCAGTTTTTTTATTTTTTATTTTAACTATATCATTAGGATTTCCGGTTCCACTAGATGTAGAACTTCCCCTATTTTTATCACGAATATCTCTTGAAGCATACATCGTATTATCTTCTACTTTTGTTATAAATGATCCTGTGGGAATATTATATTGTTTTTTACGCTGTAAATAATATAATAAATCTTTTAGATTTTCAGGATTTTCGGGAAGTTTATTAGTAGGTGCTTTTGGATGTGGAATTGGAACAATTTTTCCTTTTGCATCATTTAATCCAGTTTGCATTGCGGCGTCTGTAGACACAATTGCTAAATCTTCCTTAACTTTAACTTTCGCTGTGTCATCTGATTGTAATATACTTAAAAGTCCACTTGTCCAACCTTGTACATCTGTTTTTACTTCAATACCCGGTTCTGGATTCTTTGCTCTTTGTAACATAATTGCTTCATTTAATGCAAAATCATCACTCATTAAAGGGTCAGCATCATAACTAGAATAATCTTCCGCAGGATCATATAAGAGAAAATCATCTCTCATATTAATACCATCATAATTTCCATCAGGCAAACTTAAACCAGGCTCAAAATCACTTTCATTAAAAAATCCAACTGGTTCGTCTTCATAATCATCAGCTGCATCATATTCCATAGACGGTGCATCAAAAGCAGCTAATTCGTCTTCAAAAGTCATATCGTAGAGGGACTCATCCCAAACTTCTTTCAATCGTTTCATAATAATTAGTTATTTACTATTATGAAGTTTCCTCACTTTCATTTTTTTGAAGTTCTTTTAATTCTGCTTTAGTCATTATTTTAGCTTTTCGGGGAAATCTCATTCCAGACTTGTAAGTAACTGGACAATATTCAGGGTGGCCACAAAAATCACACCAACTACAAGCGAAACTCATATTACTATTTTGAACTAAATCTAAGTTTTCCCAGTCCGTTGTATCTGATTCTTTGATAATTTTCTTGAAATTATTTAATACGTCCTTAACATCATCTTCTGAGAAAATCATTTCTTTAAAAGTTTTCAGCATCATTTTCTTAACAGAATCAGGGTTGTCTACATCTTCATCTTTTAGTCCGGCTAACGGGAAAAATAAATAAGTTTTGATTTTATCATATTTAGTTTTGAGCTTATTTTTCATCATGTAAGCATATAATAATAGCTGATTCTCATAGCCGGCCACTTTTGCGGTGCTGCCTGTTTTAAAATCAATAATGATAACTTCTTTTGTTGATTCATTAATCAATAAAACGTCAATAGCGCCAACTATAGACTTGCCTTCTAAAGCGCTATATTGCCAAGATTCTTTTTCGAGAACGAAGCCTTCTGATTCCCATTTGCGAATATATTCTTGCCACCATAAAAAGAAACGAGGAATTGCTTTAATAACTGGATATTTTTCCTGATCAAACTCCATTCCTTCAAGAATGCCTTTAGCGATATCATTTAAATCATCTATTGATTTTGAAGAATCCATTGCTTCTGCAATCTCGTGGAATGCGAGGCCTTTAGTAGCTAATTCAGCTTGTTTTCCTACTGCAACAAATTCATCTACATATACCCATTTATATTTAAGTTTACAACTATCAAAGCAACCGAAACGTGACGCGCTGTATCGAGGATTAGCCATTGTACCACCTCCATTCTAAATTTTTAGATTTTTTTCTATAACCATTACATACATCACTAACATGAGTTGCTCCAGTATCAGATATAGCATCTCCAATTGATTCATATATCTTTCCTGTAGTAATACAAATAACAGATCTTGATTTTATTTTTTTCATAGTTTTACTTATTTTTTTCCTTGTTTCTTCTGAAACATTATAACCTTTTAAGGCTCTTGCATTTTTTATATTTTCAATTCTTTCAATTGAATGTTTTTTTCCTTTTAATGAATTACTAATTTTAGTTTTCCAATTTTCATTCCGAACCATTTTCTTACTTTGTTTAGATACAGAATCAGCAAACTGCTTTCTTATTTTTTCATAATCTTTTGATGTTAAAATTTGATTATTTTGTTTATCATGCATTAATCTAAATAATGCATTTATCATATAACCATTATAAATTTTAACTAACAATTGATGACAGAAAAAATGCTCTCTTGCTGTTAATAAAACTTGATTAGATTTCCTCTTTTTCCAAAGAGGAAATAAAGATTTAGGAAGTATGTGATGATTTTCATAATAAACACCTTTATACTTTTCACGTTTTTCTAATAAAGCTTTTTTAATAATCTTAATATAAGTTTTTCTGTAATTCATATTTAATTAGTTATGAATCATACCAAGATTCCTCGTACCATGCAAATGGTCCTGTAAGTCCAGCTTCTTCTAATTTCTTCGTTACGCGATCTTGGAATTGTCTTTTAGTTTCATCTAATTCCATGTCACTAAATTCAATACCAATATAATCATCACCGTAATCATGGGGATTCCAATAATTGATTCCTAACTCATCTAACTTTTCAGCTAACTCATCTGTCATTGTTTCCATTGTGCCATAAATGACAAATGAACTGCTACTACTGTTGGATACGAATCCATTTCTAATTTTCATATTTACTTCCTTAAAATTAAATTAACTCTTCATCATCAAATAAATCTGATTCTTTTCTTTGTTTTTCTATTTTTTCTATTTGAGCGTCTATATTTTCCCAAGTATTATAGTGACTGATTAGCGCGTGAGCAGATTTATATCCATCGCCATTTGGATTTTTATACATTTTAACGCCGCCTTTTAGTTCATAATTATTTACGTCATAATTATTTGGAACAGCTATTAGAATTCTGTAACCTTGAAAATCTATCCATTGTTCTTTCATATAATCCTCATCATCTAATTTTTTAGGAGCTCTCCAATACATTTCAACTGGTAAGCATAAATCATTTTTTCTATCTTCAATCCAAGGTTTGTTTTTAATCATTCTAATTTCACAATGAATTGGAATCGCTATATATCTAACTTCACTGAATAAATTAAATGGTCCATATTTATGGGTGTAACAAACTTCTTTTATCATAATTCATTTTCATCAAATAATTGCAATGACCTCTGAAACTTTCTATTGTTTAAGTTTGTGCTTTTATTATTTAAACAACGATTAAGTTCTCTTAAATATCTTCTATCAAGATGCTCTTCAATTCTAATTTTGTTTTTATATCCATGAAGATCATTAATCCAACCTTCATGAATAAAATATTCCATAATTCCATTGAAACAAGGATGATCTGTTTGAATAACATGAATCGCCCATTTTCTTGGAAGATATAATTTTAGCCACAAATCTTTATACCTAAAACTATATTCTCCAAATCTTGATTCTGTCATAAATAAAAAGCGGGCCCGAAAGCCCGCTGTAAAGTTTATCTACCAGGTTGTAATACTGCTGCTGATCCATTAGGAGCGAGCGGTATGTACATCGGCACATCAGTTCCAGGAGCAAGTTTTGTTGCCCTCATAAGAGCCACTTCATAATTCCATCTTGCTTGCTGTACTTGGAAGTTATTTCCAATAAGTCTATTATAATCTGCTTCACCTTGACCTTCAAGCCGTCTTGCTTCTGCTTCACCACGCGCTGTAGTTATCATTGCTTCCGAATTAAGTTGTGCTGCTCTCAAAGCGGCCTCCGCTCTTGCTACAGTAGCTCTTGCTTCAGCTTCCGCTTCAATTGAAACTCGTCTTTGTTCTTGTTCAACACGATCTGCATCTGCTCTAGCTCTTTCAATACTTGCTGTTGCTACAACTCGTTGTTCTACAATTCTATCTACTTCTGCTGACCAATCAAAGTCTTCAATAATCAAGTCTACAATTACTATTGGTAAGTGAGTGACACGAGAAATCGCATTCTCAAGTGCCGCATTAGCAATCGTTGTAGTATTTTGTCCAATATCAAAAACAGTGTAAGTACCAATAACAGTTCTCAATCCTTCTGAAGCTGCTCGTAAAAGTATCTCATCAATATTTTGTTTTGTAAAACTTCTAATCGCGTGAGCAATTTTAGTTTCATCATACCGCCAAAATACTGAGGCCTGTACGCCAATTTCTTGCGTGTCAAGTGATACTGCTGCATTACGATTTAATCTCATTTGAATCTTTGATTCATTTGGTGTAATTGATCTCGTAATAACTCCGCCGACGAGAGGTACTTTAAAGTGTACGCCCGGCATTAATACGTCATCACCAACTACCGCATTAAACATTGTTTTTACACCGCGCTCTGTCGTACCGACACAAGCAATCGGATTCAAAACGAGAAACGCGATAAGCAATGCGACACATCCAACACAAAATTTAATTATGTTGCCGTAATTTGGCACTGTTTCAGTGTAAGTGCCATTTCTTCCTTGTCTTTCGACATCTGTTGTCCAGAAACTTTTCTTTGACATTTTCATCTCCTAAATGATTTTAATTTATATTAACTATGTTAATTCTTCTTCATCAAACAAGTCACAAGTGTGGTCTACTCCAATAGAATATTTTTCAACAAGATAGTCTGGAGAATAATATCCTCTCTGATGCTCTGAGTAATAATCTCCCGTTCCCACTCTTCTTAAATCTACAATTTTTGGTAATAATATAATATAAGAAACTCCGTTATGTTCAATTTTATGCTCTGCCATTTCCGCATCAGCCCATTTAGTGCAGCCTCTTATATCATTATGATATCCGCAAATGTAACAATTTATTTCACATGGGCCTTTAAAATTTTGATTCGAGATCCAAGTCTGATAAGTTTGCATATTTCCAAATTTCATAATTATTTCATAACTCGTCATCATAGAATAAACCTGTTCGTTCTTGTTTAGGTGGATGTAAATATGGTGTTTCCATATTAGAATAATCAATTTTTCTGTTATTGTATGAAGAAGAATGGTTTTTTGTAAAACCATATTTTTCACTATGCCATTTACAATACTCATGATAATCTTTTGGTGCGCCATAATATTCTTGATCGCGCATCATATTATCTATAAATGTCATTCTAATTCCTCCTCATCAAATAAACTTGAAGCTTTCCTCTCAAACTCTAATTGTTCTTTATATTCTTTTTCTCTTTTGTATAAAATATCTGTATTTATAATATAATAACCTCTATCATCTTTTTCCATTTGAATAATTCCATTATCAATAAGGTCTCCATAAACGGAAAATTTCTTAAATTGTATTAATCCATTTTCATTATATTTTATTTTCATAATTCATCATCATCAAAAAGTTCGGTATTTTCGTATGAGTAAACTTCTCGTGGTAAATCCATTTTCATTATACTATCAAGCATCATTTTTTCTACAGGAGAAGGATTTTGAAAATGACTTAAAAAGGCAAATTGATCTAAATAGCGTTGATATTTATATTCGGCAGATTTTTCTGGACCCATTATTCTAACTCCTCTTCATCAAATAATTCTGATTCTTTTTCAGCATTTCTTTTTATTATATCACCGACACCAGCCATTGTTATAATAGCATTATATTGTTTTAGAAACTGTTCTGGAGTATTATCTCTCCAAACTTCAAGAATATCTTTTTCAAAAAAGAAATCACTTCTATCAAACATTAAATTTCCTCATCATCAAATAACTCTACTGGTAATTCGGCAAATTTTTGATCAGATGCATGATCATCTTTTAGTTTTTTCGCGAAATAAGAAACTGTAATTTTTTTGAACTTTTCAAATAATTCTTCAAAATTACTTCTTTCAAGAATATATGAGCCAATTCTTATATTATAAAACAACGCATTATCAATTTCATGAAAAAACTTTTGATCAAATTCTTTAAATCTATCGTCTTCTCTGCCATTGCATAATTCTTTAACTTTCACGTGAGTTCTCATCTTTTACAATATTTCCTTTATTATCTCTTTTATAAAAAACTTTATTTCCATTTTTATCAAAAGTCCAACCTAGTGGATATAATTCCCATAATTTCAATAACTCTTTACATTTTAATTCAAGAGCTTCTAATTCACTCATGATCCCTCGTATTTTACTTTAAGTTTTTCATATTGTTTTTTCTCGTCAATTGCTGCTTTTTCTTTATCTTCAATTTCTTTCTTTTCACGTCTCTTAGTTTCTTCTGATTTTAACTCCTCTTCAGTAAAAATACCGGACTCAAGTGATTCTTTGCTCACATACCAATATTCCCAATCGCCTGAGCAACATCCACACCAACTTAATTCTGCTTCAATAGAATATTGATTCTTTTTTCTGTCATATCTTAAAGTAAAATCTTCAACACTAAATTTCTTTTTCCAAGTTACAGTTACTTGTTCCCAGAAAGGTTTAAGGATCTGTTTGTTAAGTTCATATAACTCTTCCTCGCCTTCTTTTACAATTTTATTTAATTCGGTCCATCTGTTTAACATATTATCCTCTTCTATATTTATATTTTCTTTTTCTTTTTAGACGATAAAAATCTGTAAGTTCTTTATCATCCGTATTCAAAGAAATTTTATCAATTGCTTTTTGGAGTAAATAAATACATTCTTTCGTTCTTCGCGGCTGCGTTTTAAGTGTTGCGATTGCTCCTAAAATTGGATCGATAGTAATATCTCTTGTTCTTTTAGATATCATTAATTGCCGTCCTTTATGCACTTGAAAACTGGGAAGCGAAGAGATTCAACTCCCTGTTTATTTTTACTGACTTCAAAATAAACGATTTCAGCTGTGCGGCCAATATATTTATTTTTATTTTTCCAAAACTCTGTTCTCTGTGCATCAGATAAACCAGTTCCAACTCCAACTTCATTTCCTTTGTAATTTACAATAAGTGCGCCAAGGCGGCCTTTATTGCGGCCTCTGCCTTCCTGCATTCCAATAATTGGCAAATCAATATCAAAGAAAGATTTTACTTTTGCACAAGCAATTGTACGATCCCATTCGTAGAATCCGTCCATATCTTTTACAATGATTCCCTCTTTGTCATTTTCCTTTGCCCAATTTAATCCCGCTTCAATTTCGGAAATATCATCACCGATATACATACAAGGAAGAGCAAAAAGATATTTATATTTTTGTACTCCAGGCTTTGTCGTAAGAATTGATTGATATGCGCCATATCTTTCGCTATAAGTCATTTTTGGTTTTCTTGTTTCCCATTCTTTTAATGACATATAATCATAAACTGCGAAACATACTTCTTTTGAGCCGCCCTTTTTTGTAGAGTTACTAACAAGTTTATATTGCATTTTAGAATCCATTTCCATAAAACCGAGAGGTTGTCTTTCACCATCAAGTACGACGTCAATATTTGGAAATGCATCAATAATATCTTTTTCAATTAATGGGAAATTACCAGTCTGTTCTTTTCCAGATCGGCTAAATACACGAACAGTATTTCCCTTTTTAAATGCGGTCATTCTGAAACCATCAAGCTTAACTTGAGTTCCAAACGTTTTGCCTACATAATAATCTGGGTCGCCAAAATAATCTGCACAGAGCATCACTTCATGTATCGTTAAAAAATCGTCGCCATAAACTGAATTACAAGTTGTGCGGCCAATTCCGAGGCCTTTGTCCCATGATTTTGTGGCAATGCGAATTATTCCAGTTTGTGTTTTCTTGTCGAAGGGTTGTGCAAATTCTAAAACTACGGCAGCGTCTACATCTCTACCTGTATTATTTTCTTGAATATAATTTAACAAATCTATAAAACCCCAAGTAGCAATTTCTTTTACTAAATCAGAGTCCAATGACCAAATTTTCTTGGTTAAGAGATTTTCTATTTTCTTTTCTTTGAGGCCTGTTACAATGAGATTATCAAAATACCAGCGAAGCGTTTCAGTGAATGCTCCGTCATTTTCATATTTTCTGAGCACATCTTTTTTCGCATTTGTACCTTGAGTTTCTTCAATTTCATAAATTTTAGCAATAAGTTTCGCTGTATTTTTAGCGACTGTTTTTTGATCTGGTTGATTATCCGGTGATTGTTTATCGAACATCATAATTTTCTCTCCATTAATAAATTAACTACCAGTCTTCGCCAGCAGCATCAATAGCGATTTGCTCTTCAATATCGTCCAACATATTCCGAATATAATCGGCGACTTGTCTGGACATCACTGTTGCAAATGATTGCCCATGTGCCGATATTATCTCGTATACATCATTTTCAATTTCTTCTCTAGTTTTCATTTATTTGATCCCATGCTGAATCCCAGCCAACTTGATGTCCATGCTCGTAACCGTTGTCATTGCCGGATTCCCAAGCGTCTTCTCTTTCTGCTTCAACTAATTCATCAATAAAATCTGTAAGCTCTTCAGCAAGCGCGTCATTCATTATGCGATAATTTGCTAAAATAGCTGATAAATTATCTATTATTTCGTCACGTGTTTTAGTTTCCATTTCTGTATTTTCCTTTTAATAATTCGATTGGCCCTTTGAAAGTCCCAGTGTGACCTGCTTTTGTAAAAATAAGAGGATATCTGCTGTTTTTAGTTTTGAAGTCTACGATTGTGATAACTTCGCCTTTTATTGTAAGCCACTGCGCACCTATAAACCCACCGTCAAAATCACTGTGAATTTCGTTACAGTGAAAAAGTTTTCTGGCGACTGCTCGACAAGCTCTCATTTCGAGATTTCTGTCAACAATCGGTTTTCCGCCCCACATATTTTTGACTTCAAGTTTTGTGTGAAAGCCTGCATCGTTGTATGAAATGTTATTCAAATTTATCTTGACATTGTAATTTTTTTCTAGTTGAGCAACCGCACTGGCAAAGTCTGCTCTAAACTCTTTTAATGTTTGTTCGTTCATATTCATAATAATATATAAGATATTATGAATTTATGTTCAAACCTACTAACTTCCCAAGTTTAGTGTCTTCTTTAACAAGTTTTAATAAATAAGGGTTTGATTTAGCATCAAAAATATTTTTAGATAAATCAGTAATTGATCCATCTTTTACTGCCATATTATATAATTCAGTTCCTTTATAAATAATAACAGAACAATAAAAAACTCTATCAAAACCAATTTGTTGTATCTCTGGGATATTATATCTTACATCATTAATATTGTCCCATGGAAATCCAATTAGAACATTAGAACGAACTTCAAAATCATATTGTTGAAATAATTTAATCACATATTCTAAATTATCTAATTTTGTTAGACCTAATTTTCCTACATTTTTCATTGAGTCAAAAGATACTGAATCAAGATTAAGACATACAACACAAATTTTTGAATTATTTCTATCACATATTTCACTATATAATCTGACAAGATCTTCATCAACCATAGTAAAATCAATATCTAAAAAATATATTTTGCAATTTTTTTCTTTAAGAAATTGCATGATAGTCATCCAATATTCTTTTTCAGCCCAAGGCACATCATCTAATATAAGAAACGATTGAGCTCCATTATCTATGTAATATTGTAAATCTGAAATTACTTTTTCTATAGATGGATATGACCTAATACAATTTCTTATTAAAGGATTTGGACAAAATACGCATGCATTTTCGCATCCTCTAGTAATCATAATAGGCATGTGTTTTTCTATTCTTTGAATAGGTTTTAATATATCTAAATCTTTTAAAACATAATTATAAACATTTTCTTTTCTCATTGTATACCAATAAGGAGTATTTAGTAAATATTCTTTTTTGTTTTCAGCTTCAATAAGTTCTTTCATCGGAACTTCACCCTCACCCATACAAATACCATCAAAATATTGAATAAGTTTTTCTTTTTCTATATTAGAATAATATCCGCCCGCTACAATAAGAGAATTTTTATATCTTTTCTTTATTTTAGTAATAAATTTAATAAGTCTTTTTTCATCATTTGGAATAAAAGAGAGAGATACTCCTACAATGTCTGGTTTCCAAAAAATGAATTTAGGAGTTCTATATATTATTTCAAATTTGTTAATAATATCTGAACAAAATGATTTAATACATTCTAATCCAAAATGAAAAAATTTGATAGAGAAAAAAACTTTATGAAATGAATATGCGAGAAAATGAAATAAATCAAATAAAGTAAATTTATTATAATATTTTATTAGCAATATATTCATCTTTATATAACCTTTTAGTTTCTTTGTTTATTACAAGTTTCTTGTATTTAATTTTGGTCCAAGGAGATACTGCAATAAGTTGTTCATCATCAATTAAGTTTTGTTTTTTAGCTTCATTATAAAGTTGTGTTCCATAATATAATTCTAATTCAGCTAAATTATAACTATCAATATTATATTCTTTTACAAAATCATTTATTAGTGGGGAATAATCTATATTTTCTTCCCATGGAAATCCATAAATAAAAATAGTCTGTACTTTTAATTTATATCTTTGAATTAATCTTATTTTTTCTTTAAAAATTTCAAAAGTTCCAGGTTTTCCCGTTTTATTAAAAAATTCCTCTGTCGGAATACAATCTATATTAAGAGCAATTGCTGATTTAGATTTATTACAACCAGCATAAGAGTTTAAAATATTTTCAGTAATATAAATAAAATTATTATGTAATACATATGCGGTAGCTTTATTTTCAGTTATAAAATCTAAAGTTTCACACCACAATTTTTCATTTTTAAAAGGACTATCATCTATAAAGAAAAAACCTTTAGCTCCTTTTGATATATAATATTTTATATCTTCTTTTACTTTTTCTATTGATTTCTCTCTATATGGCGGCGAATTATCAAACTTACAATAAATGCATTTTTCTGGACAATTTTTAGTAATAGTTAAAACTACTTTTTTACCAGTAAATTCTACTGGTTCTAATAAGTCTAAATCTTTCATAATATATGAACTAAAATTAGTTTTATTTTTAGTGTACCAATATGGTGTTTGTTCTAAGTAAGCTTTTTTATCAGTAGCTTCTAACAATTCTTTAAATGGTATTTCTCCTTCTCCTAAACATATAGCATCTACATAATCTATAAATTTTTCTTTCATCACTTCAGCATACATTCCACCTAAAATAATAAGAGAATTAGGAGATCGTTTTCTTATTTTTTGAAATATTTTTATATTTCTATTATGATCATTATGAAGAATAACCATTGATATTGCAATTATATCGTAATTTTTCTTAAACTCAAAAAACCACGGCATATAATCAAATATCTTCATAAAAGCAGTTGTATGTTTTTTACAATAAGATTTTATAGTAAGAAGTCCGTGATTCTTAAAAAAATTGTCAAAATTTATAAGTTTGAACACTATCTTAAAAAATAAAGAAAGACCATTTTTATATAAGTTTCCTATCATCAATACTTTCATATAATCTATATTAACTTTATATTTTATAAATTTTAGTATGAAATTTCTTTCCTTTTTAAAGATAAATTTAGAAATGCAAGAATTTGCCGACTAAACGGCTTTTTACAATAGATAATTCATTAAACTAATTATTATGTATACTTTGCGGGAAAGATATGAACAAATCAAGTTACGAGAAGATACTCACAGTTTGCATGTAGAAGACAGTCTTCTTAAGGGAAAAGATTATATAGAGAGAATGCTAGGTTTCTTTAATCATGCTTTAGAGATAGTAGAGGGAAGTGATGATAGTAGTCAACCTAGACCTACAATTAAGTATGATGGAGCGCCTGCAATCGTAATGTGGTCACAAAGAGAAGACATCAATGAAAGTTATGGTATTAGCACAAAGTCACTTTTTAACAATAATCCTAAATATTATGGTTCTGACGAGGAAATAGACGCCGACAAAGATCGGGCTGATAGTCTTAAAATTAAGATGAAAATGGCTCTTAAATTAGCAGCTGAAAAGATTATTCCAGAGGGTGAGATTTGGCAAGGCGATTTGCTTTGGACAGCAGGTGATATTAAGAGCATAACTGATGATGGAATAAATTACGTTATTGCAAAACCAAATACTTTAGGATATGCAGCTCCAGCCGATTCAGATGTCGGTGAGAGAATGAAGAATAGCGATATTGGCATTGTATTTCATACGAGATATAAAGGTCCACTTGATGAGGTTAAACAGTCTAATGATGTGGATATTTCCGAGTGCAAAAATATACCAGATTGGGCATTTATATTTGACGCGAAGCTTCCCGATTTAAGGGGGAAAGTAACTTTTGATTCTAATGCGTCTCGTGGACTTAAGAATAGTATTGGAGAATTAAGAAGAAAATGCGCTGATTTAATGGACCACGAAAATTATGATGATTTAGTAAGCAATGAAGATTTTATCAATTTTTATATGATGACTCTTCAAAACCACAAAATAGACAAAGGTGAAAAAATTGATCCTGAAACTTTTAAGGAAGAACTTCATGATTGGATTAATGTAAAAATGCACAAAAAATATAATGACTTGAGCAAGTTAAAAACGAAAGCTGGCAGAGATAAAAAGCGAGACACTATTTTATCTACTAGCAGAGAATTACATTATATTTGCAGAGAAAATGGAGACTTAATTCACAGTATAGCAGACGCATTATATTGGGCGACTTATATTAAGGGAATTTTGATAGAACAATTTAACAAAGCTCAAGAATGGATAACCAAGGTTGAAATGAGATCCGGAGGATGGAAGAACACCTCAGGCGAAGGATTCATGATTAGCGATAATGATGGAAAATTTGTTAAGTTTGTAGACAGATCTGCATTCAGTTATTTTAATAGGTCATCTGAAGTTGTAAAGGGCTTTGAAAGAATAACGGAAAGCGAAGAAAATAAGTGGAATAGGGATGAACGCCTTGGCAAAGTTGGTCTTTATGATGATGATGATTGGCATGAAGCAATAGAAGATGATGATGAAGATAAAAATACTGAGGTTGATGAAAATGAACAAGTTATTGAAATTGAAACAGAATTATCAGTAGAAGAAATTGAAAATATATGTCTCCGTGTTTTATCTGAAAGTTTAAGAGAAGCTTTTGAGATGGTGGATACAGATAGCATTGAAAAAAGATTAAAAGCGATTAAGAGTGATAAATCTGTTACTTGGGTTTGGATAGAAAAAATAAATAAAAAAGCTAAAATTCATTACTCAAGAGCAGAAAAAAAACCATCTGGAGGAAATTGGATAGAAGTTAAAAGAAAAGTTGAAATGTCTAATTCATCTAAAAAACCAATTGATAATTCAGAAAGATTTTTAATTAATAAAAATAATGATCAAAATAAAAATTTATGTTTAATTATAAAAAATATTTTAATTCCGAACATAGAAGACTGGTCTATTTGGAAAAATATTGGTTTACAAATAAGTAAATCAGATTCGAGTTCATCTATTTTAGTTAATGTTTGGAAGGACGATGACCCTTTAGGTGGAAATGAAATAGAAGAACTCTCACTTGGTTTAAAAGGAGTGGATGGTGAAGATTGGTCTTGTAGTGATAATAAAAATAAAAGATTAAGTTTAACTTATAAAAAATTTACAATAAATTTTAGAAATACAGGTGGAGGAAAAGCAACTGTTATTTATTTTGATAAAAATGGAAACTTAAAATCAATTGAAAAATCATCAAATAAATTTAGTGATTCTGTTATTACATCTATACAAGAATCATTAACAGGATTATTTTTAACAATGTCTTTTAATAATGATAAATCAAATTATGCTAAATATGAAAAAATATTATTAACGATAGATAATCCTATTTTTGTTAAAAACTTAGTTCAAAAGGATTCAAGCACTTTTAATGTTTCAGGTTTTTCTAATGTTTTAAATTCTTGGAGAGAATCAATAAAAAATAGTTCTTCTGAAATAATTAAAAGAAAAATTCTAGGTTCATATAAAAAATTATCAAGTGGGCAATGGAAAATAATTCATCCAAGTCTTTATAAAACTGACGATTCATATCTTAATTCTATTATTGATTTTAATCCTTATTTAAGTAGACATCTTTTTTCTAATTTTAATTATAAAAATATAATGAGTAGAGATACTGCAAATCCTGCAGATATATTTATTATTAATACTGGAACATCATCTTATGATAAATCATTATCTTATGATAGTTTAATTGAAGATTTAAATAATTTAAGAAAAGATCAATTATATAAAAAAGGTGGAGAATTAAAAAGTTTAACAAGTGTTACCGCATCCACTGAAAATATAAGAGATGCTTTTGTTGCTACACTTAATAAATATTTTGATGCCGGAATTCTTATTGGAATAAGTTTAAAGAAAACTACTAAAAATGCTAATGTAATTAAATCAGCAACTCATAATTCTTTAAGTGAAAATTTAAATAAAGATGATTTATCTTGTTTTGTTTTTAATGATAACAAAAATGATACAATAAAAAGTTTTTCTTTCTCAGGACCACCATATTTAAATAAACAAAATAAAAATAATGGAAAAAGTGCTTATTTAATTATAAATGTAGATGGAAATCATCTACATTTAGGAAAAAATATTGCAGAATTAAAAATGGATATTAGAATTCCAAGTAGCGGTAATATAAATTCTCCTCCTGTTTCTGAGATAATAATGAATCAATCAGAAGCTAGATTTGGAAAATCTACTGAAGCAGTTAGACTTGTTTTAAATAATTTTAGAAAAAGATATAAATCAAATATTGCTTCATATATTACAAAATTTTTAAATCAAGAAAATGTTACTTTACGTGAATCTTTAAGATTATTTGAAGAAGTTTATAATATATCAAATCGTTTATATGAAGATGAAGATGAAGATGATACTCCAGATAATATTAATTTAAAAGGAAGAATTGATGAAAATAAAGTGAAAGCTTTAAAAGCAAATTTTTATTTAAAATGTTTAATTCAAGAAATAGGTGGAAGTGTTTCTAATAATAATATAAATTCTTTAATAAAAGAGAACTTAACTAAAGTTTTTGCACGTGGCATGAAATATAAGATATATTCATTAAGAACAAAATTATTTGAAAGTTTTAATAATGGTGTAGTAAATTATTTTAAAATATTTTAGGAGATTAAAATGAAAAAGATTAAAGAAATTTTAGCACTAGAATCTCCAATAGTTAACGCTTATAAAAAACAGCTCGACCTAATTAAATCTGCCGAAAAAAGAAGAAAATTAGAAAACTTACTAAGAACAGCAGCTCATAAAAATATATCTGGTCAAGCAAGCTCAACAGGAAAATATCATCCTAAGTTCGCTAATTCTGAATTTGGCTTGTCAAAACATACTAAAGCAGTAGTTAGAATTGTTCAAGTTATTTGCACAGTATTTGAAGAATTAGACCCTGATGTTATGATTATAGCGGCTATCGCACATGACATGTTTAAATACGGAAGTGAAGACGCAGAACATACTTCTTGGGCTCATGCGAAAGACGCAGGAATGGCTTTACATCAAGTTGGATTAAAAGATGAAGCTAGACTTGTATATTGTCATATGGGAAACTTTGATAAAAAAGCAGCAGCACCAAAAGAATTAGACGAAAAATTATTACATCTTGCTGATTATATAGCAAGTCAGAAATTTATTAATATCAATTTTGATAAGGACCATAATTTATTGGAGGAAGATATGAAATCATTTATGCAAATATTTAGAGAAGCTCATCCATATCATGATAGTAATCGGCCAAGAGATAGTAAAAAACATGTAGGGATGCCTAAGTATATAATTCACAATGATTACTTATTAGAAAAAGATGGTAAAGAATATTGTGTAGTAGAATATTTTCCAAGCGCATCATTTAATAAAAAGAAACATCATTATAATCCTACGCCAATTTATTCACATTGGTTAGAAGATAAAAGACTAATTGCACAAGCAGATAAGGCAGTAAAAGAATATGAAGAGTTTTAAACAAATATTACGAGAAGCTATAAATCCCTATGGTTCAGATGAGGGATATAATGATACTTGCGCAATAGCAATATCTCCTAGAAAAGAAGTTTTTTATCTTTCAGCATACCATCAACATGAAGGACTTTTAGAAAAATATTTTGATGATTTAGAAGGTGATGAATTATTAAATAAATCTTATGAAACAGGTTGGATAAGAATAAGAGTAAGTCATCATAAAAAGTGTATGATTTTTATAGATATTTCTAGATTTAATAAAAAAAATTTAGAAACTCTATGGGACTTCTTTATGGATATGGATGATTTAAATTCTCGATTAACGCATTTTGATTCTGAAGATGGGGGCCCAAATGAATATAGTCCAAATATAAAAAAATGTGAAAATATTTATATTACTGAAAATTATAATGATAAGATTATTACAATAAAAACAAATTTTAAAGATATTATAAATTTAAAATTAGAAAATCAAGAATATAGATTAAATAATGTTACTGCAAATATAAAACCACAAGAGTTATTAGATAATTATACCTTTGAAGAAAGAAAAAAAGAAACTTCAAAATTTAAAATGAAACGTAATTTTATTTATATGTTTGATAAACATAATAATCTTTTAAATAAATGTTTACGTTTTGATGGTTTTGATTTAAGTTATGGAAGGGGCTCGCGTGATCCATCTAAGTTTACTAAAACATACTTAAATAAAAATCTTTACGAATATTGGTTTGGTGAAGCTTATGAAGGCAAAAACGCAGAAAAAGCTGAATATGCAATCTTAAATGATATTAAATTTGAAAATTTAGATGAATTAAGAGATTATTTACAAAATGATTTTGATATAAAGGATTTAAATTAATGCGAACATTTAAACAGATATTACAAGAAAGCACTGATGAATGGTTTATGACTAAGAAAAAAGTCTATACAATACAAGGAAGAATATCTAATAAAACAGAAAGATATAAAAATAAATTAGAAGGTAATTCTTATGATATGTCTGACCCTCAATATGCAGATGATGAATGGGTAATTTTAAAAGGTACTGTAGGTGAACTGTGGCCTAATACTTTAGCTAAAACTTGTAGGACATATGGGGTAACTCCAGAAGATTTTGTTGAAGGCGAGTGGATTGACTTAACTACACAAAAAGAATACGCATTTACAAATTGGGCCAAAATGAATACTGAACATATTGATTTACCAACAATGCATAATACTATGCATGGAAATCCTGGTAGTTATCTTGTTTGCACATTAGAAGATAAAGAAAAGAAAAATCCTTGGATAATACATGAAGATGTATTTCCTAACACATATTATACTAGGAATGAAGAAATATGAAATTAACAGAATTACAACATGCTAAAAGAGCAGTTATAAACTTTGGTCGACTAAATCCACCAACAATAGGTCATGTAAAATTAGCTCGAGTTATGGCCGAAGCAGCAGAAGCATTAGACGCAACACCACTTTTATTTCTTTCTAATTCTTATGATGGAATACAAAGCGGGAAGAGTAAGCCGCCATATAAGAATCCCTTGCCATTCAGTTCTAAAATCAAATACTGTAAAGATGGCATTGGAGAATATGTGAATATTATTGATTCCAGAGTAATGAACTTATATGACGCATTAGCTGAAGTTTACAGAGCCGGTTATACTGAATGTTATCTTTTTGGTGGTGATGATAGAGCTGATGATTTTGATAAAGTTAAATCATATAATGGAAGCGAGAAATTAAGAGACAATCAATTTTTTGATTTTAAGATATTAGAAGTAATAAATGCTGGCAAGCGAGATGAAAATAGTAATAACGTTGAAGAGCAAGCTAGCGCATCACTATTACGAAAATGCGTAGTAGATTTAGATTATGAGCGTTTTGAACAATTCGCAGGAACAAAAACTTTAACAGAAGAAATGTTTGAAGAAGTTGCTTTAGAAATGGGTATTGAATTTGATTGGGAGTAAAACTAAATAATATGAAATTATTTGAAAATATTTATAATCAATCATTACAAGAAAATTATAAAAAAACTTGTAGTAATTGTAATAAAAAATTTATATCAAAGATAGATATTTTTGGGCACACACTTTGTCCAACATGTGAAAAATCGGCCGCGAAATGTAAAGTTTGTGGTGAAAATATGCATGGTATGAAAGGTTGGCCGGAAGAACGAAAACTTGGAAAATGTTCTAATTGTTGGACTAAACAAGATTTGATTACTATTGGTTGGGAGCAAGATGAAAAAACTAAACGCGATGCGTTGAAAAATGCTGAAAATACTTTTATTAAATTAGAAATTGATGATGGCGATTTTATAATAAACCCTATGTCTTTCCCTGGTGGTGATGAATGGACTGAAGTTGATGATGGTGAATTTATTTATGAAGGAACAGTTGCTCAATTTATAGATGATATAACAAGCTACTATGATTACAGTCGTAACTCAGACAGAGAAGTACAAATATTTACTATATCAAAATCAAAGATTGCTGGATATTGTGTTGCAACACCTATTGGAAAAATATTTTCGTTTCATAATAGATATGATGAAACGATTGCTTGTAAAGTTATAGAAAGGAGATAATAATGAAAACTTTTGCAGAAATATATGGAAAACCATTAAGAGAAATGAAAGGGAGAATTGAAAGAAAAGAATTTGAAGATGGAACAGTTTCAACAGATTATTCTCCTGAATGGGAAGAAAGCGATGTGTCTGAATATATAGCTGATCTTCAAAAAGCTTTACCTATGATTGACCCTGAAAAAGTTGCTTCTGTAGCAATGAATAGTTATGACGACCACTGGGGATTCGGTGTTGAAGACGTTGAAAGAGATTTTGTAGACATTCTTGAAGAAATGGGTATTGAATACCAAGGCGATAATGCTGGTGATGTTTATGAAGATCTAAATAATGTTACGTCTAAATGGTGGAATAAAGGTGAAGACGTTGAATATGACGACGAAGAGTATGAAGATTAATCAATAAAATGGAAATAATATTTAGGGGTTCCTTCAAAGGGAACCTCTACTCGTATTTGAACATAGTTTAGTTCGTCATCAATATCAACTTCACATTCATAAGTGTCATATCGTTTAACATCCGGTTTCTTTTCAGGTTTATAATTCTTTTCGGAATGTTCAAATTCCATATCTTTTAAAATATCATCCAACGAAATTACAGTAGATAATACGTCATGCATATAATCAGCGTCGTTATTTCGAGAGCTGAATACTTTAGCAGCTCCTTTAGTTTCTCCTCTTAATGCGGCGGAAATTGACCAAAAAAATTCTCTAAATCCTTTTTCAGTTATCATTATATTTCGTCCGTCTTTTGTTTGAACTTTCTTTCCAAGATGATTTCGTTTAAAATAATTTTCAGCAAATTTATAAGTTTCTCGGAATGATGGATTATATAATTTTTTATCAATTGGCTCAGCATTTACGCGCTCATAGATTTGTTGGAACGTCATAATAATTAGTAACTAAATAATATGAAGTTATTTGAACAAATCTCTTGTGAGTGGGATCGAGCTGTAGAAGAGGATGAAAGTTAATTTACAAATATGGCAGGACGTAGAAGTTCAGACGACCCAAAATGGGCAGAAACTAAAAAGATAGTCGATAAACGAGATCGACGTCAATGCCAGTTTGAGAAATGTTTATCTCTCAAAGAATCATATCAATTAAAAATAGACGGCCCAACTGTATTAGACCGCGCACATATTTTCGCAGCATCAGCAAGACCAGATCAAATATATAATCCAAAAAATGTAATTACGCTCAGAAGATTTATTCACCAGAGAATGGATGGATATAAAAATCCAATTACGGGTGACCCAATAGATTATAATGAAACTATGTTTTGGTGGCATAGAATATTAAAAAAATTTGTTGATGATTATGAGCCAGATGTTGATTATGAGGAACTTCTAAAAGCCGAGATTAGATAAATTTTACTAATTATTTATGGCAGATGGAATTTCAATCGGTAGTGCTGAAACGAGTCAACAACTTAATAGTTTAAATGACGCAATAGCAGGAACAACGTCTGCATTAGGCGCTGACGGAGCGCTTGCAAATAAAATGGAAGGTATTACTGAAAAACTTAATTCTGTTATTCAAACAGAAGTCACTAATCTTCCAACAGAAATACAAAAAGTTTTAGAAGCTCTGTCTGTAAGCACATCTAATTTAGATTCACTTAAAAAACACTTTGAAGATGAAGCTAAAGAAGCAAATGCTAAGAAACAAAAATTAGCTGATGCAGCTAAAACTGGAAAAAAAGATTTTAAAGACAATGACGTCGCGAAATTGCCAGCTGAAATGTCTGCTGGATCACTATTTCTCGGCGGCCAACTTAAATTATTATTAGGTGAAAAATCACTTATATTTGCTGGAATTGCTGATATTGCTAGAACAAGTGATTTAATTTATAAACACATAACAGGCGAAGGCAGTAAAAAGAAAGACGATAAAAAAGGAAAAGGCAAAGATGGAAAAGGAGCTGAAACTCCTGGTCTTAAACATAAGGGTGGAGGATGGGAAGATTTATCTAAAACTTTAATGTCTTTCGCTAAAGCAGCACTTGTAATAAGCATAATGACTCCTGTTTTTTTAATTGGATTGGTAGCTCTTAAAGTTGCAGGAAAATTTATGGACTCCGCAGCGAAATTATTTCTATATGAGAAAGATGGAAAGACTGCAAAAAATTGGAAAAAAGAACAGAATAAGTTAAAAGAAGCTTTAAAGTTTACTACTATGCTTCTGGGATTATTTAAAAATTTAATATATGTCGCATTATTTTGTGTGGGAATGTTATTTATAGTTCTTCCAGCTATAATAGGCGTATTTGCTGCAATGTTATTTTTACTTGTAATTAAACTTTTTGCTAATGTAGCGACTAAAATGAAATTAGACAAAAAAGTAGTAATAAATATAATGTGGGCTAGATTTTTATTCCAACAATTAGTGCTTACTATGTTATTTGCATCGCTTATAATTATATTTATTCTCCCAGCTATATTAGGTATATTTGCAGCTATTATATTTATGTTGGCATTTAAGTTATTATCTTTGATAGCAGGCAAATTATTAGGTGGAGTATTTAAGTTCTTAATTGTTGTAGTTTTAATGGCAATTGCAATGTTGTTTTTCGCAATAACATTATTTATAATGACTAAAGTTGTTACACTTAAGTCAATACTAATCGCTATTGTTTCATTAGTCGCAATTACTTTATTATTAGCTATTGTAGCTCTTATAGGTTTCGGCGCGACATATGTGCTTCCATTTATTGCAGCATTTGCGTTAGCTTGTATATTTATGGCATTGGGATTCATTTTATTCGTATTAGCTCTTAAAATACTCAGTTTAGTTACAATAGATTTAATATTAGAATCAGCTGAAAAGATGCTGTTTATTGGTAAGTTTTTCTTGATGTTCGCATTATGTATTCCAGTTTTCTTAATTGGTATGTATGCGGCGATTTATTTAATGATCGCATCAGTTGCATTATTTATTGGTATGCTATTTTTATTCTTAGCTCTTTTCTTTTTGAAATTAGTTATTGGATCAATAGAGCAATTACTTAAAATGCCAATATCATTTATTCCAGAAGGCGCGCCCGAATGGATGGGTGGATTAGGCGCAATAGCTATGATTGCGATATTTTTCTTAGGATTATTTTTATTACTACCTGTTTTAATTCTTGCAGTTGTGCCTGCTGTATTATTGGCGGTAACTTCAATATTATTACTTGTTGGATTTTTAGCATTATCTGGTGCAGTTGCAATGGCTGGAATTGTAGCAAATATTTTTAATGATAATGAAAATATAAAAAGTGTTGGATTAATAATGAGTTTATTTTTCTTATGCTTGATTCCTGCTGGATTAGCTGCTTTAATTTTACTTCCATTCGCAGTTATTTTCTTAGCTGCAGCTGTAATATTACTTGTAGCATTTACCGCATTAACGGGAGTAATAGCATTAGCAAAAGTTTTAGCAAAAGGTTTTAGCGCAGATGGGGAATTAGGAACAAAAGACAAACGAAAAGAAGTTGGTGACGCAATTGCAAGTGTTTTTGGTATGATTGCTAATAAAGATCTTATAAAAGCTGCCCTAAAAGTATTATTTGTCGGCGCGCCCGTTTTAGCAGCTTCTCTTATGATGTTGGCAATATTTTCTTCAATTGTTGGTTGTTACAGGGGAATAAAAGAAATACAAGAAATACAAGAAAGTTTAAATCCTGTGGCTGTTGGATTCGTTTTTAAGGCAGTTGAAGATCTTGCAAAAGTAGTTGAGCGAGCTGCTGATATAACAAAAGATGTGGCTTTAAGAGGTTTAGGAAAATTTAGACTAGGCATTGGCGGAGTTATAGAAGCTATAAATGGTATTGTTGACGTTATTATTAAACTTGCTAATTTTGAGAAAGACGCAAGTGCATATGGTTATGAAGGTGGTGGTGCGGCTTTAATAAGAGAAGCTTGTAGTCAACTTCAATTTATTATTAGAGAATTTTTTGGTCTTAATGCTGATGGAACTAAAGATGATTCTAATCCTTTTTCTATTATGAATGTTTTTGGAGCAATCGGGAAAATAAAAGGCGGAGATTTAAAAACAGTAAATGCGTTAGCTCCACTTGCTGAAGGTTTGGGCGCTATTGTTGATCTTGTTATAAAAGTAAGAGATGTTAATGATGTTGGAAAAGCTAAAGAAAATATGATAGAAATATTTGAGTTTACGCAATCATTAAGTAGACTAACAGGAGTTTTAACTTCAGGAGCTCTTAAAAAGGGTGACACTCCTAGAATTTTAAAACGTGTAAATGAAGATATTATGCCTCATATTCCAACTTTCTTAGATAAACTTCAAGAAATTTCTGAGAAAGCTAGGGGAATTGATTTAGTTGAATTACAACTTCAAGAATGTTTAGTAACACCATTAGTAGATTTAGGCACTAAAAATATAGGTAGAGAAATAGATAAAATATCTCAATCAATTGGAAAACTTAATAGAGAATTAAGTAAAATGACGAGAGAAAATGGAAACGTAATTGGTTCATTAGGAAACATTGGGGCAGCGGCTATATTATCTTTAAAAGGAGATAGCGGTGGTGGATCTAGAGGTCCTGACCAAAATACTAATTTATTAAGAATGATTGAACAACACTTAAGATTAATTTGTGATGCGACTGAAGAAAATAATAAGACAGAAAATGACCATACAAGTTTTACAGCGTAGGAGTTTAAATGAGTGATAAAAAATTAGATGCTTCAAAATTTCCTTGGTTGCAAAGTGATGGAAAAAAGGGAGCTGAAAAACCGCCTATGGATAATGTTAGTAAACTTGAAGAAATCGGACAAACGAAATATGTTGTCCCAAATGGGCTTATAACTTTTGGTTGGAAAGCAAGAAGTTATCCAGATCATAAAGGTATTGATATTATTCCCAAAAGAACTGGGTCCGCACCTACGGGAACCCCTATTTATTCTTTATTAGCTGGGTTTGTCGTTACAAGTGTTGATATATTTCCAAATAATCAAAGTATTTATAATGATAATCCTAAAGATATGAGTAAAGCATTTGGAAATTATGTTGTTGTTTTAAGTAGTGGTGGTATATATGCTTATTATTGTCACTTATATTCAGTAGAAGTAGAAAAATATACTAGAATAAAACGAGGTGAACTAATTGGAACTATGGGTGATACTGGAAATAGCGCCGGCGATCATCTTCATTTTGAATTAAGACGTAGGAGTATGTCGCCAGCAAGCGCATTTGATCCGACTCCTTATTTTGGTTATGAAGTATGTAATAATCCACCACAAAGAAGAACTGGTAGACAGTCAAGATAGGAGTAAAATATGGCAATAGTAAAAATGGAAGAAAGTAAATTAAGAACCAGACAAGGAAATAATGTGGCCATGATAAATACATCTCCAACTCCCGATGGATTAACTAATTTAGTAACCCAAGATAGCACAATTGAAAATTTTTCAACTGTTCCCGCAAATTTAGATGATAATACAGGGGTGCATTTTTATCCTCATATAAATAAATTTAAAGTTGTTGAACTTGCTGTTAGTTCTTTGCATGTACAATATCCATTACAAATAACGAGTCCTCAATGGGGAAATTGGCGGAATAGTCACCCTGACCAAAAAGATTGGGCTGGTGGAACAACTAATGTAGATGATAGAATTTTATTATTTCCAACTAATAAAACATTTGCATTTAATTATTCTCATGAATATGGTAATGCTTGGGAAAAATTATCAAGTACTGGTATGTTAAGTAAAGTTCAACAGGGTCTTGAAGCAATGAGAAGTTTAGCTATGATGGCAGGCGCATCAGGTGTTAGTACTGGTGGAAAAATGATTTCTCGCTATACCAATACTCCAGTTTGGAATAAATCTACTCCAGTTAAATACACTTCAAATTTAGAATTTGAATTTCATTTTGGTCAAGCGGGTATTTACTCAGGAGAGGAAGAAGTTGTGAAACCTATACTTAGATTAATTCATTTATTTTCTCCATTATTAGTGGGTAATTATGCAAGAGGTCCTGTTCCAACGGCGCCAACTTATTTGGCCGCCATGCTTTCTTTAATAGGAGATAAAGATAGGGCCCAAATGGGAGACTTAGATACAGCAAAAAATGATGCCTCAAAAATAAGCACTGATGCCCCAGTGGATGATAAAGGCAACGCCGTTGCAGAATCAGATAAAGATAGAAACAAAAGACTTTCAGGAATGGCTACTGCTATGGGTGGTATTGTTAATAAGTTAACTCAGTTAGAAGAAATGCTTATGAAAAAAATGGATGATTCTATTGGTAGAGCATTAAATGGATGGCGTGCTAGCGATGGTTGGCAAGGTGGATCTAGAGGTCTTTGTATTAGAATGGGAAGAATGTCATTAGGACCTTATGTAGTAAAAGAAGTTAATTGGGATTTTGATTTTACTCAAACAGATGAGTTTGGTTTTCCATATAAAGGTAAAATTACATTTGGTGGATTAGAATCTATCTTTGTTGCTAACCCAAGTCAAATACAACATCATTTTGGTGGAAATAATACTAGAAGTTAAATCAATTTTATTATATCTCTCATTCTTTGTTGATAATCATTTCCTCTAATTAGAGTCAACCGGTAACACATATTTAATTGCATTCTATATTGTTCAATGAGATAAGTTTCGTCCTCTTTTCTGGTAGACTCTAGAAATCTATATCCATCGTTAACCCAATCAACCTCAGAAGAAAGAATGAATATCTGATCATAATCTTGTAATTTAATTATTTCTTTAATGAGATTTGAATCAGCGCCTTTATGATATTTTTCTAAATAATATCTAGTGACTACTGCATCACTGTCAACAAATAAATATTTATTAGAATGCTCTAAAGCATCTTGTTGAGCAATCCAATGTTTCATAGCGATATTATCAAACTGTTTGACTGTTAATTGATTAGCATGTTTCTCACAATAATCTCTGCCAATTTCGTGCACATAATTAGTGTTAAAATATTTAGCCAGATTTCTTGCCATTGTAGATTTACCTACGCTTTCAACTCCAGTAAATAAAATCTTTTTAGTAAAATGAGGTCTTGTTATTGGCAAAATATATTCCCAATACTTAAATGGGTCTTGTCGTATTTCAGTAGCAGATATATTTACGAAACTTCTGTCTCGATCTAATATAACGTGTTTCGCGTTTGGATAATTAACTTTAAAGAATTGGTCATAAGCTGGTTCAGAACTAAACACGTGAGTCAGCCCCGGAATCATTTTACGAACTTGAGCCGTGCCTTTAGTCCAATCATATTCCATCTCATCATATTCTATTTCAAGTAAGTCAACTTCCTTGCCCAATTTTCTCAATTCAGATATAGAATGTCCAATCCAAGATTTTCGTAATTCAGGAGACATTTCTTTAATACCTTCTTTTTCACAAAGTTGTTTGTCAAATTCTTTATTATGAAATAAAATTATGTAGAGCTTATCAACATGAGTGAGCGCTTCCATTGCTGCATAATGGTGACCACTGTGAAATGGAAGAAATTTTCCGCCATATTGTCCAATTTTCATTTTATTCTCCTGTAAAATATTGTTTTTTATTCCATTTTCTTCTGGATTCTATATCTTCTAAAAATTTATCTGGATTTATATCTAATTCTTCAGCGATTGCTTCAACTAGATAATTTGTTCTTTCTGGATAGTGATAAATATAAGTATTTATGTTTTGAGTTAGTTCTTCTAGTTTAACAGGTTGAACTATTTTGCCTTTGAGTCGTTCCACAAGATCCTCCTATATTTCTAGTACTGCAAGTGCTTCTGTTGGCGCTTCCCCCGCCGCCTCCACCCATGTATGGCATTTTAGGTGGGACATTTGGATTAGGCGCGCCACAACTTCCAACATCATCGTCATAATCAAATTCATCTTCTATTTTTTGCATTGATAATCTATTTTTCTTTTGCTTTATTAGTTTATCGAGGTCATGTTGTGCTATTGTTTCTATTAATTTTTCTCTTAACTCAGGATATTTCTCAGATAACTCTTTGGCTTGTTGAGCTATTTGAGACATTGTTTTGACGTAATTTTTATTAGTTTCTAACACATAATTAGATTAACAGCTTCTAGAAAATCCCGCACCACAAGAAGATGATGAATATGTATATCCTTTTCGTTCCATTTCTTTTGATGATACTCTAGTATTAGGTCCTTCTTTAATTAAATTATATAATTCGCGCGCCTTTGCTAATACACTTTTAGCGTATGGGGTTCGCGCATTATCTAATTGTACAATAAACTCATACACATCTGATCTAAAATCATCTATTTTTTGTTTTGAGCTTCTTTGTCTGCTACTTCCGCCACATTCTCTTAAATGTTGTTGGCCTTCAACTAATTTATTTGAGGCTTGATACACACTTTCGAATAATTTACTAATCATTTTAACTCCTTACCAGGAATTAGTGACAAGCCCGTCATTATAAATTACTTTGTAATTTTTGCGGCCTTTTAAGTAGTCCCTCACATTCCTAATAATTAGTTTAAGTTTTTCAGAATTCGTCATAGTGTAGTTCACATCATCGACCATCGCACAGCCCCGTTTAACTAGGATCTTAATTCCTTTGAACATCTTTTTGGATAAGTCTTTTGGCCATTTATTTCCTTTGAGAAAAGTACTGCATCCTGATGATATTGGTGGACCTAGTTTAAGATCAGGCCAAATATCTTTTATTCCAACGTGTAAATCGGGTTTGTGCGTTAATTCGTTTATCTTGATATATTTTACACCCCAGTGAGCAAGTTCCATTAATTCCATTTTAACTTGATGTTCAAATTCTATATGTTTTTTAACAAGACAAAAAGACACTCGAAACTTATCAGCATAACCGTCTTTAATAAGTTCTCTAACGAATTGCTGTCTCCAAGTATTTGGCTTACTCATTCCCATTATATCCATAGCAGTATTTGGATAAGCTGAACCAATAGATATATTGCATCCATCTAAACGGTTTAATAATTCTTTGAATCTAAATTTCTGTAATTCGTGATTTAAGTTTGGTGGTAGAGCTGTAAACATTGTTATTTCTTTAACGTAAGGTCTAATGAAATCTACTAACATTTTTACTTTGTCAGGATAGAGCATTGGCTCTCCACCTTCAATTACGACAGATTGCCAACCAGTTTTAATGATATTATCTGCTATTTTTTCAACATCAATATTTTCTTTACATCCTTTCTTTGTTTTTTTAGCTAAACAATGAATGCATGCGTATGGACATTTTCTAGTTAAAGCTATATTTATGTATGGTGCACTTCCATCGCAATTATTTCTAAAAGTAATATTATCCTCCGAATATAGTTAACAGATATGGAATTGTCCCCCATTCAATTATTCCACGAATAGCGTTAAAGAAGTATAAAATATATGCGCCCATTAAAACATAAGCTTTATTTTTCCAGTAAACTGCGATTGATAAAATATTAATTACGAGCCAAAAGAGCCACGTTAATGGATTCCACATAATAAGTAAAATTGTTGCAATGTAACTTAATCCAGTAGAATATGCGTCTAATCCTACGGAGTTTGGATATGGAAATATAGTTGGTTTTATTTTATGTAAACCAATTGCTAATTTTCCAGAGCCCCAAGAAGCAAGTAATCCGAATCCAATAGAGAATAACAATACAGCTAATACTGGAATTGGAAGTTCTACTCCGCCAAAAGTTGAGCTGTAAAATAATATTCCACATAATCCAATTATATTTAATGGAGTATATATAGTCATTTCAACCATATCGCTATATAATCTCTTAAAATAGAAAAAGATCACATACAAGATACATGCGACAATAGCTCCACCCCAAGCGAATGTAAACACCCAAGGCGCTGTAGTTTCTGGATTGAAACCAAATGCGAAGACAGTTGCCGCATACAACACGGTTGCTACGATTTCTAATGGTAGCAATTTCTTTACAGATAATTCTTTCATATTATTTCCTTTCATATATAGGTTCTAAATCTTTTATATAAGTCATAGTTAAGATATTTTGACCATTCACTTTTAAGATAGCTTTGTTATCAATTATATCTTCTACTGTTAATAATTGACCATGTTTTAATTTGCAGGGACAGATAAGAAGCGGACTAAATTGTAAGTAGGATCTGTAGAGATAATAACTGGACTTGCTTAAATTATCAATAGTTACTATCATTCCTGGAATTATTTTCATTAAAGATAGATTAACTTAATATGCTCTTCGTCTTCTCTTATTCATCTGAACATTATCAATCATAAATTCGTCTATAAGATTGAAAAGCATTTTCTCTTCTGATTCGTCTTGAAGATTGTCTAATTTTAATGCTTTAATTCGACTCTTAAGATCTTCAAAATCTCTGCCAAATTGTTGTATTAAGTCAAACTCCTCATAACCGTATTCTGTCTTAAAATAATAAAGCATTTTTTCCATATTATTTAGTCATCAAATAATATATCTGTAGTTTTTTCTAGTCTATTTTCTAATTCGGCTATTTTCTTATTTTTTATATCATCAAAATCATAAGCTTCTTCAAACTCTTTATCTAAGAAGTCATTAAATTTCATGTGAGCTCTGTCCATTATATCTTCCATTATTTCGTAAAAGATTTTAACTTCTTTTAAAGTGCATCTTTGTCTTAGTATAGTGTCTATTTTATGTATAGTGTCTTTGTATTCATCTTGTCTATCATAACGATCTTCAAGATTAAAATTCTTAATTAGCGTTTTAAGAGACGTAGTTTTGAACGCTTTAGCTATTTGCGTTTCAATAGTTTGATATTTTCCATATCTTTCCCAAAATCTATTTTGACTAAGTTCAGACGACATTATTTTCTCCATCAAATTCTATTTTAATATTTCTAGTTGCGGAAATCATATCGGCGATTGCGATAATATAGTGTTCAAATTTAGTCGGTGTTTCACCTAATTTCTTTCCAGTTTTATCTGTATTCCATCTGGACATATGTGAGTCAACAATGTCAGCGATTAAATCTAATTTTACTTTTAATTCTCCGCCAAAGAATACTCCAAATTCTCTAATTTCATTTCCCATTAAAAGCGGATGCTCAGATTGAGTATGTTCTTGATCTTTAACAAACTTTTTTAAGTCATGCAAAATCGCCGCGGCGTATGGAATATCCCAAGCTTCTTTGTCATCATATTGAGGCATCATAGATAGAATTCTTTCAGTGAATAGACATACTACTTTAGTATGTCGAATTAACCCGCTTTTTCCTAGACTAAATTGAGGATGATATTTTCCAGAAGAACTGGCTGGACCTTCTGCATTTTTATCATCACATTTCTTTGCAATAATGTCTTTAACAACACGTCGTAGTTCTTCGTTGTTTATCTTATCGAGTTCGTAACTTAAAGCTTTTAATAATCTTCTACCCATTTAATTATATTAACGAGTTGTGCCAATCGTCAAATTCAGGTTTATTTATTACTTTTGCGCTAAAATATTTTTTATCATTTATTATAATAAAAATTCTTGAATCTTTATATAAAAATTTATCCACATTGATAGCTGGAGCTACAGGTTCAGATGCTCCTGTCGGCCAACTTAATGATTTTTCTATTTCTAATATATCTTTTCTTAAGTTTTGATCTCGATAAAATCTAGACTTAAATGGAATGCCTTGCTTAAAAGATTCTTCTAATTCATTTTTAAATCTCAATACTTGTCGTCTTGAACCAGTAACTTTATAACAAAGAATTGGTGAATCATAATTATTGATATAATCCCCACCTTGCTGATATCTATCATAATTTGGTGACATATTTACTTTCCAACCAGTCCAAGTATTTTCCCACATTGATAATGGCATATCAATTTGATTACCATCTTTATTATTTATTTTAGGTATCAGCGGTGGTGTTGGCGGAGTTTCTAAGAAGTAAAAGAAATATGTGTCTGCTAATAATTTATTATCTAATAATTCAGATTTTTTTGTATAATATTCATAATTAAAAAGTGTGCCTATATATATCGTATTACTAATAACTTTTTCTGCAAATTCAAAATTTACTTCTAAATGATAATCTGCATCTTCTTCTAAAGTATCTACTTGAAAAGACATTTGATTAGCATCTTTTATCAATATACCATTTTTAAACCATTGATATTCTGGAAAATAATTTATATAATATCCAACAGCATTATCAATTTCAATAAGATTTTTTTGCGTAACATCTTTTACAGGAATATCTTTAAGATGAGGATTTTCTACTAATGCCTTTTTAATTTGATTTATTCCATGGGATTTAATTGACCAAGCATTAGTTACATTATTATTTATAACGATAACTTCTAAATTATGAGTATAACTTGAAGTTGTAATATCTATTGATAGTTCAGATATACCCATATTACCCATATCTGAATTTTCTGATATTTGTACGATTCTATTATTTAAAAACCATAACCATAAAGGACTGGGAATATTCGTAATCTCACTAATTGGTTTTCCAAAGCCAGGACTTGAAATTCTAACACCATCATCTTTATCAATACTTGTATTATAATAGTTATGCTCTTGCCATTGAGTTAATGCCCCGCTTGCAACAGTTCCAATATTTGATGCTAAAAATACTGGATGACTTAATATTGGAGTTGTTGATCCAACTCTAATTTTAACAATAATATAATTATCAATTAAATCATTATTATTAATTGTATAAAAGTGTAAATTACCTTGAGATAAAGTTGATGTTGGAGTTAATTGAATTCCTTCATTCGTTAAATTTTTTATTTGATTCAAACTTTTAAGATGTACACTTACGATATTAAATCCACTTAATAATTCAACAGCAAAATGTGTAATATTATCAGTAGTTAACAAAACAAATATTTCATCAGATTGTAATGTGTATAACCAGGGATTTTCTTCAGTCCCGGCACCAGCTCTTGTAGCTCTATAAAACTTTACCATATTAAATAGTTCAATTTACTCTTTTTTCAATAAACGAAATAAGCTCCTTGAGATTCTTTCCATCAAATTCAAATATCGTTTCTTCTGTATTTCTAGCGTCTCGTAAACAAGCGGAAAATTTGATGCATTGATTTACAATCACATCCATCGGAACATTTGATCTGTCTTTTTCGTTTTCTAAATCTTTTCTCACTCTAGATTGGCATAATTCTACGTTTTCAGAGTCCATCATAAATATGTAAATGACTTCACAATCTACATCAGTTGCTTTTTGAAGTCTGCTCCAGCTTGTGTTTGTCGCATTGAAATATACGATTTTATTATCAGCAAGCCCGTCTTTGATATTTTCATAAGCTAAATCAAATATCATTCGTCCTTTAGATTGGTCATTTACTGAGCCCAATAAAGTTCTTCTTAAATCATCCGGTTCGACATTTTCAAAAGATTCCGTTCCAAAATAAGTTTCAAGCCTATCTTTCAAATAAGATTTTCCTGATCCTGAACATCCTATAGTAACTAGCAATAAAGGTGTATTAGTTCTCATTATCCACTCCTCGTTTTCTTAGCAGGACCAGATGATTTTACATAAGGCTCCACTATCATTATATCTCTTACATCTAAATTCAAAGTATTTATATTATTTGGTTTCCAATTTTTAGTCCAATGCTCATCTGTTTGCAAGTGATTTTCTCTGACATATTTAGCGTAGTTATGCTCGAAAGTGCTTTCATCAAATGACTTAGCATTTCTAATAACGTAACCCTCACAAGTTTGTCCATGATTTCGTAATCCCCAATTATAATTAGAATAATATCCCTCATGTATGTCAAAATAACTGAGATTTTTTCCTCTAGCAATAACTGGTACAGTTGGCAAATCTAATATCTCGCATATTTCTACTGTATCATCCCAAGATAAAACGGTGGTTCCTTCTGTTATCATAAAAACGTAAAATGGATGTTTTAACGCATATTTTATAGAATGCTCAGCATACATATTCTCGCCGCATATTCTCATATTAGGTTGGATATTAGAACATATTTTCGCATATAAAGCGGCAATCATTGTTCTCCAAGCTGCAGGACCTGAATCCATGCTTCTTGCATGATAATAATTTGGGCCAATCACTGTATTTTCACCGTCTAATTTTTCAGTGATTATAATTTCTTTATGTTGAAAATCAGTAATGAATGCGTCTATGTCATCTGCTGTCCTACCCTTACTCCAGGGAAGGTGACCAATTCGAGGAAATTTTCTTTTATAAAAGTCTGCTGTATGCATAATTCTATCCTTAATAAAATATAAGATATTTAATCAAATAAGTCATTATCTTGTTGTAATTTACGAAGCCTAATATTATCGGCTTTGAGTTGTTCTATTTCACCAGTTTGACGGTCTATTACATCTACTAAAGTATCTACATCTCTATTTATATTATCTATCTGTTTTTGAAGTGTCTCAAAGTTTTTCTTCATTTCTTCTAATAAATCATCTTGCCAATAATCAGATGCTCTTCTAAAATCTAAATCAGCTGGGCGGATATTTCTATTTTTTTCGTCTGCCATTCTAACGCCATTAAAATCAGCATCATCATGAGGGCCATTTATTGCGGTGAGAAGTTGATCAATTTCATCTTGGCTTAAGACTTCAGTATATCGTATATCATTATAATCAATGCCTAATCTTTTAGCAAGAGCTTTTTTGGCGGCTTGGGTTCTTATCATATTAGTTAGATTAACTTATAAAAAAGCCCTTCCGAAGAAGGGCTTGTAATTATTTATCAAATATTTTTGAATTAGAACTATATCCTGGCGTTGATTGTTCTGTTTGTGGATCACTTCCACTCATGCCTGATCTGTTATGTCCAGCAGGAACTCCGTCTCCAGAAGGATTCATTCCAGTTGGTCTATCATATCTTTCGCATTCTTTGAAAATAGATTCAAATTTTCTGCTTAATGGAGCATTGCTGCTATGATTAGGTGTAGATTGTCTAACTGTTTTATTTGACCCTGCAATACCTGGACGATTTAATCCATCAGGTACTCCATCATTTCTGTTATCAAGTTCTCTGTAACCATTAGCTGGACCGTATCTTACTTCAGATTCTTTTATAGAAGGAGATAATAATCCAATTAAACTTTTTTCTATTTCTTTTATCTCTCTTTTGCCAATTTCTTTGTTCCATCCGGTTCCCTTAGCCATTCTTATAGTATATCTTAAAAAGTTTGGTACTTCACTAGCTTCACCTGAATCTATCCATTCATGAATCAATTCTATTATTGCTTGTTTATCGCGAGCATCTGTATAATTATGAATATATCTTGCAACATTGTTAATTTTTTCTAATTTTATTCTATTATTACGAGATCCTTCATAATCAAAATCATCGTTCATCCAAGAGCTTGAAGCTGCCATTTCATTAATCCGACGTTTTCTTTTTGCGCCTTCAAAAATTCTTTGAAATTGTTCTTCTTGTGAGTCTGTTAAATGTGCAACGGCTGCTCCTACTGTTCCTAATACTAATCCAAGTACTATTGCTAATACTAAATTTTCTACTGTAGCAGTTCTAGCTAAAACTTCAGCATTAATTGCTTGTGAGCCTAATCCAACTACATCAGCGCCAATATCTGTTACAGCTCTACCAGCAAACTCAGCAGACACATCAGCTACAATTCCAGTTTTCCATTTTACATAAAATAGATTTGCTATAGGAATTGCCGCGCCTACTACTGCACCAATAATAAAGCCAGCTAATCTTCTTAAAAACCCGCTTGCTGCATATAATACGTCTTCAGCTTTATCAATAAATTTGGAAGGCGTTTTATATTTTTTATTATTATATTCTTGTCCAGCTCTACCTAGTTTTTTATTTTGAGGACTATCAGCGTATCTATCAAAGTATTCATCTACACCACCACCAAAAAGGGTTGGTTTTTTAATGTTTCTTTTATACTGACCTCGTCTTTCATATTCATAAAGTCTTCTTCTATAATCAGCTTTAGCTTCTACCAATTTTTTAAGACCACCTGATAAAACAGATTTTAAACCATCAAAATCTTTCAAGGCCTCTGCGGCGACGAAACAAGCTGCCATTAATGTTCCAGCGTCTTGTTGTGATAATTCTTCTACATCTTCTGGACCTTCAACACCCAATTCATCTAAACAAGCTTTAACAACTTCTTTCATTGATTTGTCTTTAACTTCTGCTCTAATTCTTTTCTTAGTCGCTAAAGGAATTTGTTTTGCGAGTTCAGGTAAAACTAATTCTATAAAATGGTCCCAATTATCTAAAATTGTTTCTAGAAATTCTGAAGAAGTATCTTCTCGTAATTGAACAGATTCTATAAGTCTTTTATTTGACATATTACCAGTTTGATAATTTAAGCCACATTCCCTAAGTTCGCAAACACAATCTCCACCCTGTCCACCGCATTCTGGACAATCACCATTTTCATTAAGTGATTCTCTTAATCTCTTATTAGACATATTACCAGTTTGGTAAGTTGCTTCAAAAAGTTTTCTGAATTTTGGCGCGATTAAATCATCGACATTATCCTGAAATAAATCTTCTTTTCCTTCATATAATTCATTAAAACTTCTTTGATCTTGATCATCAAAGAGTTGAATTGCTTCTTGTAAATATTGTTTTCTCATTTCAACTCCTTGATTGATTAGCCTAAGAGGCCTTTTGACATTGCTTCTTTAAGTTTGAAGAAATCAAGTTTAGGTTCAAGATGTCTTTCAACATAAACATCTGTTACTGTTTTGATTGATTGTTCATTAAGTATATCTTTATTTTCCGGATCATCAGCATTATCACTTTCTTTTACTTTAGTTCCAGTTTGTGTTGCGCCTTTTCCTTGTAATGCTCCGCCAGCTTCTTTGCCCATTGCTTTTGTTGGCCAAGTTTTTGCTGCTTTAGTTTCACCGGCGCCTTTGCCTGATGTGTAACCATTTGCTAAAGCTTGTGGTGATGGAATACTTGCATATGGAGAAGCATCTGTTGATTTATCTCCACCGCCAGATGAATTACTTACGTGCGCTTTTGAAGTTAAAGTTCCAAGTTCTGATGTTGTTGGAATATCAAGATAACCTTCTTTAAGGCCTTCAATTTGAGCTTGTCTAGCAGCGATTCTTTCTTTGATTTGCTGATATTTTGATTTTGGTTGTGCTGCAAATTGTTTCTTAATAGCTTCAATTTCACCTTCAGTAAGTTTTGCTGTTCCTTTGTTTTCTTTTTTCCATGCGCTATATTGTTGAAGCATTTCTCTAATTTGTTTTCCATCAGTTGATTTATTACTTTGTTGTAATGGAGCTCCCATGCCAGGATTTGCGTCCGCGCCTGGTGCTGCATTAGGGTCAGCTGGAATATCAGCTGCTGGATTTCCAGCCATTGGATCTCCGCCTGCTAATGGATCAGTTCCATCTCCGCCTGCTATTGGTGTTAATGCGCTAATAATCGCTGTTGCGATTTCCGCCGCTGATTGTCCACCTGCTGGTTGTGCTGCATTTGGGTCTGTTCCCATAGCTGCATTAGGATCTCCTCCGCCTGCTGCTGGGTCTAATGCTTGATTAGGATCTCCGCCTGCCATTGCTCCGCCCATATCTGCTTCTCTTAATTTAATTCCTTTAGTTTCAGCTTCTTTGAAATTTTCTTTGAGCATTTTTAATTCTTTGTAAGTAATTTTTGCTCCCTTTCCTTCTTGTGATTCTTTAAAGTGTTTGTATGATTTAAGATATGTTTCCCAATCATTTCCTTTTTGAGCAGGTTTTAAAGATTCTTTGATTTTTTCAAATTCAGCTTTTGTGATTTTGTCTGTACCTTTTTCTTCAAGTTTCCATTTTCGATATGCTTCAACTCTTTCTTGTAAAGCATTAGATGGTTTTGTAGGTCCAGCCATTTTTTTGTAATTTTCTCTAAGATTACTAAGTTCTGTTCTAGTAAGCTTACCGTTGCCTTTTTCGGCAAGTTTCCATGCAGAGTATTCTCTGACAAGGTCTGTGAATGATTTCATAATTTTTCTCCTATATAAGTCTGAATTTTGTGCATATACGTTATATAAAACTTCATTTATCTCTTAATATAAAAGAGAAAGGTACAAATTCGTAAAACCTATATAATTAGTTATTGTAAATTGTTTAAGTTACTATTGTAAATAATTGTAACTATTTAATATGAGCAAAATAGACAATCCTGCGGGGTCAATAATTACGAATCCATTTACTTTAGATATAGATAAATTAAATCCTAATAGTATAAATGAAGATTTTCTAAAATTATCTTTTAAAGATCCAAAAGCAATAAATAATTTGATGTATATTATCAAAGATATATTGCAAGGAGATAGCGCCGCCGCCAGAAGAGAAGAATACGCATATCTTAATTTTAATCAATTAAAAGCCGCGTTAGAATGGTTAATGAGTCACGGAATGGATGACTCATTAAAAAATGATTTATTAATGAATCCTTGGAGACTTACATTTAAAGATCGTCCTCCAACTCCAGAAGAAATGTTGGGTGAGAAATATATTGGCGCAATGAGCGAATCAGTTTGGGAACCAGTTAAAAAAGCTTTTATAGAATATTTTGACCCAATGAAACCATATCGTACAGCAGCATTAAATCCCTCTATTGGAGCAGGAAAATCTACATTTACAATGCTTGCGCTACTATACGTTGCTGTATGTTTTGGTTTAATGAGAGACCCTTGGAAATTTTTTAGCATGTCAAAAACATCGGTATTCGTTTTCGTATTATGCGCGGTTACATATTCTAAAGCATCTGAAATATATCGAGAACCAATTCAACAATTAATTGAATCTGCTACTTATTGGAAGTGGTGCAGAACACATCAAGAAATGTTAAGAGAAGATAGACATTTACAGTTAAGCGATACTGTCGAGTATCTTCCTTGGTCAACTTCTACTAAATCATCGGTATTTCAAACTGGTAACGGGTTACAGTGGAAAAACGTATCAAGCGCGGGATCATTATTAGGTATGAATATTTTAATGGGGGCGATGACTGAGATAACATTCTTCTTAGAAGCAGGAAAGGGATGGAATGCTGAAAAATTAATGGTGTTCTTTTCTAAGTTACGACAGAGAATTAGTAACAGGTTCCAGAACAATTATTATGCCCGATTTATATTAGACTCATCACCATCTACTTTAGAAGACCCAATACAAAATTGGATGAGTTATGATGCACCACTTAATAAAGCGAACTTTATTTGGAAAGGTTCTCGGTGGAATCTATATCCTGGAGAATTTCCAGATTTTTGCAATGTGAAAGACTTAAATGGACCTAATGAGGAAGTTACTGAAAATCATAATTTCGATGTTGGCTTTAAGTTATTCAAGGGTGGGAGCGGTAAGCCACCACAAGTTTGCGAAAATGAAACTGAAGCAGATCAATTTGAAGAGTCTGAATGTCTCTGGTGTCCAAAGAGACAAGTTACTAAAAAGGGTGTTGAAAATTTTTTAGACAGAGCTAAGGAAAATCCAATAGAATTTATGAAAGACATTGCAGGTATTCCAGCAGGACAAGCCGATAGAATTTTTTATCAAGGTGAATGGGTAGAAAATTGCTTTAATAACGGGTTAAAAAATATTTATGGATCTATAATCGCATTAGCAGATCAAGAGCCGGAACATCTTATTTGGAATCAAGTACATCATTTATTCTTTAATAAAATTCTCGATAGATACTATTACTATTACGAGCCAGGAATTCCTCGCGTAATATCTGTCGACTTATCTAAAAGTAAAGACTGTACAACTATCACTATGTCTCATATCGAAAGAGACCCAGATCGAATTGACCCATACACAGGACAATCATTGATAGTTTACGTTACTGACTTTACTATAGTTCTTGTTCCAAAAGGCGGACTTATAAATCTTGATGCTGTTAAATTCTTTATTATGGATTTAAGACGATTAGGTGGACTAAACATTAAACACGTTTCATTTGATAATTATCAATCTGAATCAACAAAGCAAGCGCTTACTCGAGCGGGTTTTAATATGGTTTACGTTTCGGTAGATAAAAATAATGAGTCATACTTAAATTGGATTGACCTTGTAATTCACAAACGTTGGTTTTGTGGAAAAAATATTTTCGTTAAAAATAATATGAATTCACTTTATTTCGCGAAAAGAAAAACAACGGGCACAGTTAAAGTAGATCACTTTCCCGGTGACTTAAATTACGATTGGCAAAATGGAAGTTGGAATACTTGCACAGCGGGAGTGAACGCAAAAGACTGCACTGACGCAATCGCCGCAAATATTGAAATAATAAATACTTATATTACTGATTTTATTCCAAATAAAATTTGGAGAGCCGACGCTTGTTTTGAGCGAACTTATGAAAACTTAAAAGAAAAAAACTCTGAATATATGAAAAAAGTCGGGCTACAATTTTAAATAACAAAAAACCCACCGTCCGTAACACGGTGGGTTAAAAACTGTTACAATCAACGAAGGTAACAGTAAGGGAGCTAATTAAATCTTGCTGCTCTTTTTGCTTCTCTTTCAGCAAGGATTGCGTCATGTTCAGCGATGGAGCGGAAATATGCGTAGTCGTTTGCAATGCCTCTGACATCAGAAGTGTGTTGAACGCCGTCTCTGTCCCAAACGATTACATAATGCACTGACTTTTTATTTATTTTCACTATTGTTGCTTTTTGCCAGTGTGAGCCATATCTTTTGCTTGGGCCATTTGTGTCGACCATTAAAGTCGTGCCGACAAAAAATCTCATGTCTCTGATTCTGATTGCTTCACGCATGTTCTGTATGTCTTGTTTAATGTGATAATCGTTTCTGGACGGATATTCTTCTTTTGGTTCTGCATAAGCTGTCAATATTTCCGCAATGTGATGCTGGCAAATTGTCAAAGTTTCCATAAGTGAAAGCATGTTTTTGTGAAACTTAACACCATTTTCAATGTTGAGGTTATCTCCGCTTCCGCCAAAAGATGGGGCGCTTATTCGATGGATTTTAATTCCGTCAGCAGTCTGGTTTATTTCCACATTCACGTCTGAGCCAAAGTGTGACCGATCATCGCTGTTGTAAAATGCGAAACTGAATCTTGGTTCCTTGCCATAAAATGTGTCTCTGCTAACTGATTTAAGCGCAAAGCCGATTCCGTAAGCCTGGAAAAATTCTGAGAAAGTTCTCAGATTCTGTTCCTTTATTTCAAGCCGTCTGAGGCCTAACTGATTCTCTGTCTTTGCATATTCAGCAAGTTCAAGTTCCAGTTCCTCAATTCTCTGTTCATATGTTTTATTCATTGTTTATCTCTCCCTTAAGATAATAATATATAAGATAATATGCAAAATCGTTCAATTAACTTACTAATTATTATGAATTATAGACCAGCCGAATATGCCCAAGAATTCAAAGATATCTTTGGAAAAATGGGTTATTTTGTAGATATTGAAGGACTTGAGGAAGAATATAATGGGATCGCAATTATGGTTTCTGATGATCCTGAAATAGTTTGTGACTGGCAAAACGGAGAAATAACAAGTTTATATTTTTGGTTCCATCCTGTTTATAAAAGACATTATAAATCTGAAGAAGAAGTTAAATATTTAATTCACATAGCAAGTTTGGGTGTTAAAAAATCAGATCGAGGAAATAAAATCTCAAGCAAATTTTTCGATATTATTATTAAAACTTTTGATGATGACATTGAACGAATTGAAATGAATGATATGAATAAGTCTGGTATTTGGCAATATATAGCTTCTAAATATCCTCATATAGAATGGAGAATAAATTAGTTTTTAAATTCGTCTTTTTGACCTTCTAACATAGTTATAATTAGCGGAGCTACTCCAGGTTTTAATACATCTTCATTTACAGACATATCAGCATTTATAACAAATGATGGAAGTTTTTCTTCTTTCATTAAACGTTTAATAAATATTGGAAGAAAATTAAGTGCTTCCTGCTGACTAGTAAATATTTCTTTACTATGAAATGGAAAAACGAATCGTTGTTCTTTTGCAGCATTTTTTACAAGTTCTATTGGACCTTTATTAAGTATAATTGGAGTTACAGAATCCAAAGCTTGTATTTCTTCAAATTCATCTCTAATTGGTCTACTAAAAAAAACTACACATTGATATAATTCAGATGGGAAAGCCCTTTCTTTTGATTTTTCTCCCCCACCTGACCTTCTAATTATTTCGTTAAAATCTAATTTATCACTCATCTTAATCCATCCTCATTTAATATATCATCAAGTGACTCAACTCTAAGATTTGGAACGTCTGTAATTATTACTGAATCAACACTCATAAATTGTTCTGCCATATTGTGCGCGTAAATAACAGAATTAACGATTACTGCGAAAGGATCTATAATTCCCTTTTTAATTAAGTCTGTTAACTCACCAGACCTTGAATCAAATCCAATAGATTTAACGTTGTCTTTTAATATTTCATTTATTACATTATCATAATCATGACCAGAAGAATTTATTAAGACTTTAGCAGGCGTTTTCATAGCCTTCATAAAAGCTTTTATCGCTAAGTTCATTGAAGTACTTGTTGACATTAAATTATCTGAACTCGCTATTCTTAATAATGCAGTTCCAGCTCCAGGTATGTAACCACCTCTAAGTGATGACCTAACAGCATTAATCGCGTCTTCATATCTATCTTTTTTCTCGCCCAATTCTTGAATAGTCAACCCGCCAACATAAATAGTTGCGACTCCGCCAGACATTTTCGCAATTCTTTCTTTAACAGATTCTATTTCATATTCTGAATAACCTATTTCAGCAGAATCATGATTGACTTTAGCTTGTAATAATTCTATATGCTTATTAAATCTTTCTTCATTTGTTTTAGCGTCTATAATTATAGTTTTTCCTTTTGATATAATTATCTGTCTTGCTTCGCCTAAACAATCATCTTTGAACTCATTTGTATCAAAATCTTGTCCCAAAATTTGAGCGTCTAACATTACCGCTAAATCTAATAAATTATCATTGATTGTATTTTTTGAAGTGCCGGGTGCTAATACGAGTGAGCCTTGGATTACTTTTTTAGACAATAATTCTCTAAAGAATGCCATTACTTCATCAGTAAAATCTGGAGCAATAATCACTACATCTTTTTTAGCAAGCTGTAATCCTTGTAATATTGCTTTAATATCCTCAACATCATCAATAACGTTAGCCGACAATAATACTTTCGCGTCATTTAAAATACATTGATCATTAGCTGAATTTACAGAAAGCGAGCTTAAAAATCCCCTGTCAAATTCTAATCCAGTTGCGATTTTAACAGTAGTTTCTCCTTTGCGAGACAAACTATCTGCTATTGAAACGATACCATTATCACCGATTGATAAAAAAGCTTGTTGAATATTTTTAGCGATTTCTTCGTCGCCGTTAGCAGAAACTTTCGCGATGTTAAATATTTGATCCTCACCTTCTATTTCATGTTTGTAATCTTCTAATTTTTTAATAACATAATCTTTAGCTTCTTTGTAACCTTCTCGTAAATCATTTATGTCAATTCCTTGAATAAGCAATTTATATGCTTCCTTGCATAATTCATAAGTTAGAATCGTAGTTGAAGTGCTACCATCACCGTTGATATAATTACTTTTTCCAGCTGCTTCTTTAATTAGAACAGCTCCGAAGTTTTTAGCTTCATCACTAAACTTAATTTCTTTCGCTACAGTGATTCCGTCTTTGGTAATTTTAACATTACCACCTCTATCAAATGCGACTGTTCTTCCTCTTGGACCAAACGTTGATGAAACTGTAGTCGCAACTTCTTGCATTCCAGATAATACTATTTTTCTTGCTTCATTTTGTCTGTATATTTTTTTACCAGCTACTGCCATTTTTACTCCTAATAATTAGCTCAACTTCTCAATAGAGAGAATTTCTTTCATATTTTTATCATATTGATGTCTTAATTCGGGCGCGATTACGTCTGTATAATATAGCTTAAATAATTTAAGTGCTTTGTAATAAACTTTTTCGTGCATTTTATTTAACTTTTCTTCTATATGAGATTTCTCAACTAATAATTCTTCAATAGAATTTTTATGAAAAATAGAATCTTCACATTTGCAAGTTTGCACCCATCCACCGTCTTTTTTCTTAGGCTTCATTTCCTTTTCACAAAACGGGCACATACAAGTATCATTATCAAATTTAATGTGTGAAAATACGTCGTGCGCTTTCTGTAAGAATACGGCGTTTTTAATCATCGTTATAAAATTGTCTCTATTCATTATAGTATATTAACCTTTCAAAGCTTCATCTATTCTATCTATTTCATATAATATGTTTTTAATTCGTGTAGTGTCTCTATTTTGTCTGGCATACATTAATTGCTCAATTTTCTTTCTTTTTATTTTGTATAATTGGTTTCCGTTTATTTCTTTGTAAATATTTCCAGATGATTTAGGCAATAATATATTTAAGCCTATATTATTCATTAATTATTTCTGTGGCGTAACTAATAATATCATCTGCGGTAAAATTAGAAACATATTCGCCAACTTTATTTTTATAAATTAATTGTTTTGACTCATATCTTAAGTCTGCTATATGCTGTAAAAACACATCTTTAGCTCTTTTGCTTAATTTAAGTTTTTCAGCGGCTACATCTGGATTTAATTTAAAATTGCCTGGGTTTTCTATACAAAGTTTAATAAAGTCTTTTAATTTTTCAGCAATAAGAGGTGTAGTTCTTCCAAAGCGATACTTAATAGATTCTTTACTTGAGACCGGCTCATCAGTGACTTTTTTCTCAACCTTTTTTTCTAGCTCAGTAGTTTCTTCAGTAGTCATTGGTCTAATATCTGGAGGAAGTGATTCTACTTTTTTCGCAAAATCTTCAAAATAACCTTCTTGTTTTAATTCATCAAATGCTTGTTTAAAAACTGGTTCTACAACTTGTTCAGCTGTTACTATTTCTTGGTGTTTAATTTTATTATCTGGAAGATCTATAGATGAAGCATCTACTTCACTTATTGGAGTGTCCATTATATTTTTTATTTTTTTTCTTTTTATCTTTTTAGGTTCTGGTTTAGCTTCTTCTTTTGCTTTTTTAGCTCGAGCTATTTTTTCTTGTAAATTTCTTTTTCTTTTTGGTTTTGATACTTCTGGCACTGTTACTTCAGACAAAGGAGCTGATGTAAAACTTAATTCTTCAGATTCTTCTTTATCTTTGAATCTATTTATTTCATCATCAAATTTTTGTAATAATTCTTCAACATTTACGTTATTTGGTATGTGATTTCTAAAATAATATAAAATCTTTCTTGTTACTTTAATGTCAGGTGCGGTTGTATAGATAATTAATTCGATACAAAATGCCATAAATAATAATATAAATAATTTAATTACTCTTGGTGTGACTCCTAAAAATCCCCCAAGATCGTCGAAAATTATTTGCATTCCTTTTTCACGCTTTATTTGCGCGTTTAGAGCGTCTAAATTTTGTTCTAATTCTCTAACTACTAATCTTGATCTTGCAATTAATGGTAATTCTAATCCCGCAGTAGTAATGTCTAATGCTCGAACCGTCATCATAAACTCAGCGTCTAATTCTTCTAATCTCAATTCAAAATTTTCTCCGCGGTCGCGATATTCTATTTCAACCTGTTGTCGTTGTGATACTGCGTTATTTAATTCTCGTTGAGCGGTGTCCCGTCTTTGCACGGCGCCCGCTCTTTGTGACCAAAGATTAGCTCTAACAGTTTCATAATCTTCTCTATTTTGGTCAACTCCTCTCCAACGTCTGTCTACATCGTTAAACTCATCAATCATTTCTCTTAAACGATCTTCTAATAAAACTACACGGGTAGATATATTTATATAAGGAACATACTCAGAAAGACTAACATCACTATTATCAGAAAATGCTTCAATACGATCTCTAATCGTACCAACCATTTCTATTTTATTTTCTATATTTGTTACTTCTAATTCTTTAGTTGTGTCTGCTGTTTCAGTTGAGTAATATGCGAAGCCGGCTCCAGATGACACGGACATAACTGCTAAAGTTAAATAAAATATTAAAAATAATCTTTGAGCCTTTTTTATTTTAGCATCAATAGTTTTTAGATATAATGATGAAAACACATTACGAGATAGAATCGTCGTTACTTTTGCTGATTCTAATAATATAGAAATACCAAATAAAATGTACCAAAATCCTCCAGTATCAAGAGCCTGAAAGAAGAATACATTTAAAAATATTGATATAAGACTCGCAAGCGAGAAAGAAAAATATCTTGCAAATATGAAGATATTTGAATCTAAATTTAATGTGTTTCGTTTCATGTTTATTCCTTAAGAGAAGTTTTTCTCTAATAAATTAGTAGTTTTTTAGTAACTCTTCTACTTTATCTGTTTTCTCCCAAGAAAAGTTTTCCTTTCCAAAATGGCCATAAGTTGCAGTTGGCAAATATATTGGTTTTTTAAGATCAAGATGTTTAATAATGCCGGCGGGTGTTAAATCAAATACTTTACTAATAGCATTGCTAATTTTTATTTCACCTTCACTGCTTAAATCACCAAAGGTATCAACATAAATTGATACAGGATGTGGAACGCCGATTGCGTATGATAACTGTATTTCACATTTTGAAGTCAATCCTGCAGCAACTATATTTTTTGCGATATATCTTGCCATATATGCAGCCGAACGATCTACTTTACTTGGATCTTTTCCAGAAAATGCGCCGCCGCCATGTCTTCCCATTCCGCCGTATGTGTCAACGATTATTTTTCTTCCAGTTAAACCAGTATCTCCAGTTGGCCCGCCAACAACAAATTTTCCTGTTGGATTGATAAAATAATTATCATTAAATGGAAGCCCTGATTCTTCTAATACTGGTCTAATAACTTTAGATATTAAGAAATCTTCTATATCTCTATGTTTTACTGATTCATGATGCTGATGTGACATAACGACTGTATTTACTCTTTTTGGTTTATCATTTTCATATTCAATAGTTACTTGGCTTTTAGCATCAGGTTTTAACCAATTTACTTCACCAGAGTTTCTTATTGCGGAAGCTCGTTTTAATAATTTGTGTGCGATTGAAATTGCAGCTGGCATTAATTCAGACGTTTCATTGCAAGCAAATCCGAACATCATACCTTGATCACCAGCGCCTTGTTGACCTTTAAATTGTTCGAGACCATTTCCACTTACACCTTGGTCAATGTCAGGCGACTGAGTATGAATGGCATTTAATATCGTCATTGATTTATAATCGAGACCGTAATTAGGGTCATCGTAGCCGATATCTTTAACTACATTTTTTGCAATATCTTGAATATCAACATAAGTTTTTGTAGTGATTTCCCCACCCACTAATATGAGTGAAGATGTCGCATAAGTTTCACAAGCGACTCGGCTATCAGCATCATCTCTTAAACATGCGTCTAAAACTGCGTCAGATATTTGGTCACATAATTTGTCTGGATGGCCTTCGGATACTGACTCCGATGTAAATAAATAGTTTCTCATTATATTAGATTAACTTTTAAATCTAATTCCGAGATATCTTAAATATTTTATTATTTTTTGAACCATGCCTTCCATATTCGTTGCGAATATTTCTTCATGAAATCCTTCCAATTTATTTACCATATTTATTTTTTTGTCAAAATAAACGCATGCATGCGATACTTCATGTATGATAGTATATAAATCTAATTTCTCTATAGAGAGACAAATTTCTCCGATGCCATATTTTGTTGATGATTTTTGTATAAAACATCCTAAAAGTTCTTCGGAGTTATCACCAAAAAATTTCTTATATCTTCTGGCTACGCTTGCAGGATTTTTTAGCAAGACAAGTTTAACAGTATATCGACTGTTTTCAAAATTAAAATTCACGTTATTTCCTTTCATTTGGATCAAATATTTTCGTAATGCGAATTCCGTAATTTTCATCTACGGAAACAACTTCACCTTCTGCATATTTAATATTATTAACATATAAAGTAACTGGCTCTTGATAGTTTTTGTCGAACTCTATAATTGAGCCATTTCCTAAATGTAATATGTCTTTTACATTTATTTTTTTGTTAGCAAGATCTGCTCTGACTTCGACACAAACATCTGCTAAATGATTAGAATTTAATTCCATGATACTGCCTCTGCTCAGTTCTTTTGTTTATTCTTCTTCTTTTTTAGTTAAATCTTCAAGTTTGAGATTGCCAAAAATTGGAATTTTCTTTGGTGCGACTTCTTCTCGAGGTGGTATAGTAATAGTTAAAAGTCCATTATCGAACTTAACTTCTACTTTTTCTCGATCAAAATATCTTGGGTCAACGTTCCAACTTGTTTTAAGACTTTCAATTTTCTTTAATCCAATTTGGAAATAATAATTTTGTGTTTCTTCTTTCTTCTCTTCATTTTTTGGGACATTCACAATAAGATTCAAGCTATCACCGTCAAATGATAGATTAATCCAATCTTCATGAATTCCAGCGAGCGCTGACTGAATCGTCATTATCTTTGTTTTTTGATCAATGAGGATATTAGTTGGCGGGAATGATTGTGAAGAAATATTTTTATTAAATCTAACAGGTTGCACGCTGCCTGTTGCAGCTCCGTAATACGCGTCGTTGAATATGTCGTCTATAAGATCAAACATATTTCGATAGTTTTTAAAACTCATCTTTTATCTCCTTAGATACTCAACTATTAAGTCCGTGCAGAGGATACGGCACTTTTCATCGGTTCTATTATTTAGTATATTAACAATAAAGCCCGCACTCGGCGGGCTTCGTTTACTTACGGATCTACTGGATCGTCGTCGTCATCATCGTCTGGGTCTGGACTTACAGGATTAACAGGTCCTGCTGTTTCACCAAGTTCGCCTTTAACTGGAACGTTTCTCCATGCTTGGCCATTAACTTGTAATGTTTCGCCAATCGCTTTTCCTTGAACTTCAATTTCTGAAGTAGGTTTAACAGTTGGATCTACAACTCTTGGTTGGAAACCAGATAAGTCAACTTTTACTTTTCCAGATCTCGGTTGCATTTCAGATGGAAGCGTTGTAATTCCTTCTTTTGAAGCTACGATTCTGCCTTCATCATCATACACTCTGTAAAAATGATCATTATAGCCGTTTTGTCCCGTTACACCGGTTTCGGCTACTCTTCGCTGTTTTTTTATAGTATTCTTTTCAGCCATTGTAATCTCCTTAATAATTAGTTAGTCAAACAATTCAACCTTCTTATCCTCTATCGCCTTTAGAAGAGAAGCGTGAACTCTGACGAACTCATTTTGGAGATGCTGTTGACCGCGCTGTAAATCATTTATTTGTTTTCTAACATTCTCGTTAAAATTTTGCTGTTCTTTTAGATAATATTCCATTTGTTGCACAAAAATTTCAATGGACCACTGTCCTGGTATTTGTTGAGGAGGTCCTAGAGGTGTTTTTTGTTGGTTATATCTGAACATATTATTTAGTAAATAGATTAACTAATCAAAAAGTTCTGAATCTCTATCCTTTAATTCTTGTCTAAAAGCATCAATTTGATGCTGCATGCTCATTAATATTTTACTTATTTCTATTAATGTAGGATTAGTTTTTATTTCATTATCTAATTTATAATATTCTGCCTTAAGATTAGAAATTTCATCAACAACAGTGTCTTTAAATAATTTCAGATACATTATTTGATCTCTTAATGGAATATTATCATGTAGTTTATCATTATATCTTAATTCTTCGATGTTCATTTTTCCTCCACTAATTTAGCATATCGTTTCTTACCAATTTTAATTATTATTTCATTCATATCGGGATTATAAAATTCATGTATTTCTTTAATGACATCAATTAACTTAGTTTCCGAGTTAAATTTAATCTCAGGCATTTCAAATGATTGGGGCCCGAACATCAGCTTCTCCTTTCATGTAACAATAAATACAGTTATGCTGACAAGTTTTACTAGCAACTAACTGTTTTTTAATTCCCAAACATTGGCAAAATTCTCTTTGGTCACACTTATCAACATTTTCTTCTAATTTAGCGTTCATTAACTTTAAATCAATCTCAGTAATACAGCCAGTACATTCTATTCCAGGCTCACCGCAAATTTCTGTGAACGGGAAATTATTTATTACTTCTAACCTGAGATCTAATGGAGCGTGCATAGTATGAAAATGAGTTAAAGTTGGGTCCCATCTATATGCTTGTTTAAGTCGGTGTAATAATTCAAAATGTCCATCTTTTTCTAATCTTTCAATAACGTGATTATATAAATCTAATATTGAGATTCTTATCCTCTTAAAGCCCAAACTTTTGACTATATTATATATCTGCTTTGATTGCTGCACAAAGTCAGGAAGGGGAATTATTGGATCTATCCTTATTACAAGTCGGTCTTTCTGCTCTATCTTTTTTATTACTTCTATTATTTTTTGGGGATTAGGAACATCTGGCTCGATGAAAGTGCTGCCATAACCAGTTATCGTTGTGTGAACAATTATATTTTCTTGATTTAAAATACTTGGATAAATCTCTAATAACTTAAGAAGGTCTTTAGTAATTAAAATAGTTGGTTCTCTTTTTACGAGAGCCCATTTTTCCCAAGATCTATCAAAAACTGGGTCACCATATTCTGTAATCCCACATTTCATATTAATCTATCTTTACAATTTTTGATTTTGAAAAATTCCGGAAACTGAGCATTCCTTCTTTGAACTTTTTGTATTCAGCAGCTGCTTCTTCTTCCGACTTTTGTGACATATCAGTATCTCTAATCATATCACGCCAAACTTGTTTTTTTTCTTCAGCATCAAGTTTTGAGATATCGTATCCGAGTAAATTAGTTCCTGTTTCTTCAGTAACTATCACTTCCCTAGGAGTGTCTTTGTAGACAAACTTTTCAATTCTTAGCATATTTTTTCCTCTTAAATATTTGTGATAACTTATAAAAAAAGTTATCTATTTTTATGTTAAAAAATAACCACATATTATGTCTAAATTGCTCCCAATGATAATGTTTATCAAAGTGAATTTCTAATAGATCTTCATGAGAGTTATTCTTTTTTATTATTTTAATATGTTGATTTTTGTTAGTCCACTCACCTTTCCAAGGAAGATATATTTGTTTTTCTGAATCATCTTCAAATTTAACGACAACAGAAGTAACATCGCGACCTTTTGAGAAACGAGTCCAACAATCTTCCTTAGAAGGTTGCACTCCTTCTGGACCTGCAAAATTAGTATTAGAAAGATTATCTTTAAATTCTTTTAACTCTGATTTAAAATAAAAATATTCAGTAGATTCACTAGTAGAAAAATCTCCTGTTTGAGCCATATAACTTTGATGACATTTACCAAAATGAAAACTATAATATGGTTTATGTGACAAATCTAAAAAGAGAACTTCACAGTTTTCTAATACAAATTCTAAACCTTTTATCTTCATTATTTTATATTAACTCTTTCGTATTCATTCGTTTCGGTGTCTATTTTAACAAGACAATTATGTTTTGGACAATCTGAAAGCAAAATAAACCCACCATTATTATGTTCTAATTTTACAGGAGGGGTAGCATTATCTGTATTTATTTCACTATGACCGACTGCGAAATTATATCCATCTAAAGCATATTTTCTTAATGCTCCAGGTCTAATCCAAAGTGGTCCTTCAAATTGATTATTTCCGTAACCATCAGGGCCAACCCATTTAAAATACCCAGATCTTTCTTTGAACATTTGATTTATTTCAGATGGGTCTTTCATTCCCGCATGTCTCATCCAATCTTTTGAAACTCCACCGTGCACGAAAATCCATTTATCAGCAATGAAAATTACATCAAAAAGATTATTATGAACTTTTAACATTTGATATATGTCAAATGCAACACCAGGTTGATGTCCACTGCATCTTTCATCGAGATAATATGATGTATCATGATTCCCCCAAAGTAAAACTACTTTATCAGGATGTTTCTTTTTGAACTTTAATATTTGAATAAAATTAGATAATTGTCTATTATATCCAGTTGTCCAATGATCCCAGTAGTCACCAAGGAAAACTATTTTATCAACTTCATCAATGAGTTTTCTAGCTTTTTTCCAATGTTCTTGACCATGTGGATCCGGCACAGTTATTATTTTCACTTTTTTATCTCTTTAATATTATCTAAACATGCAACTACATTATTTTCTTTAATATATTTTATTAAATCTTCTTTATTGCTAAATGCTAATTGAAACCAACTATTTCTACTTTTTAAAACAAATTTTTGTTTTTCGTTATCCCAAATTATATCATGATCAGGTTGTTTCATAAATTCTCCTTACATTAATTAGTGGGATTTTTTCAAATACGCTAAATTGTATGCAACGTTGTCCTGGAGGAGGATCAAAACCAAAATTATGTTTAACACTATCAGCACTATTAGAATGAACAGGAATAGTTCCACCAACTGCTTGAGAGGCGTCTTCTCTTTTTGGCTCGTACTCGACTTCTAATAAAACATTTCCATAACTTGGATCTTTCCACAATTCTGGATCAGGTGCTAAATAAGTATAACGATAAGTTCCATCTCCACCATGATGTCCCCAAAGATATCCATCTTCTTGAATCTTTTTCCAAGCGTCTTCATTAGTCCAGTGATAAAATTTCATCAGTGATTCTCACAAACGTTGTTAGGATAAGATGGTCTGCGGATTTTTTCTGGTGATGGTTCTTCAGTATCAAAATAACGAGGTAATTGTTTTCCTGAAAAAGCTCTTTGAGGAATGCCATCATTAGTGTGCCAATATCCTCGGGGAGGTTTTGGATCATCCCAAATATCACCATTTTCATCTATAAGAGTTTTTTTCTTTCCCAATTCTTGTATTTCAAAAATAATATGATCTTCATTTTCTTTTTCTAAGCTGTTAACGATAAAAACAAGCTTATCTAAATCTCCCCAAACTATTGGAGTATCAGGCCACTGGGAGGGATTTTCACAAAAGTTTTTAGTTTCTTTTAATAAAGTAAGTGATTCTTGTCTGCCATCAATATAATCTTTATAATCTATGTGCATATTTCTAATAGATTTTATCGCTCTAATTATGTAACTTGTATTAAAACTGTTTAGATATATTCCGTATTTTTTCAACTCGCGATTTCTGGGTTTTAATTCTCTGTTTATCTTTAATTCGTAACCACGATCTTGTAACAAGTCAGTTAACGAAATAGATTCCTCTGCATCGAGGTCATCAAAGAGTTTTAAAATTTTATCCACTGTACTATTCATTTTTACCTCACATATTCTATATGTATTCCATAGTCTACAAAAATGACTTTTTTTATTTTGAGTTTTATCTTCTAAACACTCTTGACAATCATAAGCATCGATGCCTAAACCATCACTCACTCTTATGTCCGATATTCCTATAATGATCTTCTATTACGCTCATTAAAACTGGCGTGTAATTATGATGCTCAACACTGCAATTAAAATGGTGTATGCCTTCGTATTTGTGCTGGTGGATGTGACCGTGCAAATTTCCGTACGGACTATTCGCTTCAAGAAAAACTGGTTCATGTGATAATATCATGAAGCCATTAAATATAATTGGAAAACGAGAACACCATTCCCAACCCATTTCCATATATTCAGATGGTCGATATTTGTCGTGATTTCCAAGTATTGCGAATTTTCTTCCAGATAATCTGGCTGTATAATTTGTAATTTTTTCTTTTCCACCGAGACAGAAATCTCCGAGGTGATAAACGAGATCATCCGGTTGAACTATTGCGTTCCAATTATTTATTATTTTATTCGTCATTTCTTCTACATCTTTAAATGGACGATTACAATATTTGATGATGTTTGCATGCCCAAGATGTAAATCTGATATAAAATATGTTTTACTCATTTTGTTTCTCCTATAGCTGGATAACTTAAATTATAAATTTCATCTGCTGTATAAAATACTGCTTCATTATTTACTACTTTAAATCCACAAATAATATTATTAGCAGCTTGTTTTCTTAATTTCTTTAAGTGATTTTTTTCTTTACGCTCGATTTTTCTTGCTGCTTGTATCAATTTTTTATTTTTTGCTTTAATAGCTTCTATATTAAGATACTCTTCTGCATAGATAATTCTTAATAAATCATGCGCATAATTATGTTCATTATCTGTTAAATGCAATCTATTCCATTCACAATGCCACCACTGTGGATAAAATTCTTTTGGTAAAATATGATGTCCATGCCATTTATCTTTTATAAAAGTTCTATTTTCTTTTAATATCTTTGCGACAAATTCTTGATACTGAATTTGAGCTAAAGCTTTTATCATTTCTTTTTCGGCTTTGCCGCCTCCGGCTTTGTGTCAGGTCTCGGAGTATTATTTTCTGGTTTAAATCCGCCATTTGTTGCGCTGCAATCCATTTTTAAACCTGCGGCCCATGCTGGATCTTCTTTCATCATTTCCTTAATCATATTTTTTACCTCGTCGGCTGGCAAAGTTGTTTTAACTGTTTTGTAATATGTATGAGGAAAAAATGGTCTCTCTTCTCTATCAAAAGTAGCCTCAGCATTTCTCCAAATATTTAATGCGACTGTAAGAGTTAAATCATTTAATGTTGATAAAATTAATGCTTTCGCTTTTTTAGAAAGCTCTTCTTCACTAATCTCACGAGATTCTACTAATTTCGTTACTGCAATTTCTGTGGCTTGTGATATAACAAGTTCAGCAGTATTACTCCATGGGCCTTTAAATTTTCTTGATTTTCCAAACATTATTTTCTCCTTATGTCTCCGCTCATAGTTTTTACATCACCTTGAACATTTTCACATCTAACGTCACCAGATGCAGTTCTGATACTGCCGCCGCAATCACCATCAATTTCAATATCACCAGAAGCTGTTTCAATTTCTCCAACATCGCCTTTAACAGTTACATTGCCAGAAGTTGTTTCAAGTTTATTCACATTTCCTTCAATAGTAATTTCTATGTCTTTAGTGTAATCATCAAAGTTTTCAACTGTAATACCATCAATAATAATTTTATTATTTATTATCGAAATATTAGTACCCTTTGATTTTATTGTTTTTCCATTTATCGTTATTTTATTCATTTTCATCTCCAAAAGATTTTGGGTTTTTACTGCCAATGCCTGCTGCATTAGCTTCTGCTCTCGCGTTTGACGATAATGTGTTTAACACAAAACTATATTTATCCCATGCTGAAATTAAATGATTTACAAAGTTGTATTTGTTTTCTATTTTTATATATTCAGCTTTTAATTGAGAAAGTTCTTTGAGAAATTGTTTTCTCACAACCATTTCAATTTCCCGGGCTGCCAAAAATGACGCATTTTTTCCAAGTGAAACTTGTTGTGATTTTATTTCACAATATTTCTCAGCATAAAAATTTTCATAATTTTCATTTGCTATATCTTTTGCTATTCTCATTTCTTGATGAAGAGCCAAAAGACCTAAAGTTATTTGCTCATATTCCATTAAAGATTTATTTAACGCATAAAATGTTGGAATATTTTGTCCACCAAATAAAAGATTTTCATTCATTAATTCTATCTGTTTTTCAACGAACTTTAATAAATCTTCTTCTGCTTCTTTAAAAGTTTTTTCCGGCTTAAATAATTCATCAGGAGTGTCGGGATATTCTGTTGAAAGCACCGTCATTCCGTGTATTAAAGTTTTTCCGCCACTTCCGCCTGTTGGTGCTACAGGTTCAAAATCATGTTTCGGGTCTGGTTGATATCCACCAACAGGTTTTCTTTTTACTGGCACTATTCAGTTTCCTTCGCTTTTGCTTTTTCTTCTTTTTCTAATTTAGCGAGCAATTCTTTTTCCTTTTTCTCATTTACTTCAAAGCCGGAATTTTTGAATGCGTCAGCTTGCTTTTTAGTTCTCGCTTCTTTGTAATACAGACGACATTTGCACCAGCCTTCTGAATCGCGTTCCATAAATTGAACACAAATACATCGAGTATCCTCTGTCTCATTTTTGTTTGGACAGAATCCGCCGTTTGCCATTACACGCTCTTTAATTGCGGTGGCTTTTTCTGGGTCGGGGTTTATGAATATTTTGTACTTTGCTTCCATGTCTGAAATCTTGTATTCATAAGCCGGTTTTTGTGGTATTTTCTTCTTTGCCATAATTCTTTCTCCTAGTTATATTAACTTAATCAACAATGAGCGGGCTTTTGACCCGCTCTGTTTAATTTAGTTTTCTAATTTTACTCGTCGTTGAGTAAATTCGTGATTCGCTTGCCGGTGATAGCCACTGCATCAAGAATAATGTTTTGGTCAAGCGCATCAATGAAAGCCTGAGCAGCATCATAAGCCATGCCAACATTTTGTCCCTTCAGTTCAACGATATAATTATCGCCGTCCAAAAAAGTTCTAGTCTCGATTCCGGCGCCGGGGCGATATTTTCCCTTTAATATTTTTCCGGTGTTGTAAGTCGGAATTGCTTTCATTGCCTTATAAACTGGTGTTTTATCGAGCCCATCTGTCAAGTCCGGCTTTTCTACAGTAATTTGAATCCTTGTCATAATCTTTAATCTCCCTTAAATTGTTATAATATAATATAAGATTTTCGGAAAAGCCGTTCAAAACTAAATATTAAGTAGGAGAAATAATATGTTAGTAGAATCGAATATGTCGGCCAAAATATGGAAAGACCAATTTTCATCAAAGTTTATGAATTTCGGCAAAAAGTCGCCTGTATTGCTTTCAATAATAATTAAGATTCAAGACGGGGAAGAAGGTGTATTAGTCACGCACGTAAACTCAAATAATAAATATTTTTTCGCATTTGATTACGATAAAAATGTTAAAGATTTCATTGCGGATATTAAAAAACTTTTAGTTGAGAAACATTATCCTCGAATTATAGAAGAAATACTTAAAAAGCATGAATTAACTTCAGATGAATTAGCGCTTAAAATAGAAAAAGGCGCGGACATTGATAAGTTATCTAAATATGAAATGCGTGTAATTGGAAAACGATGCTATAGAATTGATAAGATTTTATCTTGGAAACAGATCGCTATTTTATCATTAGAAGAAAGCACTTTTGAAAATGATGAAATTGGGTCGAGTTACAGATATAAGTTTAGCGGTGGAAGCCTTGTTATATTCTTGAAGAATTATCGTTCTGGTAAGTTTAAGTCAATTGAAGAAGCGAGCGAATATTTCTTATCAAATTCACTTTTAATAAATAAGATTGAGATTAAAGATGAAACTAATTAAAGAACATATAGAATTGATTAAATCATACGCAAAATTATTAGAAAATGTACGACAATCAGTTATTGAAAAAATAAATAAAAAATTAGAATACACTAAATATGAATGTGGGGAAGGATGTGAAGGGTGTTGTTATGGTAGTTCAAATTCTGATATTTGGCATTTTGAATATTTAGAATATTTAATTATATTAGTTGAATTACAAGAAAATAAAATTTTATATGATAAGTTTATAAAAAATATGAAAGAAGTTTTTATTTATAAAGATAACTTAATTGATATAAATCCTGATTATGATGATAATTTACCATGTCCTTTTCTTGGTGAAGATAAAAAATGCATGATTCAGCATATTAAGCCTATAAATTGTTGGGTTTATTATAGAAAAAAATGTGATAGAAAATTTAAAGAAGCTAGTAATTTAAGTTTTTTTGTTAAACTTAATTTTAGAATAGAAAATAATCTTTTAATTGAATTAAATGATGAGATAAGAAAAGAAAATTCTTTATTAAAATATTCTTCTTATGAGGAAAAACATATTTTAAGATCTTTAATTTCTTATTATTTTCATGAAATATTTGAAACAGAATTAAAAGAAGCTGACTAATTATTATGATAGCATATCATGGTGGAAGCAAAACTCAAGAAAGTTTATTAGCTCGTTGCAATAGAAAAATTCGCATAAATAGGAATGATATGGAAATGGCAGGAATATTTTGGTCAACAGATAAACAAGTAGCTGAAGATTTTACTGCTGATGATTTGGGATTATATCAAGCTGATTTACAATTTAGCAATCCATTAGAAATAGAATGCGATGGAGCTTACTGGAGTGAAATACCTAATCCATTTAAAAAAGGAAGAACAGATTTTACTGATGATATTGTATTAATGGCAGCCAAAAAAGATTATGATGGCGTTATATTTCACAATTTAATTGAAGGAAATAATAATGATATTATTTCTACAAGCATAGTAACTTTTGACCCATCAGTAATTAAGAATCTTAATTCATTGTAGATAATTCCGGACATGGTTCAATAGCAAAGAATTCACCATTAAATATTCCTCTCGAGACTTTACCAATTTTAGCATTATTTATTTTAACTACTGAGCATTCAATAATATCAATCATATTTTCATATTGTTCTGGTTGTAAATATAATTCAGCATACATTTTTTCTCTAAATGTCGTTATTACATATCTACTTCTTTCAACCCAAGCACCAGCATTTTTAATTTGAGCTCTATTAGGTTTAAATTTTAATAAATCTTTTACATCGTGGCATTTTACGTCTGACTCAACAGTTCTATTTAACTGTAATACGCCAATAATATGAACATTTAATTCTTTCGAGATAGCTGATAATTTATTTACGCCAATTTCAACCGCCTGAGCAAAATTAAGGCCGCCTGATACTTTTGTAAAGTCCGTTATCATTGATAATAAATCAAGAACTACGATGCAATAATTTTGTCCATTTTCAGCTTGGAATTTTTTAATATGTTTTCTTAATTCATTTAATGTTATAGAAGCATCTTCACAAAATCTAAACTTTTTATTTTCTTTTAAGCTTTCTTTTTCTGATTCTATAAAACTACAGACATCTTCAAATTGTCCTTGGTCAGAAGGAGAAACTATATCACTATATTTTATTTCAAGACGCTTAGATAATAATCTATCCATTGTTGCTATTGAGGACATTTCTAATGAGAAATACATACAAGGTATTTGCGCGTCAATTAAAGAATTGATTAAGTTCAAGCATAACGTAGATTTTCCTGACCCAGATGAAGAAGTTATTATTCCAATTTCTCCAGGCCTTGGACCATCCGGCACTAATTCGTCAAATATAAAATTATAAAAATAAAATTGTTTTCCTTTTTTACGAATATTTATTTCTTTATTATGCTGTTTACACCACTCATCAAAGGACATAACTTTTTTGATATTATGATTTTCTAAAACTAATTCAGATTCAGCATTGCCAATTAAATCTTTTATTTCTAATATATTATCGGCATTTAAATGCGTTAATTCATTTATTTTATTAGTAGCTGCTTTAAGATTAGCAATTGCTTTTCTTCTTTTTTTTGCATCATTTAATTGTAATAAAATATCTGTAATTGTTGTAAGAGGCTCTTTCTGTTTTTCTGTAATTACATTTACTACAGCTTCTGACGCGTCGATATCTTGTTTCGCATATTCTTGAAGTAAAGCGTCTCTAGTAAATGTTATATTATTATCTCTTAAAAAGATTAACGATTTGTAGATATTTCTTGTTGCAGCAGATGAAAATATTTCTTCATTTACAGAATCTAAAAATTCTGGTTGATAAAAAAGAGTATTCAAAAGCCTTTTTTCTGTAAAATTATCTATATCAGATTTTTTAATTGATTTTTCCATTAAAATAACTTCTCTGGCACGCTGCCTACTGAATCAAAATAATTATCATAAAATGTAAAAAATGAATCTCGTTTTTTAGTTTCTCGTTCTATTAAATCTACTAAAGAATCTGAGAATCCATTTTTCTTAATTTCATTAATTCCTTTATTAGATATAAATATAATTCCTTTATTATTATTTAATCTATTTCGTATAAAATTATCTAAATATCCAATCTGTTTCCCACTATCCCAAATATGTGCTTTTTCTTTATCAAAAGATTCTTCAATAATAAGCAAGTCACAGTTAGAATATAAATCAATATGCTCTTTACAAATATCTTCTCGTTCTTCCTTCCAAAGTTTATCTAGTAATTCTTTCATTGAGGGAGCATAAACAGATTTTCCTCGTCTAATTAAACGATTTGCTATCCAATTAGCAGTCACAGTTTTTTGTGTTCCATTTAAGCCAAAAAAGTAAAGCACTGAAGAACTTACTTGAGGATTATCAAATTTATCTATGTATTGATATAAACGAATTATATTGCCGATTGATTTCGTTCCAACATAATCGCCTTCACCATTTTCATTATTATTGATAGTAAAATATTCAGACCTAAATCCAGATTTTATCCATTCGCTATACGCATTTTCTTCAGCAGCCCAGACTTTATGACAAAGACACTCTCTAACTATTGGATAATTAATCCCATTTTTAGTTTCAATATCTCTTATAAAGCCGGGTGGTGATGTTTTTGGATTTTTCCCTTTGCAAGTGCGACACTGGATATACTTCTTGTACATAATTACAGATTAACTATCCCAAGATTTTCGTTCGTCTTTTCTTTTCTTATACTTACTGTCTAATACGCGCCAGTTGATACGGCTTCCTGTACTGTTAGCCATTTTAAGATAGTATTCTGATTCGCATTTCGGCGCGCCTTCACGAGTAGCATATCTTTGAAACATCTTTTGTTCTTTTTGAAGCCCTTCTGCTTCTCTTACTTCTGGATCTTTTTTCATATTATTTCTCCTAAAATTAAATTAACTACCATTCAAGTTCTCCGCCCATTCCAATTACGGCATTTATAAGTTCGGGCTCAACTTCTGTTTGTAATTTGTCTTTGATTAAGTTCTTAACTCTTTCAAAAAATTGTTTTCTCGTTTCATCGTCTTCAATTTCAGTGAGTGATAGTCCAGCGTAAACACCACCCTCTTCAAATTGATAAGTGAATCCCGCTTCTTCTAAAATTTGATAACCATCATCATAATCATCCTCATCTACTTCATGATTAAGTTTTGATTTAATTTCATTCCACTGATCTTCTTCAAAGTGATAACCGACTATAACAAATGAACTTGATGATGAATTACTTACGAATCCGTTTCTAATTTTCATTTTATTCTCCTAGTTGCCAAATCCGATTGGCTTAGTTTTTTCTTCTATGCACTCATTTTCACATAGTTCTATAATTTTATCTAAATCATATTCATTATTGTATAAAATATTATTAACTTCTCTTTTTCTATATATGTTTTCTATTTGCGCGCCTGTATAATCAAACTTCTTAGCAAGTTTTTCAGCGTCTTCAATTGGCAATGTTAACATATGTTCCCATAATTTTGTTTTAACATCTGTATCAGGCTTTTGAAATTCTATTTTATAAAGAAACCTTCTCTCAAATGCGCTGTCAAAATTTTGTGTTAAGTTAGTAGTTGCGATTAAAATGCCTTCAAAGTTTTCTAGTTCCTCAAGTATAATGTTTTGAGTCGCATTAATAGCGGTGATAATTGCTCCATTATTACCAGAAACGTCCAAACGCTTCCCAATGATAGCATCAGCTTCATTAAGGAGTAAGATTGGCTCAAGTTTAGATTCTTGAAGAGCAAGTTTATAATTTGTAAAAATTGCTTTAACGTTTTTTTCATCTTCACCCCACCATTTAGAACGTAAACTTGACATATCAACCTTGATTATATCTCTGCCGGTTCTTTTTGCTATTTGATATGCTGTTTCCGTTTTGCCGGTACCAGCGTGTCCGCTAAATAAACAGGCAAAGCCAGTTCTCATTCCAGATTTTTTAAGCCGTGATTTTACTTTTGTAAATGAAGATTTTTCTAAAATATTAGACAAGTCATCTATCTGTTTTTGGTTATCCTCATTGTAAAACATTTTCTTTTTAATTATATTTTTACTGTTTGTAACAGTGTCTAATTTCTTTTCTACTACAATGCCTTGTAAATATTTTCGTTTAAATTCAGCATGTAATTCTATTTCATCTTTATCAGCTTTTCCTGATTCATCAATTGATCTATCAAAGATTTTATTCTTAAATAGTATATGATCATCTTCATTGAATATGATATTCATCATTTTTTCTCTATTATTGTGATGCTGACAAAATGCTTCAATAAAATTACTATTTTTATTTATTGATGTTCCGCTTTGTGCAGTTATTAAGTGACCAATAATATAAAATAAAAAAGAATGATATTGCACACCTTTAAAATCGTGTCTATTATCATATACTTCTAATAATTTCTTGCAGTAAGGATATGAGCTATTTTCTCTTAAAATATGCACAATATGTTTTTCAGCTATATTAGAACCTGGGTCAGTCGCATTATAAAGATTAGCGATTATATCATTTATTCTAATTACTTTTTTGAGCGACATTTCCATATCAGGCTTAAATTCAGCACCTGTAACTACATATTTTAATAAATCATTTGAACAGTGAAATCTAATATCAGAATCATCCGGCACGATTTCTAGTAATTTTTTATGATATAATGAGAATAAAATATCATAAATACTAATATAAAGATCTCCTCTTCCTCTGACGAAGTTTACTATCTCATTTACGTTTATTGATCTATTAGGACGATGTAAGATAATTGATAAAACAAAATAATCAATATCATTTAATCCTAAATCTTTTCTTAATTTAAGATTATTATGAGTTGTTTTTTGAACTGTAGTTTTGGAAAGACCATATTTTTGAATAAGCGTAATAGTTTTTTCTATTTCTTCCGCATTAAACTCTTTTTTGTCTTGTTCAATTAAATCATTTTTATTAAATTTTATTTTTTTGTTTGAAACGTCTTCTTCATCTCTACTAAAAAGTCTATTAAATAATCGTCTTCCCATTCTTTACTTCCTATTAAAATAATAAGCGGGGCGAAATGCCCCGCTGTTTAATTATTCACTATCTGTAAAATCTGCTCCGCATTTTGGACAAGAATTAAATGATTCAGGTGAGCTTGCATTACAATCACAAGCATAAAGTGCTTTAGTTTCATCACATTCTTCATAAATTATTTCAGATGCTTCATCGTTTTTAATTAAAACATCTTTAATAAGCGCTTTATTAGCATCAGTTAACTTTGACCAACCGTGAAGCGTTTTAATTTTATCAGCTGATAAACCTGTTTCAGTTGGACCAACTACAGTTCGTCTTGGCTTTGGAGTTTCAGCGACTGCTTCATTAATCGCTACAGTTTCTGCTGCAACTTGAGCAGTTTCAGCTTTCGCATTTTCATCACCATAAAGTCTTTCCCATTCTTCTTTTTCTTTCTTTGAAAGACCTTCTAATTCATCATAAAACTTAGTTCCGAGTGTTGCATCTGTAAGTTTAAACAATGCTGGAATTCTTTTTAAAAGTTTAGTATATGATGTTGGTTGATATAACTTATCAAGATCATATCTCATATAAGTTTTTTCTTCAGCTGATAATGGACCTACAACGATAGTATTTGCATCAGGCAAAGTACCATCCGCATTTTTTAATTCGTCCATCATATCTTTTGATTTATAAAGAGACGCATTTTTTAATTCAAATGGATTATCCTTATCACCAGTTCTCTTAATTGCTAAATCGTAAGTTTCATAATTTCCATATTTACCAATAATGTCTGCGATTCTTTTTAAGAAACCAAATGATTTAACACCAGGTTTTGGCCAATAAGTTGTCTCGCCTTTTGAGTTTGTTGATACACCAATATCTCTCGCAATAAGTTTAGTATGCTTATTTTCTTTACACCAATCATCAGCACGGTCAATAACGTTCATTAAAGTGTATGTGGTTGATTTATATCCACCGGCAATAGAATAACCGTAACCATCTTCTGGCTTATAATTGCCTTTAGTAAGAGCGAGCCAAAGTTCTGGATGTTTTGCTTCGTTGATAAAAACTTTCTTTTTATTTATCCAAGCTGTTTCCGCGACTTTATCCCAAAGTCGATGCAAAATATGATTATGAGCAGGGATATCTTCTCTCAATGGAAGTTTAATTGTGAACTTTTTACCTTCATCATCTTTAACTTCACACATCATAATTTGTTTTGGGTCATAATCTTTTCTTTTGTAACCCATTGATTCTGCTCCAGGTGGAGCACCAATTAAACGAAAGATTTTATTGACGCCTGTCTCTAATCCTCCGAAAGCTATATCGTCATACTGTTTCGGTGTATAACTACCGCCGCCTGAGCTTTTCTTTGAGTCTTCTGTAACTTTTTTGGAATAGGCTTGAAAGAAGCTTGAATCTAAGTCGGTTACGACTTCTTGGTTTGTGTTTTCACTCATGTTTTTTCTCCTCTGTAACACATTTGTGTTTCTAATTATTGTAGGGTACTTTACTTCCCCATAAAGTTATATTAACTTAAATAATTAGTACAAAGTTTTAGAAGAGCTCATTTAATCCTTTATAATATTTTAATTGCTTTTTGAGATATCTAATCTGTTTCTTTAATGCTTTATTTTCAATAATTAGATTATTTACTTCCATAGATTTTACAGCATGCCAAGCTGATTCAACAACTTCGTTATCAATAGCGATATGAGTATCTGCTGTTGCATAATATTTATCTTTTTCAACGCCAAAAATATCTTTATTCATCTATTAATCCATTTATACTTTCAATTAAAAATAATTTTCTTTTTAATTCTTCATTTTCTTCATGCATTCTATCATAATCCCTAATCATTGCATCCGCTTTAGTTCGAGTATTATAATAAAAATGCATCTCCTCACCTTTAACATCTCCATGATTTATGAATAATTTTACGCCGTCGAGTGAATGTATATCTAAATTTTCTCCGACTAAAAGATTAGTATCATAATTTAAATTTCCATCCTTGTCGAAAAATTGGATTTTTATTGATTGTCCGTGATGAGGTCTTCCTGATTTCATTGTACCTGTGTGCCAACGCGGCATTTTTTAGACTCCTCATTTAACCACTGAAGAAATGCTTTGTCAAGTTTAAATTTTTCACACACTTCATCATCCGGAGGAAATGGTATTATAAATAATGCGTCTGTATTTGCTCCAGATGCTTTTCCACCTCTAAACATTGCATCATAAGTATTTTTTACGTCTTTATATTCTCCAATATGGAGCAACATTTTATATGCAGATTTTCTATCATTAATTCCACAAACGAATAATTCTTTATCTATCATATTTAACTCCGTTGTAATTTATAATAATCAACGCCAATAATTGCAGCAGTAATTGCAATTAATGCCAAAGGAGCAATTGATGAAAGAACCAATGCACCAATTATTGCAAAAATAATTCCATAAACAATTCCACAATCTTTTAAAAATCCCAACATAATTATCTCCTTATATTCTCTCTGTAATAAATACAGTTTTAAACGTTTTATTCCATTTATTTTTGAAGCCGTCGGACCTTCCACCATGATGTCTAAATATATCATTACATTCATCATCAGAGTGAACATTGTAACCGATTGCATATTTAATTCCAGGAATATCCTTCGCCGCTTCAACCCAACGCTCTAAACTGTCTTCAAAATCAGATATAATAAAAAGTTTATCCGTTTTTTTAGAACAGTAACCTTTCCTTGCTACATATTTAATGCCTTCCGCAATTTCAGTTCCTCCGCCCGCATAAACAGATTTTGTTCTGGCAGACATTATTTCGTCTGATACAACTCGTGTATCACAGAAAATTATGTGCGAGTTTTTCAAGTCAATTCCAGAGTTTGTATCAACGATAGAATTTATTACGCGCTCTACATAGTCAGTTGGAACTGAGCCAGAAACGTCAACGATAATGTGACATTCAGTTGGCATCCATTTTTCCATTAAGTGTCTTCGAGGAACGACAACACTGCTGGAAAATTTTCCTCTGTTAGAATTATAAAGTACATCTGAATTCCATCGTCTGTTTTTCTTTCCGAGACAATTTTTTCTGAGAAATTTAGTAAAGTTATCAAAAGTGTCGCAAGTTTCAAATTCTACTTTTGTTCCACCATGTCCGGCGCCTTTTCCAGTTCCGCCAGCATTTCTGTGTTTTGCTCCCGCGCTTGCTAAATCACCGTCTTCAAGTTCATCGTCATCATCACCAATTCCAGCATCCGCATTAGCGGCGTCCTCAGCTTTATCTTCCTGATCCATTTGATCACAATAATCATCGAGTGTTTGTTGACTAATCTGTTTTCCGCCGGGACCTTGTCCTTGACCAGGTTGTCCGCCACCAGAATTACCACCGTCTTGGTCACAAGGTTGTCCGCTCATTCCAAGTTTTTGAGCGATGTTTTTCATTATCTGTTCCATTGTTTCGTCTAAATCTTTTACCAACAGAATCATGTAAGTCATCCAATCGAGTTTATTTGGCCAACCTCTATTTTCGGGATAACAGAATTGGAAGTCGCCTTCCTCTCCGCCAATCCTATCCTGAATATTAGATAATATAAATAAAAATTTCGATGCGATTTCTTTGTAAGATTTTGTGCTTATGTCTCTTGCTTTTTGGTTTTTTATTAAACCACTTAATTCATCGAAGTTGCTCAATAATTCCTTGTAAGATAAAATCATTCCTGAACGAGTCATTGTCTTTTTTGCTTTTACCCATTCACCATTGTCAAATAATTTTGAATTGATTTCCATATCCTGAGCAATATTACTGAACTCATTAAAGAGCATTTTTACTATTTTATCTTTTGAATTTTTAAATACGGATGAGTCAAAATATTTTGCTAATTTAAGATCCCAAACTGCATCTAATTCTTTTTTGAATTGTTCGAGATATATTTTTTGGTTTGCGGTGTGATTAAAAAGCACGTGGCCTTTTTCATGAAGGTCGACAGAATCATAAGCTTCATCTTCAACATATTCGTGAATAAATATTTTGTAAGAATTACGCCATTCCTTCATAACACAAGCCATAACAGATGCGGCTACAAGTTCCTTAAAATCGCGGGGATGATATTTTATCATTGTTGAAGTTTCAATTAAGTCCATGTTAGTTGTTGCTAACTGAGACGGAGTATAACGAGATTTTGGATAAATAGTGTTGAGCATTTTTTCAAGATAATCCACATCTTTTTTAGTTATTAATCGATCTTCCAAGATATTTTCTATCGTAAAGGTCGCTTCACCCAACACCACTTTTCCATCAGCTTTATAAAAGGGAGCGGTCTCATATAATTTTTGTGCTGCTTCACGATTTTGTTTTGGGACAAGCACAAATACAGATTTATTGCTAGTTTTGGTTTTCATTTTTTTATCAGCCATTTTTTCCTCTTAGTATAATATAAGACCGTAAGTTTTTAATTTCCCCAGTAATCTTTTGATTCTGCAAGTTCAATCCATTTCTTCGCCGGCCACAAAGTCATGTTTCTGTCTTTGTCAATCCAGTAAACGCCGGTAATAGTAGATGTAGTGATTGAATCTCCTTTTTTATTAAAGTCATCTGCTTCAAAAAAGATTTGATTTCTAATAAAAGCCTTTTTAATTCCGCTGTTAGTTTTAATCATTAAATACATATCTTCTCCTAGTTGTTGCCTGTGAGGCTGTTTAATATTGCGACTTTGTAAGTTTCATAAGCAGAAGTTATCGTTCCAATTTCTTTTAAGTAAGGCGCAATTTCAGTAAGTTGAACTGTTTTCAAATAATTTTGTAATGCTTCAATTTTCTGAATATCGGCAAGGAATTTTGTTCCGTCAAAGTTTTCTACAAAGTTTTTCATGCCAATTGCTGTTGCAGGATATTCCTTCTTGATCATTACCATTATTTTTTGCAAGTTAACATCATTTACTGTGCCGTTGGATTCTTGATGTCTGAGCCATTCCGAAATACATTTGTCAATTGATTTTCCGCTGAACTTTAATTCAGTTGCATTCATTTCAGATTTATTAAGCTCAACTGCTTTTCTGAGAACTTTTTGTATCGCTGTCATAAATGCAGTTTTATAATCCTCTTTATGTTTATCAGAATGCAAGCCACCAGTTCCCGCTCCACCTAATCCCATGAAAATATTATGCACAACATCCTTGTTAGTTTTCCTAATGAGATTTATATGAATACAACCGAGCGCCATTTTATACATATAATCGACAGTTCGTCCAGTGATAAAATTGTAAATGGGCCCTGGCTGATCAAATAAGTCGGCGTATTCAGTGTTATTAACATCAAGGAAAATATCCTTGTCGTCTTTTTTACTGAAAGTTCCAAACATAAATTTCAGAGATTCTTTAAGAATTGCTCTTGCATCCGCACGGATATTATCCGTAATAATATTTCTTTTGAATACGGGAATATTTGCTGTTCTTTCTTCCTCGCTCTGTAAAAACTCATCAACGAGTGCAGTTGAATCTGAATAACGAACATTGATAATACAGAAACGATTTAATGTCGGTGCTTGAATACCGCACTGAGGAGGGATATTTCCCTTGTAATTCGCCGCGGCCACAACAAGACAATCATCAGGTAAATAATTATCACGACCACCAACTCTCCGGTCAAAAATTAATTGTAACATTGCTCCTTGAACATTATCCGCCGCCTGTGATAATTCATCAACAAAAAGCAGAGTTTTAAATCCAGCAGCTTTATTTTCCGTTATTTCGTCAAACCAGTCGGGAGTGTAAGTAATGAGACGTTTTTGCCCAGTATCATTTACCATGTAGCCGAGAATTTCTTCAGCAACTCTTTGCGTTCCAATGAGCGTAGTTACTTTGTAACCAAAAGTTTTCGCCCATGTCCGTACACCTGTAGTTTTCGCAATGCCAGGATTTCCGAGATAAAGAATCGGAACTTTTGTGTATTCGGTCAAAGTCAAAGTTGTGTAAAGTAAGTCCCTAATTTCATTCGGATTCCGTACAACTGGGGTGTCATCTTTTTCCATTGTTGGATCTTGTGTTTTTCCTTGATTCATTTTATTTCCTTAAATTTAATATAAGATTAACTTTTTTAAAATTCAATAAAAGCCCGATTTCTCGGGCTCGGAATTTAATTCTGATAAAATCTCTTTTGCAAATAAAACAGGCCTTCATCAAAAGACACTTTGCGAATAGTTTTTTCTTCATAAGTATAATCTCTGCCGCAAACATGCCTTGTGTGTTTTACAACCGGATTCCAAAGAATCGGTGTCATGCTGTCTCCATAGCGACCTTCGGTAATGCAGCGGACTATTCCACTAGAATAAATACCGTATTTTTTTCCGGGCTTTGAAGGAAATGTGAACATAAAAGTTCCATTTTCCAATTGTCTGGGCGTTGATATAAATTCTCCGCCTGTTATTTGCGCCGTAAGTTTGGCGAATGCAATTTTTTGGATTTGTTCCATATTTTCTCCCTTAATCATATTCATATTATATTATAAGAAAATATGCTATTTCGTTCAAATTCTCCAAGAGCCTGTAATAAACATAGAACGTAAAGTCAGGTAATAACTGAGCAACTCAGATTCAGATTGATCTTTTACAGTTATGAACACTTCAGGATTCCCCATTACTTTTTTAAGAATTTCTATCCGCTTCTTAAAATCATATATTTTATGCTTGCGAAAAAGTTCCTCTACTTCTTCACTATTTTGTGCTTTATTTAATTTACATTTTAAAAACATATTACCACCATTTAAAAACATATCTGCCACATACATAAACTAATGTTGTGACTCCGACTATAACGCAACCTGTAGTAAAAGATTTACTTCCAATAAAGTCGTTAATCGAATTATCCATTGTCATTCCTGCGATGCCCAAACCAATAAAAGTCCCACCTACTGTAAAACTAATTCCAGTTCCAAGTTGAACATAAGGCTGTATATTTAATCTTCGCTCTAAAGAAATATAATCTCTTTCCCAACGATCAATTTGTAAATTAGCAGTCGCAATTTCTTCTCTTAAACCTTCAGCAAGTTGTTCCATGTGCCACCAATTTTCGATAGCATCTTCAACACCTCTAGTTGCTGATGCCAAGCGCCTCTCTAAGTCTGCGATTATCCTCTGATTGTTCTCTAAAATATTCGTTAATAAGTCGTTGTCTAACAATAAGTCCATCGATAGTTGTTGCAGTGCTGTTAATTGCTCCTTCAAATTGAGTAAGTCTTGCATTTGAGCGTCTAACCAACTCAACGGCTCGTCTATTACTATCTCCGAGTTCGCTTGCGAGTTCACTTGATATACGAAGCTCTGTAAGTGCGTCTCTAAGTTGTTCGCCTTGCTCAGCATGAATGAGCTCAAATTCATCGATGATGAGTTCCATTCTTGCAACAGTAGCTCGTAACTCCTCTGCGTGTTTGATAATTCCTGACTTGCTTCCGTAGTATATATTGAACCCAATAGAAACAGCAAGAAGAACGCTGAGAATAATAATTGTGAGGGTAGTTTTTTTAATTTTAATTGTTTGCTTTTCATCCACAAAATATCTCCTTTATAAGTAATTAGTAAATGAAAAGCAATTTGTGATTAGTGTTTTTGTGTAATTCTGCCAGTTTTTGCTGCTGCACTATTGTCTACTTTATCACGTTTCTGTAGTTGTTCTAACACTTTGTCTGCATACTCTGCTGCGGACTCAGGTGTAGATCCTGCTTCGTGAAGTTTTGATTGGTACCAATCATACCACACATCACGCTCGAAATTGTTCGAAAATTTCAACATTTTTGTGTCCTCCTTTTTCATTTTTCTATTCCTCGTCTAACAGACGCCTTAGATCTTCTTTTGGAAGAATTATAATTCTTGACCAGCTTGTTTGAATCCAAATATATTCTGATTTTGGATATCTTTCTTCCCATTTTGGGAGAAAATTAGTCATCGCATTTATATCTGAATTTCCACGATTATATAATTCATATATATTAAATCTTTTTTCATACGTAATTATATCAAAATCTATTCCATTACAAGATATAAATAATATTGGAATTAAAATCAATAATTTTTTAAGCATAAGCAATTTCAAATTCATTCAATTTTTCTTCATATTCTTTTTTAAGATTATCAAGTTTAGTTTCATATTCTGCATATTTTTTTGAATATTCAAGACGTATTTCAAATTCTTTTATACATTTTTCTTCCCATTTACCACAATTCTCTATATTAGAGAGAGTGCATTTTATTTCTTTTTCAAAATAAGGTTTAAGTTTCTCAGATATTAAAATAGCATATTTTTTTATATCCTCTAAAGAAAGATTGCAGATTTCATCTTCAGTCTTAATAAGAGCTAAATCAGCTTGTTCTTTAGGAAGAATAACTTCTTTCATTTCTTTTAATTTCTTTTGTTCTTTTTTTAATTTTTTTTTATAATCAACAATTTTTTCTGCTGGGAATGTTATTCCGTGTGTTAAATATACAGCCATTATTTCTCCTTAATCGTATTTTATATCTATCTCTGAGTCTGGTGCCCAAAGAAACTTACGCAATGTTTCTTTATCGGTAAACATTTTTGCGCTTTCTTCTGAATTGTAAGGATTAGATCCATGATTTAATTCGTATGCAATTTTATTGCTTGCGAATGCGTCATGTGTCCATTCATCATCTTCATTATACATATAATTTATTTTAATTTCTTCTACACCTAAGTCTTCTTGTAATACTTCACAAAACATATCAGTCCAATTAGTATTTCCTTTTTCAGATCCAGGACCTTCCATAATATAACACATCAATGCGGCCCAATTAAGTTTATCAATATTACTTCGATAAGTTTCATAATTCCAATCAGTTGTTCCTCCCAAAGTTTGAGGAATATCTAATCGTTTTACATTACCAAATGCACTATGTAATTTTGGAATTTGAAGTGGGTCTTTTCCAATTATAATAAAACTGGAACTTGAACTGTTGCTTACGAAGCCATTTCTAATTTTCATTTTTTATCTCCTCGATCTTTACGAATTGCTTCATATAAATGATATTTATCTTCGTTGAAATTTATTCTATCAACGTATTCAATATCATTTCTCCTTTGTAACTCATTTGCTATATTAACTAAAGCTTGAGCTATCTCCCAGTGAACACTATTATATTCTCTGGTGTTATGATCAACTTCGTATTTTTTCATAATTGAAGCCTATCAATAGTATCTTCACCATAACTTTCGGCAAGCGTTTTCATAATAGCAGATGGGCCGAAAAACAACTTAACGTCTTTATTTTCATCAATTTTTCTTAAATCTAATATATCTTCTGATTCTGTATTATACACATTAAAAATGTTTTCTTCATTAGATTTAAGATACATAAATAAATCACCATTGTTTGCTGTATTATGTCCAATTGGAAATAGATTTTCAGCTATACTCATCGTATTATTATGAATAGTAGCTGCTTCCTTTTTCTTTTGTCTATTACTTTTTACTTCTTCCATAATTTTATATTAACATACTTTTAATATTATAACATTTTAGTATGAAATTTCTTTCCTTTTTAAAGATAAATTTAGAAATGCAAGAATTTGCCGACTAAACGGCTAAATCATGTAATCGAATGAGATTCCTTTTACAACTGCTTTTTTTCCTTGACAGCATTTTCTAATTGATGATTCACTTATTCCGGTCGCTTCCGAGGCTTCTTTTACGCTCGCATAATATTTATTATTAGAGTCTAAAATTGGTTTTTTCTTAGCATTAGATATAGCTTTATTATGTGATTCTGGTCTGTTCGCGGCATATTTAGCTATTGAATTCGCTCTTTTATTTAAAACGTCTTGATCTAAATTACTCATTGCATAAGATATTTTTCTTTTTATAATATTAGCCCTTCGTTTTCCATAAGCTTTTTCATAAGTTTCAGGCCTGTAAAATATTTGATAACATTCTTTTGCTTCTTGATATTCTTTGTAAAATATACTTTTTAAATCTCTAAATTTTCGAAGTATACAATAAGCTTCTGTATAATTAGCTATTGAATAATTTTCCCATCCCGGCATAAATTTAAATTCTCTTGCTCTTAATATATGCGCGCGAAAATGAATAGAAACTGGTAACCAGATTTCTTCTTCTTGATCTAAATCAGTACACTCGAATGATGGAATAACGTGATGTTTTTGAATTAAAATATTGCATTTATTATAATGTTCTTTAGTAAATTGTCGCATATAAGTCATTAATTCCATATAAGAGTTTATTTTTTCAGCATGATAAAATTCAGATAAAAATGAAGTATCTATAATCATATTAAATAGTAGAAAAGTCATTATTAGAAAGCATCATTATTTTGGATAGTTGGCAAGAATCATATTAAAACTATTTCTATATAGGAGATTAAAATGGGATATAATACCAATAGAACAACAGCCCCAATTCGAGGCTTAGTAAATTCCGGCGCAGACTTAATGCAGCACATGTATGATATTAAAATTTATTTTCCTTCTTCATCAGGACAACCAGAAGCAGCTTTTAATGCTTATCCAGTAACAGTAAGAGCAACCGGCTTCACAATTCCAGATGTTGAAGTTGGAACTTATGAAATTAAATATCACGGAATAACGATTAAAAGACCAAACGCTAACTTGATAATGGATAGACAATTTGAAATTGAATTCAGAGAAGACGCAGCATTCGATTTAAGAAGAAGATTTGCAGCATGGTTAGGCGCAGTTGGTGATCCGGTTACAGGCGGTGTTTCTAACGCGACACAATTCTTTGGAAAAGTAGAAGTTGGAACTATCGGCGGCGCATATTTTGCTACTACAGTAAATAAACCTTATGATGGAAATGGAAACATTACAGGTAAACAAGACACTTATGGCGCAAATGATATTGAAGACACTTATGGACATTTAACAACACGATCATCAATGAATCCTCTCGCATTATGGGCATTTTATAATGTTTGGGTTAGTAAATTAGGCGGTATTGCGTTCTCAACAGAAGGTGATGCAGCAAATAAATTCACTGTAACTTTTCAATTTATGGATATGGACTACCCACAATTTGGTGGCAATCCATTAGACTTAGGACAAACAGCAGCATGGAGATCACCGACTGCTTGGACGCAAAGATTAGAATAGGAGTAAATTATGGAAGACAAAGATTTGATTGAAAGATTAGAAGAAATTATAGAAACTATTAAAGACGGAAATCGTGAACAAGCTGAAACAGATTTAGCTGATCTTTATGATGAAATCGCCGATGAGTATGATGATTACGATGACGACGATGATGATTACGATGATGAGGATGAAGACGAAGATATTGATGAGGATGAATAATGGGTTGGGGAAGTAATACTAGAACAGTAGGAGATCTCAAAACTCTTTTTTCAGACGCATTAGATTTACTTGAAAATTTAGATGATAAAATTGAAATCAGATTTGAAAGTAATACTTATTTCGTAAATAACGCCAAATATTTTCTCGGTTGTTCTGCAGGATATCTTGATTTAGAAAAGATTGCAGATAATCTTGAAGAAGATGAAGACTGTGATGGTGACTGCGACAACTGTGATAATGATGGTTGTCCAGATCATCCAGATTACGATGATTATAAAGGAAGAAGCCCTGGTTTAGGCAATTAAATTATTTGTAAATCGCGTAACTAATTATTTAAGGAAAAAAAATGAAAGATAGAAAAATATTGAATCAAATATATGAATCTGTTTATGAACAAAAAGTTCCTGAACTAGAAAAATTTATGCATAAATTTGATAGATCAGATGATAGATTGTTAGAAGCTGAAAGACGTGCTGTAACTGCAATGACTTTCGAACCAGATACTCATGATTATATTGATGAATTAAGTGATTTAGAGTGCGAAGAAATTACAGGTGATTGGATTAATTTAGTTTTAAATGAAGGCATATCATCAAGAGATGCACTCTCAACGATCTCAGAAGGCTGGGGTTTTGAAGTTGATATTATAAAAGACGTAATTAATTCTGTTATAGGAGGTTACTTAAGTGGCTATCAACAATCTTAATTTTGAAAAAATATTTGAAACTGTTAATTCAACAGCAGGTGGGTCTAGTTCCCTACAAGCAACTGCTGCAGAAAACATGTTAGATCCTAATGTTCTAAATGAAGCATATAATCCAGATTGGGAAACAGACCCAGATTTTGATGGAATAAGTGGCTATGCTGATTATGATGAATATGAAAGAGAAACTTCTTTTGATTATGATGATAATAGAGATGAGTGGGGAAATATAAGCGGCTCAGATTATTATACGGTAGGACCATGTGAAAATTGTAATGAAGTTCCTTGTACTTGTCCATCTGATGATTATGGTTATTACAATGATTTGCCGGATGATGGAGGACCTCCAAAGGGACATTATTCTGAACCGCTTTTTAAAGAAGGACCTCCTGGACCAAACGCAATTTGGAATAATGATTATTTCGATTGGGAAGAAAGTGAATTAGATGAAGGAGCTGAATTAAAAGAAATGTTTAACGAAAATGACCCAATTTATGATACTAAAAATTTGCAAGAAAGATTATATCTTTTTAATAAATTAAATGAAAGAATGCAAAGTTTATCACCAACTCAATTAAGAGAAGAAAATGAAAATAAAAAATCTCCTTTGAATCTAGTGAGATGCAAATTAATAGATAATACTGCACAAGGTTGGCCTGATCCAAAAGAAAACCCAAAAGGAACTCCTGAAGATATTGGCTCATATAATTATGCAGCTGCAAGAGAAAAGAAAATTGGAGATAATAGAAGAAAACGAGCTGAACAAGAAAATAAAGACGCAGAAAGTTCTTTTGCTAGTCCAAGACATACTAAAATACCTGAAGCATTATTAGACGGGCAAGAAGACCAATTTTTACATGATTGGTTAGTTAAACAAAAACAAAAGACAAACTTATTAGAACAAAGAATAGATAAATTTTTAAGTAATTTATAAAGGAAAATATTATGGCAGATTTAAGTGAAATACAGAAAGAATTGGACTATGATTTAGTTGAAAGATTAAAAGCTATTCAACAAAATATTGATTTGCTTAAAAGTTTGTTACGCGGGAAACAAGATAAAATTAGGTCATCAGTGTCTATTATCAATACAATTGGCGGAGACGTAAATGATCTATTATTTGATTTAACAAAAGATAATTTTTATAAGAAGAAATTTAAGGAGAATTAATGAAAAAATTATTTGAAACAATTTATGATGAAACTAAACTTAATGAAGGTAGAGATAGAACTAATGCTAGATTATTATTTGGAAATAAACTCGCAAGCGTAATATCAGATGCGATAGATTCTGGCGTTAGTATTAGTGAAATACAAAAGAAATTTGATGATATATTAGAATTCTATGTAGTAGGAGATTAAAATGAAATATATTTTTGAAAATGATAAAATAACATTCCGATGTGATTGTGGGAAATTAAATTATTCACAACGAAACAATGAATTCAGATGGGTTCATCCTAAAAATCCAAAATTAAAAATGGATGCTGATTCAATGTGCAATGTTACTAGTATAGTAATGGCATTGGATTATGCCGGGTATCAATTTCCAAAAGGAAAATTTAGACAACCGGAAGATAATCTTTGCGATTTTATATTTACAGATAAAAGAGTAATGCAAAAATATAGAGAATGGATGCCTGCAATGGCCGCTGCATTTGAGAGGGGTGATGATAACGCATATTGTCCAAATCTTATTCATACTTTAAATGTATTCGCAACGAATCTTTGGATGGGAACTTCTTGTTTATCATTTAAGGAAAATAATACTATAAGCGACATATGTAAAGAAGTAATAAATAATCGACCAGTAATTTTATCTGGAACATATCCATTTACTTGGGCCAGCGGAGCAACGGGAACTTTAGGACATATTAATGTAATTGCGGGCGCTGTTTATGATAAATCATTTATGGATAATTTAGACAAGATGTATGATCTTAGACCAATACACTTTATTATAGATGATCCTTATGGAGATTATAGAAATAATTTTAGAAGCACAAGTATAATGAATGATATACCAATGCCTTATGCAGATTTTATTAAATTACAAAAACCTGTAAATAACGTCGCAATAAAATGGGCATATTTCGTAAAGCCGGGTGCTGCAACTATATAATAGGAGAAAAAAGTGAGAAGTTTAGATCAATTTATTAAATATGCAGATAATTATAAAGGAATAAAACAAAGAAGAGATTTCGTTTGGAATTCTTCTATAAAAGCGTCTAAACTTTATGAGCAATTTTTAGATATTATTTGTGATGAAGATTTATATAAATTATACGAAACTGTTGAATTATTAAAACAGTACGAAGATATAAAACATCTTAAAGAAGATGAGATAAATTTAAAGCGATATACTGATATTGCAATGCTTAAACATATTAAAGAAATGGAAGGCGGAGCAGGTGGGAATGAAGCTGAAGAAGAACAAGCTGAATTACAAAATCAGAAAAGATTAGATGATGAAAAGGCAGCAAAAGCTGCCGCGAAACAAAAAGCTGAAGCTGAAAAAGCAGCTGCAACAGAGAGAGGAAAACCTTTAACAACTCAAGGCGCTAAAGAAATTGAACAAGGAATTTATAATGATGTGATAAATCCATTCAAAGACACTTTAGAAAAATATCTTAATCCACAGGGAAATCCCAGTGGAGAATTTGATCCAAAAAGCAGAGAAGGAAGACAAGCAGCAGGTGCAGCTAAACAAAATAAACAGATTGCAATACAAACGTTAAAAAAATATTTACCTCAAATGTTAACAGATTATGGTATTATTGGAAATCAAGGTACTGAATTTGATCCTAATGAAGTTAAAAACTTAAAAGGACAAATAGATAATCAAACAGCTGAATTAGCAAAACAATTAGAAGAAATAAATCAATTAAAAGCTCAAATAGAACAATCAGCTCAACAAACGCAAGATCAAACAGCTCAAACAACTATGCAAGCAATATTAGATAGGTTAACTGCTTTAGAACAAAGCACGCAACGAACACAACAATCTTCACAACAAGCAGCAGAAAATGTTGCAACTATGACTGGTTCTGGATCTTATAATGTTGGTGGAGGAAGAGACCCCGCATTACCTGGATTAAGTGGAAATAATGGACAACAAGAATCTCCTGTAAATGATAAACAAACTTTTTCAATAATGAATGGTTTAGTAGCTGAAGCAGTTCCACCGGGCCCAATGGATAAAGGTGAAATACAAAATAAAATAGCATATGTTATATGGTCATTATGGAAAGGAGGAAAATTAAATCAGAATATTACAACTCCATATAGAACTATATTAGAAAAACATGGAATTGAATCTACTTTTATTCCTGCAGATGGTAATCATAATGGTACAAGTGGAAATACTGTTTGGAATATAGAACCTGTTAAAAGTATTCAAATTTTATCCGCTATTGCTGGTGAAGTTGCTGCATTAAACAAAGGAAAATTTTCTAGAGATCCTAGAAAAGTTACAATGAATATAAGAAATTCTTTACATAAAAATTCAAGTAAATTAAGTTTAACGGAATCAATCGAATTATTTAAAGAAAGATTAGAATTAGGTCTTATAAATTCTCGATTATTTGGTTAAGTTCTTTTTCCGAATAAGTTTCTAAATTAAGATTAAGATTTCCCAGCGTGTTTTGGTCCATTAAAGTAGTTAATTTCCATCCCCATTTTGAAGACGGGAATTTATTTATAGAAATATCTAATTTCATTAATTCTGGAAATATATTTTTAACTCGAGAGTGCATATATTTTAACACATCTTCATCATGAACAGATTTCATCACAGTAGTATTTATGTGAAAATATTTTATGCAATCTGATTTTTTAGTCATATGAAGTAATTCTTTCCAAACAAGTTTTAATGATTCCATTGTGAGATTGTCAATTTCTAAGTTCTGTTTAATCATCACATCATAATATTTATAATCAAAATGATAAAAATTAATCAATTTATTGTCTAATAAAAACTTTATTTTTTCTGGGAACATTCCAGTTGTGAATATTCCAGTTAAAAACCCGCTTCTTTGCGCGTGGTGCATCATACTATATAATTCATTTTCGTGCTTACAAAGAATCTCCCCACCTGAAAAAATAACGTAATCAACAGTTTTAATATATTGTCGAGTCGCCTCATTCCATCGTTTTAATGCAGTTATTTTTTCATTTACTTCTGGCACAATTAAATCACCCGGCACAAAACAAAAGTCTCGCAGGCTTGTATTATAACAGTATTTGCAGCTCAAAGGGCATCCACGGCCATATACTACGGCGCAGGCGCCCTCTGGACTATCTAATAAACTGTGCTCTAAAAATCTATAACTCATTCGAATTTAATCTCCAATGTTTCATGTTGTTTTATTTGACGCGTAATTGATTCGATCATTTCTTGTAAATCTAAATCTGGTTGAATATTAATTGCATATTTCATTGACATTTCATTAACAAACAAAGCTTTATTATCAACGCCAGGTTCATTTTTTGCTTTTGTATTTGCTAATTTTAATATATCTTCTTTTATCGTTAAATATTTATTTACATTTCCTATGTAAGTTCCAGTTAAACTTTTTAAGTATTCACTGCTATTTTTAGTGATTAAATGTCCAATAACGTGATAATAAAAGAAGTTCATATCTTGATCTAAAGTGCTTGGATCTACAACAGCAAGTGAAACTTTTACAAAATCACGATTAGCAAAACTTCTTACTTTTGGATAAAATCTGTTGCTTTCTTCTTCATATTCTTTTGCGATTATTATATTTCCATTAGCAGTAAATGCGAATCCATTACTGAATAAAATATCGAACATTGTATTAAGAGAATAATATCTATTTTTTAATAATTTTTTAAGGAAAGCAGCTCCATACGATAATTCAAAACCATCATCGAGCGACATCAATCTTTTGAAAATTACATTCATTCTTTCATCTAAGTCGATATATTTTCCGTTGTAAAATATTTCTATTTTCTCATTTTTATCTTGAGAAATAGATATTTCATCATCTTCATAGGAAAAACGATTCATATATTTCATAATATTACTGACAGAATCAGTGTTCATAATGCTGTTCATTATTTTATCAAACTTTTTATGAGATTTTTGTATCTGTATTATTCCTTCAGTTGAGGGAATTAAAACTGCTTCTTCTGTCAGTATGTGCTTAATCATTTTTCATCCAGTCCTTCAATATTAGCAATATAACTTACTATTTTTGTGATAGAAATACTGTTACTAATTCCAGATGATCCAGCATTATCAAACGCGAAACTAATCATCGGATATAAATTATATAAGTCTTGCTTAAAATCTATTCTTTCTGAGTTCAAATTATCAATTTTCTTTGATAATGCGAAAAACTTTGGCTGTAATTCAGCATGCAAACTGTGTGAGCCATTTTCTTTGACTACATTAAATATTTTTTCATAAGCTTCTCTTATTTTAGTTCTTGCAACTTCAGGCACTCCAGCTTCTGTTATTTTTCTTTCACATTCTTTTCCAAAAGCAGTGTTATTAAAATCAACCCAGTTACTTCCAATATGTAAATATTTTTCTGCGTTTTCTTTTGAAGTTAATAACGAGCTTCCATAAAGATTAAACTGGTTTAATAAATTATCAGATATATTATCAAAATTATTATTCAAATAACTCATCGCATAATCTGGGGCATGAACCCAATTAGAATTAAATTGGATATTATTTTTCTTAAAAAACTTGTAATCAATTAAAAAGTGATGCGTTGGAACTGGGATAACTCCTCTTATTTTATTCAGTGAGTTTATTTTGAACTTAGACGATTCTACTCTTCCTTTTTCATCAATTCTGATTGCTGCATTTTTATTAAGTTTAGAATTAAGAGCTAATTTGCTAAATTCAGGAGTGAACCACCAACCTCTTTCATTCGGATTACCTTCAAAACATTCATAAGTCACTATTTCTTTTGCTGCAATTTTTAATACTTGCGCTTCCAATATTTTATTTTTACCATCCATATAATTATAAACTACACAGTCATTATTTCTTTCAGTTTTTTCTCTTTTTTGTCTTGCCACAGTTTCTTTTGGAAGCTGTAATTCAGAACTTTTCTTTAATATAAATGTTGGAAATAATTTCTTAATAACAGCTCCGATTTTTTCAGAAACTATAAATAAATCATCCTGCCTATTTGGCAATAAAGTTATTTTAGTTCTTACAGCTGCCGGCATAGTTCCATATTGTTTTCCTTTTGCAATAGTTCTTAATGAGAAAGTTTGTGTCTGTGCTGCTAATTTTTCCTCGTCTAAAATTATGCCGTATTTTATTTGTCCGTTCATAATTTTATTAAAGAATTCTCTTATTGTGGAGGAATCACTAACATCAGAATATGTTTTAACATTAGAGCCAATGCACATCATTTGGTGAGATTGTTTGTGCTCCCTGGCGTAGTAACAAGCATCGTCTGCTAATATGGATTTATTCAAGATAATTTTTCCCATTGCGTAGCTGACAGTGTCTTTGTAGTATTTCCATGCTGCTGTGCCTTCTAAAAACCCGTGAGAAGTTATATGAGCGTTATCAACCTTATTATAATTCTTTAAGAATTTCTGAGGTGTGTTTAATTTTCCAGATAATTCTGTTAACCAATTTTCATAATGAGCATAAAACAAAGTTCTTAAAGTATTTATTGTGTTTTTATTGTAACTTAAAGTTTCTCTTGAGGGCTGAAAATCAACGGCGCCCATATCAATGTGTAATACTTTCTTTAAAGTTGTGCCGGTTGTATTAGGAAAATCTAATAATTTATTAGATATTTTTTTATATTTTTCGTCTAATATCTGAGTTTCATTTACTCCGTAAAATATCTGTCCCATTATTACGCCATATTCAGAGCCGTAACTTTTAATTATTTCCCGGTAACAATCACTCTCGGGTAAAGATTTCCCGCCAATGTAATCTGCTTTAGCAAATTCTCTTACTTCTTTCCAGAAAGGCTTTAATAAATCTTTTTCTCTTTTTGAATAGGGCACAAAATTTTTGAACATATCATAAAACTCAGTTTCACCTCTCATAATATTTGGCATTTTATCAAAGAATAAAAAAGTTTTAATTGCTGCCCTATAAAATTCTCGTATGTTTTCTTCTTTCACGATAACTTCAACAGATGTTCCAGTTCTATCTGTTTCTTTTTCCGAAACAAGAGTTACATTAGGAATACCATTTTCATCTTTGTAAATAATATAACTTCTCATTGAGCCTTCTTTTGAAGTTGTGAGCGTGAACTGAGAAGTATAAGCCAATGGCGTTTTTCCACCAAGGCCTAATGCTCCGATAACGTTATTATTATTTGATTTTGTTGACTTGCCGTATGATTTATAAACTGTCATTACATCGTCGTGAGTCATTCCAATACCATTATCTTCAATTATTAGTGAAAGATTTAAGTCAGTTGGAAAATAGATATTGAAGTTTTCATTATTATTTGCTTCAATATTAGCGTCTATCGCATTACAAGAAAGTTCTCTTATTATCGCGCGAATTGGATCTTCATAAATCTTTGCTGATAATATCTCGAACATTTTTGCGTTAGCTGCAATTTCAAATTCTGAACTTACAGTTTCTAAATTGTTTTCTAAATTGTAATTTTTAGTATTCAATACCATATTTTACCCCTTAATAAAATATAAGATTTTAGGATGGATAATTTCTCCAGAAGTTAGCAGGTGTGTTTTCAACCAATTTTCCAATCGCTACCATCTGAGTTGCTGTGAAGATTTTTTCCATTGGAAGTGCAATTTCATCACAGTAAGATTTTAATATACGGAAGTCAGCATAATTTGCGAGCGAAGTTCCGAGCGCAATATCTTTTGTAAGTTTTTTCTTGTCAAGTGCTAATTCTGTTTTTTCAATTGCTGTCTTAGCTTTTTCCATTTGTGCAGTCAGTTTAATTTTCTGCTCTTCAATAAGAGCAAGTTTTTCTTTAAGTATTTTCATTCCCTTAAAGGCAACCTTAAACTTTTCTTTCTGTATTTCTAATTTAGCGATTTTCTCTTTGTGTTTCTTTTTTAATTCTTTCACTCTGGCTTTTGCCTTTGTTACTCTCTCTTCAATTTTTCCTTCAGCTTCTTTCTGGTTTTTACCAACATTTTTCTGATGATTCATTTGCTTGGCGATTTCCAGATTAGCTTCAAATATTGCTCTTAATTTTTCTGCCTCTGTATTATTAGCAGTTATTTTCTGAGCCTTAAGATTATTTACAAGAACTTCGTTGCATTTTACTGTGCGAAGATTTTTTACTGTGATTCCGGGCATTATGCTTTTCAAATATCCATTTACATTGATATCCTCTGCGAAAATTCTCTTGCCTTTAGTAAATGTTTTCTTTTTTAATACATTCCAGATTCCTGCATCAATAGTAATTGTTCTCGTTTCTGGTACAGAGTCTTTTCCGAGAAAGTTAAAAGTTATTGTATTTCCATTTCCCAATATCATATGCTCGCCGCGAAGTGTGCTCATTCCGTAAGTTAATGCAGATTTCTTTTCATCCTTTTCTCCGCCAACACGGATTCCAGTTTCTTGAATTAAGTAAATAACGAGCGCTTCGTCTTTTCCCTTGAGGGCATCAGTGCGAATTGCTGTTTGAATTTTTGTCCAATTTTTTAATATTTTTGCGGATGTGTCAAATTTTCCAGTAATTGCTTCTTGCCTTACAGAAACTTCTCCGTGGAAAGCAATTACTTTGTTTAATTTTTTATAGCAGCTCATTTCCGGTCTGCCACAATGAATTTGATATTTCATTACCCACATTGCAGTTGCATCGGATACAGATTTAAGTTTTGTGGGATTGGTCGCATTTACAATATTTAGTGTAACATCAGATTCTGTTACTGCATATTTCCAGCAAAATTTTCGGGGATCTTTGCCACGAGTTAAAATCCAGTTTGGAGCTTCGATTGCAAAATTAGCAAGTCGAACTTTTTTCCCGTCAAGGATTGCAGTGCCAAAAATCTCTTTAATTTTTTCTTTTTCTGCTTTTTCAGCAAGTTTAACTTCTTTCGGTGTTGCCTTTTTTTCCAGTTTCTCAGATTCTTGCCTGTTTTTCATTACATTAAGTATATCAAGAAAATCTGCAGGAAACTGTAATTTTTGCTGTGTTTTAGTAAGTTCAGGTTTTAAACATTTCCACATATTGCCATTTTTAGCAAATGCTTCTGTTTCATAATCTGAGCCAATAAACCTAGCAGCTTTCCACAACATTTCCTCTGCAAGGACTGGAAGTTTTTCCCCATTAAGCACCAAACCTTTTGATTGATATTCCTCTGGAAAGGTTGGACCGTTACTGGTTAAACTATTAAATCTCTTCTGTTTCATAATATATTATAAGATTAACGGAATTTTCATTCAAAACATCTTTTTGTGATTAGTTATCCTTTTTTACTAATTATTATGAATCCAGTAACTTTATATCGACAATGGAAAGTTCCACTATCAAAATCAAACGCCCAAACCGCCGCATCACAAGTTTCCCTTTTCGATTTATTATTTTATTATAAGCCAGGAGTTGGCGGATTACCTCCTCAACTTTGCACTAGATTTTTAGATGAGCCAAATGCAGCTTCATTTAAGCATAAAGGATTTGAATTAAAACATAACATTATAGTGTTTGATTCTAATATGTATCAATTACCAAGAAATCCTCTATCAGAACCAGAACATCGACGATATATAAATATAAGAAGATCTCCAAGACCACCGGGAGTAACAGATGGTTGGACTTTTGAAGATTGGTCAACTACTGGATTTGATATTTGTCTTCCTAGATTTGATAAAAGAACTAAACCTTTATATTTAACAAAAGATAATATCAAAGTAATGGGCGGGCATGTAAGTGATGGAGATTTTGATACAGCAATTAAGTATTTAAAACCTAATGCGTTAGATCCATCAGATTTTTATTATAATGGTGTTGCAGGTTTAGCAAACGGAATTAAAGTTTGGGATAAAGACGCGACTATTAAACCTCTCAATTCATTTGATTTTTATACAAGTTCGGCTCATTATAAAGAAAGTGAAGAAGAAAAAAATAATTGGGATGATTATGACCCTTATAAAGTAGCAGTAGAAAATGACTGGGAATTAATGGGTGATGTAAATGATGCTGATATAGTTTTATGTGGAAGAGATTATTCTTTTGAAGATAGATTTTTATTAAAAGATTCTGGATTATTAGCTTATAATGGAATATGCTTAAATCACAAATCAGTAGAAGTTTGGAATAACTTTCTTGCATATTATAACGCAAGTTTTAGATTAAGAAATTCAGGTGATATAGCATCTATAGTAGAAGTTGATGGTATTTTTGTTGATAAATTAAATCCAGTTTATGAATATTTATTAAAACATTGTTACGTTTGGGTAAGATGTTCTTTTTATGCTGATTATATTGATTATAGAGATTTTGATCAGCAATTAAATAAAGACGCTTCTGTTATTCACAGTAATTTAATGTTAACAAATAAAGGTGATTGGAAAAGATATGAAAAATTATTTTCTACACCAGAAAGCAACGTTTCACCAAGAGATTTTGCTGATAAGAGTCGTCCATATATGCCGACAACCACTCCGTCTATAGATAGATTAAGAGATCAAATTGTAAATTTTTCTAATCCAACTGCAGAAATGATTGATAAAATCAATGATATGATTGAAGATGCAAATGATCCTAATAGTAAAATTGGGTCTATTCCAGTTGAGCCATTTGAATTTCAAGATGAGGGAAAAGATTTTAATTTTACATCAAAAGCAATGGTACACCCGCCTCCAATTTGGTTTGATACTGAATCAAGAAAAACTGGAGCTGATTATCATGATTATCCAATTGTAATGTCTAAAGAGGGTAATTTAATTATTGATGGAAGAGTATTAAGTCCTTCAATTGATGAACTTTGGGAAATGATTAAAAAATTAGTTGGTGGAAGAAAATCTGACACAGATATGTCATTAAATATGGATATAGATAACGCATATCCAAGAGGTGCAGATAATTTCCGTCCGCATCCAACAGCAGCTCCAGAAAATAGAAGCACTAATTTTGATTCGCGGCCACATTTAATGAATCATAAATTTGTTGATATTAATGGGAAAACAGTAATGGGTGACCCCACATTTATTAGTTATAAAATAGATGACACTAATCCTCATTATGAAGTTTTAGAATGGGTTAACTCTCCAACATATATCCAATATAGAATTATATCAGAATTAGCAGCATTAAACGCAGAAGTAAGCGCTGGGAATATTGACCAAGCTATATATAATATAAATCAAATGTTAAAACCAACTGAATATCTTCCTTCAATTAGTCCTTGGACATTACGAGAAATAGAAGCTCAATTAAAAGGATTAAGATGGAATCTTTGTTATTATATGACTTATCAAAAAAGGGTAGGTGTATACAATGGACCAATAGGACGTGCTAATAGTGATAATACTAGGACTGATAATGTAAATAGATCTGCAGGTAGTTTATATCAATTACATAAAAATTATAATCCTACAAATATAGACCAACCAAACACTGTTTATGATGAAAGATCAAATAGATTTTGTGAAGAATCTGCTCCACACACGCATAATTCTAATTGTTTACTTCCACCTTCAGGATATTATGGAACTGGTTTAGGTAAAATAACTGTTGATAAAACTTCTAATAATAAAGATATAGCTCCATCATGGGCAACTTATTTAGGCGCCGATGGTGAATGGCATTCTACAAAACAGTGCTTATTGATTCCTATTAGAAAAGACGAATATTGGTAGATCTCGCGTAGATAACTAAATAATATGAATAATGTTGAAACTCCTATCAGTGGATTATACAGTCCAGGAAGCATTTATATAGATGAGAAAAATGATCAATTACGATATAGAATATCTCATGATAAACCTTCTAATTGGTTAATTCCGTTATCTGTTTATACAGCAGGTAGAAATAATTCTGCATCAGTTGCATATATAAAAAGAGGCCAACCAGTTTCTGTTGGATATTTTGATGATTTAGATGATGAAACACAAAATGAAGCAGATTCCGCGATAGTAATTACAGACCCACGAAGTTATAAAACTTGTATTGGTATAGCATTAGAAGCTGGCAATTCAAAAGATACTAATAATAGAATATCTAAAAAAGTGCATGTATTATCTCACGGACAAATTGAATATGATTTAACTGATAATAGAGACAATTTATTTCATCCACCATTTACTGGTTCCGGGTCATCAAGAAAATATGTTTGGAATTATGAAAATGATATTGGAAAACTTGTCTATATTACTATAGATCCTACTGCTGTAAGACCTGGAGAAATAAATGGATTGACAACTGATATTACTAAAGCATATCATAATGGGTCATCAATTATTTGTGTCGGAAAAATCGCAGACGCGCCTAGAGAAAATGATTCGTCAGACCAGCAACAAATAGTTATTGAAGTTCAAATATCAGGAGACGTAAGAGGTGTAGTTGACTCAACACAATTTGAAATTGTATTATCAAATAATCAAATAACGACAAATCAATTTCCAATCTCAAGTGATAAGCTTATTTTCGTAAAAGTAAAACAATTTACTAGAACTGTAGACGGCGAAACTGTTTCTGAACCAGTGGGTTATGTCATTGAAACAGACCAAGATATTTTAGCTGATGGGGCCCAGCATTCTCCTTTTGGAGCATTCAAAGTAACTCCATCTGAGTTTGCTAATTTTAATACACTATTTGTTGGCAAAAGTATTTTATGTAATAGATTAGGAATTATAGAAGGTAACTTTAATAATAACCCAAGTGATTTTGGAAAAGAATTATTTTTAGTTGATGGTAATACTGTAACATCAGGTGCTGCTGATACTTATGAATATAAAGTTGGTCTTGTTTTAGATCAAAGAAGAATTTTAATAGATTGCCGATATCCTAGATTATTTACTAGGTTCGATATGATTGGTACAATGAGACCGGCTTATTCTGATATTGATGAAGTCCCAACTAGAATTATAACTGATCCTGGTTTTGTAAAAATGACTCCTGGAGTAACTCATAAAGTTAACGGAGCATGGGCTGATGATGAAGAATATCCAGCAATTGATTTTTCTACATTATTAAAAACTACAATGTATGCGGGATTTTATGAATATTGCCCACCAGTGCCAGGTACTCCTCCAACAGCTCCTACACCTACTGACCCTCGATGGACTGATATAACAGGTAATTATACTTTTAATGAAGTTGCTCCTGATCCTATTGGCTCTTGGGCTGGAAATATATTTTTAGGTTATTTTAGATTTAAAGATTTTTATTATCAAGCAACTAATGGAAAAGTAGTTACACAAATCAAATATACTCAAGAAGGCGCGCCGGAAACGATGTCTTATATTTGGCCAGAAGTTAGTTTTGATTATGAATGGCCTGCAAGATCAATGACTGCTGGTTCATTTGATGATATGGACACATTTAATTTAATTAGAGATTCTAATAATGTTATAAGTTCACATGAATTTGATATAACACCTATAGTTGAATTAGGATATTATCAAAATGGTAATGAACAAAATATAGAAAATTATGATATCGTATTAAAATTAAGGGATAAAGCAACTAACAAAGATATTATAATGCCCGCTGGATTCTTTTCATTTGAAGATAATCTTTACGGTTTTCAATGGACAATATATAAGAATTTAAATAATAAATGGATATTAGGAATGTTCTGTCGTCCAAATCAAGATATTATAGCACAAAAATGTTTAGGTCTAACGTGGCCAATTGGAAAAAGAAATACCAATCCAATTTTAATGAATATAGTTGTAAGAAGACGTCCTATTCAATATCACAATTTAATGTTAAATCAGCTTGTTAGACAAAATCCTTGGAATGCGTTTTCTGACGGACAAAATATTATTACAAAAAATTCTATTTATTTCGGCGATAAAGTGCCAATTCAAACTGAAGATGATAATAAAGAACAATGGCATTCAGTTGGAGAAGGTGCATCAGAATTAAGAGTTGAAAATCAAGTGCCTGTTACTATAGATGGTGAAACAACATATTGGAAAAAAGTTTCAGAAATTTATGGTGAACATTTAATATCAGGAAGTCCAGTAACTAAAAAACAAATAGATTTATTAGAAAAAACTATAGTGCCTAAAAAAGTTGATATTCACAGCACTAATAATCCAATAACTTGGACATATGATTTCAAAAATAATGTTGCTGATTTAAGTGCCACAATGGCGATAGATGCTAATGCCAGAAAAACTTCTGAAGACTTAACTATAGGAACAGGACCTACTGCAGAAACTAAACAATATATAAATTCTTTAGAAGATTATACAGATGATAGATCGGCTTTAAGAACTTTATATGAAGTTCCAATTGGATTTTTTAGATATGAAAATGCGTTAAGAGATTCTATTGGTACAGCTCAAGAACAATGGGATGAAGTCCCTGGCTCAACCAATAGATTTAGAGGACCCGCAACAAGAAGAGATATTTTTCCTAGACCAGTAAAAATTGAAAAAGATGATGATGGTAATATAGTAAGTGAAACTTTTGACGAATCAATTAGTGGTATTAATTATGATTATTTACACCCGACAACTGGTGGTATGCCTAATGAAGAATGGAATAAATTATCAGAGGAAATAGATAAAATATTTACACCAATAATAAGAAATGATAGCACAAAAATAATTGGCGGTGGTGATAGTATGATATTTCAAAATAATATTGCAATACTTAACAGAGCTGCTAAAGAAACACAGGACAGATTATTAAAATTAGAAAGATCAATATTTGGAATAGATTGTCCATCATTGCCAGAAAATACAAGAAGAAGAGACTCAACAGATACAACACCTGAGAGAGAATTTGATATATATGCTTCTTGTTTAAATGAGGGTGGACTTTTAAGAATAAACAAAGTTTTATTTGATAATTTTATTATTAGAGATAGAAAAATAGTTGATGGTGTTGCTGAACCGCAAGAACATTATTCTCCTCTAATGAAAATGTTTTATGATTTATTTGGTACTTATGAAACACAAAAGCAATATAATGATTTTTGGTATGTAAATACAGGTGCTGAAAATTGGGAGTTATTACTTAATAATCCAGAATTATGGGTTAAAAAGGAAATTACTTATGATTATTTCTTTAATAATATAGATGAAGATAAATGTAAATTTCATGATGTATTTTTAACAATTGGACCCTTAGCAGCTCAAAGAAGTGTAATGATGAATGGAGATTATTTGTTCCATCAAACATTTGATGGAACACCCGTACAAAATAATTTAAGTTATTTACCATTTAATGAAAATACTAATGGTATTTTATCAGCAGCTAAAGTTTACTTAGAAAAATCAGTAGATAGAAACTCACCAAATGGATTATTAGTAGATTTAGAATCAGGCGTTTATTCATGGCCGATTCATAATGAAGGATGTATTGATTATGAATATAATTTTAATGAAAATAGATGGTGGAAGTCGAATCTTGTAGGAATAAACGGTGATAATAAATTTGTGTCCCAATCTTTGGAAGGAATAATATATGATATTATTACTAAGTTAACTTATTTAAGAGAAAATAGTGATATAAAAAGTCAAAGTTTAAATTCTTATTTTACATATATCTCAAAAATAAATAATGTACAAATTATTGATGGAACAGAATCTTCATTACCACCTGAGAAAATATTTATATCAAGAGATACTCCAGAATTAATGTTTTTAAAGAATGATTTTATTTATGGAGGAGATCATTCTTTCTTTGAACATAATCAAAGTTCTTTAATATATAATGGTTATTATAACGCATTTGGTTTTAATAGAGATAAAATACAATCCGCTTGGTCAATGCAAATAAGTCCGAATTATGAACCAGATAATAATACTAATCCTACTAGAGGATATTCACCATATCAATATATTACAAATGGTTTTGAGTTTACTTCTAATTTCGATATATCAATTGAAGATTATATTTTATATATAAATAGAGATATAATAGATTATTTTTCAACTATTTATGGCCCAAATCAAGTTAATACAAGATGTGGTCATCTTTATAAAACTAAAGATGACTTTTTATCTGATAATTTCTTTAGATATAAATATATGTCATTAGGACAAATGTCTTTTGATAATAGAATGTTTAAAGATAGTTCTTTATTAGGAAAACCAACTGACCCAGATGAACAGGTTTTTGATGGTGAAAGAGATATAAATAAAACAATGCATGCTAATTTATATAAAATAACGAATAATTTTCAGAGTTTTAATTATGATAATAATCATCCTGGAATATCAGGTATTTATTCTAATAATTTAAATTTCGGTAAATTAGCAGTTCCTATAAATGAGAATATCTCAGGTTTAACAAGTATAGGTGAACCTATAAATACTTTTAATCGATGGCTTCATAATTATGTAGACTCGGGGACTTTACAAATTGGATTAAAACAAAATCAACTTAGAATGGTTGATATTGAACTTTCAGAAGAAATTATGCATCCAGTATTAAATGAAGATTATATTCCAGCTGAAATTAGAAATTATGAGCTTCCGGATGTTATTATTCCAGAATATATAATTTCCGGCTTTTTCTATGAAAAAGAAAATGAAGATGGAACTAAAATTGAAGATATATCTGGATATAGAATTGAAGAACCAGTAGTTACGATACCTCAACAATTAATAAATGGATCAGAAACTATTATTTGTGAAAAAACAAGTGAAGAAAGAAAACTTATAGAATTACCTCCATATGAAATTTTAGATATGATATTTGATAAAAATGGAATTGTTTTAGAAAATCCAGATTTTAATAGAATAAATTTACCATTACCCAATCTTGTTATTCCACAACAAACTATTAAAAATGAATATGACGATGATAATATTCCAATAAGTGGTGACTTTAATATAAGATTACCATTACCTGCAGTAGTATTATCAGGAGAAGTTGTATCAATTACTATTCCCAATAAAACTTATACTATAACTACTGAATCAAGAATTATTCCAATAATTATTCCAGCTGAAATTACTTCAGCAAATTTATCACCTATTAGTTCTGATACTATAAATGAGAATACTCGTACATATAATCCTCCAGTTACTATACCACCTACTCTTGACGATGATGGAGACCCCATACCTGGTACTGGTGGTACAACTCCCGCGTCAATGACACCTGTAAATAGCTGGACTGCTAATATAATAATACCACCATATTCTGCAACTATAAATATTTTAGGTTCTACTAGAACAATAACAGTACCAACCCGGACAATATCTAATGTATTAATAACGAGGGGGCAATCACTTAATATACCAGGATATACAACACCAAGTATCAATATTGCTGCATTTACAATATCAGAAATTACTACATTAGAAAGAAATATTACTTTAAATATACCAGATATACTAGCTACTGTAGTAGTAACAGATGGAACTGGGACAAGTTCTGCAGGTCAGGCTGGAACAATTGAAATAAATATTTCAAATAATACGGTAAATAATATTTTATTGCCATTACAAATTGGATCACATACAAGTCTTGGTGATACATATTCTGGAACGATCACTTTTAATGATATAACAGTACAACCATTGTCTGGACAAACTGGATTATACATCGAAAATCCAGAAATTGATATTGCATCACAAACATTATCTGGATGGTCAAATACTAATACATCAGGTTATAGAATCGAAAATCCATATATTAATGTTCCGGGTCAAATTATTCATCCACAAGAAGGACATGATGCGTCAATTATAATTCCAGAAAATGTAATAAGCGGGGTAGAACTTGTCGACTTACCATTCCCTGATCTTACAATATACAAAAGAACAATTAAAGGTGAGTTTATTGATATACCAATTCCTGATTATACTTTAGAAAATATTTTTGAACAAACTACCGTAACTCATGAAGGAGCTCTTTGGGATAATAACATATTACATAGCCCTCATAGATTAGATTTAACTTTTAATAGTGGAATTCTTGAAAATATAAATAGTGAATCTCAGGGTGATTCAATTGTTGACGTTTCTGATAGTACAAGAATTACTTCTGGTTTAATTAGAGTTAATGATGTTAATATTAGAAAAGATGAGTCTAATATGAAATGGAATATAAAGGAAATAAGACAAACTTGGAGTAATGTTCCTATAGATAGACGTGGAGATTTTGAAGATGATTTTGATGAAGAATATATGATTGAGCCGCCTTATGGTGAAAGTAATGATTACTGGGAATGGGATCCTGAATTAGAAATTCATCATTATATTGGACCAGAAAACGATAATTTTGAAGATATAGACCCGGATGATCCTGAAAGTTCTATGGGTCTTGATTCTGCAAGAATTGAGATATCAACAGCAACATTTACAAATAATAGTGAAGATAATAATTCTAGAAATATAATTGGTTTTAGGCCTATGATAAGAGACTTTAGATTAACTGGAGCAAATATGCCGGAAGAATATGATACATATACAAAATTAGATACTAAAAAACATATAACTAATAATATTCATTTAACATTAAATAAAGATCCTGCAATATATGCGAAAGAAGAAGAAAATTTTAAATCTCATTATAATACTTCTATCAGTAATATAGAATTTAGTGACGGAATTTTATTAAGATGGGAACCAGTAAATGTTTCAGCATATAAAATTATAATTTTAAGATATATAACAGACACTGATTCTAATGAAGTTTTAAAAAGTAATATGTTTATTACAAATACTTATTATAATGCATTATTAATAAGAAATATATCACTTTCAACTAATACTGATCCAAGAATTCCATATACAAAAATGAAAATTTTATTAGCAAGCAATGAATTTAATAATACTATAACTGATGAAGAATTTTTAGAAATATTAAAAGGAAAATATCCATTTATTTTGACCGATACTGAGATTAACTTAGCTTCTGCTGCAGGCAGACGTAGATATTTAAATACTACTTTAAATAGCATTGGAGATCCTAATTTATTTAATAATATAAGGAAAATTTAATGGAAAATACTTTTAATTTTTTATTACAGAATGATGACCTTAAATACGTTTTTAAAGAAATTATAGTAGTAAATAAACAAACTAAGGAAATTATTTCAGAATATCGAGGTCCGCTTTATATACTTCCTCCACCAGATGGTCAATCAGTAATTACTATTAAGAAAATTAATGGCACTGCAAATGATGATATAGTAGCTACATATAAAATGAATTTATATGATGTTACTGAAAAATCAATGCCAATAATAGAAGATATTGATGATGAAACAAAAATAACTGAAGATCAATTAAAAGACTTAAATAATGTTGTAAAATTTAGATCATCTCGATATCCGATGAATTATATTGTTGTAGATGACTTTGTAGAAGGAAATAAGTCTGTTCCAGAGTTATTAGAAAGGGGATATTATTCAATAACATTATCAGGTGCAGGAAGAAATTCTTTAACTAGTGGAGCTATTATAAATCAAGATACTAAATTTGCTCTTAATTTACCTAATACAGCACCAGGCGGTGTTTCAAGAAGTAATATCGCAACATTACAAAAATCCGTAACGAGAGATGATTTATTTTTATTAAATAATTTTACTTGGAGAAGAATTCAAAAAAATATGACTTCTGAGGGTGAAGAAGAGTTTCAATGGGAAGGAAGTTATTCTTATTCAAAAGATATTTTAATATTATCTTTAGAGAGAGAAATTTATTCAGAACCTTTCATCGGTCATCCTGACGACAAGCCTGCAGGAATTATATTAAATAAAAAAATAAAATTTTTTGGTATAGTTTTATCTCCTGTTCCTAAATTATTTATTCCAGATGAGCCGGCAGTAAGTGGTGCTTCTAATGAACAAATAGATGCTTATAGAGACTGGATACTTGAACATACACCTTCTAATAGACAAGTAATTATTGCAGCTTATCTTGATGATGATACTACTGACTTAATGTATAATTATTTATCAAAAAGACCTTTAGCAAATTTACCACAACAGACACCACAATACCGCGCGGCAGTTGGATCAACTACAGGACTTCCAACAACCCATCCTCCAATTGAAGATTTAATAGGAGGGGTAAGAGAAACTTTTTCATCGATAGATTATTCTACTCAAAGTTTAACATCAGGAGATCATGGACAGTTATTGAATCTAATAAATTATTATTCGGATATAAATACGCCAATTACTTACGTTATTGGCAATATTACTAACACACCAGGCACGACATCAATGGGAAGAGGCACTACAGGTAGTTTTAGTCCTAATTTTAGTGCGGCAAGTGGTGGGGAAATAGAAGATATAAATAATAAAACCAATTTTGGCGGACATGGTGGAGACAAAGTTCTAAACACTTATGATTTTTGGGAAAGACGTGAAATGAAAGCAGGGCCACCAGAACCTCAAGCAACTATTGAATCAGATGAAGATTACAAGAAAAGAATAAGACGCCACAAATTAGAAAGAGCTTATATAAATATAGAATATTTAGGTGTATATGCCGCCGCGATGAGAAATATTACAATAAGTGGAGACGAAGGAACTGAAGAAAATCCAATTTTTAGTTATGAAAATGACAAACGTGATATTAGTACTATTTGGGATTCTCCGCCTACAGAACGAACATCATTATTAAATGAAAATAATCCTAATCTTAAAAAAGTAACAGCTGGAAGAGAAGCAGCAATTTATTTTAGTGTCGCTAAAAGATATGAAGTAGATTTAGAAAATACTTATTTTATTGACACAGATTTACCTGAAGAAGACCCAACAAGAAAAACTAAAATAATTGAAATGCCTGATTTTGATTTTGTTAAGATAGATAATAATAGAAGAGTTATTTATTTTAAAGTTCCACATAAAGGAAAAAATTATTTAGTAGATCTCGCTCATAAAGATAGAAAGTTTTATTTTCATGCTGTTTTTGATACTAATATTGTTGATTCAGTAATTATTAGAAAAAATGATGATGACCACCAATATAAATATAAAAAAGAATATGAAGATGAAAATGGACGATGTTTATTTTATGATGACATTGAAGATAATAATACTAAGAAAGAATTTTTCTTTCATGCTGGTAATAAATTAAAAATTGAAGTTTTTTATAAAAATGATGATGTAATTTTAGTTAAAGATTTATTAAATTTTTATATTGAAGATTGTTATCCTCTTGAAAATGGTGAAACAACAACACAAAAAAGAACAAGATTAAGAAGTAGTAATAAATATAGAATCACTAAAACGAATAAAGCTAAACAAACTATTGATATAGACACAGCTCCGACTAGAGATATGGTGCTATTCTTAAAAACGGAAAATCTTTATACTGTCTCAGTAGATATAAATGATGTAATGTCTAAAAACTTAAATCATATTAATTTTTTAAATAGCACTTATTTTAATCAAACGAAATATATAAGAGTTTGGCGTCGCGACACAAATAATACTAACGGTAATGGATTTCCACCACCAGAGGACAGACCTGTTTTAACACCAACTACCGCTTTAACACCTCCAATGGGAAATTGGTTATCACTTCCAATTATTGAAAAGTTTACTTACGGAGAAATATTACATTTTGACGTTTATTTTAAGTATGACCCTATATTAAATTATAATGAAAATGGTAGTCGTTATTTTATACTAGAAGAAAATATTGGGTTAAAATCTGAATATTCAAATATATTCATTACACCGAGAATAACTATTCCATCTAAAGATGATTATTACGATGGTGGTGTTCCCGGCGAAAATAGTAGTTTAGGTAGATTGCAAAAGATATCTTTTGCAATGCCCGCAAGAAACGTATCTTTAAATTTACAGGATAAAGATTGCGGAGTAACTTTTCAAATAAAACATGACTTAAATAGTGAATATACTGCTGGTGGGAGTTGTACTGTCGATTATTGTTTTCCTTATAGAAATCATCCATTACCTAATATTGAGGACAGACATAATGGAATCCCACTTGCTGGATCTAATGGGAATCCTCCTCCAGCATTTGCATTTCATACATCAAGCGGCGGCGCCGCCAACAGCACAACTAGAGCTCAATTGACAAATGATATGATAATAAAAGTTCTTCCTAGACAACAAATTAGAATAAGAGTATTATATCCTGAAGGGTCTCTTGGTCTTAAATATTTTACTATTGATATGGCTCACCTCAAACAACAAAATTCTGAAATTATTGGGTGGGAATTAAATCCAAATAATTGGCATCCTAATAATAATTCTACTAGTGGATATCCAGTAATGAATAATAAAATAACTCCATATAAACATTTTCCTACGGAAGATAACCCTCTTAGAGCTAATTCTAATAAATATAGTAGTACAAATATAGATGGACGAAATCACGCATTTGGATTTTGGATGCCTGATCATAATGTTTTATTATTTCTTAAGTTAATTGATTCAAGAATACGATTTAATATATATCCAAATTTATCTCAATTTGAAAAAAATAGAACGAGAGTAATAAGAGGAGTCAGAGTTCAATTTATTGATAATTTAACTGTTAACACGCTTCCTGAAACTATATTTAGACCTTTTACGGGACAACATCAAAATGTCGGAACTCCAATACCAAATAATTCTAATGGATTATCAAAATTAGTTTTTGATAATAATTTAAATAATAAATCTCGTGCAATTAAAATTAAAGCAGGTACACTCGTTTTCGTTACAGTACAATTTTATGATATATATCAAAGACTAGATTCAATGGACTTAGCATCCCAAACTCCATTTATTGAAATATATACACCAGGAGAACATGCAGGAAACAGTCAATCAAATCCATTAAATACAATATTTGGCATGTCAAATAATCAATTACATCAAATACCATCAGAATTATTAATGAATTATAATAATTCCACTGCTACTGCTCCTTATAATAATCAAGGGGGCCTAGCAACTAATGACCTTAATGGAATTATAGATCCAAATACCGGCGCGCGAACAAACAATAGAGGATTTAGAAATAATATTGAATATCATCAAATGTTTGTTTTTATAGCTCCCGATGAAGATTTAAACTTAAGTTTACGTTGGGAAGAAAGAACATATCAAATAAATTTAAATATTACAAAATTATTTTTTGTATATCAAATAATTAAAGATAAATCTAATTTAAGTTTAGCTGTTAGAAATTTAACATCATCATCTAATCCCTTACATAATATTAATAATATGATGTTTCCATCTGATTTTCCACATTTTACATATGCAAAAGTTTATACAGATAATGAACACAGTCCTAATAATCCTAATATAGAAGATAATCGTTTAGAATTGATATTTGAACTTATTTTAGGTTTAAGATTAAAAAGAGATCATAATACGATGTTGATCTTAAAACAAGCTAGTAATTATTTTGTATCAAATTCTAGTTCTTTAGGGACTGGAGTTCCAACAACACCACCTTCGTTCCAATCATCAACATCAGGTGGGCCTGGCGGTCTCATAAAAACAGATCCAAATGATAGATATTTTCGCCTTGTTACTTCTGGTGGAACATTTTTGATGACCTCGGGAGATGACCCAACTTATAGATTTGAGTTTCCAGTATTTAAAAGTAACTTAAACGTATTTTTAAATGTAAATTTTCCTCAAAATACTATTATTCATTCTGATTTTGCATATAATTGTAATGGGTCTATTGTTTTAGATATTGGTTCATATACAATTTATTTAGCTGGAGCTCATGGTGGCGGCGGTGGTGTTGCCGTTTATACTGGCGTAAGATTAGGAAGACAAGATGAATGTAAATATTATAATGGATTTGGGCATTACGGTCATTGGGCTAAACTCGATGTGTATGTTACTACATATACAACATTAAGATATAAATTAGGATCACCAGGTAATGATGGTTATTCAGCAGCTCAATCTGCTTCAGGCGGAGGCGGAGGCGGAGGTGGAACTTCAAATATTGCATTTAGTAGAGAAGTAAATTATAGAATAAATGTGGCAGGAGTATTAGATACTGCATCATCTAATACAAATGGTAGAAGATTCTTTGTTGCTGGTGGAAATGGGGGTAGAGGTGAACGACATGCTTGGCTGGCTTTAGCATTTCCATTTTTTGAATTATCAGGTGGTGGCATTTCTAGATGGAATTTAAGTTTACCTAATATAGCTCCAAAATATGAAACTATTGGAAATACTGCTGAGGGTGGCGATGGTGGAGCTGGTGGATATAATTCTGCTATCACACATAGTCATACAAATATACCAAATAATAATAGAACTACGATTCCACCATATCCTCACGGACAAAAAGGAAGAGAAGGTAAAGGTACACAAGTATTTAATACTCCTATGGTGCCTGATGGTGGAACGCCTGGTTCAGGTTTTCCAATATCACCAGTGGGAAATCATCCAAATCATATTGAGATGGCAGATGGAAGATCTAGTATGAATATTAATCAAAATATTTTAATAAATAGAAGTAACGAATTAAATGGAACTTATTCAAGAAATGGATTTATCGTTATTGTTCACAATTCATCTCCGCATCAAACACCAAATGTTAATTTAGGGCCGTAATTCTTTTCTTTTAAATTTGAATCCAACCATAAAAGTATCAATTAATTCTCGATGAACTTCTAATAAATTCTTTCTTTTTCTTAATAAAAATTCTAAATTTCTTTTCATTCTTTCTATCTGTTTTAATTTTGGTTTGTCTAAACAATTATGAAGCATATCGCCCAATTTTATCGTTAATGCGTCATTGCTTAATTTAAGAATTTTAAAATTCATATAATCTTCTTTTTCCATACCGTCTAAATCTGGACTATTAGTAACTTCTTTAACGAGATCAGCAACATCTTTTCCATAATATTCTAATATATGTTCATAATCAACTTCAGTGTCTTCTACAGTGTCATGTAATTCTGCTGCACAGAGAGCGGGCTCACTTGCTCCGTAACTTTCTAATAAATCGGCAACAGTTTGAGGGTGTTTCCAATATGGGTCATTACTTCCTTTTCGTCTTTGTCCCATATCATCATGAGCGATTCTAGCAAATTCTCTAGCAAGAGCTTGTCTTTTTGAAACAAGTTCATTTAAATGTGTCATATTATTTAGTAAGCAAAGATTCTATTTCGTCGTGAGTCATCCAACGGCTATGTACTGGCTGTAATTCATATTTCGTTTTAGTTAACATTGTTTCTATTGGGACAGTGGCATAAGTTATTTCTACCGCTCTAAAAGAAACGACATCATCTTTTTTAATTTTAATATTTTCCATTGCTTCTGCTTTTGCTTTATTGATGTCTTTATTAGGCGTCATATTAGAATAAGCTCGAGCAGTTTTTCTAAACACTTCTATTATTACAAGATATCGTTTTTCAGAATATATTTTATCATCTATTGGAGTTACGCTTTCTAATTTAATGCCTAATTTATCAGCAAACTTGTCTAACATAAGTTAGGCTCCTATATAGACGAACCATCTTTGGAATAATTCTTTTTATATCGTAATAATTAAAACCAGATGATGAGCCTTTTGACATTGTTTCTCTCAATTCAGCAGAATCAATAACATCACACATTGCTTGAACATATGCAGTTTTATCTATAATTCCAGAATTATTAATTTCAATTAAAATTCCACCATTAAATTCTATTTCTTCTTCCCCAGTATAATCTACATAAATAGCGCTATTCACTATTTCAGTAACACCAGGCGCTTTAGTCGCAATAATTGGAAGTCCAGCTGATAATGCTTCTAACGCGGCATAACTACAAGTTTCACAAGCAGTCGCAATTAAACTGCAATCAACATACGCGTATAATTCTATTAATTTGTCAGGATGCAATACGCCGTAAGATTTAACAGGTAAATCTTTTTGTTTTATTATTTCTAATAATTTTTTATCAGCTGATCCAGCCCATAACACTTCAAATTGTCTGCCAGTATTTTTAACTTCTTCTATGATATCTAAGAGCTGATCCATTCCTTTCAATGGACTGCTATGACCTACAAAAATAAATCTAAAAATATCATCAGTTTTTTCTTTCTTTTCTATTTTTTCAACACCATTATTTATTATAGAATATTGAGACAAAAATCCCACTCTTTCGTAATATTTAGCTGCGTCTACAGTGTTTAATATAACATGGTCTGCTAATTCTAGTGCTTGATAAGTTTCAGCTGATTCAATAAAATCTTTAGATTCATCTAAAAATAATTTGTTTAATTCTTCATATTTTTTTCTATCAATACGAATAGCTTCCCTATATGGAACGCAATGCATGGCACATATATGAACAGCTTTTACTTTTCTTCTGAGATAAGTAATTAAAGAATAAAGATTTAGACAGTTAGACTGTATAATGAGATTATGTTTATGTAAAAATAAATGCTTAAAATTATCCCAAAATTGATCGTACATATGTTCTAACGGAGTCACATTTGGATTATATCTAATAAATGATTGGTCTTTTCCAATAATCCACTCTGTTTTCTTTGAAGCTAAAAAAGTAATTTGTTCATGTCTTATTTCTGGAGGATAATTTTCTCTTAAAGTTTTAATATATCTGTCTACACCTGAAAAGTTTCCATCTGAAGTTATATTAAGATGAATTATATTTATTATTTCTTTATATTTTTCTTTTGCGAAATTCTTTTTTTCTGTTAAATCGTTTGGTTGATAAGCCACATAATTATCACACTTAATTAAAGATTTAGAAAGATTCGTAAGTTTTCCATATTTTAGTAAAGAACAGCATAACTTAAAAAAATCTGGCTCAATAATACCAACATTTCTAAACATAAATGATCCGAATTCTAATGGAAGATGTCCTTTTAATAATTCAGATTCAATTATAGACGCCTCAGCAGTGTAGAAAAAATTATCATCTTTTCTTTTAATAAAAGTTCCACAACCGACGAATTCTTTATTATTATCTAAAAATGTAATTTGTTCTTCAAATCTTGTTTCACTATTTTCAAATATATTAAAAGCAATATATTCTCCTTTTGCGTCAGCGAGAGAAGTTACAATTTCAAAATCAGTGAAAATTTGGTTTGATAATTCTATTGGTTTTAAATTTAATACAGAAAGTTTCATAATAATTAGATGAAATTAATTAACTTGAGATTTCTTCAGCTACCCATTCTATACGATTATCTTCATAAAAATTACGTGTCATTTTATATCTTGGTATTTGCTTTTCTGTTGGAATTCCAATCTTAATTTTAGGTTCCATAAGACCACAATATAATTGTTCTTTGTCAATGTCTTTAATTAAGAGTTCTAAATTATCAGGTCCGTGTGGAAATTTTATTATCATATCTTTTTCAAGATCTTTACCAAGAATTTCTAACTCACCATCTTTAGTATGTACTTTATGTGCCCAATCTGGAAATGTAGTTGTCCATAAAGCTTGCCACTGCAATTCGCCTTGAATAATTATTTGCTTGCCTTGGGGACTTAATTGTGGTTGATCAGGAAGTCTGATTGATATAGCCTTTCCCTTAAATAAAGGCGGAGGTGGGGGACCATTATCTTCTATTTCTATTCCCATTATTCTTTCCAGTTTATTCTTTTTAAGTAATCTTCAACAATGAAATCGTAACCACATTGGTCTCCAGCTACCTCTAAAGTTTTCTTTTCTTTTAATAATTCTTCAATTTCAACATCAATAAGTTTTGCGCCTTCTTCATCTTGAAATCTTCCGGCAGGATTATAAGGCTTACATCTCTTTAATATGTAATTAAAATTTTCATAAGTTTTATGAACTATATTTAACGTTTCGTGAAACGGTTCATAATAAGGCGTATTTTTACAATATATAGAACCCATTATAATCGGACTGTCTGTGATAATAACGTCTACTTTTCCTTTAAGGCGTGACATTCTAAAACTTTGTTTTCCAATAACGTATAATTGATTGTTAAAAACTTCTAAATCATTTTGCCAAACTTTATCTTTTGCATATTCTTGCACCAATTCACAATTAATGCCATGCATTTTAAGTTTAGCAAATACATAAGCTGCCCCTGTAGATTTTCCGCTTCCAGGTCCGCCAAATAAGTTTATTACTCTTTGTCTTGCAAATCCAATTGAACAAGCTCCATTTTCACAATTCATCTCGCCTCCTATTTCTTTTTCTTCTTATTTCTGAAGAATATTCATTAAATGTTATTTTTTCTTTTTTTCTTCTTATTTCTAATTCTTGTTCTGTTCCAGATTCTGGCTCAAACGCTTGACATATATCTTGTAATATTTTCATTATATCTGAAATATCAGATTCTAATCTTTCGATTCGTTTTTCTAAGTCCATAAATTTATATTAACTGAATAATTCAGCATCTCTTTTTTCTAATCTATCTACTAATGTTTCTAAATAATTTATTTTTTCTCGAAGATCATCATTTAAACGTTTAGCATAACTATCAATTTTTAAAGTCAATGATTTATAAGTATCATTTAAATGATTTTCTACTTCTAGTTTAAATATCGCAACTTGATGTGAATAATCCCAAAATTGAATACCCGTTTTATGTTCAGCTGTCTGTATTCTATTTTCACAATAACTATTTAGACTTGTAATTATTTTAGAATCTATATGTTTAAACAAATCTAACAGGTCATCTTTAGCGAATTTTAATTCATCTCTAACAATTTTTTCTATTTCTTCTGTCATTGTGTTAAAAACTCATATGATTCCATATTTACTTGAATGTCATCTGCTTTTAATTGTCTCGATAAACCCAATCCGTCTAAAGTTCGCAGTCTTGATAATCCGACATATGTAAGTCCAGGCGGTGTCCAACCTTGTAATGAAAGATAAGCCGTATTAAACGATTTTCCTTGTGATTTATGCACTGTTATTGCCTTGCATATTTTACAGTCTATTTGTTCGAACCAATGAATTGGATTATATTCTATTCGTCCGTTTCTGACATCTGTTTCATAAATATATGTAGTAGTTTTTCCAATTTTTTTCTTTTGTCCATTTGGCAATTCCATTATAACTTCATCTTTGTTTAAGTCCAAAACTGTGCCAATCATTCCATTGCTATAACTATTTTCTGGGTTAGGGTCATATTTATTCATGAGGCACATTATCTGCGCACCTTCTCTTATTAAAACTTCCTCACCAAATAATATTTTATTTTTTGGATAATTTTTATTCATTCTAGCTTTATATAATTGACTCTTGCCTGTTAAAGTTTTCATATATGCGTCATTCATTTTATTTACTACTCCATTAGTCGGAGCCATATAAATATATTGTTTATGCTGTCTTTCAAATTGAGGAAGAGACATAATTCTACTATTAAAAAATTCTAATGTTTCATTAGTATGATCTTTGAATCCAATTTCTAATAATCTGTCAGCAAAATCTTGGTCATCTTGACGATACGATTTTCTTAAGTTCACTGTTTTAAAATCTAACCGATTAAACCATTCACCATTGAAGAACATTACATTTCCATTATATTCATCTTTATAATATTGAATAACAGCAGGATCATTTTGAATAACTGGAGGCAACTGCATTACATCACCAAATAAAATCATTCGAGGAATTTCTTTATCGTCTCTATGTTGAATTATTTTCTCGCATAATTTGTCAAATAAATTATTACTCATCATTGAAACTTCGTCAATGATAATTAAATTAGCTTTGTTGAGAACAGCTTTACTTTTATGAGCCATCATCATTATATCTTCGTCTCTGATTATTGGAAAAGGCGGCAGATTAAAAAATGAGTGAATAGTTTTCGCTGCTATTTTATCCGAGCTTAATTCCACAGCAGTAATGCCGGTTGTAGATAATACAACCGTATTCTTAATTGCAGTTGATAATATTTTAATAAGTAAACTTTTTCCAGCACCAGCTCTTCCTTGGCAGAATAAGTTTCGATCAGAATTTAGACCTAAAACGAGAGCTCTATTAAAGTTTGGATCAGATGTGTCGACCCACTCGAAACCTTTTGGTAATTTTATTTCCATAATTTTAAATTAACTCTTTTTCAACGATTACGATAAATAGTTCAGTGTCTTTAAATGCTTCTTTTATCATTGTTAATACTATTTCCCAATTCCCGCCCGCATTTCCACAACCAATGTTCTTAGGAAATAAAATTTTAATTTGTGTAGTTAATAATGAATGACTAAATTCTTCTTTTATGCTTTCTAAACATTTATAAAATGCTTCATAATCTAAATGTCTTTTTTCATGTCCGTATCTATCTTGCGCAAACATATTACATACAGTCACCCCATGATCATCAAAAGGAGGAAAAACAAAAGTAGTTCCTAATAAATTAATTTTAGATCTTTTTGCGTCAGCGCATATTTTAGCATACTCATCATAAACTTCAGGATATTCTATTCTTAATGATAATGCGACTCCTGAACCCATTTTTCCTTGACAGTTTACTATGTGGCAAATAACACATAAGTCGGCACATTCTCTCGCATAATCAAAAATATTATCTTTAATTTCGATTAATTGCATGTTTTCCTTCTAAAAAAGTCGCAATTTCTATTGCTTCTTCTAAATTATCTTTATATTTTTTAACTTGTTTTTCTGCTTCTGGAAGTCTCCAGTCGTTAATTTCTTCTTCATAATGAATCAATGCACCTAAAACTGTTTCATGATATTCACAAGGTCTCGCACCTTCTACAAATCTGGAATGTTTACCTGTAAAAGAATTTTTTACTGTGATTACAGTATTACTTCCCTGAAATTGTTCTAATATTTCAATAACATTATAAGTCACTAATTTTAATTGATAATCATAACCCGATACTTTGAAATTGCCAAAGTTTCTTTCAACATCATTCATATCAATTTCTTCAAACTTATAATAAATTTTATTCAAGTGATTCTGTAACACTAAATTGTCCTTGATGCGCTGTGTAAACTATATTATCAGTTACAATATCTGATATAAGCCGGCATATCGCTTTTTTGTGACTGATTAAAAATATTTGGTCAAAAATAGAATTTGTTACAAGCTGTTCAAATAATTTTTCAGAACTTTCATCATCTCCTGCCCCATCTATTTCATCTCCAATAAATATATTTATTCCATATAATTGAGCGAGCGACACTTTAAATGCAATAGTAAGAAGAGCTTTTTCAAAACCTGAAGACATTTTAGAATTTATCCAAGCGTTATTTCTCTTTTTAGTTCCGCTTTCTAATATAGAATTATCTTTAGTATAAAAGAACTCGCAGCCTTTTTTAGAATTTATAAGCTGCACTTCATAAGTTGGAAATATAGATTGAATAAAATTATTCATCTCTGATTGTAAGGAAGAACAAGTTTTAACTACCATATAATTTGGCAAGGCTTTGTCTAAAATTGATAATGCGTCTTCATAAACAGATTGTTGCGAACTAATATTTTTAGATTCAGCTTGAAATGATAATATTTCTTTTTTATATTTTCCAATGTCTTTTTCTCGTTTTTCATTTCGTTCTTCTATTTCTTTATTCGTTTTAATGTCATTGTAATAACTATTTATAGCATTTTGTGTAGCCATAATTTCGTTAGAAATTGCAGTTATGTCTTCTGTTTTGAATAAACTTATTTTATTTTTTATATCTTCTAATTTTTTATTTTTTTCTTTTAATTTATTTTCTATATCTTCTAAATCTAAATCATAATTAAAAGTGTCATTTAACGTATTTTCTATTTCAATATATCTCTTTTTATGATCTTCTTTTTCTTCTTCAAGAGATTTAACTTTAGCTTGAATAGTGAACTTTTTCTTTTCAGTAGATTCTGTTCCAAGTCTAAACATTTCTGTTTTTAATAATAAACTAGATTTTTCTGATTCTAAAGTTCTTAACTCTTCAATCATATTTTCTGTTTTTTCTCTGAAGTTTTCTCCTGGAAATACTCGCCCATATAATCTGTTTTCTTTATCTAAAAATACTTCATGAAATTCTTTATTTATATGTTCTCTCGTATCTTGTCCGCATAAAGGACATTTTTCTTGCTCTTCAAGAACTGCGTAATTTTTATATTCGCCAGTAAAAGTTTTTAATATGTCAATTTCTTTGTCTAAATCAATAAGTCTTTTTCTATACTCTTCATGTTCGATAACATTTTCTTCATATTTTATAAAATCTTCTTTTAATTGTCTTTCTAATTCTTTTATTTCTTCCGATACTTTATTAGATTTATCTTCTATTCTTTCTAATTTTTCTCGTTTTTCTTTTATTTGATTTATATTATTATTTATTTCATTTTTCTTAATATTTAATTTTAGTATCTCATTAGAAATAAAATTATTATCACTATTTAATTCTGCAATTTTTTCTTGATTTTTTTGATATTCAGATATCTTTTTCTGTTTTTCTAAAATCTCCGTATGAAGTTTAGCGATAAAATCTTCAGTTAAATCTATTTTAATTGGAACTTCTTTAGCATCCAATTCTTTTTTAATAAAATGTTCTTTAACACCAATATCTGTATTTAATTTGTTTAACTGTAATTTATATTCTTCGAGATTTTTATTTATTTGGTCTTTTTGTTTTTGAAAATCAAAATTAAGAAGTCTTTGTAAATAATGAGAACGTTGGGTGGGACTTAATTGTGTAATATCTCTAAAATCATCTGACTGTAAGGAGAAAATAATATCAGCATAATAATCAATGTCAAATGATTTTAATACTGTTTCAGCTTCAGTATTACGATAAACAGCTCCCTCATAATGCAATGACATCTGATATGGAGTGCCTCTTATTAAATTAAGTTGTAAGTCAAATAAAACAGGCTTGCCATTTATATCACAATTTAATTCTACTTTAGCATGTCCATGGCCTTGTTTTACATATTCAGCGTAAGTTGATGATCGTTTTTTAGACGATAAACATAAAGCGATCGCATCCAAAACGGCGCTCTTTCCTTGTCCGCTTTTCCCGCTAATAATTATTACATTATGTTCGAAGTCAAAGCGAGCTTTGTTGATATTCATAAAATGCTCGAGATTGAGCGTTCGCAATTTTATCATATAATTAAATTAACTTTTAATCTAATGGAATCGCACCGAAACCATTTCTGAATCTGCTATATGCGTTCCATATTTCATTATGATAATTTTCATTTCCTTGTCTTAATGGATAATTTCTAAGATATTGTTGAACTGTCCAACCTTGGTCAAAAGCCCATTGTAATCCTCTTCTTCCCCCGCCTGCGTTATAAGCGAGAGCTGAATATCTTACATGTCTCTCAAAATCATCAGTAGGAAATCTAACAGATTCTACACGGCTATAATATTCAAACCAAAGCCAAACATATTCTCGAGGATGACGCCACCAATCTGTAATATATGACCTGCCATTTCTTCTATACATTTCTCTAGCCGTACCATCCATAAATTGAAATACAGATCTTTCACCGTCTCTGCCAGTTGTTGGAGTTCTTCCGTCTGAATTAAAAACGACAAATCCAGTTTCAACTAATGCGAATGCTAAAGGCAAAAATAATCCTTCTGGCATTCCAGCATTTGGATAAATCCCGCTTGCAGCTTTGTTGTATATTTCTTCTAAAAATATTACTTTTTCAGCAGGAGTCATTTGTCTTTGTTGTGCGACTCTGTTGCTAACGTAATAATTTCTAATAATTTCTTGTCCGTATGAAACGTATAAATCTCTCATTCTTTCATTTTCATACACTGATTGAATTGACCTTTCATATTTAGCTAATGTGTCTTCAATTCTCATTCTCTCTAAAACGATCGTGTCTCTATATTCTTCCCTGTCTCTATTTCTTGCATTCACTGAAAATATTATCGTTAAAATTAATCCTAATAAAATTATTCCCGATAAAATCCATCCACCGTACAATTTAATAAACTTTAGTTTTTCCCTCATCTTTCCTCCCGCTTTACTAATATTTTGCTGAACTTCATTTACTTTTTGTACAGCTTTCCTAATAGGTTTTTCCGGCATTACATTCTCCTTGTTTATTCCGAATTTAAATGACATTTATTTTTTCTTCTTTTTATTTGTGATTTTAGGCTGGGATTGTTGTTTATATTTTTCATTTATAAACTCTTGATATTTAGTTACTCTTAACTCGTCTTTAGCTGCATTTATAAGTTCTTGTTCGACATCTACTTGAAGAGTTTTTCGGCTTTTTTTAGATAATCCTCTCCAATTTACTTTCATCTTAATAGGTCTAATATAGAAAATTTCATCAGTAGGTGGGTCCAAATAGCGGCCTAGAGTCATCCGGCTTCGCTGGAAATTTTTCTTTGCATTATTATGAGCGAGCTTTTCAAATATTAAATCTTTTTCTAAGAAATCTTTGCATATGTAACAACTCATAAAAGAACTTGGATTGCCATCGTAACTAATTCTTCTGTCAAACGATAATATCTGAATTGGATTATCTGAGAATAATCTTCCAATTTCTTCATAATTAAGAGCCATCATATTCATAATTAACGCAAAAGGTTTTCCAGTGTCAAATAATTGTTCAAAGACTCTTTTTTTCAAACTGAATGGTGGATTAGATATACAGATGTCCCATTCGCCATAATCATGTTCGAAGAAATCTTGACCATCATTTATGTGACCATATTTTATATCCCACATTTGCATATTACCAATATAAGATTTAAATTCTATAACAAATTCACTATAATCATTATCAAATGGGCAGAGAATTATTGGGAATCTTTTATATTCAATAATAAATTTTTTCGCCCAAATCTGTAAATGTTTAATTATTGGTTTAACTAAAATTAGTGGTGTGTATAATTCGTCTTTATTTCTTTTAGCAACAGCGGCCATACTATGTGCCATTAATCAAATAACTCCCATCTTTCATATTCTTCTTTATTAAAAATTAACCTTAATGAGCTTTCTTCTAACCAAATTTGAAGCGGAGGACCATAAGACATCCAACTATCCTGATCTACTAAAATGCATCTATAACGAATATCTCTCCCACCTTTATAAGGAATATCTTTTTCACCCATTAATTTATATTGTTGCAAACCGAATTTTACATAATTATCATGAGGCTCATGCCAAAATATTTTTCCAATATGATTATCAATCATCAAATAATTCCCATCTCTCCGCGTCAAAAATATCATGTAATTCATCTAATGAAAAACACTTAAATGACCATATATTTTTATATTGTTTATCAGGTTTTCTTGGAAAAATCGTGCATCTATATTGAATTTTACCAGTTGACCATACTGAGTCGGTACAGTGAATATCATCAACAAAGTATAAAACATTATCATAATGAAAACATTTTCCCAGATAATCTTCTAATTTAAACTCAGTGATATCTTTGTTCATTATATTAAATTAACAACAAAAAGCCACCATTTCTGGTGGCTTGAAAGGAAGGGAGGATCCTTTACTTGTCCATTGCTTTGAAAGTTTCAAGTCTGATTATTCTTGGCGCGCTTTCCAGCGTTATATATTTGTTGCCTGCTTGAAGCTTCTGTGTAGTGACTTTCAGGTGGATTCCATTGACGTGTCCGCCGTCGACTTCGTAGGCAATAAAGAAGGTGTCAAATCTCGTATCTCCGTAAGTTCCCCTTTCGAGAAACAATTTATTTTCAATCATCTGTTTCATTAAATTGCGAAGCGTTTCAAGAGCAGCTCCATCCGTAATTTTATCGGTGTAATAACCTGTTCTCTGTGTTTCCAACATTTCAAATGTTCTAATTTCTTCCTTAAAATAACCCATATTAAATCTCCCTTAAATTGTTATAATATATTATAAGAAATGAAGAATAAACATTCAAAACTTCACAGTTAATCTAATTATTATGATAAATGTAGAAAGCATCATAAAGGGGATAGATCCCAACTTATTACGGCAAAATATCAATAATATTGATCCAATAGCAGTACTTAAACAAATGAACATTTCTGAAGATGATGCACATAAAATACTTGCCGGCACGCATTTACCTGGTCAAGAACCAAACATAATTGATTTCAACTTAATTGTTCAACGTTATAAATCTGTAATAAATCTTAATCTAATAAAATATTTTTTCAAAAAAGCCAGAAATAAAGAATCTTTTACAAAAGATGAAATGACCTCTTATCATGAAGCTTATAATGGATGGTTTGAACTCGTATTTAAGGTCGCTGGAAATAATACGATACAATTTTCTAAAGAATTAAATGATAAAAGTGTTATTATAAAAGTAGCAGAACAGAATTATATAATGGCCACTTATTCTAATATAAAACAAATTATTCCCTGTTAGTCATCTGATTGATAACGAATTTTAAAAAGAGGATTTATCATTTTTAATGAGCACATTGCATGCATCTTATTGTGAGGTTGACTCATATAAACCCCATCATCTAAAGAACGAATTACTACTCCCTCAGCGGGTGTACCATTATCATACACTAAAGTAGACGCGTATTCTTCTAATTCTTTAATTGATTTCCATTCAAATGTATTCCAATAAATAAGTTTAACTATTGGAATAAAATCTCCTCTATAACCTTCCATATGACAAATTCTAATAAGTTCTTTCCAACTAAAATATTCTCTTTTGTCGATATCAAATAAATTAAACGCGAAAAAATCGTAATCTTTTAATCCCATTCTATTTTTCTGAATTCCGGGCCCACAAAACTCACCTTGAATAGCTAAATTATTAGTAAAGATTCTTGTGGGAATATCATAACGAGCAGCAATCATTGCGAAATTATTTTTGCCTCTGAATTTTTCAGCAGTGTTTGGATTCATTAATTTCATCGCTTTTCTAAAATGTGCGCGATAAACAGTTCTGTTACGAGTAGAAATTGTAAACATTCCTTTGTATTGTGCGAATGTAAGTGACTGGCCATCCAGTTTCATTGTTCCATAAACTGGTTTTCCATTCATTTTATCAAATAATTGTGGAATACTTTGTGCTTGAGTTTCATCTGTTTTAATTAAATATGATGGGAAATCTTCAAATATAAATCCTTGTTTCTTAATTTTAATTCGGAATAATTTCCAGAGCAACCAATTTATTTTGTTTTTAATCCAAGATTTTTGTGGTGTTGGCTCTTGTGGAACTTCATCATCAGCACGTCTCACTTGAAAAGCCTTTGTATAATCTGAATCAACTGCTGCATTCATCGGCACGCCAATTTTACTTCCCTCTGGACCATAAAATGGTTTGATTGGAAAACAAATTCCTTCTGAAATTACTCCGCCCATTTTCATTGTCTTAATTTTGTAGCCATTATATTTTACGCTAAAACATCTTTTTTCAAGAAATTGGAATTCTTCCCAAAGAGGTAAAATAGATTCAGTTTCAAAATAAATACATTTGTCTCCAATTTTATATTCGTCTTTTTGAACTATTACTCGCCAATTTGTATTAGTGAACGAAGCGAGAACAATTCTATCTTTTCCTTCAATTGGTTCAAGATTTGCTATCTCACAAATGTAGCACATCTTTTTTTCTGACATATTTTCTCCTAATCAAATAATTCGTCTAATTTTTTATAATGTTTTAATTCTGTTTCTAATTTTTCTATGTGGTTATAACATTTATCTAATTCAGCTGTTAAATGTATATTGTTTTGCTGTAATTCATTCAGTATTCTACGATGTTCATGTTTATCCCATCCAGTTGATTGTCTTCCAGTGTCCCAGACAAGTGAATCATCTTTATCTTCTGAATGTAAAACTTGCGGTGGAGCTGGTGGTGGAACGGGACGTCTAGTTCCATCATAATCAAAATCTACAATTGGCATTCTAATTTCTTTTCTAGTTCTTTAATTTTTTCAAATAGAAATTCTATCCGTTCTTTATCATTTTTCGCTGTCTGAAATTTGTAATTATCATAACTACCATATTCTTCCATGTGAGGAGGCACCGGCGGTGGCGCAGGTTTTAGTCTTCCACCAACAAACATAATTTACTCCAAATATCCAATTTTTCTTAAACTCTTTCCCATTGATATTTCAACTTTTTTATAGTCTTCATAAAATTGATCATTTGAATAAGATTCTAAATCAAAATAATTCTCGACTGCTGGTTGAAATATATCATATAAATGTTCTTCGAGACAACTAATATCAACAGGCCATTCACCACTGGGAATATTATTGTGGTCAACTTTCCAACCCAAAGTTCCATCAACAATTGGAGTTAATGAATACCAGAACATCCAATTAATATTACTATTTTCCCAGTAACCATCTGATAATTGTCCAAGCAACATCATCCAAATTGCTTTTTGTTGATCATTTTCAAAATGAATTTCACATCCAGGTTTCCACCATGCTAAATATGGACCGTCTGGCCCGTGATCATGATAATGCGGACCTTTGTCCCATTCCTTTTTCAATGACTCAACTTCATAAGAATATCTACTCATTTTTCTCTCCAAAAATTATTTCAAAATCATCAAATGGAAAATGAAACCACATTTCTTTTCCATATTTTTCAAACATAACAGCAACTGTATTTAAATGTGGTCGATGTGGAACCTCATCTCCAAAACAATAACCTGTAGCATATTTTCTTATAGCTGCTCTCGTTTGTGTAGTTGAACCTGCATCAAACATTACCATATAATCATTTTCCCATTTATCTTTATTAAATTTATAAGATGGTAATTTTTCAATTATATATTTTTTTATTAAAGTCTTTTTTTCTTCAAGTTTTAATTTTGCTAATTTTTTACAATCTCTTAAATATGTTAGTATAAATAAAATTGCAGCTAATAATAAAATTATAATAGATAAAATTTGAAAAATAGTTATATTTGTAAATAAATAAATTATTTGAAATATAGAGGGAATTATTAATAATGATGGAAAAAATATAATATTCATATTAGCAGGAACGGGAATCGAACCCGTATGCCCTTGCGGGCGAGGGATTTTAAGTCCCTTGCGTCTGCCAGTTCCGCCATCCTGCCAGCAGTGGGTTAACAATAGTAAGTTGCTCCCAACCTATTATCAGCCACCCTGTTAAAATTTATTTTAATAATCTGCGCATTTAACTTTGCCCAGATATTTTTATATTAACTTATTCACCCCATTTTGGTACGTTGATTGGTAATGGCCTATTGCTAAACAAATATGGCCCAGTCCATTCTACTGCAATTCCGCTTGCTGTAAAGAAACGAATGCCTGCATTATTATCACCGTATGTGCCATCAATATCCATTAGTTCTTCATTAATTACAGCGCCTTCTGACCCACTTCTATATTCTCGATGACCAGGCGTTAAATATGATCTTGATGATGCCGGTTTTCCATTAGTAACATAATAACCAATCGGTGTTGGCACTCCATGCATAAATAAATAGATATAACATGTCATTGCTCTTTCATCAAATGTTTCTGCCCATCTTGCAATTACTTGCCGCTCTTGAAAGTTCTGAACTCTAGGTACCGGCACAACTTCTGATGCTGAGTTAGTCGCGCGCTCAACTGCCCTAACATTTGCTTGTTGGCCACTTACTGTTGGCTCCATACAGCTCTGTGCTGTTAACATAAAAAATGCTAACACGATTGCGATTACTGCAATTACTTTCTTCATTATCTTTCCATCCTTGCTTGATATAACACCTCATCAAAAGAGAGGCGCGTTGGTAAGTTATCGGCCTTAAATCGAGCCATGCTTTCAAATTTTATACTGTCAGTATTATATTGTGCAATCCAAGTTCTCAGATTAGCTCTCATGCCGCCAATTTCTAAATCACTCATTCCGTTTAATGGGTCTTGAATTGTTCCAGCTGTTGCGATAATATTCGCATATAAATCAAAGAAACTTTCATAAGCCGCAATTTGCGCTGCTCCGCTATTTACAGCCCATTCTCTGTTCAATCCGCCTTGCCAAGTGCTAACTGTTCTTGCTTGTCCTCTTGTGCAGCCCGATAATGTTGAGCAAATTGCTACTGCCATTATCACGATTCCGATTATCAGTATTACTGATATAAATCCTCTTCTAGTTATCATCACCTACTCCTAAAGCTGATTTTAATTCGTCAGCATGCGTTTCAATAGTAAATCTAATTGATTTTTGCAGCATAAGTTTAATTGTTTCATTTGATATTTCGTAGATTTTTTCTAGTTCTTTATCTACAATTTCTCGATGTATTTTCCTGCAAGTTCCATCTTCAATTAATTTAACTGATGCTTTGAAGATATTTTCTTGAAGTAAACGAAATTCATAATTAAATTTTACTAATCTCTCAACTTCATTTGCTAGAGTTTCTTTCATCTTGTCTGTCATTGTAATCATACTATTCCACCTTAAAAATTTCTAAATGAGATTCAACGAATCTCCTCATTACTTTTGTTATCATTACATATATCGCATATTGAAAATCTTCACATGCTTTTATAATATAATTTTCTTTTATTGCCAGCATATCTTTATTTGGATCTTTGAAAAATTCATTAGCATTAATTTTATATGCGTTCGGAAACATAAAGTCTGGGATATACTCATATCGTTTTAATCTTCCAATTCTATGCATCGCTTGATATTGTCCGGGAAGATTATCTTCAATTCTTTGAAGAATAATTTCCTTGCAAGATTTTTTCATTTCACCATTTTCAATCGTTTCAAGAACTACTTTTTGAAGCCCCACTACTACTTCATTAAATAAATATCGGCCATTGATTAGCCACTCCTGATAAATTTCTTGTTCAGATTGAACACTAATTGCTAATTCTTTTTTTAATTCATCTGATAACTTATACATCAATATTCTCCTGATAATACTTGTCCATAAGAAATAACAGAACTTAATATATCATCCTTAATTGGATATCTGTCTTCAATTATTTTAATTCCTTTGAACTTTAACTTATTTTTCTTCGCCCAAGCTTTTAAGTGATTCGTTATTATATCTAAATTAGATCCTTTAACTCCAATTAAAACACCGGGCCTTGATAATAATAAATGCAATTTACTGTCTTCTGGATTATACCACGCTTCATGAATTCCGTAATACATAAGTTCTCTTTCAATTTCCGCAGTGTCAGGTTTTTCGTCTATAAAAAGATGATTCGTATGTTGTTCCCAAACGCAATTAGAAATCTCATTGAGCATCATTCTTCCAACTGCTGTTTCTGGCGACATTCCTTCTCTGATATATTTTTCAACATTCAAGAAGTCTTTTTAATATTTGACTTAAAAATATATTCGTCCATATTATCCTTTATATAATATAAGATTCTGGGTCATTGCCAGTAATTTCTTTGTACATTTCCGGTGAGATTCTAATGAATCCCAATCTTACTGATCGCTTTTTAGTTTTAGATGGTGAATAAATATATTCAACTGTTACAGATTTTTCTCCGACTGAAACTGCTTTTCCAATAAATGGACAATCTCTATAATGAGGAGGAGTTACAATTACAAAATCTCCAATTTTAGTTTCATTACCATACATATCTAATGTCATTTTCTTATCCTCCATACAACTTCATTTATCCAACGAATTGCAAAATGAAAAGCTTTTTCAAAACTTGAATAAGGACCAGATTTCATTACTTGAATTTTATCTTGGTTTTCGATGATAATATTAAATTTATTCACAAATCCGCATGGGACTCTTTGTAAAGTAAATTTGAATCCCTTGTGTTCTTGTTCGATGTCATTATATCCCATAATCTTAAATTAACTCAGCCTTGCATCAAGTTGTTTGAGCGCTTCATGTTTCTGGTCGACAGTTGTTTTTGACCAATACCCGCCACGAATATTTCTGCCGTTGTCGCTTGATTGTTTAATTGTATCAGCGGAGTTACCAAACCATTTCATGTAACCTGTGCCGTACTGAGGAAGAGTTTGTGGGTCGAACTTTTTATTTCTGATTCCGAATGTGTCATGCACATTTATAGTTGTCCAAGTTCCTTCAACACCAGGTGAGAATTTCTCGGTGTCAAAGTTATCTGTCGTGCACTTTACATCGAGCACAAAAATAAAATTTCTGTCATTATCGTTTGTGATTAATACATCACGCACATAATACGTGATTCCGTTTGAATTTTGCAGTGATCTGTTTTTCATAATTTTCTCCCTTAAAATAATACTTCAAAAGAAGCATTGAACGATATACTCAAATGTTTATTTGTAATTTTATCACCAACTTTAGTTGATGCGAATGAACAAAAGCCCTCGTCTTCATCAAAACTTAATTCAAATTCTGTTTCAAGAGCATCTTCAATAAACTCTTCGTCATAACCAATTTCTGTAAGTTTTCTTTCAATAAATTCTTGTAATTGAATTGACTGTTTACTATTTAAACTAAATCTCATATATAATTTCTCCATACACAGATTGTGAATGCTGTAAAAGCAATTATAAAAGATATTCCATAACAAATTAAAAAATCTAAAAATGTCATTTTAATCATCCAAAGAATTAAGATATTCGGCAAGTGATTCATCAGCTTTGCGAGCAATGCCTGGCGCTTCGTGAGTGTAAAAATGATTGAGCGCTTCCGCTGGTGACATACCAATTTTTACACCAGGCGCCGCGTTTTTAACGAGCGTCCAATGTAAAGAGTCATTTATTTTTCCAAGATTTTCTACTTTGATTCCGGCTTTTGCGAGAGCGAGACACTGACCTGCATATTTCTGCATTTTCTTACGAGCAATATAAAGTTGCTTTTCAGAAAGTCCCCAGCCTTTAAGAATTGATTTTGCGATTGAACAGAGGAACTTCGCGTCCGTTGGACGGAAACCACGACAGTTGTGATATTTTACGTTTTCCTGAATTCTCTCATCGGCAGTTTGCTGCATATTGATTGCAAGAATACCACGGAATAACCATAAGTTATCACTATTAAACTTTTCTTGTAGTTGTTCTTTATTCATATTCATATAATATTATAAGATAATATGAATTTTTGTTCAAATCATATTTTTTTACGAATTACGGCAATATATTTGGGGTGAGCACCTTCTAAAACAGCTTCCCATGATAAATTGATAACTGGTTTTAGTCCAGATGCAAGCATCAATTTATATCGGTTTGGACAAAGAACTTTTAACAAGTCTGGATTGCCTAAAAATAATTTAAAAGTTTCAGCACAGCGTTCATCCGCATTTGGCTCATAACTTGAAACTGGCTCATTTTTTGGAAGTTTACGAAATTCTGGGGCAAAATAGCAATCCCACATATAATGTCCGAACTCGTGAAGCAATACCCCATAAGGTGTTTTATCTGCTTTGTAACCTGGATAAGACCAAGAATAACCTGGATTTAAAGTTGGCACTCTGCAATTTTTTGGATATACGAAAATAGTTTTTCGATAATACTCACCGCAATGAGGTCCGTCTTTTACTTTAATTTTTGGCATTGTAATTTTATTAAGCTTGCAAAATCTTTCTAAAACTTCATGTGCCATATCAAAGCATATTTGTTTTTCTTTATTCATCATAATTTATTATAAGCAAATTAACGAGAAAGTTCAAAAACTGCTTAGTAGCCAAATTCTTGCATCTTTAAATAATCTTTAAAAAGGAAAGAAATTTCATAGTAAAAAGTATATAAATAGTAAAGTTATAAACTATTCTTTTTCTTTTTAGAAGTAAATGAAGTAATAACAGAATTAGTAAAACTGTTCCATTTCTTCTTTATAGGAGTGAAATTAAATTTACTATAAAGATGCTCATTAGCTTCTCTGTTTACGTCTTTAAAGTTATCCAATAAAGTTTCTTTTACGAGCGATTTTCTTGATTCTGATAATAATTCTTGTGGAGTAATTTTTTCAATATCATAAGTGTCGCTTAATTGTCTAAACTCATTATTTTTTCTGTCATAATAAAAAAGTCCACCATAGACTCTAAGTGATTCTTTAATTCTAAATAACGTATATTGTCTTTCTTTTTCTAAAGTCTCATTAATAATTTTTTCTATTAAACCTTGGAATTTATCTCGTTTGAGAAATAATTTAATACTACCATCATCTAAAACAAGTCTAACGGAATCTTTTACTGGGTTAACATAATATACGAGAAAAACGAATTGATTTAAAAATTCTTCTGCCGTTTGTAATGGCTTAGGTGCTTCTAATCCAACTGGGTTAGCCTGAACTTTTTGTTCCATATTTATTTAGTTTCATAATGTGATAGTCTCGGTTTAACATTATCAAAGAAATAAACATTATTTTGTAATAATCCAAGTGGATGTTTTACTCTATTTTTATTCCAATCTTCTAAAACAGTTTTACATTCTCTGATCCAATGCTCAAAAGTTTTTACCGGAACGTTTTGCCCAATAACGGAAGAGAAAGAGCAAGTATTATGCAAATATTCCCAGTCATGAGGCATACCCATTAAGTGACTATATTCTCTCATAGTTAAGCATCTGTCTTCTGTAGGATGTATTGCTGACCAAGTATTTCCGTGGTATACAGTTGGCATTTTTTCATTTCTTAAACTGAAGAATGACCTATCATAAAATCCTTTTCCAATATCTTTTTTATGCACACAATAATCATAATGAGCTTTAAGCTTGTCGTCTTTATGGAATTCATAAAACTCGTCAGCAAGTCCTCTTACTATAATAAATGATTTGAAACGCCAATTCTTAACTTCTTTACGCCAATTTTTACCAAATTTCTTTTTAATGAATTTATATTCTAAGTTTTTAGTTATATCATTTAATTCATGTTTCTTTTCGTTTTGTGTTAGTCCTTTACATTCAGCTAAATAATCTGTAATAGTAGTTTTAGTCGCATATTCATGTCCAATATCAGGCGGCGGCATTTTATTTCCATTTAACCATTTCCAGAAAATAGCGAAAGTTCTAGGTCGGCTCTGAATATTATGATGCTGGTTTGTATCCGTTTTAACATAAGTGACTGAGTAACCATTTTTCTCGGCAATAAGATTTAGATAATCTCTAACTACTTTACCCTTTGGGGTATAAAGTCCAGGAGCATTTTCAAATAAATAAACTTTAGGTCTAATAACATTTAATACGTATTCTAATAAAAACTTCAAGTTATTATTTTTCATATCATCTTCTTTGCCGTGAGCTTGAGTATTTGCAGCTGATAATCCAGAACAAACTGGCACTGAACAAATTAGATCTATTTCTTTCCCACAAGTAACAGTATGTGGTTTGAATTTAGGATCTCCAAACTCTTCATTATTAGTTATAGATATATTTTCAGGAAAATCGAACATCCCGTGATTAAATTGCACATAAGGAGCGAGCATATTTTTATCTTGAAGATATTTTAGAAAATGACGTTCATTTCCCATTCCGATTGATTTACCGTCTTTGCTTAAAACTTCTTTATCTAATCCAGGATAAGATAATATCCATTCTGGTTGTTGACCAAATGCATAATGTCCAGCGAAATAAGCTCCGCCAGTTAGTGGCTGTATAATTGCCCAAGTTAATTTCTTTTTACTCATAAAGAGTTAGATTAACTTTTAATTAAAGAGATTTTCTAATCACCATCGTAATTGTTTCGTTCATCAGCACATTTAGGATGCAGCCCTTCTTTATAGCCTTCTTCATCTTCATAAATAAGATTTTCGCACCAGCCACAAAATTTATGTTCAACATCACTTCTTATTTTAGTGAAAAAAGCTTCCCCACAACCTTCTCTATTTCTTTCAAAGTAACAATTAAACATATAAAGTTGGTCAGATTCTTTTTCTCTAAAAATAAATTGATATGAGTTATTAGTTTCCCTCATACCCGGGCCCTCGAAACTTACGTGCCAACCTTTTATTTCTTCGCCTTTTATACTTTCTCTGAATACTTTTTCAAATAATTTATTCATTATTCTCCATCTCCCCAAGATTGTCTTTCATAATATCCATCCCAAATTCCATCTATAAATTCTTCATATTCTTCTGGATATTCCCAATCTTCTGATTCTGGATCATATTCATCTATAAATTCTCGAACATCTTCTTCACTGCAACCTTGTTCACAACAGTCCATACCTTCTGCACGACCATCCTTAAAAGCTTTTGAGTCTTGATTAGTAGATTTACCAGAAGGGTTTACACAATCTCTACAAAGAGGATCATTAAAGTCATCTGTTCCGCAAATTTCTCCACCATTCATATTTTTACCACATTGTCCACAAATAAAAGTTTCAGGTTCATTATCCCATTCTTTTAATGATCGTTTATATATTTGTTCAAATAATTTACTCATAATATCCTCTATGCGCTCGCTGCCATCCAAGGAATAGCTACTCTTCTAATAATAAGTTCTGTTAAATCGTCTGTTAATTGCGTTTTCAACTTTTCATCTCTTAACATAGTTTCTAATGGTCTGCCAAATTTTCCTTCACATAAATTATCTGCATATGCTTCCCATGCCATAACGAAATCATTAAACATTCTGAAAGTTAACTTTCTATTAATTTGAATTACAGAACCCCAAAGAGGGAGCTTTGCTTTTCTTGCTTCTAAACAAACACCAATAACTGTATAAACGCACTTTTTAGCCCAATCCCTTACGGCACTATTTATATTATTTCCATCTTCATCAACCTCTTGAGCTAATTTCATGTAAATATTGCCTAATCTTTCTAAATATTGGCCTAATGATAATTTAATACCAACATTTTGAACACGGTCTAAAATAGCTGAATCAACTTGTTTTAAATCTAAGTTAGATATAAATATTACAGATGAGTTAAAAACAAATTGATCTGGAAAACCTTCGCTTTCTTGTCCGTCTGGCATATATAATGGTTCATCAGAAGCTTTCGGAGTCATTTTTCTTCGGGGGTCAATTCCTTCATCTTCGTCTTCACCAATTAAATCATCATCTTCTAAGAAACTTCTAAGTGATTCTGGTCCAGCCTCTGAGATTCTTCTAAAATCTCGAAGTGATCTAGAATATGGATTTTCATTTTCTACTAATTTTTCTCGTTTTGTTGGAATAATTTTATTCTGTAATTCTTGTGATTCTCTTAAAGATAAATATTCATCTGAAACGATTTCACCATTCATTTTAACTATAAATCTATTTTCTTCTCTTAATGCTTGGGTATCTACTTCTATTAAAATACCTTCTTTCTTTTTTCTACTTTTAGAAGCTTTATCATGTCTAGCAGCTTCCGCGTCTTCTAAAGCATTTAAGTTTTTCGTAAATCTTCCTATTTGGTCGACATTAATTGCAATTGGCTCTTTATATGCTTCAGCTACTAAAAATCCTTTTAATAAGTTAACGTTATCCGTTCCATCCATAATCATTTTATCATTATCATCTAATAATAAAACGTAATTTTGTGAATATTTATAGAAAAATGGCACAAGAGCCGACATCGATTTTCCAGTATCGCCTTTAGCTGGCATATAAGTTTTTCCCGACCCATCTATATATTGTTTAATTCCTGCAACAACTTCAAATGATTTTCCAACACCTGGATCACCATAAATAAGAAGATGCAAATTAGGTTTAGTTTTTCTTGTAATGAGCTGTTTAAGTTTCATATTTACTTCTTGAAACATTTCAGTCGCTGATGGTTTTAAGTCAGCAGTAGCATATTTCGCTGATAATCCTTTTGCAAATGAAGCATATTTCTTGTCAGGAGTGTATTCCTCAGATTCTAACTCTTCATCATAAGGTCCCGGTTTAGTTTTTTTATCTTTAGCGTGACTTGCTTGAGCTTTTAAATCACTATACGCAGTGCCGCCAGTATCTTGAATTCTAACGCCTGAGCCAAACTCTACTCCTTTATTTTTTAACCACTGAAGCCCACGTTTAAATTCTTCTTCCCCTACTTTTGGATTAAACCATTCAGATTTTTTATATCCCGCATATGTCGGTTTATCAGTTGACGTAGCATATAATTCCATTGATAATGCTTTAGCAGGTGGCTTGTTAGCTTCCATTAATCTAAAAATATTTTCAGTGATTTTATCTAATTCAGTATCTTTATCTGGATCATATTTAATGCCAGGCGCCAATTCTCCGGAACAGTCAGGCGCTAATTCATCTGCTGTTACTCCACTATGTTTACCGCTCATTAAGTCTTTTGCGTATTCTAAAAAATCGTTTTCCATATTATTTAGTTAAAGCAGAGACTAATTATTATGAAAGGAAAAGGGATCATAATAAGTGATATAGATGATACTATATTATCTTCTAATGTAAATGATATTGGCATTATTAAGCATAAAGACGGTAAAGAATTGCGGCTTTCTACCGAAGAATTTGCTAAAGACCAAGATAAGGGAAAACCTGGAATTGAATATGATATAAGCGAGTTTAGCGATCCGATAAAAGTAAGAAACTCTATAATAAATGGCACACCTTTACTTAAAAATCTTAGAATAATTGATGATTATCTTGATGACGGTTATGATTTCTGTTTTTTGACAGCCCGATCTTGTGAAGACGTTATTAAAGACGTGATGGGGTCTTTTATGAAATGGCATAGTGAAGATGATATAAAAGAACTTGGTGATAGATATAAAAAGGGATTATCATACGCAATTTCAGATGAAAAATATTGTGAAGTATTTGATGGGCTAACGCATCCAGAAAGAAAAGCAGAAGTTCTTAAAATTATTTCAGATTTATATGAACATTGTGTCTTTCTGGATGATGATGTAAATAATATTAGTTATGCTAAAAAATTAGGAATACCAAATCTCGAAATTATTCATGTCTAATAAGTTTTTCGTTTATTGGAATGATATCATCTTCTTCAAGTTTATATAAATTGCCTTCTAAATCAACAAGCAATATACCGTCGTCTTGCCTAGGTCTTCCTCTTCTTTCACTGATTATTTCCCAGTAACATTTTGTATAGATATAACTGTTGCCTAAATTAGAAATTGCTCTCGTTCCCGTTAAATCTTGTTGAATATATTCATATTCTATTTTTACTTCAGGTTCAATCGTTTTCGGTCCAAAAAATAGTAGTGCACAAAATGTAACCATCGCTAATAATAAGCCGATAATAAAAAAGTTTCTCCAAGGAATGTGTTTATTTAAGTCAACATTAGCGTTAACTGCTTCTCTTATTTTTGCCATAATATTTAGTTCTTGCGTTTTCCAACCCGGACGTGTGCATTTATTTCACCAAAGTGTTTAGTGTCTAAAGTGTAAAGTATATCAAATTCATCTTCAAACCATTTTACGAGTTCATCAGCTTTTTCTTCATATCCTTTATTACGATGTATTTCCATTGCGAGATATTCTACAGTTTTTGGAAGTTTAGTCCAATCAATACTATATTCTCCGCCTTCTGTATCACATTTAATTATCGTTGGATTATATCTAGTAACCTCATCATAAAATGGAACTGTTGGCACTTTTATAATTTTTCTTCCACGAGTAGGAATCGCTGTGTGTCTTCCCTTATTTTTAGCTTCACAAACATAAAAATCCATTTCTCCATGTTCAGAAGTAATAGCGACATTATTTAAAATTGCTATTCCATTTTCAGCTTTAACATTCATGTTTAATATAGAAAAATTATCTGGTTCAGGCTCATAAGACACTACTTTTGCAGCTCCACATTTTAACGCATTTACTGCAAACATTCCAATATTAGCGCCTACATCAAGTATAGTATGTCCCGCACAATTATTAAATATTTGTTGATATTCTTTTTTTTCTTTAATTACAAACATATCCATTGTATCTGGACGATAATGCATACCCGTTTTTTTATCTATTTCTAAATTCATTTAATGCTCCCAAATTTAAAAGTGTTATCTTTTGTATACCATTCTGGATATTCTGTATCTGTTTTATTAAATACAGCTCTTCCTGGATTTTTTCCTTTTCCATTATCCCAATAAATTAAATCAGGATATTTGTTTTTTAAGTAAATATAAACGTCTTTTTGACGTTGAATTTTATCTTCAGGCCAACAAACTGATTTAGATTTATCATCGTCATATTCAGCTGATATAATCTTAATAGTTTTTCCTTTTAATCCCTTTTTAATAAAGTGACAAATTATTTCAGTATCTTCTCCACAACCATGCGGGCATGCTCTGTCAAAATTAATTCCATGTTTAGTCATTAATTTTATATTTATGCCGTAACAACCAGCCCAATTAGTTTTAGAACTTGTCATATATGGAATGGTGTCTTCAGTCCACTCATATTTTTTTCCTTTTCCAAAAAATCTAAGAAATCCTGGGACTGGAAACTTACAAAACCAATCTTTTTCTATATCAATAAATTGTTCCGCTGTGGCAAAAAATTCACCGATATTTAATTCCATTAATTTATTATTCATATCTTTTGTTACAAATTTAAGATAGTCATCATCAATAAACCAACACCAATCGTGCCCAAGACTAGCATGAAATTCTACCATATCAAATCTTTTTTCAGCGATAGTTCTTTTAGGTTTAACACATACATTATACGGAAGTTTTTGATACTCTTCAACATTATCAGTATCATCAATATGAATGTATGCGTATTTTATATTTGCATTTTTAAGATGCTTAAAAGTATGTCCAGTAGATGGATCTCTATGTGATGGCACGCATATTGGATATAATGGTTTTTCACCCAATTTAATATAATCTAAATGTGATTTCATTATATCTCCTAATTTATAAATGATGAGTGCATTATTTTCGTTTCCTCTAATGCCATCAATATTTTATTGGTCTCAGCGATTTTACAGTTGATAGGACAAAATCTTGGATTTACTTTTTCGCCTTGTTCAAAACGATAACGTGAATTCCAAATAGCCAACAAACTATTATTTTTGTCAATTTTACCATAAAAACCGGAATCAGACCCATTAAGATAATCATTTAATTTGAAACAACAAGTTAGCACTGCTCCATCAGAAGTGATCGTTGGAAATAAAGCATGTCCATAACATTTCTTAAATGGAATACCAGTTTTTTCATATTTAATAAGCTCATTAAACTTGTAAGAAATAGTGTGCACTTTAAAAGTGTCAGTTGAATATGAAGATACATTAGACAATAAGTTAAATATTTCTTTTTCCCAAAAAATATAAGAAAGATTTAATCTGTCTTCTGGGAATAATACGATAGGTTTAATTTGAATATAATCAATACCAATTTTCTTAAATATATTTATAGCCGGAATTACATCAAGATAGTTATCTGGAGTTAACAAATAAGAAACACCGATTGTAGTTTTTAATTTATTATCATTTCTATATTTAATAGTATCAGTAATAACGCTTACTGTTTTTTCAAAATTAGCTACATGACCATGTGTCTGTTTATATACTTCATCACTTCCAGCATCCATTGAAAATCTAATCCATTGAAGCTCACCAATTACAGATGATGGACTGAATAATGCTCCATTAGTAATTAAACCAACATCAAACTCTTTTGATAAATCTTTAATTATTTCATTGCATTTTGGATGACATAAAGGTTCTCCTCCGCCAGATAAGTTAACTCCTTTAACTCCTAATTTTTTCATGTCTTTAATAAGTTGTGGTAATAAATTCATATCAAAATTATGTTTTTGTCCAGTTGATAATTCTTTAATAGAATATACACACCCAGGACAAGCATGATTACAGTGAGTTGATGGATGAAGTTCTACGGTGATTGGTCCAACATTATGTTTAGATGATGGATCTAAATAATCTTTTAATTTATCACAATGCGCGAATATTTTATTTGAAGTGAATATTTCTGATTTTTCATTTGCAAATTTATTATAATATTCTTCTAAGTTTTTTGATTCTTCTTCGAGCATTAAAGTTTTAATTTTTAATACTGTTTGTGCCGGCAACATTTCTGAATTGTGTGTAAATAACTCATAATCTTTTCCAGTTAGTCCGATTTCTTTAATAAAATCGTCTTTATTCCAGCCTAATTGATTTCTTAATTTTTCTAATACTGTATGTTTCATTTTATACTCCGAATTTAAATGCTTTTGGTGTAGCGTTCTGAATTAGATTAACCCACTCATATTCCTCACGAGACGCTTTTTGAGAATCTCTGGCAAAATTAGTGTCTTTTTCTTCCAATATATCTTGTAAGAAATTGTCTAATGAGTCATGTCTCCATCTATAAGTAACTGGCTGTAATTTTGAGTGTCCTCGTCTAATACAGATATCAACCATATTTATTTTACGAATTGCCATTACATTTCCAATTCCCCATTTTTTATAGAGATTAAAACCCAACATTGTAGTTTTTAAATCTCCAGTGGAGAAAAATGCGGCTTGTTTTCCTTTAGCTTTTACTCTTGCATCTTGACTATTCGCTTTTTGAGCAGCATATTCAATGAACGTCATCGGACGAATTCCATATTTCATTAATTCTAAAAAGTAATCATAATCTTCCCACATCATTTCATTAGTTGTATGATGAATTATTTTTCCGCCAGTTATTGCTTTCATTTTATCGAGGTCCCAATAGTGAATAGAAATTGGAGACATGTGGCAATATTTTGCGTCACGATGAATACGATTTTTGATAAAATTACTTCCAGCTAATCCGCCGTAAGCGTGTTCTATTTCTGGAAGTTCAGGCCATCTGATATAAGGTACAGTTAAATTTTTAGCAAAATCATCTTTACTATATGGTCCATATTTACAGAGACGAGAAATATTCTCATCAAACATCCATAATTTATTGTAACCATTTTTTTCAGCCCAATCTAATACATAATTTTTTAACGAAGCCATGTTTGATTGAGTGTCCGTGTAAGGCATTCCGTTGTGCTCTACTGAGAAATTTTTTGGATTCCAATTTGGATGTTCATTTCTGTCAGTAAATGCGATAACGTCCTGCTTTGAGTTTGACCAAAAGACGTTTTTATATTTTTCGTCTTTGTCATACTTACAGCGCTTATCTGCGCCGCCTGCGAGAATCGCAATTAGTGTTTTCATTTTTCCTCTCTATAATTTTTTAATATTTCATACCCTCTTATTACAAGATGTGGTAATGTTTTTACTATATGATTTATTTCTGTATTATATACATTAACTGACTCTGGGAAATTTTGTTTATGATTGGCTGATCTTATTTGTTCATCAACGTCTTTTAAAGTTTTTTCTAACTCAACAGCTAAATCCATACTTTTTTCTACAGTGTCAATAAATATTTTAACTCTTTTTTCTGATGATTGTACTCCATCACCAAATTTGCGCATTGCATTTACTAATGATTTTTGAGGGTCAGGATCACCAATTAAGTCGTCATCATCACAAAAAGCAGCGACAGTTGGTCTATAATTTTCATCGGGAGGAGCTAACATCGCTTCAATCTCATCTTGAGTTAACGGATAATCTTTACTCATAAAATATAAATTAACTTAATCATCAAATAAATCACTTTCCCATTGACTACAAGGAACATCTAAAAAGTCTGTATCAATCTTTCCAGTATCAAAGCTGAAATCTGCATCTGGGATAGTAAACTCTATTTCTTTCTTCTTTTCAATTAGTTTGACTGGCTCTTTTTTAACAATCGGTTTAGATTCAAGTTTTGGCTCGTATCTAAACCGATGTCTATTTTTATAAATAACTGTTATTATATGAGATACTATAAAAAGAGAAAAGCTAACTGCTAAACAACAAATGATTACTTGCTCAAAGGCGGACATAATCTCCTTCTGAACCATATATCATTTTATTGTCCTCCCATAGTTTTTTGAGAATAACTGCCAAATCTTTGCTTTCTGTTTTAGTTAAGTTAGTAGTGCCAACTGCTTTTTCAAATAAATCAATTATAGTTTCCATGCTTGTTTCCAAGTCTCCAAGTTTAAATTTCATAATAAATCTCCTTATAGATTTTCTTTAATAGCTCGCCTCACAGCGTCATCCGACGATAATTTCACGTTAAAACCTAATTTTCTTAATTTTTCAATATTAAATTCGTATTTAGAAATATCTCCAACATAAGTTGGCACATATTCTATATCAACCTCCTTATATTCTTGCATAACCCATTTGGCTATGTCAATTAACATTGTTTGTGTTTCAGGCCCAACATTATAAATATTTTTTCTTCTAGCAGAATTAAACCAAATAAACATTATTGCTTCAATAAGTTCATTAACGTGAATATATGGCTTACTTTGAACTCCAGTTCCGTATATTTTTAATTTTTCAGATTTATCCTTCATCTGTTTAATTAAATTAGTTATAACTCCATGAGTCATTTTATTGCCGCACACATTTGGAAATCTAATAATATAAGTTCTCATATCGAAATTTTCAGCGTATGAATTTATAAAAGCTTCTGAAGCTAATTTTCCCGCTCCATAATGAGAAACTGGAATACAAGGGCCATAATTTTCTGTTAACTTTACATTAGCGTCTCCATAAATAGTAGATGATGACGCAAATATAAAGTCTTTTATTTTATGCATTCTTGCTATTTCTAACATATGAAATGTAGATAAAAATGTATTGCTTAAATCGTAATCAGGACCTTTCTCAACAGATTTTTCTGGGTCACAATTTGACGCTAAATGAAATATTGCGTCCACTCCGTCAAATATAGTGTCTTTCTTATCTAACGAGCAACAATGCTTTTTAAGAAAAGAAAAATTTTCATGATTTAAAAATCTTTTAATTTTTTTGGCTGAACTATTAGAAAGATTATCTACACATAAAACTTGATAATTTCTTTTTAATAATTCTTCAATAAGATGAGTGCCAATATATCCAGCCCCGCCAGTTACGATTATTCTCATTTCATCTCCTTAACAATTTCATTTATTTTTCTTATTTCATTATAAAGCCTGTTAGAAGTTTTTCTATATTGATCAATATTTTTATATAATATTTGTTTATAATCTATCCAAGCTTCTTTTTCAGTTGTAAAATATCGTTTTTTAAATGTAGTTAACTCTATATGTTTTTTATATTTATGGCCGTTATTATCTAAACTTTCACATTCAACATACTCACCCGAAGGGCACATACAACCCTTTCCTATTTTAATAATAGTAAATTGTTTCATGCCCCACATTACTGAGCCTGTTCTATTATAATGCCAATAAATATCATTTACTTTCATATTGCTAACTTTAATAAATTATCTAATGTGCTTTTTGCGTCAGTTCCAGGAACGACTACTTTCCAATCTTCTTTTACTGACATTAATTCATAAGCTTGTCTTGCTCTGTCCATAAATCCATTTCCAAAATTTTCAAAAATATCATTTGAATCTTCAGATCTATTTCCAACTTTTTCTGGAAAATAATAAACTATATCTGGTTTTACGTCTGTATATGGATTTTTAAACCATTCTAATAAAGCCATCGCAATATTTTGACCACAAGTGTCTGTAATATCTTGCATTAGATTTTTTCCATATAATTGATATGCTACTGTAGAATAAGTGTAACGATCACATACTACTGTTTTACCTTCTTTGCGAGCTGGGCGAATTACTTTGTCTACACATTCAGCTCTGTCTAATAAAAATGCGAATAAGTTTCCGTAATCACTTAAGTTGTGTCTTTTATCTTTGCATAAAGATCTAAAAAGAGGCGCAAGAGGCCCGTGTTTTAAATCTCCAGGTTGAAATGTCCATACTGTTTCTATACCATTATTTTCTAAGTGTTTAATAAATAAATCACAAGTAGAACTTTTACCTGTAGAATCAGCTCCTTCAAATACTATAAATTTATTTTTGTAATAATCAATCATCCCAGTCCTTCTCTTCGTATTTATTTCTTTCTTTAAATTCTTTTAATATCTCATCTGCTTTTCCAGCTGCCCCTATTGCAGAAAGATTGTATTCACCATTTAAATATTTTTCATAATATTTAAGCCATAAATTTTGCTCTACTTGAGTATTTATAACTGTGGCCATTTTTATTCCTTATAAATTTTCGTCGTAAATATTATTCCATGCTTGTTCAGTCATGCTTAGGTCAGTTACTTTATCTTGATACATATCATCGCAATCCTTTTCATCGACTTTCTTTTCATATAAACTTAATGCGCCTTTAAACTCTTTTTTAGGAGTGAAATTAATGTCTTCAGCAATTTGAGTTGCGCCGAAATTTATTTCATCAGCAAGTTCACAGATTGTAGTTTGGAAACTTGACATATTTTCAACAGCTGCCCAAGTTTCATCAACATCATTTACTCTAGGTTGTCTATTTAATACTTTAATTTCAACACCGTGATTTTTTAATGCGTCAAAATAAACGTCTAACATATCTTGTTTTCCAACTGCATATAAATCATCAATAATTTGTAAAAATTTTCTCATAGTAGGAGTGACTCTATCTGGGAATTTCTCATCAGGGTGTCGAGTTAATGGGTCATTACCTTCCCATCCAGCGCCTCTATAATGTAAATAATCTTTGCATCTAATTAAAACAGGTTTTTCGATTTTTTGCATTTTAGCGGTGTCTGAGGCCACCAAATTCATATGTTTAGTAGCAACCTTTTTTTCTTTTAAAATTTCATAAGTGGTTTCCAATAACTCAATAGGCGTTGTGGAACCAGCAACCGTTTTTGTTGACATATTTTATCTCCTTAAATATAAATTAACACTTTTTGAATAAGTAATATAAAGCCGTAAATAACAGCAATTATGCAAGAAACTAATACGCTTCCCGCTGATATGTCTTTTATTAGACCAATGGCATTATTGAGCTTAGGATGCACAAAATCGCATAATCTTTCAATTGCAGTGTTTAATACTTCTAGTGAAAGAATCAACGCTGTTAAAATTAATACAGTTGAATTCCAAAGAATTAAGTTTGCAATTATCCCAATTATTATTTGCCATCTAAATGACTTCTGAGTTTTCCAAACATACTTAATTCCTCTCCAAGCATAACGCATTTTGAGTCTAAACTTAATATATCTTCTTCTCATTTAAAGATATTAACTATCATTTTCTTCTGATTTTTGCCAATCTAAATATTCTTCTGCGATATTAGTCAGTAATTTATAATGTCTTTCATAAACATGAAGTGAAGCTGCATTCCAAAAAATTTCACCTGCATGCACTAATGATTGATTATTATTTTTTCTGTATTTATTTATATCATTTAATAGTTTATTATACACATACATATGCCACGGGAAATCTCCACAGTGCAAACCAAAAATTGCGTCATTGCTTCTCATATTTACAATATAATGTAAATAATCTGTGTCAGCTGTTTTACGAATAAAATGTTGCGTATTTATTGTACAAGTAAAATCTGATTTAGCATGAATACCATCATTATATTCCCATTGCATTTGTGGACGAGAATAATATATTATTGATTGTCTTCCTAATGGGTTGTCTATTAATTGTTTAAGTGCAAAATCATATTGAGATGTGTCATATAAACAATTATCATTATTTGGATTACAACAATTTTTTGGATCACAAGGATTTATTTGATTTTTTTTATTCATACCATTTTCTGGACTAAATACACACCAACCGTAATTTGAGTTTACCATCCCATCTTCAGTAGCAATTCTACACCAAGTTGGATTATTTTCAATTCCAGGAAATCCTTTAATATTTCTATTCATTGAAAGATACCAATTTTTTTCATTTTCTACATATTTATGTTGTGCTGGTCGATGTGTTCCCAAATCAAAAGTATTTTCAAAACCTGCATGAAATCTTAAATGAGCGTCTAACAATTCTACAGTACCATTTACAGTATCATTTCTTTTAAGTTTTTTATATAACGGAATTAAAGCTCCTTCACATAATACTTGAGCGTTATAACTAAATTTCATTCTTAATTTTCTCCCACACTTGGTCAATATCTAATCCATTAATGTTTATTAAATATTTATTTTTAATATTTGATTTATTATAAAACTCACCAAAGCGATTTATTTCATCAGCTTTCTTTTCATATTCGGTTGAGAATGATTTACCATCTTCCCTGTTTATTAAATTTTCTGGCTCATCAATAAATACGAAAAGTTTCGCGTTAGCTGTTATTTTGCTGTTATAATTTTGCTCTATTTCATAAACATAATCACCAGAGTAATTACGATAAATTGGAGAATAAACAGTTTCTCCTCCGTGGGCTCTATCAAAAATTAAATTTATATTATTATTTGCAGCAAATTTCATTAGACCAAACATTTGATTATAATAATGATTTGATCTTTCAAATATATCATTGCCTTTAATGTTGGAATAGTGCAATATGTGAACTAATTGACTTTTCTCTATTTCTAAATATTTTTTTAATTTATTTATTTGAGTAGTTTTTCCGACATTATCTGGGCCTTCAAATATGTATATCATTTTATTTCCTTTATTTTAAATTAACTTGCAACATCTTTCGTAAGTTCGTCATATTCAGCTTGATATTTAGCAACATATTCTTTAATTTTTTCTAATGTTTCAGGATCACTATTTATTTTAGAATAAAGCCAATCAATTCTTTGTTGTCTAGTACAAGGTTCTCCATCAATATCATATTTACAATCTTTACCCAGAGAAACACCTTTTTTCTCTTTTACTTCTTCGTCAGGCATGTTTCTATTTAATTCTTCTACTGAATTAGGATTCACTTTCATCGTCTTAGCACTGAAAATTTCTTTAGTATCTTCAATTTTAAATAATTTCTTAAAGAACCTAATAATTTTCTGAATAAAGTTAAGTTTAACTTCTTTAGTTTTATAGAATTTTGGATCTCTTTTCCTGTTTGCTACATAAGCATCAATCCATTCTTTACATCTTCTAAATTCTTCACTTATTTCACTTTCTAAAACATCATTTAATTCACAAATATAATGAGGTCCATCATAAAATAATCCTTTAGTTGAATGCTTTGTAAATTTAATTTCACAATTTTTTAATCCAACACTCGATGTATATTCTTTCAATGAAATTACCAATTTATAATTTCCAACACATTGTTCAATGTATAATCTTTCTTCTGAATTTATTCTTCCCATTTATTACTCCTTAAAATTTTAAAAATTGTTTGCTATTACTGTTAAAATTATATTTTAGTTTGCTATCTAAACAATATTCTAACATTTTATCTTCATTATTATTATCATTTACTACAATAAGTTTATGAGCTAAATTAAACTTTCCAAGAAGTTCTTTTATAATCTTTTTATAAACTTCTGATAATATACATACAGTGGAAAATTGATGATTTATTATTTCTTGTAAAGCAAGTTGCGCATAATTACCGTTTCTAACAATTGCGTATGCACAGTTAAAATATTGATAAAAATTATTTTTACCTGTAAACCATGTAGGATGTCCAACCCAAATACAAAATGGTGGTTTAAGTTTATCGGGAGTTAATTTCAATGAAGTTTGCGTATGAACCGAATCTTTTGATAATGCGATATGGAAATCATCCCATTCATTATAATTATTTTCTTTTTCGATGTAACCACCATTAAATACTAAAAAGTTTTTTAATGAACCATTTATAGCAGTTATATATTCTTGATTTAATCCTTTGTCTTCAATCATATTTTTAAAGTCACTAAAAAGTTTTCCTTTTTCCCAATCGCCTTCTGTTTCAGTTATATCAATTTGAATTGCAGGCTGACCATTTGCTGGTCCAAATGGAATTAATCCATAATTTATATTATTTATTTGTAGCATTCTCTTTTTCCTTCTCCATTTTTTCTACTATATGTTTTTTGTTTTCTATAAAACTGTCAACTTTATCAGTAATTTCTTTTAATAATGTTTTATAGCCAGCTGAACCTCTTGCCAATGTAGTAGTAAATACTTCACTAATAACGAATTCTTTATCTTCTTCAGCATGAAATAAGAACATTCTTCCACTTCTACCTGGTCTTATAGAACAAAGTATTCCTTTCTTAAAAGTGTAATCTACTAAATCTTGAATAAAAGGATCGAGTTGTTTTTCTTTAATAATTGGCTGATAATATTTTTTTAATTCTTCTGAATCTTTTTTCATCTGTTTTAGACTTTTAATAATCCATAAGTTCGTAGCCACAATTCCGCTTAATGTCATTACGCATATTGCAAATAATAATTCTATACTCATTATTTTAGATTAACCTTTATTCTTCCTAACCAAAAGCCATCAGGACATTTAAAATCCATTTTATTTATAAGTCCATTAGTATAACATTGCTTACCTTTATTAACAGCACATTTTTCTTTTGTTTCTTTAGACAGTTTTTTATCTTTACGAGCTTCACTTATTTTTTTTCTTGCGGCGCCGGAAACTTTATGAGTTTTTCCTCTATTTTTATCACCAATCTTTTTTTTAGTTTCTTCTGAATGTTTTTTTCCTAATAAATTTTTATTATTTTTCTTTTTTTCACTCATAATTTTTAATGATTCTTCACTATAAATATTAGTTTTTCCTTTATTCCAAGTTGGTTTACCTTTATGAGCTTCACTCATATTTTTTCTGGTTCGTTCACTATGAATTCTTCCTTTATTTATTTCACTTAATTTTTTTCTTGTTAAGTTATTTTCTTCTTCTGTTCTATAAAACCAATAATCTCCACCACCTCTACCACCTTTTGTAATATTATAACCTAATTTTCTTGAGTTTAATTTTTTAATCCAAAACTCTTCTTTGTCTCTTAATTCTTCTAAAGAACACTCCTCAATTATTTCAAACTTAAAATTTTCTATTCCATATTTTAATATAGCACGATGTAAATATGGCGCGCCATGACCCAAATATTTTTGATGTTTTATCCATCTTTGTTCTAAATCATAAGCTCTTCCAATATAAAATTTATTGTTTATTTTATTCGTTATTTTATAAATTCCAATCATATTAATTAGTTAAAAAGTCTAGATTGTCTTCATTAGCATTAAATATCATTTTCCATTCGTCTTGAGATAATGTATTTTTCTTAATTAAGTTTTCCATTACGAGTCCTTTAGTTTCTAAAGCTCTTAATTGTAAATTATCAATACTATAATCATAGACCATGTTGTAATACCTAACCTCATCTTCTTGTCCAATTCTATATATACGTCCTCTGAATTGCTCATATATAATATACATCCAACATCTTTCAAATAATACAGCAGCTTTGCATTCTGTTAAAGTAAATGAAGTATTGGCAATATTTATTGAGGCAAGTAATATTTTATCATCACTTAATTTAAAATCTTCAATAACTTTAAAACGTTGATCTTTTGGGACATCAGCTGATAATACGTGATATCCTTTTTTAAGGTGTGCTTTAAGACATTCAAGTGTCTTGGGATGATGGTATGATATAATAATTTTATTTCCAAGTTCAACACATTCCTCCTCTATTATTAAATCTAATGCTTTTAATTTTTCAAAGTCTTTTTCAAAATTAAACTTTCTAATTTTATCTTGTAATTCAAATGGAAATTTTTCAAATGACGGTGTAGTTAAAAGACATAATGGATTATCAACCGCCAATTGCAAATAAGAAAACATATTAGTAAGATTGGCTACTAATCCAGCATGATTTTGACTATTTCTATTTTTAACATCATTTATAACTTCATAAGAAAAAGCTTCATATATTTCTCTATGAGATTTAGACATTGGAAGTTTAATAAGCGGAACATCATAAGCAGTAGGAAGATTAAGTAATTCTTTTCCTCTTTTTACTGCATAATCTTTATATAATACATCTTGCAACTCAGCCCATTTTTGATGATTCCAAGTTTCTTTGTTAATACCATATTTACTCCAACGATTTCCTAATTCACAAAATTGTTCACACCATCCAAGATAATCTTCGCCATTGACAAGTTTTTTATCTAATACTTTAAGTATCATGTACATCTTTTCTTCTTTGTCAGAAGGCGTTGCGCTAAATTGATATAAATATTCAAAAAAATGTAAATTCATATTTAAGAATTTTGATCTTAAAGAATTAGGACTTCCTAATAAGTGACATTCATCTAAAAATATAATTCCCTTTTTATCTCCAAACCATTCTTCTAATGGAAGAGGTGATTTTCTATATTTAACTTTCTTTTTTCGGTTGTAAAGGTTCTTATCGTATGCGTCTCCAATGGCTCTGAAACTATCATAACCCATAATTATGATATCGTATTCATCTTTGAATATAAGTCTGTCTTTTAATTGCGTTATAGATCCAATTACGAGTGTGCGAGACGCATCATAATTTGGTATAAATTTCTTTAATTCATTTCCAAGATTTAATGTGCCAATTGACGACGTTAAAATAATTGCTTTATTTACTTCACCAGCATGTTTAAGATGTTGATATACTGTCGATAATGCCCAAGATTTTCCCAATCCAGTTGACCAAGCAAAAAGATAACGATTTCTATTCATTGCAATACTTGTATCAATTAGCTGAAAATCTTTAAGAGGCTGCATTAATAATAATTCTGGATTATATTTTCTAATTTTTGATCGTTCTTTTATAATTTTTAATTGTTCTAATCCAGAAAAATATTTATTTATTTCTATTTTGTCCCATTCGGATATGTCTATTTTCCAAATGCTCAATTCTTCTAATACTTTTTTATACTTACTTACGCCGATTGACCAAATTTTTCTTTTTGCGTCATATCTAGATCCTAATCCTTTTATAGATTCTATTTGATCCATAAAATTTTGTCCTGAAGCTTGAATTAAAATCTGTTCGTCTTCATAATTAAGTTTTATCATAATAATTATAATTCCCGTTCTTTTTATATTTGAACTTTTTTATTTGATAACACTTAAACATCTCAATATCTTCTTCGCTATATTTATCTTTAAGTCCGTGGCATTCTATTAAAAGTTTCTTGTAATATAAATATTCTTCTGTTGATTTACAAAAATATGATTTTTTAACAGCCCAGTGAAGTGAATAGTATTTTGGTTTTGGTTTATTTTTTAGAAATAATTGGCAATATTTTCTAACTGCATGAATATCATTTATTTGATCATATTTTAATATAATATAAGAAACACCAGGCCCTTTTTTAATAAGCATTTTATAATCAGCTTTTTCTTTTAAATAATTATCTGTATTTATTCTGGCATAATTTCCCATACTTTGTGGGCTTCTAGGTGCTTTATAATTTTTAAATTCATTTACTAAATCAATCCTAGTCATTACAAGATGATATTCAAAATGAGTAATAGAGTCAGAATTTTCTATACGAGCAGCTACATATTTTGGTTTAGCTGCAGTAATACAACCCCTTATTGAGCATTTGAGAAATGTTGGATTTAATTGAATATTTTTTATATTAGTTTTAAGTTGTCCACTATGACTATAAAGTATAACATCAAAATTAGTAAAATCAATAATTCCAAAATAGTTTACAATATCATTTAACTTAAATAAATCAGAAATGAATATTTCATAATTTTTAAGTTTAGTTTTAATAAAAGGAATATTTCCATTATCTAAATGATGACAAAGTCTGCGACAGTCTATCATAAGAAACATATCACCACAAGTGAAGAAAATATGATTTCCTCTATAAAAATATTGTTTTTCTTCAATTGGAAATTGTATACTATTATTTATATCTAAACAAGTTGATAATCTAATTGGAGTCACATTTTTACCAACAGTAATATGTCCATAAATATGATCCGTGCTTTTATGAGATGCTACTTTTGTAGGAATAATTTTTCTAATCTCATTTGGATTTGAACAGTGAAGCTCTACAAATAATTTGCCATAATATTTATTTAAACTATCATTTAAATATTTGAGCTGTAAAGTTCTTTCTAATGCTTTCCATTTATTACAAATAGATAACTTTGTTAAAGATTCCCAATCTGTATATTGTAACATATAGTTAAATTAACTTTCGTTAGTAAATTTTGTATGCGCAAGTAACACCGCCGCGCTTAATTCTACAATAGAATCATAGAACTCATCAGCAGCTTCTTTTTTAGATAGAAAGAATCCTCGACTAATATCTGTTTTTAAAGGCTTATCAGGAAATTTCTCATCTCTTAATTCGGCCAAAATAGAATCTTCATCTGCTTCAATTCCTTCTATGTGAATAGTTTTATCTAAATAACTTTTAAATAAAAACTCTTTGAAAATAAATTGAGGTTTATCACTCATTTCAAATTCAACGATGTAAATTTTATCATTTTCTTTTAAATTGTCCAATTTACTGTCAATTGGTATACTTTGTTTGTGCATATTAAATAGTCACTCCTTTTGATCTCAAAGTTTCTAAACAAGAACTTAAATATTCATCATCGTGGCATTTAACTGTTACAGCCATTGATACAGTATCAAATTCATCCATATCAACTCCTCTATAACAAGGATGATGCCATTTTTGGTCATACTTAAATCCTCTATTTCTCATTTCTTTCATAATTTCATAATGATACCAATGTATTTCTCCAATATCAGTATCTTTTTTACAACCAGGATAATTTCCTTTCTTATATAAAGTTCGTCTAAAAGAACAACATTCACTATGCTGTTTAACAAGTCGTTTATTATCTAATTTGGGAATAAGCAAATAATGCCAAAGTCTCATATTATCTCCTATGAATTCGGTGGCAGCCAACCAAATGAAGTAATTCCCTGCCAACCTTTTTCCCAAATAATCCAGCAGTAAGCTACGCTTCCACCATTTTTAAAATTATCTTCCCCGCCTGGTGAACATCCTTGTCTTGATGGATGTAGCCAAATATTTTGAGGCGGAAATTGTTTAAATAAACTATATCTCTTTTTTCCTTCTAAATAAGTAAGCTTTAAAAATAAACAGAGATAACTTCCCCTAGGAAGTATTTTTAATCCGTGTCTAATAAATTGTTCTGATTGTTTGAATGGGGGATTTGTTATAATGCAATTCACATGAGGGTCAATTAAATCACTTTTTAGAAAATCAACATTGCCCGTTCCATATCCTCTGTCAATTAAATCGGTTGAAAATATTTTGTAACCAAATTCTTCACATACTTTAGAAATATTTCCTTTTCCGCAAGCAGGTTCCCACATAACTAGTTGTTTAGAATTTTGGAAATTTAAATTTTTAATCGCAAAACCATGCTGTAAAAATGTAGTAACTGAATCTGGATGTGTCGCGTAAAAATCAAACTCTATTCTTTCTTCATCTGGTTTACGATGATTAGTAATATACATCGTTTTATTTGGTTTATATTCCATATTTTCCTTTAATAATCATTCTTTCACATTTATTTATATATCTTGTAGTTTTGTCTATTTGTCTTTGTATTTTCCACTGAAAAAGAAATTCTTTTATTTTAGTTTTAAGATTTATCAAAAAGTATGACATGATGTGGTATTCCATGTTTTTTGCATAATTCTATACAACCATTAGTTCCCTTACTTTCTCCATCCCAGAAAAATATCGCAACTTTATGTGGATATTCTTTTATAAAATTAACCATTTCAGCATTGCGGATATGCCCCGCACTTCTTCCCCATTTACCCCAATCAGCAGGAAACTCTATTACATTATATCCATTTTCTTTAGCCCATCGCCCGCCTAATTGGTCAGCTCCCTCTGCCAGACCACAAATATTTTTAATTAAAAATTTTCCATCTTTATACCAAGGAGCATCATCATATATCGTTTCATCCGGCCCAACTAAATTCGGTGTGCGGCACATTTCTTGTAATATTTTTTCTACATTCTCACAAAGAAAATCATAATCGCCAAAACTTCTTGACCCTGCAATCAGAACATTCAGAGATGCTTGATGTGCTAATTCTTTATATATGTTCAAGCTTGTTTTCTCCTAACTACTTTTCCCGGAATTACAGCAGTCGCGTCTATTTCAATCGAGTCACTTTTAATCGTAATTCCAGGCGGAGTATATTTAGTGATATTATATAATAAATTAGAAATAACAAGTTGGTATTCACCTCGTTTTAAATAAGCTTTATCTGCTAATTCTAAAAATGCGTTAGCCATACCATCAAAATATTGTCCGGCAGCTATTTCAGCAGGTAATTTCCATTTCCATTTTTCAGCATCATCAATAAACTTAAATCCAAAAGTTCTGAATGTTGAAGCGTCTCCAATAATTTTGAGCAATAATCCAAACTTATCTTGATAATCATTTCCCATTATTACGTTAAATACGCCTTCAGTTATTTTACCATGAGATATATCAGATAAAACTGCCGCCGCGTCTTCATATGATTCAATCGCAAAAGTTTCTTTAATTTCTTTTATAGTAAATATTTTACCTTCATAACATTGTTCAAGCATTTGTATTGCTTTTCGATAACTGCTTTCACTATTTTCAGCAATGAACTTTAATCCTTCAGTTAAAAATTCTTTAGTGCATTGTAATTTCTTTTTAGTGCAAATAGAACCTAAATAAAGATATATTTCTTCATTTTTTGGCTCTTTCATTTTCCAATTTTTACATCTAGATTGAAGGGCCCCTGGATTTTTACCGGCAAGTTTACTCATCGCTGTAAATATAAAAAAGAATCCAGATTTTGGTGATTGTGTTGCAGATAAAAATTTCTGTATAGCAGCTGAGCTTAATCCTTGAGTTTCATCAACGATGAATACTTTCGCCGCATCTCTTATTGCAGGAGTTACGAATGATTTATCTAAAATATTATCAACATCAGCGGCGCTCATTTGTTCACCATTTAAGTAAATAATATCTCTGTCATAAGTTTCATTATTTACAGCATTACAAGTTGGACAATTTTCACAAGGTTCGCCATTAGCATTTATATTACGACATGCTATTGACTTAGCCATTATTTTAGCAAGAACTGTTTTCCCGCTTCCAAATCTTCCCATTAAAAATGTTGATTTATCAAATTCTCTGCTCTTCTGTTTTGATTTAATATAATTTACGATAGTATCTTGTCCATACACATCTGCTAATACTTTTGGTGAATTGACGATATACCAATCACTAAATTTCATTTCTGACATATTTTATCTCCTTATTTTATATTAACTAATTCGTTTGAATAAAGTCAGCTCGCCAATGAGGAATCAATTTATCCATTTCTCCCATCATTTTGTTAACGTCATCTTGAAAATACCATTGAACTTGAGGATGTTGATCTAATTTACATTGATCTTTTGCATTGAGTCGTCCTTTAACTTCTGATAAAACGCCATTTACTACAAAGTCAGGATAAAACTTACAAAGCTTTCCATTTTGATCAACATAATTTAGAAATTGTTGTTTCATATTTCTTTCAACAACATAATGCATAACTGACCTCATATAAGTTACAAAAGCGTATTCTGTAAAACTATCAAATTTCTCTGATAAAATATTAACACCCTTTTTTATTTTTGATTTTGTGAGAGCTGTATTAGCAAATGAACTTAATGATGGAAGTTTGCATAAATCTTCCTCATATTTTTCCATTTCTTCCACTGTTTTAAATGGCTTTATTTGTCCTGTTTTTTTCCAAAACTCGTAGTTCATATCATTTTTTGAACGATAACTTTTCCATCTTTAATTCTAAATGAAGCTTCATCGTTTTCAGATATTATCTTTGTAAATTTATTTACTGTTAAAATTTGTTCTTCAGTTAATCCGTCTAATAATATTCTTTGAGTAGTATCTTCTTTTTTCATCGCTTGGAATGCTCTAACTGCTTTATTGCCAGCAACATAACTCAATACTGTCGCGCCAAATGAAACAAATAAAGGCGTCAACGATAAATCTGCATCAAAGAAAGTATATAATAATACAGCTGATACATATATTCCGAATGACATCCAAAGTATTTGCGTTAACTGGATCATTTTTTCTTCATCAAAAGCAGCGCTTTCTTGTCCAGTTCTCAAAGCGTCCACAGTAAATGCTGCTCGATCTAAACCAACATAAGTAGCGCTTATCGCAGCCCATAAATTAGAAATCGTTTCCATCGGTAAACTGAAATTAATATTTATTAGTGATGTAATAAAAGCAACATTTCCATTATATCCAAGCATTGCAAGCTTTTGAATAAATGGAACGAAACATTGTAATAATAATGAACAAAATACTATAAGTCCAAAAAAGAGAACATACGGACATGTCCCCCTCATAATTTTTAAAATTCCTTTAGCCATAAAATTTAGTTAAAGTTTTTCGCAATCAATTTCTGGCCATTCTCCTTCTGATGGTTTTATTTTAGCTTTTTTGTAAGCTTGAGCTGGATATCGTCTATTATGATTAAATTTTAATCTTCTTAATTCCGCGTCTTCTTCATGAGTAATCACACAAACGATTGTTTTATCAATTATTTTTTTAATTTTTTTAAGAATATTTTTATCATTTATATCTAATTTATAAAATTCTTTTCTTAAATAATTACAGGGAATATAATGTTCCCAAATAAGCGCTCTGGAACCATTACCGCTTTTATTTGTTTCATCTTTGAATCCACCTAAATCATCCCAACCAACGGTAGTTAAATCATCCAATTTAGAGTGCTTTTTAGGATTTGTTTTTCTAAAGTCTTTTACTTTTTTAATTGCTGCTTTTGATACTAAATTCTTTTTTCCATTTTGAGCAGTATCAAAGCCAAAATTAATCATAATACCCATTTTCTTTTTTAAAATTTTATTATCAGTTGTTTGATAAATTTTCAACATTTCATAAATTGTTTTTACTATATTATCTATATCTTTCATTTTCTTATCCGTAGTTTTCATTATAATTTATTGATTTAAAATGTTTCATAAAATATCCTTGGAGATATTTTTCTAGCGCCAATCTGTTATAATTAGCATTATCTGTTAACTCAAGTCCCCATATTTTCTTAATATCTTTTTCAAATAAAATATAATATCCATCATCTTTCGTATATTTATAACTCTCTGAACCACAATGAGAAATTCTACAACCGAATTTTTCTGATTCTCCGACCTTTCTAATAAGTCCATCTTGGATTGCTACATAAACGATGGATAATCTTTCACAATGATTTCGAGATCCAGTTAAAAATTTTAAGTTATTTTTTATATGTCCAATTTTAGCTTTGCTATATTTATTTTTTGATGGTGGATTATAAATTGTTTCACCATCAAATGTTTTATTTTTTCTATCAAAATAATGAAAATGTTTAGTAATTTCTTTTGGTAAATTTTTCCAAATGTGATTTGTTTTTTCCATTTTATTTTTTATTCCTTTGTCTCATATCATATTTTTCAATTTCTTGTTTTTCTTTTTCTTTTCGCCAAAATTCTTTTTCCCAAGCGGACCATTTTCCAGTTGATTCAGCTTCTTCAATTTCCTTTGTAGTTTTTCCACCTTTCAATGCACCGGCATTTTGGCAATTCATATTCCGCCCGCCCATTATTGGAAAACCTGCATCATTGAATTCGCCAGTAAATGTTGAACCACTGTAATCTAATCCACCAACAGTGCCGTGTGGAATTGAAACTGAAGAGTGATAACCTTCAAACCACAAATTGCTGATTTTTGATTCAACTTTAAATTGAGGCAATGCGTCCAATTTTTTCATTAACGGAATTAATTTTGTATCCAAATTTTCCATTAAAAATTTGTGCAAAGTTTTTATTGGCCCTTGCACCCGATACTTACAAAGTGATTCTCTAAATGACTCAAAATAACTGTAATTTTTCGTTAACTTATATTTAAAATTTAACATATTAAAATATAAGAAACTTATTCAATTATGTCAAATATTACAGAATTAAAGACGGCCTCTACTTCCACTAGTCGTACCTTTGTATGCCAACTGTGCACCTCTGTTTCTAACACGGTGTAGATTTTCTTTGGATCTAATAATTTATGACTAGAATTTCCTCCCCAATTATCTTGAGCATCAGTAGGATTTTCTATCAATTTTACTTTATCGCCCTTTTTCATTATTACTCCTTATATGGAAAACTTGGCATTGGCCTAAACTTATGCCTACTATTTTTATGCATTCGTTTTATTTTATCAGAAGACGAAGGATGTACCCAGTGATATTCTTTTCTAATAACGGAATCAAGTTCTTTGTAAGTAAATCCGAATGCTTCTTCATCTGTTTTTGCTTGTAATCCATCAGCAGGTGGGATTTTAATCCATTTATCAGGAAGACCTAATGCTTCACCAATTTTAATTACTTCAGTGCAAGTTAACTTATTGAATGGAGCAAAATCTCCGACAGCAGATCCACCTTTAGTAGTCCAACCAATATAGTCTTCACTGAGATTGCTATTATTTACTACGAATCCATTTACACAACTTGCGACTGCGTATAAATAAGCCATTCGTATTCTTGCGGGTAAATTAGATGCAGTTTGATTATTCGGACCTGGAAATTCTGTATTTTCAAAATCAGAAATCATATCACCATAAATAGCAGCAACTGCATTGTCAATATCATACTTATATGGAATTATATTAAAATGCCTGCATATTTCAAATGGAATTTTAAAAGAATAATTTGGACCTTGTGGTAGCATTACTGGAATTATCTTTGTATTTCCTAATGCCTCACAAAGTAAAGCCAACATAATAGTGCTGTCTTTTCCTCCGCTCATACCAATAACAATTCTATGATTATGGTCTGGAGAATTTTTACAATACCATTTGTAAATCCATTTAATTAAATCTTCTTTAGTTTTTTTAGCGTTAAACAATTTTATCTCCATCAAAAGTAATACTTGCGCCTTCTTGGGCTAAAGCAAATAATAAACTCAAACTAAGTTTATTAAGTATATTGCTTCTTATTTCTTCTAATTTAGAATCTGTATGTGTGGGATTAAAATGGAAACCAACGAGCATTTCAACACCAGCAGCAATCGCATTTTCTATCGCCATTTCATATGTGCTGTGACCAAAACCTTGCACAATCATTTTATCAGAATTATATTCTTCTTCAGTGTATTGTGTGTCATGAATCATTATGTTTGCGCCCTTACTAAATGCGATAAAACGTTGATCACCGCCTGTTCTGGATTCAATATCCCAACCGCAAACTATTGATTTGTTAGTTTCACAATCTTCAATTCTATAATATATGCTTCCTTGTTGTGGATGTGATGGTGCGTATGATTGCATTACTTTTACTCTAAATACGGCTTTGCCTTTAGTCATGTCTTTGATAGGCTTGCCATTATTGTCGATATAAAATATTTGTCCGTCTGTTACAATTCCATGTAATCTTTCTGATTTAAGATCCTTATATTCTATTGGGTAAGTTGGCGGTGCCATTTTATCTTGCAATACCATTCCAACATTTTTCTTGAGTGCTGCTGGACCTAATAAATGAATTTTAGTTCCTGGAATAAAGTTCGGTGCAAAAAAAGTAAAACCTTCAGTATGATCAGGATGCAAGTGAGTAAATAACATAGTAAATTCTTTACTGCAAGTTCCATTAAAGAATTTTGGCACCATATATTTCCCAGCATCAATAACGCCTAATCCAGCATCTACAAGCAAACATATTTCTTTTCCTTCAACTTCTTTACTAATCATAACTGATGACGTTTTGCCACCATATTTCATCATGTCCTTATTTGGGACTGGATAACTTCCTCTTACTCCATAAAATGTAATTTTCATATTTTACTCCAATTTACTCTTTGTTTTGTTTTTAACCCAGAACCTGAGTCAATTTTATCAATATATTTTAATATTTTTTCTAAACAAAACTTCGTTTTAATATCATCTGACTGATTATGCAGTTCAGTGCCGACATAATTATCTCTTACAAATTGATTTGCGCTTTCTATAATGCAATCTAAAGCCATTTTACTTGTCATTTATAAATTAACTCCATTAAATCAGTCAAATATTGACCGGTTGATAATACTTTCTTAAAGTGATATTTCTTTTTGTTTTCGCAGGCATCAATCCAACTATTCCAATTATCTTCTAATAATTTTGGAAAAGCAGTAATCCCACCTCTAGCTTTTGCTCTGTTAACCCATTCATTTTTTAATTGTCTTTCCGGATATATGATGGCTATTCTTCCAAACTTATCTAAAATTTCTGGAGTTGCGTTTATGAGAACCCAATCAAACTTTTTCTTGAGTTGAAACGCTCTTTCAACATAATGCTCCAACCATTCTTCATCAGAATAAGTTGACCTAAATTTCCAGTCATAAAAGTCATGGTCGACCATATCAATTTTATTGTATAGTTTAGTTACAGCGTGAGTTTTTCCGCAACAAGAAAAAACTGCTGCTATTCTGCCATTCATATAATACCTCTTAATATAATATAAGATTAAAATGATGGGAGATATTTACTAACATCTTTCCCGTGTGATTCTAATAATCTAACAAGTGAAGATGATATTGCATCATCTTTCGCTCTAAAATATATTGTCTTAATTTCTGGATAAATCTCTTCATTTGCTTTCGCAACTTCTTCTTCATAGAGATAATCCGAAGTTCCTCGCAAACCTCTAATGAGATAATTTATTTCGTATTTTTTACAATAGTCAGCGGTTAAACCTTCCCAATGTTCAATGCCATAATCCATTGGACTATATTTTGAATGTTGTCGAAATTGATCTAACAATTTAGTTGCACGATAATTTCCAGCGCCATTATCTGGTTTCATTGGATTAGTGACAAATAATATTATCACTTTATCAAATAATTTCATCGCTTCATCAAAAACGTGTTGATGTCCTTTTGTAAATGGATTGAAAGATCCCGGATAAACTGCTATCATTGAAATAATCCCCAAATTAAAGATATCATTCCATATATCATAAATATAGTAAATAATAATGCAAATATTTTTCTTCCCCACATACCTTTGTGAAATATCGGTTCACTCATACATTCTCCAATATAAAATTATATTTGAATTGAGAAAAATCTGGAGACGCACTGTCTCTTTTAGCAAGCTGACCCATTGTAATTTTATCTCTTGCTAATATTGATTTAACTCTATCATTTTCTTTTCTTGTAATAAGAAAAGTTTTATCGCACATATCCCAATATTTTGTTTTAGGCAATAGAATCCAATTCAATATAGTAACACTGTACCATTTTTTAACTTGTAAATCAATCATTATTTCCATTTCTTTCCAAGTTATTTCTTCTAATACTTTGTGTTTATCTCTGTCAGTAAAAACAAGTTCTGCTATTTTTTTGCGATTTAATTTTGTAGTATGAGGATCCAAAACTTCTATGCCAAATGCAGAAATAATTTCACTCATAATATGCGGCTTATCAACTACAGCATGACCAATCAAATCAATGTCAACATGATTTACTTCATCATTGACACCATATAGAAAATCTATGAAGTGATTTTTTCCAACGCCGGACTTACCCGTTATTCCGATGAGCATTCAATATCCTCCAATTCAATTGCCCATAATAAATTACAGACACCAATTCCGCCACAAATGAATAACGTAAATATACTTAATAAGAATAAAGTAGTCACTTTCGTCTCCTGTCAATTATCACTAATACTATCGAAAGAGTTGAAGATAAAATTGCAAATAAAGATAATATTAGTGATATATCCATTATTTAATTGCCCAACGAAGATATTTTAAATACTCATCATCCTCGCACATCGCTTTTCCAGCATCAGATGCGAGCTTCGCTACAGGTTTACCATAAGCCTTAACCATTTTGAAAACATTATTCAACGGAGTAACTCCTGGAATATTATTTGTCAGTGTAGTTCCAATTCCGAAACTTGTTTTAATTCTGCCCTCAAAATATTTCCAAATTTTTTGAGCTTTTGCAAGCGTTAAACTATCGCTAAACATAAGATATTTGCTCATTGGATCAACTCCAAGTTTTTGATAATGCTTAATCACATTATCGCCCCAAATGCAAGGATCACCCGAGTCATGTCTCACGCCATCATAAAGTTTTGCAAACCGTAAAGTAAAATCTTTGAAAAACTTATCATCACCCAAAGTATCGCTTAATACAGTTCCAAGATTTCCATCATATTCTTTGCTCCAAACATCGAGCATGTATCTTTGACTATCAGCGACTGGGACTGTGTTTAATCCTTGACCTAAACAGATATATTCATGCGCCATTGTTCCAATCGGTCTCAGTTTATATTTCATTGCGAAATAAACATTAGATGTTCCAAATAACTGAGCTGGCATTTCTTTCATTAAAACTTTCAGAACTTCTTCGTGATATTCTTTGCTAAATCTCCGTCTTGTCCCGAACTCAGTTACCATTACTTGTGGAGTTAATTTAATTTCTCCAATATCTTTTCTAAGTTGGTCGAGACCTAATTTCCAATCAGGGTGAGGAAAGTGATTCAACCAGTAAACTTCTTGAACAATAGCAAGCACATATATTTCCCACATACTTACTTGGAAGAGCGGGCCTTTTGCTCTGATAGATAAATGTCCACCAAAGTTTTTAATGTCAATATACATTGGATTTAATTGATACATTCTAAGAAACTCTAAAAATCCAACTGCATCTTTATGATACGGAATGCTACCGATATAATTCACTTCTTCACTCGTAAAACGTAAAGTGCAAAGGTGGTCAATTTCTTCTCTTATTTGGTCAACCATTTTATCAGTAAAAACGATATTTTCATTTCTACACTTGAAAACGAATTCAGCGTCGGCGTTTGGAAAATGATGAAAATACACTCTCAGCATATTCAGTTTGTAAAGATCGGTGTCTAATAAACTTGTAATAATTGGCATATTTACCTCCTGTAAATACAGCTAAAGTTTTGACATGTACCGGAGTGAATAATATTTCCCTCCGAGTTTCTCCTGTTAGAATAAACAAGATAATCACAACCATCTATTCTAATTTGCCACACGTTGAAATATTCAGAATTATATTTCAAAATTCTGTCATTATTTTGTGGCCTGCTACTTCTTTCTTCACGAAGTGATTGTGATTGTGAATTTCCGTGAATACCACAACTTGAATTACCGCAATCACACGCCATAAATAAGAAACAAACTGCAATTAGAATCAATATCTTTTTCATTAAATATAATCCTCTGTTTTACCCAATTTAATTCCATAAGTGTCGAACTTATCATAAATACCCATTAGATTATTTTCATCGACAGCAGCAGAAGCTTCAGGAATTACTACAATATTATTACATCCAAATTTTGCGCTTATTGCAGTTTGTGCAACACAATAATCTGTAGCATAACCACAAATAACTATTTCTTGATTTTCTTTCGCTTGTCCGCCAAATATTGCCCAAAAATGTGGAGTTAATGGAAGGTCTTCAACGTTCGCGCATACTTTATTTGTAATTTCATTCGCATATTCAAATACAGAATAACATTCTCTGTTTTCTATATTTCCTTTACGAAGTATCATATCAACTTTATCAATATTTATTGGACCAAAAAATTCAGCTCCTTGAGTTCCAGCGACACAGTGATTTGGCCACATAACTTGATTGATTTTATTGCCGGCCTGTTCTGTTTCTTTTTGTGTAAATAATTCTGCACCATTAGTCTTCGCAAACGAAACGTGATTGTCTGGATGCCAATCTTGTGTTGCGATCTTAAGATCAAATTTATCCGAATTGAGCAACTTGTTAATGTTCTCAATAATTCTTGGGTTGCTTGCGCCTGCAATCGACAAAGCGCCTTCCGAACTAACGAAATCGTTTTGTGGATCAACCACGATCAGTACTTTTCTCATTTTTTATCTCCTCTAATAATTTATTCGCTTCTTTCAATGTTTTAGATATGTCAACATTTAATTCTGTAATTTTTCTATAAGCAATGCATTTCTTTTTAACACATTCTTCTCTTTTACATTTATCACATTTTTCTAAGTATCTTCTTATTCCCACTTAATAACCTCTAAAACTACTTCTCTCTTATAACCTATATTAACTATGAAGTCACAAAGCTTCTCTTTTAGGTCAGCTTGTTCTGATACAGTTCGGCTATAATCATCTGAACAATCAGCACAGAACATTTTCATTTTGTAATTGTAAAGAAATTGATGAATATCGGCGTCAATTCTTAAACCTAATTCTCTTTCAAGTTTTCGTCCAAATTGTGTTGCTTGTTCATTCCATCTTTCATTATCAGTCATAATTCCTCCAGATAAAAAAGCGAGACATCTCTGTCTCGCTGTTATTAAAATATAAGACCAACGGCAAAGTTTACCATTTTTCTTTTCACAGTTTCACCGTCCAATTGTAAATTGTAAGCCTTATCCAACCTTTCTTTGAAGTCGGGCCCAGGAGTTAACCCCGCGGCTATCAAATCTATTCCAGTTACAGTTTGTTTTGGCAGCATCACTGGAAACATTGCTCTGTATTTATTCACCGCATTTACAGTCAGTTCAGCTTGATTATAAATCGGCTCACCTTTTTCATTATGAGAACCTAAAGTGTCACACATAGATAATTCTATCAGTTGATCAATATCTTCCCTTCCCAGCAATTTTCGTATTTTATGCACTTTTTTCATTTTAGGAAGATCATGCATTCTCATGTGAGCCTTCACTAATTTAGAAACTTTTTCTATCATTTCATTTGGAAACTTCATCCTCTGCATTATTTCAGCAGTTAATTCAGCGCCTTTTAAGTCGTGTCCGGTAAAACCATTTTCTCCGTTTAATTTTACTTTGATGCATAAAGGTTTTCCAATATCGTGAAACAATGCTGCTAACCTAATAATTACGTCTTCATTTCGTTCACAAGCAAGTTTAAATACGTGCATTACATGCGCTAAAATAGATTTTCCAAATGGCTGCATTATTTCTAAATGCCAGTGATTATTATGATCAACCCATAAAGTGTCAAATTCTGGAATTATCAAAGATAATATTCCAATTTCCATCATTAACTTAATAGTCGCAAATGCATTTTGCCCGGCAATTATTTTCAGAAATTCTGCAGTGATTCTTTCCTGCGATACAGAGGAAAAATCTGGACTTACAGCTACCCAAGTGTTTATAGACTCAAGAGATTCTTTTTCGATTGTAAAACCTAATTGACTCATAAAACGAAATGCTCTTAATATTCTCAATTTGTCTTCAATTATGCGCTGAGCAGAGTCGCCTACAAATCTGATAGTTTTTGCATGAATATCCCAAGCTCCGCCAAACGGATCGATTTGTTCACCGTCTAAATCGCGGGCGATAGCATTCATTGTAAAATCGCGTCTTGCTAAGTCCATTTTAATGTCATCGACCGGAATAACTACATCAGGTCTCCGACCATCACTGTAATTTCCATCTTTTCGCATTTGCGCAATTTCAATTGGCTCACCATTTACTAAAACAGTGATAATGCCAAATGCTTCCCCGATGTGCAGTCTCTTATCGTCTTTGAAAACACGATCAATATCAGCGGGGGAAGCATTAGTTACTATGTCAAAGTCTTTTGGCCTGCGGCTCATAATCATATCACGGACTGCTCCGCCTACGATAAAAGCCTTAAAACCTGCTTTGTTTAATTTTTTCAATATAATTTCATGATTAGTCATTATTTACTCCAAGATAAAATACTTCAGGTAATTTTACCATTTTAGTATCAAAGAAAGCCTCTGTATTTTTTCCCCAGATTAGATATTTATTTTCGCTCTGTATTTTCTGAAGAACTAAATTAGTCTGTTTCCCAGTAAGTTTTAGAAGTTTTTTCACAATAATGCGAGCATTGCAAATACCAATTAACTCGCGATTTGCTACTGGGCAATAACCCTTTTCGTTTGCCCTCCAAAGAACGAATTCTACTTTTGGGGCCCGTTTATTTACTGTCCTATAAAGTTTCTTTGTTCTCATACTCTTCTATCCTTCCTAATATAATATAAGATTTTAGGCAAAACCGTTCAAAAAGCTAAATTAACTATCAAAACTAAATAATATGAAAACATTTAGACAAATCTATCAAATAAATAAGTTGCAAGAAAAACGAAGTTTTATTGATAAAGACGGAAGTCAAAAATTAGATTGGGATCTCCCAGAGGGACCACTTTTACAGTGGGAAGATTATCAAAGAGTAAAAGCGGGAGGACCAGAACCTAAGGCGGGAAAATCAGCCGTTGCAAAACAAACAAAAGTAAAATCAGGTCAAATGGCTTCTACTGATGAAAAAGGAATGACTGTAACAAATCCCCCTCTAAGTCTAAAACAAAAGGGAATTCAAAAAGTAGTATTAGGAAATCAACCTGGAAATAAAGTACCAGATGTGCATGGAAGAGCAGAAGCAAAAGCAAAGGGATTCCCATTATATGGTAGAGGCGGATTTATGAATAATGATGATTCAGTTTGGGTTGATCAAGGTGAATCTGCTGGACATCCAAGTTATATTGATAAGAACTTTTATTATGGTGTAACTCGAGGGACTCAAGGTAATGAATTGAGAGTGAAAGGCGCGAGAGTTGGAGCTGATACAAAAATAGTCGATAGAGCACCTGAAGTAGTTTCTACATTAGTAAATAACCGGTGTGTTTAATGCAATATGTTTTTAATAAAAAAATTCAAGATGGAAAATTACCTCCAATGACTGGGCGCATAATCGTATATGATGGATGCGGGTTTAAATCTAATGGACCTTCGATGGATCATAATGATTGTATAGCAGCATTCGCAAGACGTCACGGTTATCCTAAATCAGAAGTAATGAGTCATGCTGCTAGATTTTATTGGCATCCGTTATTCACTAAAGATGGAAAAATAAGCAAAAAAGAAATCAATATAAGCCCAGTTAGAAAAATTGATGAAGAATTTGTCTATAATAAAATGGATGAGTTTAATTCTGTAATTGACGAAATCTTCTAACTAAATATTATGAATAATAATTTACTGATAGACGTTGTTAATAATTATTTAAGTCATTGCCCAAGGAGTGATCAAATTATTGGACAAATGATTTTAGACATTTTTAAAAAAGGACATTCAATATCTGATGTCAAAAGAATAATAGAAACTATAGATGAATGGTATGATAAAGCTGAATATAATTTACTTCTTAATAAAGAAATGACATTTTCAGAATTTATTAAAACATTACAAGATAAAACTGTTGAACATAATAAATCTTTTTATGCCAGAATATATGGTAAAAAATGGCAAGATAGGATGGCAGTATTAAAAGTTAAACCTGATGGATTGGGACAAATAGAAATATATAATTATGACCCAATGAGGTCAGAGGATTATAATATTCAACATTTTGAGTTTAAAGAATCAGAAAGATTTCTCTTTGAAAAAGAATTTAATGATTGGAATGAACTTATAGAAATACTTACAAGATTTTTCCCAAGTCCACCAAGTCATGAAGAAATGATTAAATTAAGCTACTTACAATTATTGCCACATTATCATACAGCAAGAGACATTTATAAAGCCGGACTCTAATTGTAAAATTTAAAATAACTAATTATTATCTCGTATATGTGAAGATATGATAATGGAGATATAATGGAAAAATTACGTGAAAGTTATGTTTTTGACACACAACTATATTCCCGCCTAACAGAATCTCAAATTCAAGAATTGCATATTCAACCTCAAAGACTAAAAGAGTCTACATCACTCAATGAAGTAATGTCCGTTGCGAATGATTTAAAAGCGAAATTATCAGAAGAAGATCAAAAAGCATTTAACAAAATACTTAATAGATTAAATGAAGATGGTCTCTCTAACTCATTCAAAATGTGGCGCTTGCCAATTGGTAAATATGGAAACATGAATGGTAATAAAAGAGTTTATCCAAAACAATTATGGAATAATGTTAAAGATAAACAAGCAAGTACTTGGAAGGGTTTCTGTGGATTAGCCGATCATCCAGTAGCTGATAATGATCCTGGTGAATTTAAAAACCAGGCTTGTATTTGGCACAATATGGACGTTGGTGATGATAATGTTGTTTATGGAGTATGTTCCTTTGTTGGACCATACGGACACTTAGCCCAAGAAATTCTTGAACATGGCGGACGAGTTGGAACTTCATCATCTGGATTCGGTGATGTAGACCCAATAACCAAAACAGTTGACCCAAATACTTATGTCATCGAAAGATTAGCTGACTTAGTGCTTAATCCTAGCCAAGGAACTTTTGGCAGTGGAAAACCATGCACGACTTCGGCGTCAGAATTTTTAGATGATCCAACTGCGGGTGCAACAATAGAATTCAATAAATATAAACCTGTAAAGGAAAATCAACAAATACAACAAAAAAGGAGTAAAATTGTGGCAGATAGAACAATGAAAGTAGACGCTGTTCAACAACAACAGCAAAATCAAACTGTCACTGCTCCACAAGGTAGCACAGCGGCTGCCGGGGCAGGGCAAGCGGGTGCGCCGACACAAATAACGGAAAGTAATAAGGAGAAAAATATGGGAACTTTAACCAAAGTAGAAGAAAAAGCATTTAGGAAATATGTTGATGGATTCATTAACGATGCTAACAAAATCGACAATCCTATCAAGAGATTGAATGAATGTGTAGACATCCTTAATTGCTTTGAAGAAGGAAATTGTCCTGACTTAAAAGAAGCTATTGAAAAACAGCTTATTGAAGAAAAAGGCAAATTAGAAAAATTAGTTGAAACAGTATTAGCAACTGAACAAGATTATGATATGGATATTACACAGTTCAGAGAATCAGCTGAAAGAAATACAGCGCAAGGATTATTACTCCAAGAACAAGTAACAGACTTTAAAGAACTTTGTGATGGATTATCAAAACGAAATCAACAACTTAAAGAAGAAAATGAAACGCTTAAAAAGAAACTTAATATTCATAATAAATTAAGCGAAAAGAAAATTATGCTTTCTAACAAAGAAATCGTAAATAAATCTTCTGAAGTAGAACATCTTGAAGAACAAATTATGAAACTTACAGATAAAAATGAAAGACTTACAGAAAGAGCTTCTAAATTAGCTGCAAGCAACAAAGAATTTGAAAAAGAAAATGATATACTTACTAGCAAGTTAAAAGAAGCCGGATCAATATTCAAAGACGTAAAAGCTGAAAAACTTACAGAAGGAAAAAAACAAGACGCTGCTGTTAACGAAATCAAAAAACTTAGAGAAGAAGTTAAACAATTAACAGAAATAAATCAACAAGTTGAAAAGAATTATGATAACGTTGCTGAAAGATATGAAAAACTTGTAGAAGAATTTAAGGCATATAAACAAGAAGTAAATGACACTTACAATCCAGTAGCTAGACTTCAACCTAAATTCGAAGAAAGAGTTGGAAAATACATAAACTTCAGAGAAAATAAAGGACACCTTATTGAATCATATTGGGCCGACCAAGTTAAACAGTATGGTGACGCAATTCTTCCATTCGAAGATAAAATCAGAGGCGCAAAAACTTTACAAGAAGCAACAAATAACTTCTTAAAATATAAAAATCAAATTGATCCAAACTTTGCAGTAGCACAACCAATGGAATTCGCATATAGAAATAGAAGTGAGAGAGCTGTATTATATGAACACCAAGGTGTAGTAAATCCAGTAGAACAATATAGGGAATCATCTTTAGAACAAAAAAATGAAGACTTCTTAAATCAACTTAAAGCTGCTGGGCTTCAGTAGGATTTGAGGGTACATAAGGAGATAAAATTATGGCAAAAAGATTAAGAGAAGATTTAGAAGGTGAAGTACAAAAAATTGAAAGCCAAGCTGAAAAAGTTGAGAATATGATAAAAAAAGCGCAGGCGGCTATTCTCACCGCAGGCGCTGAAATGACTATCCTCCAAAGTCTTGTAAATAAAATGACTGATATTCCTGATATTCAACGAAATGAAGGAAATATGAGATCTCATGTTCAATCATTAAATAATATGGCAAATACAGAACTTAAAAATTTAATTGATGGACAAGGTGGTATTAAACATTTATTAGACACTACAGGTAATTTACCTCGAATGCAAACAAAAGAAATGGACCCTAGAAAACTTCAACAAGATATTATAGGCGCACCTAATGTAGCTCAAGGGCCACAATCTCAAATTGCTGCTTCATATGAAAAAGAAATGAGACAAAGCGGTGGATCACTTGAAGATTATTATAGAAACATTCTTAGAGAAGAATCTGAACAAGAATATAATGGAAATAATCTAAACTTCAACGCATTGAGAGAATCTAGTTTCTTAGGACAACAATTAGAAGGCGATATGCTTAACACATTAAAAATGAAAATAGCTGAGCCAATTCAATCTAAGAAAATACTTCCTAAATTAAGAGAAGCTGCAAATGACGCAATGTTTGAAGACACAGATATGGAAAAATTATCTGAAGGCGTATTGGACTTTAGTAATTTGCGGGCGTTTGGTGGGTCAGATGGCATGCCACTTAAATTTAACTCATTAAGCAGCGGAGGGCATATAGTATAATGGAAAAAATTGAACACCCAACCTGGGAAGGATTATACGAAAAAGTAACAGAAACTACTAAAGGTAGAGAAGGTAAAGATTTTAATTACAGAGAATGGAAGAAAACTCAGCCTAGAACTTTTACTGAAATGTTTGACGGACCTAACCAGGAAAAATTAAAAGAAAATAGAACTTATGAAGAAATATATAGCAAACATTTAAAAGAAATTTCTTGGGAAGGTCATGCTTGGGAACGAAATCCTTATGAAAGAGAAGATTCAGATGGAACTTATTTTCGTGGATGTGATTGTGAAATAGATTGGGATAATGACCCGGAAGCTTCAGAAGCTTTTGATCGTGGCGATGATATGTGTCCAGCTTGTTTCAAAAATAAAGATGACGAAAGAGCTCAAAGAGGAAATAAGTTTTATAAAAATATGAAAGACTTAATGGGAGATCGACTTCCAGATACGTTTATGAAATGGTTTGGACTTCAAATGGCTGGTGCTACAACTGATATAGCATATGCTGATCCAGCAAAAAATGTAGAAAGAATTGCTAAACAATATAAACTTAATAATGATGAATGCAAGAAACTTTTTCAATTTTTTCACGATAATGGAATAAGTAGCGCTAATGCAGGTAGACCAAGTCGGCAACGACATACTTTTTATGAATCTAAATTAAAAGAAGAAAATTCTTATGATGACGAATTACAAGATTTTATCTCTTCAGATGAAATGAGCGCATTTATTGAAGAAACAGGCGCTGATATTGAATCAACTGACCAACAATTAAAAAATGGAACAGTTGAGTTTATATTTCCGCAAGGTTATATAGTTCACATTAGTAAAGCCGGTTATGTTAGAATGATGAATCTTTCGGGTGATGGAACTAGAATTCTTAATAGAAATGGAAAAGTTGATTATTATGAAGGATTAGATATTATATTGAACTTCTATAGAAGAAATCTAGAAAAATATAGAGACACTCCTGCTAAACATCATAGAGGATGTAGTTTTATGGACTGGCAAGATAAAATCGTAAATAAAAGAAATGACAGAGCAGCAGCAGCAAGACGAAGACATGGACTTCAAGAATCTATTGAACATTGTAGTAAATGCGGCGATGGCCCAATAAATACTGATTACGATGTTGGAGATAGAGGTGATTATTTTAATGATGTATACTATTGCATGAGGTGCATGCCGGAAGAATATTTTTTCGGCAGAGATGAAGAACCTGTAAGCGAAGGAGATATAGTAAAAATTCCTTGGGTAGAATGCTTTGATAATGACGGTGATTGGGATAAATATATTAATGATGGAAAATATTCTTTAATGAAAATAGAACAAATTGATAATGGTTGTGCTTATGGATATATTGAAAAGGCAAATGGAGACCCTGATGTAAATGATGGTGATGAAGTTTATGAAATTTTCTTACCCCATAATTGTAAACCAGTAAGATTAAATGAAACTGCGTATAAATGCAAAAAGTGCGGTAAACCAGTTCTAAAAGACGGTGATGGTAAATGCTCACATTGTGGAAAACAACATAAACTGAGCGAATCATTTAGATTTTAATTTACAGCGAGTCAGAAATGACTCGCTTTTTTATCTATTTGTGTCTGCATCATCAGCGGCTATATCAATATCTTCATCTAATAAAACCATTTTAGTTTCTTTATCTTGAGCTAATATTTTTATGCGCCACTCTCTTGTTGACATAACAGCTTTTACCTCACAGTCTAAAACAGTAATATCGGGCCATTTTTGAGCTGACTGCTGCATGATTAGTCCTTTAACTATCTCTTCATTTTCAGGAGAAAGATAAACTTGATCATTAAGATTAGATTCAAATAATCCACCAAAATGAGGAGCTCTTATATAATCATATCGTTTTGATTGTAACCATAATCTATATCCATTTAAAACAGCATGAGAATTACTATAAACCATTGATCTCGTTTTGGTAGTCCAGGGATTATCTGGATGACTTTTTATATCGTAATCGATGTCTACATAATTTATAGAATCATTAAGTGATTCTCCTAATTTTTTAATGTCTTTTGCTAATAATGATTTTATTGCCATAATTTTATCCTATTGCTTTGTTATAATTATTTGATACTAATAAACCTGATAAACGGCCGGCTTCTCCCGAAGTATTTGGATTTTCATTTCCAATTCCAGTTGGTTTCCAATATTGAATATTATCATAATAAGTCCACCATAATTTTCCAAATTTATATTTACAAGAAACTAATTGGTCATTTTGATCAGCACTTACGTCAAAATTCATATCACCAAATTCTAGTGGAGCTAATCCACCAATATCAAAACGCATAATTGGTTGAACATCTGGTGTGTTTATAAAACTAGATATGTTAGATATATTTACAAAATTATAAGCAACTACTGTTAATCTTCTAAACTTTCCTTGTACCCCACATCTTAATACATCATATTGTCTATTATACCATCTACCAAACCAATCAGCGTGATATTTTTGCACACTATGATATACATCTTCTTTCCATTCGATCGTTATTTCTTGGGGAAAAGATATATCTTTAAACATCGGAATTCTTAATACAGGATGCGCATCCATCTGCATTTTTGGCAAAGGAATAGAAACTTTAGTAATACGAAATGGTGCATTTATAAAACCGTGCCATCTATTTTCTCTAGGAGTATTATTTATTGGTAATCCAAATTTTTCATTATCTCCACAATTAAAATATCCAGCCCAAAATAAATTTTGAGATTGTGGTTCCATATCATAAAGATAATCAACAACATCTCCTTGAAAACCATGAATTATATCTTTCATAGTTGGTGCGGGGGCTGGTGGGGGAGTTGGCGGTGGCGTTTCTACGCCATCTTCTTCAGCAATATCTTCAGTCATAATAATTAGTAATTAACGCATAGCTTCCATTCTTGCTCTTTCTGCTTCTCTTTCTCGGGCAGCCGCGACGCCTTCATCATTTTCTATTCTATGTTGAATCTCATCACTCATAGTTCTCATATCTTCATCATCATTCCAAGGTTGATTAGGATTTCCATCCCAATCACGTAATAATTGTCGTATTTCTCTATTTGAAAAAGTTCTTTTATTTTTTCCTTTTTCATTAGGAGTCATTCTACTTTTTAAAATATCCCTATTTCTTTTTCTAGATTCTTTATATTCAGCTGTTGTGGCTCCTGTAATAATTCTTATAAGATCAGCTGACGAAGGACGGGATTCTGGATTTTTATAATACCATTCTTGGTTTGATTGACTATAGAAATCATGATTATTTTCAGACCATCTGTGTTCTAAAATTGAATCAAACAATCTATTTATTTGAATGCATCTTTTAAATATAAATTGATAATTCATTTCTTGAGTGCTTGCATCTTCTCTTGAAAAAGATAATGAGTCAGTTGTTCCAATAAATCTAACGTTTTCAAATACCCAAAGAGGCATTTCATTTGATACTGGACCAAAAACTAAACTTGATGTTGGTTTATTATTTATCGCGGGTGCTTCTCGCATTCCTGTATGTCCAGTCCATGTATCAGAATGACCTAATCCTTGATTTCTAATATCAGTCAATGATTGATGTTTAACTATTATAGTCATTTTCATATTAGATGTAATGTTTTCCGTTATTGCCATATTACTATTAATTGGTCTATGTCTTTCTAAATTTGATTCAGCATTTGAACCTTCTATAGAGTTTCCACCTAATTCATTAAACTTATTATAATAAAATAATGGGTCATCTAATAATATTCTAATTTCAGCTTTTCTTTCATATTTAACTTTTGATCTAACTTTTTTAATAGTAGTATAACCAACTTTCCAGTCAAAAACATCTGATTCCATTTGAGGTATATTTATAGAACTAATTCTAACCATCAAAACTCTTAAATCAAAAAATGGGTCATTATCATTATTAAATATAATCATAGCATCATACATATTTTTCATAAAGTCAGTGCCTGATTTTAATAAATATTCAACAGCTAAACTTCGTTTATTATTTAATTGTCCTACATGAATTCCGCCACGCTTATTTTTTGAAAGATGACTTCCTAGAGGTTTTATTGTTAAATGAGATCTATCTGCTTGTTTTGGAATAATATCTCTAACTTCATTCCAATCCATACTTTCATAATCACCGATTGAATTCCATGCGTCTTTAATTTTATTTTTACCTGTTTCATAATTATCTCCAATCTTTTCTAAAATTTTACCTAATTCATCTGTTATATGACCTTTAAAATGTCCAACAATAGGGTCCCAAGTATATTTTAATATTTTAGAAAACCAATCGTCTGCTTCTGGTTCTTCAAATTCTTCTTCAACTTCTTCATCAATAAAATCTTCAACAGTAATTATCTCGCCCGGTTCTGGAATATTGTTAATTTGCACAATACGGCCTGTTCTCATAAACTCTTTAGAATAATCATATTGTCTATATAAATTATTTTTTAATAAACTAAAATATTCTTTTGTTGATGAAGACACATTTTCTTCAGTATAACCTTCCCAAAATTCTTCAGCTTGTTTTAAGTTTATCTCATCTTGTTCACTAATAATGCTTCTATCTTTTAAATCATATATAGTTTGTTCTTCTAAAAGATTACTTATAATTTTAGCAACATTTTCATCTTCTTCTGGAATGTGTTGACCAAAAAATGTAAATAATGGATTGATAGATTTTTTAAATCTTAAATTGAACTGTTGTTCTCCAGCATTTTTTGTTCTATCTTCAATTTCCCAATCATCTATATTTTTCATTGAAGTCATATATCTTTCATTTTCATAAATGACTTCCCTCATATGAGCGGTAGGAATATGAGTCGCATTTATTATAGGAGATTGAAATCTTGCATCAGCTGATTTAATAATGAGATCTGAAGCTGTTATAATTTTATCTGATATCATTACATATACTCCATATAATACATTCTATTTATTTTTAAATCTTCATAATCTAATCTAAGACTGTCAATGAATCTTTTTGCACTATTAGTTTCTAACCAATCAGTAGATTTTTTGTACCAATCACCATCCCAAAATTTTCTCCAACCACTTCTATTATCAATATTTTCTTCAACTTCACCAGGTTGATCTCTTTCATTAGTGCTAAATATATTTGTAGCAATGCCGAGCGGTCGTCCTATTTGAGGCATAGGACTTCCCATTCCAGATAATGTATTAGGTAAAAATAAAAGATTGTTTTGTTCTTCTGTAAGAGGTACAAGAGGTTCTGTTATTTGATAACATCTTTTAAATATAAAATTTATCGTAATATTTTGTATATCACCAGATTCTCTTTCATAATTTATAGCGTCTGATGTTCCTAGTATTCTTATATCTTCAAATACAAAAAATGGGAGATCTTTTTGTTGAGATGAAGTATGAATCCAATTAGATAAATGTCTCATATTTATTACAAGACACAATCCTCTATCTGAAGGATCTCGTAAATTTCTTTCTAATTTTTGCGGCCATGATTGTGCCAAAACTCTTATTACTTTTCTCCATTCTCTAGGGTCACCATATGTAGTTGATCTACCTTTTAAATAATTTTCAGGTGGTCTATCAGACCCCATTGAGATAGATTTTTTATTTATAATACCAGTATCTATAGTATTTTTATGAGATGCTAATTCATTTATTTTATCTAACCAAATAAGATTTTGATCTAATCTAAAAGTAAATGAAGCTTGTCTATTTATTACTTTGGATGATCTAATTTTATTTATCTGTGTTTCAAGTATTGGCCAAACAAATTCTTCATTAGAGATAGATGGTATTTGAATCTCACCGAATCTAACAGCAAAACCTTCTCTTGATAAAATTGACTTTTCATAAGGATGCATATTTACCCCACTTGCTTCTGGATTACGTGGAGGTGGATTGTTAGGATCTGGTGGAGGTGGTTGCGCCCCCGCGAATCCAATTGATGTTGGATTTAATGTGCCGGTAAAATCTGAAAGATGTTTTTCTTTATCTCCGTGACCCCAAACAAGAATTGCTTCAAACTTATTTTTCATAAAATCTGGTCCCATCGCATGAATCATTCTAAATGGTGATATATCATTTTTTTTAGAATATAAATGTTTTGATATACCATCTCTTATTGGTCGTCTAGGTGCCGGCCCAAATAAATTTGTTATTGAAAACTTATTTGCTATATTATCAAGTTTAAAATCTCCAAAACCAGCAGCATCAACAAGATTATCATACCAATTTTCATCGAAAAGGTCTGCAATTTTTTGCCATTCTTTTTCCATATCTTTATCTGAATATTTATTTCTATGAGTCGCATTTATAGCAAGATTTTCTGCGTTCCATTTTTCTAATGTTGGTTTTAATGGACTAGATTTAACTCGATAACCTAAAATACTTTCAGTATTTACCATTATTGGATTTACCCAAGGCATATGATACCTCCACTCCATCACGCCATCTTCAATAGACAAATTTTCAGGCACATCATCTTTTATATGTCTTTCATTTGCAGTTGGAGTATATTGATATAAATATGCTGGTTGATTCGTTTTAATAAATGATTTATGATTTTCTAACTTTTCTTCATCTGTTTCTGTTTTACTAATACCATAACTTTTACCAAAGTCAATACTCCACCAACCAGGTGTATATATCATTACTTTTTCAAAATCTTGTTCTTTAATTTCTTCATTATCTGAATTATCAAAAACTACTGTTTCAACTTCTTCATTTGATTTTAAATTTTTATTATCATTTTCTTTTTGTATAAATTGAGAAGATGTTTCGATTACATAAGATGGTATAGCTAAACTTTTTTCTAAAAAAGAATCTTTCTTTATATCCCATTCAGGGTCATCTTCATAATCTCTATCATAAAATGATGGAATCTCTTCTATCTTTTCTTCTTTTTCATGTACAAATGGCATCTGATACGGATTAACACTAACTTCGAGAATTTTTATATTTGGATTTGATGAAACTTTTTCAATATCGAAAGAAACTATCGCCATAATAGTTAGTTTCTTATTGAACTATTCGGCTAAAATACGGTCTTTGAACTCTAATTCAAATAAGTTTATTAAGTCATATTCTTTCTTGTTGGGCGCAATATGCCTCATAAACATAGGCTTAACGTGCTTATTTTTGCTACGTCTTAACATGAGATACACATAAAACATTAACTTTAATTGTGTAGTCTCATCTTTTACTTCAACGTTAAATTCTCTAATTACTTTGTTTAATACTTTTTTGAGGTCAACATTATCAATGAAATCACCAGGCACACCTAAATCATTTTTATAGATCGCTTCGAATCCAATACGATGTTGCATATCTTCTAATTCGAGATTAGTGTCGCCAACTAAAGAATTAAGAGAGTAATTGCTGTCTTCTTTACTATGTTTATAAAGCGTTTCTAATACTTTTGGATTTAACATTCCAGCGAAGGAAGCGCCTACATGATAACCTGGACGATATATATATTGACTCATAAATGCTAACGCCGTTTGAGTCGCGTCATCATCTACGTCTCCTGGATCACGGTATTTGCGGCCTTTATTCTTTTTAAGTATTAGTGATTTGCTATATTTTTGGACTAATACGAACATATCAGACCAAATCTTTTGCTTCTTGTTCGCATTTTTTTCTTTATAATATTGTTCTTGTTTAATGAATAATTGCTGTTCCATTTCCGGCTTAGAGGCTAAATCCCCTTGCCATTCTGAACCTTCGTCTGAGAAAATGATGGGCATTTTCTTAGTGTCATTATAATTTATCGGCTCCAATTTGATTCTCCTTTTTAGTCTTGATGTAAAATTCGATTAATTCGTCTCTCGACTTACTGTTTGCTTCGTCAAATAATTGGGAATCAAGTTCTTGATTTTCTATTTCTTTTTTAGCTTTATTCATTGCTTCTGAAAAGACAATATTTTTATCTTTTCTAATTATTAGTATTGTTTGTTTCATCAAATCACTTTGTAAAAAGTTTTCTATTATTTCTTCTTCTATATTTCTTACTACTTCTTTCGCTGCAATTTTTACTTTGGGGTCTGGAAGTTTTGGTTTTCGAGGAGGGTCTGCTCTCTCATCTCCGTTATCATTACAATTACTGATATAACTATAATCATTAAAAAGAAATTGCGTTAAGTTTTCCTCATCATCAAATATCTGTAAATTGCCTAAATCAAGTTCAGGATAAGCTGAACCGTGATCAATAAAACCATCTATCAGAGATAATTCTGGATAATTTTTTAGTGAATAAGCCGTTCCTAATCTTAAGGTGACTTTATCAACTCTTAAATTCTTTTTAAGAACTTCGTGTATCATTTCTATATATTTATTAGTGTTTAATTCTTCAGCGATATATAATGCTTGTAAATATGCCCAACAAATTTTATCTTCAAATCTAGTATAATTCACAACTTCCCAACTAAACTCATATTTTGGGTTTATTAAATCGTTAGGGATAGTTAGTTCATGACGATCACCATACTCAGAGTAATCTTTAATATAAGCTTTATCTAAATCTATTACGACAAATGACGAACTACTTGAGTTAGATACGAATCCATTTCTTATTTTCATAGTATTATATTAACACAAAAAAGCTCTCCCGAAGGAGAGCGCTAGATTCTGATCTTAACAGATATACTTAAAGGGTATGTGTTTGTAATAAGTTGCAGTAAGAACCTAAGTATTTAATGGGTACGATGATCATAAAGACCCATTGATTTAATTATTCAAGACGCTTGTTAACTCGTATTGCTACGTTGTGGCATCGAATCCACTAAAAATTTGTTTAAGTAAATTTTATATCCTGTTAAATTGCTGTGAGCGCCTTAATAAAATATTTCACGATTCGCCTTTTTTACACACGCTGTATTTTAATTTGCTGCATGAATCGTAATTAAAAATAAACTAGATGCGCTTTTAAAAAATTACCAAATATTTTTCTTTTTAAATTGCTGTGTGCATCTAAATAATTATTTAATCACCGCCCGTCGGAAGTGATGTTTTCTAAAAACTAGACGGATTGTGGCAATTTTTAAGTTTTTTAGGACCAGAACCTCCAAACTAGTCCCGCACCCAGGCTCGAAGCACTAGGGCAATTTCATCCTGATTTTAATTAAGTAGGATTGCTGCTACCCGTCTAAATATAAAAACTGGCATTACTCAAAGTACTACCAGTTATTTAATTAGTATTATATTAACTTAATATCTTTATATCTCTCTCCCATTAAAACTTCTTTAAGCGCTTCAAATGGATCAAGTTGATTACTCATCACCATTTTAGCGATATGAGTACTGAAGCCTGATACTAATGCAACGCCCAATTTGTTTTGGTTAACTGGAACTGCTTCCGTTCGGCTGTTTACATTCCAGAAAATAAGTCTTGGTAAATCATAACCCGCTGCTGTGAATTCTGCTGCAATTTTGTTGAATAATGGTTGTGTCGCATCTTCTGTTTGTGCATCGAATTCCATATCTGAAATAATCAATATGTTTTTAACCATATCTTTTTGTTTCATTTTGTTGTTAACAGCAGTATTTAATACGAGCTTAAATACTTTGTAGATATTTGTGTTAGCTACTTCACAGTGAGTCAAAGCTGTTGCAATTTTTTGTAACAATGAATTACATTTTGAAAAATCTACAAGTTGTGGTTTTTCTGAGAAAGTAATATATTTGTCTTTGAACTCACCGCTATTTCTTTCAGCACAATAGATCGCTAATGCGTTCGCAACATCTAATGCTGTTGAGTTTGTATTTGGAATATTTGTAGTCATTGAACCTGAACCGTCCGCTACGACGAGAGTGTTCTCGATTCCATAATTTGGTAATGCTTTCCACATTCCTTCAAGAGTCGCGTCGATTTTTCCACCATGTCCCCTGCCTACATCATATTTTGTTACGATATCGTGTGGGAATGTAGTTGCCGCGTTGATTTTAACTTCGCCCTTTTCGAGCTTGCCAAGAAATTCTTTTCGTCTTTCTTCATCGTGTTTGAAAAATGCAGTTTTATATTTCAAGTTCGCTTGTGATGGTACTGCTTCATAATTGATCTCATTCCATTTTCCACCAGAAGTTTTTACTTCTATAACGTCAGAATAATCTCTTAACTTAGATAAAGTTTTTCTATAATTACGTTCTGTTAATCCTAATTCTTTCGCTATTTCACGAGCAAGATTTCTGCTGCCTTTTGAAGATGTGTTAACTGATGGAAGCCATTTTGCCATCAATGAAACACCTTTTTTGTTAACGATCATGTTATTATGGTCTTCTTCAAGTTGTTTCTTGATTATGTCGATAACTGTTTTTCTGTTTCTATTAAATGCGATTAATAAATCGTCCCATCTGCCGAACTCTGGTATGTATTGTAACAATTTTTCAAATCGTGGTTCTGTTCCACAGAGATAATTCATTATAGTTCTGAATAATTGTCTCTCGCCCAAACCTTGTCTAACATCACGCGTGAAGAATAACCATTTTACTGCTAAATCTGGGTCATCAGCGAAAGCTTTTTTCCAATCGTTCAGGATCTTATCTTCCTTCGCTCCGCGATATGACGCGACTCGGAAGTTCATATCTAAAAGATTTTGCCCACTTGTCTTAAACATGTAAGCACCATTTTCTGATTGTATTAGTTCTTGTTTTGCGTCAGCATTTAACTGATTTTGAATTTTATTGATCATCGTTTTTCTCCTATTTATTTATATTAACTTGTTTTTTAACTTCTTCAAATTTTTTGTGACTACATTTTTCACATCTAAATTGTGGATTTTTTACAACCCTTCTATTATATCCTCTCCATTCAACAATGCGATATCCATACCCTATATGACCGCAATCATTGCACATAACTTCTTTTTTAATTTCCCATAATGGCGTTTTAGACACATTTCTAAAAATCATTCTATCAACCCAAAAAAAGATTAGTGAACCAATTCCATTTGCGATTATAGTAATCAATAATGGATTCATTCCAGAAAGCAACCAAATCACGCCTGCTAAGATGGGAGTTGACATTTGCCATCTTAACATATAAAATGCTAATTTCTTAAACATAACTACCTCCTACAGGAATTGCACCCATACCCTTTGGTTCGAAGCCAAATACGCTGTCTATTACGCCAAGGAGGCTATTCTCCGAAAGGAATAGTTAATAATTGCACTATCGCCGATATTACGAAAAATAAAGTATAAACTGGCCAAAATAAAATATGAAGAACTGATGATTTAGCTTTTTCTGTATTAGCTTGTATAATTTTATTTACAATAAATCCAAAAATAAAATAAATTATTACTACAAATAAAATCTTAATCATTTCTTCTCCTTTTTCTTATAAAGATGCTGTTTACAATTTTTTAGATTCATGCCACATTCTTTTAATGTTTTTGCATCAACGAAGCAGTACAAACATTTGGGCTTCCATTCTTCTTTTTTATTATTCATTTTGATCCCGGAGCGATTCGAACGCCCATACTCCAATTACTCGATTAACGACGGTTTAGAAGACCGTTGAGATACGGGACCATTTACAAACAATGAAATAACTTCTAAAATATTTAGGTCAAAACACCTTGTATAGTGTAATTCTAAAAGTTTCCATCCATTTTCTTCTATTAAATTATGACGATTTTCATAATAAGAACTTAATTTCATACAACTCAAATCTTCATAATGTTGATTTCCATTAACTTCAATTCCTAATTTTTTATTAGGAAAAGCTATATCAATAGAAAATTGTCTATTTTTTAATGGCTTAAATTCTGATTCAAATTTATAACCATTTTTATTTAATAAATCTTTTAGTTTTTCACAAGGTTCTGAAATAAACTTATTATGATAAGTCCATGGATGTTTATCAGGATTTTCTTGTAAAAATTTTATTCTTCTCTTTGAAATTTCCTTCTTTTGTTCTTCTGAATGTTTATGCCCAATATAAATTTCTTTATTTGGATTTTTTTTACAATATCTAATATGTCTCGAAAGATGTTCTTTATATTTTAGAATTTTTCCACAAAAATTACATATTCCCCCAGGTTGTTTTTTTGGTTGAAAATCAGTACCATATTGTTTCATATGATTTAATTCAATTTTATGTTTCGCTAATTCTCTTTTAGTTCTAAAAAATTCATTACAAATATCACATATCCATCCACCTTTTTTAGATGGCCTATTTACTTTATATCTACTCATAAATAATTAGTTATATTAACTTAATTAACTACTCTATCCCCTGAGTTACTCGGGCCTATAATTTCCCAGCATATAATTTTTTAATCTTTCTATGCCATTAGAAATATCATTTATTTTTTGGTCAATAATATAAAGTTTATCGTTTTCTTCTCGTTTAAAAGCTGAAATAAAGATATAAGAATCATCTTCTAAATTAAACTCTAAAATATATTCTCTGCCTAATGCGTTATAAATAACTCGAGATCCGTCAGGATAAAATATCAAATAAATATCACTGTCATCATTAAATATTTTTTCTAATTCATCTAAAAATATTTTAAACTTTTTAGGATCAATTTCTTCTTTATAGATTTTTTTATGACGTCTTAATGCGTCTTCTATTTTATTTTTTAACATAAAATTCTGCAATTGCTATTGCTTTTTTTATATTAACTTTTGATGTCTCATTCACTAATTTCAATAAATCAATTTTATTAGGATTGTTGCTTCTTAAGATTTGATCTTTGATTTTTCTTAAGCGTTCTTCGTAAATGCTCATAGCAACCTCCTATTTTATTTAGTTATATCCACATACCCCACAGACCATTAAATCAATATCTTGATCTACATCATAATGCACAAAGTTTTCATGCGGACATTCATATCCACATAATTCACAAACTATAATATTTTCATCTGAGTCAAAATCCATTCTTTCAACAAACTTATGATTACAGTACATATATTCCTTAAAAATCAGGGCCGACTGTCCCCGCATGCTGGCGTCCTGCGAGTGAGCATTATTAAGAGGCCCGCTTACTCCCTGAAGCACCATGAGGGAATCGAACCCTCGTCCGAAGATTGGAAATCTCCTATTTTACCATTAAACTAATAGTGCAAAAACCCATCCAGCTGAATTGCGGACTGCAGATCCGTGGCCAATCGGATGGAACGCCACA